CATTAGGTTCTGCGTAAGACGTGACAGACTCTCCATCCTGTATAAGGAAGTACCGATCTGATGAAGTTTCATCTACCTCCTCAGAGATCTCTGGAGTACCGGTATATTCGGTCATGTCTTTACGAAAGAACTGAACCACATCAGAACCTTCCGGCCTGTATCCCCAAGAGGTCTCGTCATCGCTTTCATACGTGGCTGAAACATAGGTCTCCGAAGAGAGGTGTCCAGACACTTCCGTCTCCAAAGTGTTTACATCGACGCGAACCACACTGTGATTGTAAGGGATGCGTACTTCAAAAGGATAGATGCGATGGAACAGACGAGCCGGGTCGTCCTCACTGGTATCAACAAGAGACCCAGCATCAGGCTCCATCACAGATATGTTAGAAGAAAGAACTACCTGCAAAGGATGCAGACCTGTATCCAGCATGACGGCGAATGAGTCGTAAATACCATCCTCCTCAGGATCTGCTTCCCACCCTTTCTTTACGAGACCGGACTTCGGCTCGCTGTGAGTCTGCACATTACAGAGTTCACCATTTGACAGACATGACTGATAAGAGGTCTCGGAGACATACACAGGAACATTGGAAATGGATGCGTCCTCAGGCTTGATACCGTACTGTTCTTCCAAGGTATCCAGAAGAATCTCTGGTGTAATAGGAGTAAATCGCATCCCGTAAGGCTGGGTAATGTCATCGAAGGCGTAAAAGTCATTCGTCGTCGTTCTCGGGATATAGGCATACAAATCATTCGCGATGTTCTCAATGAAGTACTGAGAGTCCTCAGACGACGTGCTGTAAAATGCCGTTCCCGCCGGGACTTTGCCAAACACGTTGAACAAGGTGTCACTATACTCTGGCTCAACAACTTCCATGTCGATATACTTACCGGAAATGCACAGGAACACTGGATTTCCTAGACTATCGACAACCGGATTATTGTGTTCATCAAGTTTTCGTGTTCGATACCAGTAATACCCTCCGGCCATAGAATTGGACTGCTCTTCCAAGAAGATGCGTGTCCCGTCTTCGAGAGTGACAGGAAGTCCTTCAAACATTACCGTGGAGCCGTCATCATACACGGCATCTACCATATATGCCCCATTCTTCGTTATAGCGTTGGAGGCATAAGGATGGTACGTCAGCAGAGTCGGAACGGAACTATCAGGTATCTGTGTCTTGTTGAAGCTGATAGCGTATGCCCGGACAACAAACACATCCGGGATTCCACCAGCATTATCCACAGGAGTCTGTACCCAGCTATTGAGAGGAATCGCGAGATCGATTTCACATCCAAAACGGTTGGCATTAACAGACTGAGAATGTACGGTACGGTCGAAAGGTACGATGCAACCGACGTGCTTAAACTGATCCACCGGGGTATCGTTGCACCCCATATATCCCATGATGTCCACGACAATGTGAGTCATGTTTTGCGGCAATGTGAGATTGTCCGAACATGTGACAAACAAATGATCGTTCTTATCGAGATCGATGACTGGTTCTTCCACACTGTTATAACGCTGACCTGCAATCTCAGCAACAAATCCATCCGAACACTTTATGTCGTTCAACAGCCAGTTTTTTGTGCCAGAAGCATAATGCGCATGTGCGGCAACACGGACAGAAAACAGAGGCGCACCCCCAATCATCCCGCTGTCGCCAATGAAGGCAAAGATATTCTCGTCTTGTCCAGTAACCCTTGACAGGGCAAGTTTCTGTTCACCGCCATTCGTCTCACTGTCGATGGAGACCTTGATCTGCTGTCCCTTATTCCCAAACGTGATGCCTGTACTGTCAACGGTCACGCTCTGGGCATCACGATCTACCTGCGTACTTTCCGTATAAACATTGGAAGACAAAAGATAGGCTACACGAGCGTTCTGAACCTGCTTCTCATAAAGACCCTTGATGACACGAAGAAGACGTGTACGAGTTACCTCATTCAGAGTCGTGGTGTTCCCGCTCCCGGTGTCTACTGGCACATCCGCTATCGCCTGATACTTGGTTCGAAGAGCTAGAAGATCCTCAGTGGTATAGACGGCTTTGAAATCCGATGGGTTTACGGCCACCGGTGGAAGCAGGAATTGTGACGGATCCAAAAGTTCCGGGTGACGTAATGCCATCTCCCTTGCTACATCGGGATCTGAATCAATACTGGATAAGACAGAAGGATCCTCAAGGGCAAGACGGGAGTACCCTCTCCACAACGATGCCAGAACAGCCCCGTCTGTAATCTCCGAGAGGTTGCATACAGGGGTGTCCTGACCGACATTCTCAGGAGTTTCCGCATCCCTGTCCTCACTGACATAAAAGAAATCCGATAGGATAGGCTTTCGCAGTTTCTCGGAATCCATCAGATTGCGGATCGCATCGTAAGACAGTCCGGTATCGGTAACGGTGAGATGCCCTCCCGCCTGACCGATCACAAACGCCTTCACCTGTGCCTTATATGCGATTACCTGCTCGCTTTCAGGACTGCTGAGGACCTGACGCTCCATATCCGCATCATACCCGCTTACGAAAGCATAGGAAGTTCCTCCGGGAATCTTATAGAGCGTGCATGAAGGATCCGAAGACTCGATAGCAGAAATCCACACCTTCCTGCCATGGATCATCTGGTCATCATTGACCGTAACCACCCCACTTCCAGAACCACCGATTCCAGACCCGACAGGAAGATTCGCTTGATCGATAAGATTGCCGTCGCCGTCGAACAACTGTAAGTCACCAGTCACCTGATCGAACTTTATGGACAGCTTTCCGAGATCGTTACCGCCTTGAAGGTTCTCCAAATCCTGTAACGTGGCCACACCGTTTTCGACGATGACGATCTGACTGTACCCATTGGTGAGAACCAACTGGAAAGTGACGTACAGACTGTTATTCCCGTCGCTCTGAAGAACGCTCTCATTATCATTGCTGGCTACGGCAAACAGGATATTCTCCAAGGGAGTCCCTGTGTCGTCTTGGGCGATGTCATTGTTTTCATCAAGAAGCGTCGCAAACAGATACGCAGAACGCATCACGAAAGCACCGGCAGTCGTGCGCTTGAACTTTCCCACGGCCCGAAGATCCGTACTTCCGCTCCCAGAAGACGTGTGGGACTGGACAGGCGATACGTTCCACATGGTGCCTTCTGAAAACCTTTCCGTATCATTCTTGGCCTGACTGTATGTAACTCCGCCACCAGTAGGCATCATGGCTGGCGTGATTGCGGCCACCTCGGTAAACATGGCCGTAAAACTTAAATGACACCCCTCTCCAAGACGACGAATCAGGTACATACCCTGATTAGTTATATTCTGACGATCAAAAGCCATAAACATCTCTCCTTACAGAATAGTGACGGATACCCGAAACAGATCATGCCTATGGTTTGATTGTACAAGCGTCGGTGCGGTGATGAAGACACTTCACGTTACAGGTAAACCTTCAACCACAAAAAACTATGCTACTTTGGGGGGATGAAAGTTTACGACTTTTCGTTCCCCATAATGGGAAGTCTCTCAAACATCATCATAGTGAACGAAAAACAGCCTCTCTGACGACGATTAGGAACCTACCCTACCAAATACACTGGCACGTCAAAAAATTGAATACAGAGCATCCTAGAGGCATTTTAGAGGTCTTTCAGTTTCAGGGTCATCACTGCCTCACTACACGAGGTCGTGTCAATCGAAATCACCCTGTTGTCCCCAACGGACAAAACCGCAAGCGGAATGGTGTTGTCATCCATATCCCGAGCATAGATGATCAGTGAGGCCATGTCGAACATTCCACTAGAGCTGTGCAAATCGAAAGACACTCGAATGACAAGGTTCGGCCTGTCTTGATCATACTCATTGTATGTGTCCAGCACCTGACCGACGACGGAATTGAAGTGCATCTGATTTATTTCTTCGACGGAGAGGTTCTCTATCTGGGAATGTGTGAATGAAGCATCCGGCACGCACTTCACAAACAGAACCTGCTGGATACCTTTGGCGAACAACCCGTACATGGCCCTCTGTCCCTCAAGCGTAAGACCAAGTTCCTTGAACGGAGCCGTAACTTGGAAATTGGCATCCAGATCGCTGTCAGGAGTGGGCACATCTTTGAGTCTGGAAGAATCCATCATCAGACAGGTATCTGCTAGAATGAACGCGCCGTCTTGATCAGTACCCTGTCCTGAGTTCTCTGTGTACACCTGACCAAGGTCTGCCGTCAGGTAGTGGTCAGGAATCGTGTACTGCTTGTAAGGATCAATCGTAACATGGAATGGAAATCGAATCTGTGAGGAAAACGAAACATCACCAAGATTCACCGAGATCGGAAGTCTCTTGAAGTCCACATGGGTCTTGACTTGATAGTCCCCCATGAAATTCCAGTCCTCGATCCCTGACTCGACAATCGTTGACACATACACATTGGGTATAAGTCGCCCTGTGTACATGAAAAATGTGATGGCGACATCAACGGCCCCAAGGTCAACCCGAATATACGCATAACGGTACAGATCGGGGTATCCAGTGACTTCGTACTCTCCAGCCAAGTAACCCCCGTAACCAAGCTCCCCCTTTTCGGTTTCTGGAGAGACTGAACCGACCGTACCTATAACCGGAACTGGGTCTGTGTTCTCCCAATTATAGAACAGGTTACGCCCTTGCAAATCTTCGCGGCCACTGTACAAGGGATTGTGCAGAGTGTCCAAAGCAGACTGTAAAATGTCCCGTAAATTTGTGTCCCCGGTGTACCATCCAGTATCTGTTCTAGTGAACGGAAGGGTTCCATACCCAGCATTAGCCAGACCGTACAGGAAGCCCTCCGCCAACTGGTAGCGGGCCGTGTAATTCACGTTCTTGGTTTGTGCTACCCATGTACGGTAGGCCGCATCGTACCGTCTGGCATAAGCCTCATCAGACTCTCCCTGCAACCGTTCCGGTGGGGTAAACGAAGTAATGTCTTTCAGATCTACTGGCTCATAATCCGACGAACGCATGAACATCGGAATCTTACCACCCTTCTTTGTGGTAAATCCAAGATCGTCGAAAAGAAACCGCAGTGCCCAGATGTCAAAAGACAAACCGTCCTTGGTAAGGTCTATCCTCCACTTGTCATCAAGGTACCGATGAGCCTTGTCGAACATTTGTTTATCGACAATCAGCTCTTCTCCATTCTTATCCTGTATGGTACTAGGAATCCAGATATGGTCTGACACATGGCTGTGTGGAAGTCCTGCGGAATACCCAATCAGGAACAACATATTCAAGTCCACCACATTGTAACGCTCCAACAGGTAGTCGTAATACCGGATGTCCTGATTATTTCTTGTCCAATATGTTACTGACATGGCATCTCACACGGGCACAGGCAAAAAGAAAAGCCAAGAGAATTTGCGGGTTCTATTGGCTTTTTGATTTATTGGATCTTTATTGGGCCATGGAAACCATGTTATCGGTTCAGTCCATACCTTTCCATCAACTCGTCAGCCGCGTCGGCAATCGCCTCTTCCCGAATCTTCTGAACTCTGTCAGCAATTTCCCAAGCCAGCTCCTCCAGTTCGGACACCCGCACAGGCAAGTCTAAGGTGTAATTGCTGGTGTACTCGGAAAGAACCCCAGCTTCATCTCGGCACATGTCATCAATATCTTCAACATCAGTATCTTCGTCAATGCTTCCTTCAAGGGAGTCAATGATTTCAGAAGCCGTGGCCGGTTCATAATACTCAAGCTGAATCTGGTTCTGAAGCCCGTCATAGAGCAATGTAACCTCATCATTGAAGAACTCTACCTCGTTGTTGTCAGAGTCCTCATCGAGATTTACATCCCCAAAACCTTTCTTTTTCAGGTAATCCATCAGGTCTTGTGCAGTACGGATTGTGCGCCCGTCAAATGATTCGTTCCTTCTGAGATTACGTCTACATCTTGTCCTAATCATAATACTTCCCTCTACATGTTTGATTTGGTGGGTGGTTTCGTTCGAAGACCAATAAAAGGCTCGATCCCAAAAATCGTCCGAATCCTTGGAGGGATCATTCCTTCCAAGCAGGAGACGATCATAAAGATTTTTTGCGAAGCTGTGCCCAGCAAAGCGGCGTCGAACTGTACCGCCTTGAGGTGAATCGTATGTGACCATCCATTTACCGTCAGGAAGTTCCTCAGGTTCGGTCACTGAGTCCTTAACATGATCCATGAAGTATTCAAGTTCTGCCTTATGGGCGGCTTTTTGGGCCTGACGGTCTGCTGAGGCTTTCTCGGCATCTTCTGCGTCTTTGAGGGCCCTTGCCTGTTTGCTGGAAGCATCATCTGCGATCACCGTTGCCATGGACGCGATCTTCTGAGAGTCAGCGAATTCCAATGATTTCTCACGATCAAGGGAGAAGAAATCCGTGGGGTTCGCGAACTTGCCGGTATGGTGCCATGAAGACTTCCTGAGACAATTTTGAAACAGAACATCCTTGGAGAACCTTCCAAACCCAGACGCCTCTGAATCCCCAAACTCATCACGAAGGGCGTCGAGAATGGCCGTTTTCGACCATTTACTTTTAGGCATTTCTCCTCCGTCATACGCGCTCTTTGCGCGGACAGACATACTCTGTCCAACATACCCTTTCTGACCGAAAGAAACACTCCCCTCATACTTGTGATGCACTTTCAGACTGTGCCTTCTCCACATGCCACGGCCCTCAGCACGAAACTTGTCATAATCCTGATTAAAGCTGTCTATGGCTTTCAGGATATGCTTACAGGCGAAACCGTGCCTGTCTTTGTTCGTCTGGTTTGGTGGACGAACTTCAGGATCGATAGAACTCCCCTTCATCGTGGCCATGTACTTGTACCCCTGATACAAGAATGCCGGGCACGTACAGTCAATTTCAATGTTCCCCTTCACGGCATGTTGTATCTCGTCATCGAGATGAGCCTGATCAGGATGCCAGTCGTGAAGTTTGAACGTTACTGTGTAAGACCTCCCTGCCTTGGACTGAGACGTGACATCATATTTGACTTCCCCAGTTTCCTTGTCGAAGGACTGATACCTTGCCACGATATTCGATGAACGCGCTCTGCTCTGACTTTTACGGTCTGAGAGGTTCGGAATATCCCGGGAAGTCACTTCAAAGCACCTATGGAACCTGATGCTAGGTTTTGAAGATTCAAAAGAGCACCCATACGAAAGTTCCTCACACACCAACGTGCTGATAATCTCGCATACGGCGTCAGAAAACTCTTGAACTTCCGTAGGGTCATTCACATGACAAGAGTCGATGAAAGCATCCTCATAACTCATGCAGGTGCGATAGTCTGGATTCCGTTCCCCACAAGGCTCATCAATTCCATCACAGGAGAGAACCGAAAGATCAAGGACATCCATATACCCATCCGGGTATATGGAAAACACGAACCTCCAATCACAAGATCCTTCATAAGAGAGTACTAAGACATAACGAGAAATGCCTTCTCCATCAAAAGGATAAGCGTCGGCCTTGACGGGAACCACATCGTCACATACCGTCTGAAAGACCTGTGTCACGATGTCCGTAAGAAGAACCTCGCTTCGATTGCAAGGCAATGAACCAGAATCAATCACACTGTACGACATAAGGGAACTCCATGGAACAGCATACCTCACAGGGTTTGGATATTACACGATTCCGATCTTTTTCAGAACAGCAGAAGAAAAAGTTTGGATGGGTTACACCAGTACTTCCTCTGGCCGGAGCCAAGTCTCGTCGATGGTGGAGAGAAATCCAGACAGTCGCAGACCTACTTCCAAAAGGAGCCAAAGTTCTGGATGCCTTTGCAGGAACCTTCTGTGTCTCTAGGATACTCAAGGATTTAAGACCTGATTTGAAAGTAACGGTAAACGATTTCGAGTGGCAGTACATGACCCGCCTTGACGTAATTTACCAGACGGTCTCTCTGTGGAAAACTTTGCACGACACCATACAGTATGAGGAAGCAAAGCAAGCGAAGTTCCTGAAATTCACTACGGAGCAGGAAAGGGTGTTCAAAAACTGTCTTGACCAAGCAGTAGATAAGACCACCGTCAGCTCGTGGGGAAATGGGTATGGATCGATGCGAAACAAAGTTCCTAAGACCCCTCCGGATTTACAACTGGCGAAGACATGGACGCAAGGGCTTGAGTTCATTAACATCCGAATGCGCCCGGAGTGTTCAGAAACGAAAGACCTAATCAGAGAACATGACTTCATCATTATGGATCCTCCGTACACCAACACCAACTGTCGAAAGCATTACTCGGATGCCACCAAGGAAGCACGAGAGTGGTGCTTCGAGGTGATTCACAGCGATAAGATGTACATGCTGTGGGACTTGGAATCCAGCGACCTGTTGAAAGAAGCGGTTGCTTCCGGTGCCGTCCGTGTCTCCGACAAAGTGATGGGATACACAGGAAAAGACACCGGCAAAGAAAGTTTGATCCTCAAACTAGACATGCTCTGATTCAGCGTCTTCAAGCTCTTTCTTGGTATCATTGACAGCGCGTTCTACCCATGCGATGTTCTTTTTCCATTTGACGGCAACAGACTTGGTGTCTCGCAGTCTCTTCCAGTCCGTGTACACCTGAACACGTTCAATACGGCGTTCGATTTCTTCTATGGTAGGGAACTCGATCTTGTCCCCCTGAAATGCGTCAAGAAATTTCAAAAAGTTCTCCCCAAGAATGTACTCCATGGCCCTAAAAATGTTTGACTCGCTCATATTGTCCAGCAAGTCTGCGAGCATCTCCCTCTGATCCGTGGACATGTCCGCATGTTTAATCAAGATCCCCGGCTTACGCATTTCAGTCCTCCAGCGTCTTCAAGCGTGTTACAGATTGGTTATGCCGTCACCGAAACGGTAGCTCGTCCAGTGACGCGATTCAGGCAACTTCTGACCTTCATGGAAGCACCACAATTTCAACGACAGAAGTCTCGCCTCTTTTACATCACGGAATGAGTAGTCCAGAAGAACAGGGTCTACTTCATCGCATTCAATGACGAGAGTTGTCGGACTGAAATTCCGATCCAAGGTGGTGTCTTCAGTCGGAATGTATTTATTATCCTTGTACAGGCTGTTCGACATCGTATTACGCATCCGAGTATAGAGAATAGCCCGAAGGTTGGAAATTTTACCCTTGAAATGACGAACCTTCTTGTCCAGCCAGTAGGCACAGTCGGATACGGCCAGAGTGTTCAGACTGCTCTGGTCTTCATAACGATAATGCTTTCCAGAAACCGAGTAGGCAAGCATTTGGAGATACAGCCAGCCGAACTCTGTAAGACCTGATTCCGGAGCAATGAACTGATCAAGACGCATAGACTTTGGGTCATACGAAAAAGCATCAGGATACTTCGACAGAAGAAGTTTGGTAGCCCTGCGAGCAGAGAACAAGTCCTGCAACTCCAAATCTTCCTGAACCGTCTGATCACTCCCTTCCTCTTCCGGTTCGGGACAGGATTCAGGAGAATCACCGGACATGGAGAAAGAACTTTCCGAAGACTCATCTCCATCCTCGTAGTCATAGTCACTTTCTTCAAGATTTTCCCAGCTCAGTTCGCCATCAAGTTCTTTCATGGTCTGCATCTCCGTTGCAGTTGCACAAGTCACCAAAACACGACTGTACCGCCTAACCGCACCATTGTCACGGTTAAAAAGCTAGTCTAGGTCACATTCTATTTCCGAAGGTCTCTAAACCCTGTGTAAAGAAGCAATAGGGTTGTCTGGATGCTCACGTCATCCGTGAATCCTTGAATAACCCAATTCTGCGTGAAATACCGCACGAGCATGGGAATCTTCAACATAGGGCAGTTTGCCCGAAGAGTCTTTCCAAGGTACACGATCATCGGAGACGCCTCTGCCCCGGAAAGGGCACTCAAACGAAGCAGGTCCAAAAAGAATCGCTGATACTCATCTCGAAACGTAGCCACTGGTAAAGAGAGGAGCCTCTCAAGGCAGGTGTCGAGAATGGCCTTATCAGGCTTGGTATCAGCTACTGTGTAAATGATAAAGTTCGACAGAGAACGCTGAAAATTCTGAGTATCCCTTAGAAACACATCTTTTCCAGACAGCACAAACCTGTCAAGAAGCATGTAAGCATCACGCATATACCCATGACTTCGCTGTGCAATAAGGGAACATGATGCAGGGTCTAGGTCAATCTGATGTTTCTCAGCACACTTCCGAATCGCTTCCTCTACCACAGGTGTAGGCTTGGTTGTGTAATTCAGTTCCAAGGAGCGTGAACGGATCGTAGGCATCAGATCGTCAGGATCGGTGGTGCACAACACAAACTTGCACAGACTACGCTTCTCTTCAAGTACCTTTAGCAACGCCGACTGAGAAGACTTCGGAAGTAGCTGAGCTTCATCAAAGACAACCACGCGCCATCGTCCGCCAGTACCGTAAGAAAAGGTACCAATGATTTCGTCGATACTCTTTTTGTTGTCAAGCTCACTGGAGTCGTACTCATTATAAAGTCTGGACTGAAGTACTGGAGCACTGCATTGAGGACAAACACCGCAAATGTCAGAAGCCTTCCCGGCGCGAACCATGTCACAATTCAGAGCTTTGAACAGAAGTCTCGCAGAACTCGTTTTTCCGCTTCCGAAAGTACCTGAGAGGATCAGAGAATTTGGAGTATTGGTTGGATTTTTCGCAATAGTCATAAGAATACGGCTGTTCTCAACCTCTCCTACGACCTCGCTGAATTTTTGTGGACGTTCAGACTGTGCAAACATGAACCCTACCCAGTAGAAGAAAACGGCATCTATACTAACACAAACCTAACCGAGAGAATTCATTCAGCACCATGGTTTTGTACATCTCCACCTCAAACACCTTGTCAGGTTCCATTTCAAGCTGTGCCACATCTCCGAAATCCTTTCCATAAGGCGACATCATCATCTGTATGTACAATTCAGGGTTACTCTGCGTGAGCTTTCCCTTCAGATTATAAAACCCATTTCTACCTGAGCTGTCATTATCGAATGCCACAAACACCTGCTGGGCAGTGTTCGACACCAGATCAACACCTTCCCGGTTCAGACCGGACACACCTCCAGTCGCCAGCACATAAGGATACATGGTGGACAGCCAGTCTGAATCAAAAGCACTTTCAACTACTATCCACGGACATCTGAATGGTTTGTTCTTACGAAGAAATCCATGAGGAATGTGGGGAGTCGGAGTGTAGTACCGAAAGGCTTTGGTAAACACGGAACGAAATGTGACCCTGTACACCTTACCTGACGACGTGTAAGACGGAATAACCAAAGCCATGTCTTCATCAGTAAGAAACCTGCGAACGGCTTCTGGAAGAATCTGGCTTTGGTATGCGGTCTTTCCGTCAATCATCCGATACTGAAAACGGTCAGCATACCACAGATACTTCTGGATGCCGCCACTGTTCAGCATACGAAGTCTTCCCTTGAGAAAGCTGTACTGCTCTTTCAAGGTTTCAAGTGGCACTGGAGAAGACAACGTACCGAACCATGTCGTGAGTTGGTCTATTTTATCTAGGGCTTCGTCCCGGTCATGGGGAAGATACGGATTTGTCGATTCCATCATACGTCCAATTCCCAACCATCCAGTTTGTCGGCTTTCTCATCATCCGTAATAGTCTGATGCAAGTAGAACTGTTCGTGTATGCCGTAATCATAAGCCTCGTTGCGCTTGGCTACTTCTTCAGCATAGGTAACACACGCCTTTTCAAACGCCTTGAGAACGGCTTGAACAGTTCTGGCACCATAACGTTCGGACATCCATTCCATGGCCTTATCACAAGCATATTTCTTGGCCGAAGGCATGGACATCTTTTCTCCGGGATTCAGATTGTCGTGATACTCAACATAGAACTCACGACATTTGCAAGCATACTCAATAAGATGTGCAGACTTGTCCGGAGGGAGTCTGTCCACGGCGGCCACAATGCGTACCGAGGGCTTGCTCATGGAATACGAAATACCCCCAGAAAACGGACTGTACACAATCTCATAAGGTGTCTCACCAACCATACCCTCATGCATGACGGCATGATCAGGAGGTGGGGGAAGTAGAGGCTCTTTAACCTCCTTCCTCTTTTCCTTATCCTGTCTTGCTGAGTATTTCTTCGGTTTTCGCTTCCCATAAGCAAGCATCTTAGCCATTATCCATTCTCCACGATAGCGTTTATCTCACAAGACCACGATCCGAGGCTGAATCGTACACACTCGTCGCTGAAAGAAATCTGAACCATACCATCTTCCTTGCACGAGTCCAAGAACTGAAACAAGAGGTTGGATGGAATCTTTACCGACGGATAGTCACGAATTTCGCCGAACTCTTCATGTGGTGAAATGATGTACCTGTCATCCCCCTTACCGCCCAGCTTGGCACGGAACACATCCGTATCCCCTTCCTTGGTCAAATACAACGTAATGCTGTCATCGTAGTAATCGTGGATCTCAGACTTCATCTCCATGGGGATGCGGGCAATGTTTCTCAAAGTACCAATCTGACAAGAGATGCCTGAATCCATCAGTGGCGAGGGGCATACGATCATTGGAAGCGTGAATCTGGAGAAGGTAAGGACAAAGTTATCGCCCTCATAGGCCACACACGGGTACGTCGAAACTTTATCACGTACAATCCCCACACTGAGACGCTTGGCACTGGTAGATGTGATCAATGTCTGGAGTACATCAGCAGACCACTTCGGAACCCTGTGTTTAAGGAATCGGCCTGCATATCGGACATGTCCACCAAGGTCTTCCACAATGGCGCAATCTTCAAGAAACTGAATGCTACCCAGCTTATCTTTCGTCTGGGTGGAAGCAACCGAAGACAGATACCTCATGGCATTACATGCCTCAGAAGGAACTGTATCCACAAAACCCTCGCTGACGCCGCGTGAAAACATGAACGATTCTGGAGTGAAGGCCCCTTGTGGCACGGGCAACAAGCCTCCATAAACAAACACTCCGACATCATACACATCCGTACCGTTAGGCGAGGCTTTTTTTGTCACACAGAGAGTGAAGTTGCTCCCAGAACACAGCTTCTCCGCCCGACTCAAGGTACTTTTCTTCAGAACAAGATGACTCACCATGAAGACGTTTTTAGTGTTCAGCACAGGGATGTGCATCTCAAGGGTCGAGATCTGCCCATCATCGGACGCATAGGCATACATCACATACTGGGACTTTCCATCAACCTCACATTGGTCAACTTCAACCAGAATAAACGGACAATGATCTTTCGTCTGGTTTGGAAGTTTCGAAGCAAGGCTGAGGAAGTTCTTCAAGTGCTTCCGGCTGATGGTAATATGAGGAACGTCGATGGCCTCTTCCTCTTCTGTAAGGACTTCATTGACGAACTCCTCTGTGGTTTTTTCGAACTCTCCTGAGGTGATTTCGTTGCTCATGCTTATACTCCAAGCGTGTCCAGATATTTCGTAATAAGGGAATGAATGTCATCTGGCAACTTCATTCCATTGACATACTCTCTGACAGACGTAACATTTTCAGAATAGGAACTGCATAAGGACTCTACCAAGTCAAACATACTGATAGAGGTCTCCTCCGGAGAGGACATTATCACATCGTCAGGAGATTTGGCACAGGCTACGTCAACAAACCGAAAGTCGTCCTGCACCACGTCATAGACCAGTACCCGTGGAATCCGCACGCGATTGTGCATTTCCGAGGAATTTCTGGACAAACTTCCCGGTCGGTACAACACCCAAGAACCAGACTTGAACGGAATATATGGAGAATGGTCATGGCCAAACACATACGTATCGTATCCATAACCCTCAAGGTCTTCCTTCTGAAGAGTCTCATCAGAGAAGTCGCACTGAAAGTATTCATGGGCGACGCAGATGGATCTCGATGAAGGGTTCTCTTTTTGGCAGGTAGAGATATCCTGTGTGTAGTCGAACCCGAAAACCTTCGTACCATCGCTTCGAAGAAGCAACGGATTTTCAGACAAACGAATCAACAGACCAGACAAAAAGAGAACCCCCAAGGAAGTCTCGTTCAAAGTATCCAGACGGTCATACCGTATATCATGGTTTCCAACGACCGCATAACAATGAATGCCGCCCTCCCTCATTTTCTGAAGGATACACATCACCTGCGTAAACAGAGACCACGCCACCGTGGGAGCATCAAAAAAATCCCCAAGAAACACAATGTGACTGATACGGTTCTCGTGGCAGTACTGATCAATCCAAGACAATTTTCTCAAAACGGCCTCAGCATAGTTATCCTTGCGACAGGCAGGATTCTGTGCCTTGAGATGAACGTCGCCTACGAACATCACTTTTCCAACATAGGTCAATGCATCCTCAGTCATGCTTCTACCGCCTTGTTCTGCTCTAGGGTGTACACCCCATCTTTGACGTTGTACACACGGTTTCCGTAAGGAATGAATCTCTTGTCATGGGTAATCAGTACCACAATCAAGTCAATCTGCTTTGTAAGCTCCGACACAAAGGCCATGAAGTTCTCAAGATACGCCGTCGAAATCTGCGTAAAGGCTTCATCCAAGAAAACAATCTTACGGATTGGAAGATTCGAGACATAAAAGCACTGAATCAGAAATCCTACGGTCACAAGAATACCACCGGCCACCGACGAGTCCTTGAGAGGATACTGATATCCACCCTCTTCAAGAACCAGCTCTGCACACTTCGAGTTTCGTTTGTCCGAAGTGATGATGGATATGGAGTACTCATGGTCAGTAAAGATTTTTCGCAGACCAAAAGTCAACAGCTTCTCAAGATGATCCAAAGCCCGTCTGGAGAAGCGTTGCACAAGGTCATCAATCGCTGGCTTTGCAGACTCATACAGACGTGCCTGATCCAAAAGCATTTCATACTCTGCGTTATTCTCGTCGAGAGCCTTATGAGTTCTCTCCACAGCACTCTGTGCAGACTTATAAGCGACAAACAGGTCGTTTGCCTTCTGTTCGAGTTCATTAAACGTCATCAGTACCGCCCTTTGAAACCTCATAGAGACGCATGGACTCTTCCAAGGTATGCATCTCCACCGCGATTTCGTTCGACAATTTCTCCAACTGCTCCCGAGCCTCAGCATCGTTGGTAATGTTGTACTCCTTGAGCATTTCTTTGAGGGAATCAATCTCACGGGTGAGAGACTCCAATCTCGCCTCTTCCTTTGCACGTTCAAGCATGACGGCATCACGACGTTTCTTCAAGGCTTCAAAAGCCGCTACGGTAATCTGAGTTTCCATACGTTTCTCCTATCAGTTACGAACTAGCCAATTTTGGCTACAACACTACTCTAACACAGAACCCTGCCAAAAGGACGTTCAGCACCACAACTCCACTCAATGTGAATGCATGGCCTGACCGCACAAAGGACACACTCCAATCTTTTCTACCTCATAATCAATGTTTTCCACATCCGCAGACAGCCGTGCGATGTTCATATTCACGCGCCGTGCATCTTCCACAAGGTCGATCAAACGGAAGCATCTCTGCATCGTAGTAAAACGCTCCGTGAAGTCTGGAGTAGAGGACAGCAAGGACTGAAGTTCCGCACTACGTTTGTAAGCGAGAACCAGTTTTTTAATACCACCAAGTTGTGACATCTTTTTTGACAGCGAAGGAAGATCGATGCCAGCCACCCCATCCGTAGCGTGAATGTTCGTCCGAACCTGACGACCCTGTTCGTAAAGTTCACACAACTGACGAAGATTAGAGAGGTTTCTGACTTTTCGAGACAATCCTTCCATCTGAAAGCTGTTGACAGGGTCAGTCAAGGACACCATACGCAGAGCCTCGGCGTACAACGTCATCAGTGAACGCAACTTCTGAAGTCTGAGGTAGTCCCTCTGCTTAATCAACACCGCCATAATCGCGGCTTGTAAATCCGAATTCCGCCGCAATACTTCAGTCGCCCGTGCATGAGAGGTCTTCAACTGAGACATCCGTTCAATCATGGAACGAAGAACTTCTCGACGTTCAATCTTCGCCTTGAGAGACGCCACCCGTGCGTACAGCTCAGGAACCCCTGACAGTCTCTCAAGCTCGGACACGGCTTCAGTATCCTCATTCACCAGACGTTCATTCAGCTTTCGGTTTAACTTCATGTTGTCTGCAATCGTCTTGACATCTGTCTTGTAAAGATCGTCCAGACGTGTCACATCGAAGCTGTCATGGTAGGTAAGTACGGAATAGAGCGTTGATGGAGACCCAAGCAGAAGGAATGGGCCGGAAAACTGACTGGAAAAATTGAAATTGATGTTCTCAGAGTCGATTTTAACGGAACTCAACTTCAAAGTACTGGCAACAACATCCAACTGCTGGCGGCCCAGTTTGGTGTACTCTTCCCCATTGACAACATAGCAAGCCTTTCGGTCTCTGGCTTTAGTATCTCTGGTGTAAGTCACATGGGCATCGCCGGTATTGATGTCAATCTGCATAACACCGCAACCATGTGTAACCATAGTGTCAGTGAAACTGTTGTCTGCGAGACTGTGAAGTGCCCGCAGAAGGGTGGACTTTCCTGAAGAGCTTGCTCCGAGAATGAGGTTCACGCCGGGTACAAACCCTAGATGCGCCTCCTTGATAATACCAACGTTTTTCAAATCCACTCTAATCATGGTTTCGCCCCAATAATGAATTAGTAAGTGTCAGGACCGTCGTGAAATTCACAGACCCGCTTCTTTTTTGGTGTAATGGAATCTTCTGACACAGGACGAACCTTCGGGCTGTTGATAAAGAAATCGTTGCGCCAGTTCTCTTCACAAAGCACCCGACTCAAAGTTCGAACCTTGAGAAGGAATTCCGGAGAACAGACGGAATCCACAACTTCAAGAGACCTCTCAAGAATCCCTAAAGACCTTACCAGAAGGAGCCGCTCTTCATTCGTGAGCCTGACCATTCTGTCCACATAAACACTTTCCATAAAACCTCCGTAGATGTTGTGTACCCAATGTACACAACAAAATAATCTACCACAGAAATCCGTCGGAAAGCGGTTCAGCACCACAAAAAAAGGCTACGGCGATTTTAGCCGTAGCCTTGATGAAATCAGAAGATCTCAAGTACAAATTCAACACTACCAGTGTTTCGTTGTGGAGGTCACGAAGACCTTATGAATGGAATGTTCAAGACATCCTCAATGACCGGCTTACGAGATAGGAGTTCCTACCACAGTGTTATTGTGGCCCAGTCATATCCCTGCCACACCGCGAATATGACCAACAAAGTCTCGAAACACACTCTTACCATTCCAGTGTACAGCCCTTTACAGGAATTGTGCTTCGTAAGAACCGCAATCTCATCATCACCACGCTAGGAGCGATCCTAGCGTGGCTGTCTCCGGTTAGGGAGACTTCAGATTACATACCGACTGCAAGCACCACGATCAAACCGTGCTAACCATCTCAGTCAATCCAAACCCTTCTCAATGCTCTTCGGTAGAATCGAAAGGCATTGAGAAGGGTTTGAAAAGAAAACCAGAAAAAATTGAGTCAGACCACCTCGCGGCAAATCCACGGAAATTTTTCTATTCCTCAGCATAGCTTACACACTCAAATTACGTAAGAACCTGCACACTGGAATGATAAGAGAATGCTTCAACTTTCAAGGGACGCGGGCCTACATGTCAAAGCCTCGCATCACTGGTTTAGATACCACCCTACGCCTCAATTTGCAATCCTAAAGACAACAATCTCTAAGGATTCTTTCGTAATGAAGGTTATCCACCTCCCTGTACTCTGGCCACTTCACAAGGTAATGTGACGAACCACGATACTCTACACTGGACTGGTCAGAAAGAACAGGCACATCGACAATCCCTTTCCAGTCCATAAGAAAATTCTCACCATCCAGAGTCACCCACACAAGGAAATGACCGTCAATAACGTCATAGAAGGTATGGAAGCACTCCTGAGAAATTCCGTTAGACGCGAGCCACCCGGACACAATACACGAGAACTGGAAACAGTTCCCGGTCATCCACATGTCAGGTTCAGAGAACCGAAAATAACGAAAAGCGTGGAAACGTAACGAGAGGTCTTGCGCAGTAATCATTTTTTCGAACTCAACAGATGACGAAATTCCCAGAACACCGACTCAGCCAAATGCCAGTTGATGATACTGTCGGGGATGCCCGGATAAACTGGAAAGGACGCCCATTGATAGAGTTCATTGCAGTCTTGCTCAGACAAAGGACAAACCTTACCTCCAAAGCAACTCATTATCCATTCTTTCGGAGGATACCCAAACGGCATGATAAGACACGGAAACACAATGTGAGATGAGGTGTCTTCAATCAAAATCGTTGGGAGTTCTTGACGACCATCCACGTAGAGAATGTATTTGTTCAGTTGCGTCGAAAAAAAGTATCGCATGACGGTACGCTCCTAGTTAAACCAACGTACTGTGGTTTCTCCGTGATGCCCCTTTTTCCAAACAAACCATGCATAGCAAACCGCTGAAGATTCCTTACTGGAGAAGTCACCATTCGGAACACAGCGAATCCGCGACGAGGACACCCACACCCTAACGGGAGGGTACTTCTCAAATAAAGACCTTCTGGACTTTCCCTCAAGAAATATCAGCTTGAGGAACATACACACATACCGTCCGTCCTCAACAAGCGACAAAGCCTTTTCGACGAACTCCTTGGCATACTTAAAAGGCGGATTAGTAACAATGTCCGCCCCCAGCATGGGTTCCGTACACGAAAGGAAATCCAACTGCTCAATCCCTTCCTGACGAACAACTAAATCACTACACCGAACAGACTTTCCATGCCGACGAAACACTTCTGAAAGAGAGTTCTCGCCGCAAGCACACTCCCATATAGTATCTGCAAGCTCAGGCTCAATTTTCAGGAGCCACTCAGCGGCGACAGGATCAGTGGCGTAATAATCGTGCTCAGCCCGATCCATGTCGCAATGATTACTCGCCGAAAGAGTCTTGAAAACGGATACAGAGTTGCCTGTCCAGTCAGCCATAAAGAAACGGACCTCCACTTAAAAGATTTCTCGCCATCCGCCAAGATTGTAGCTGTGCATGGTGAGTCCGTAATCCTCCGCCATGTCGCCGCTTAAATTCTGGCGATAAGACACCATGTACGCATCAACATCAGACATTGTGTCACACATCAAGTATTTCATGCAGGACACTGCATCGTCGTAAGTCTGAAGCTCACCATGGTCTCCAAGGATGCTAACACAACAATTCTGTTTTGTCGAGGCGTCATAAAACAAAGCAATGATGCGAAAAAATCCGATCAACGAGGTCGGGTCATCACAATCACGGCACATATTGTAAGCAATGTCATCAAAGACACGTGCATCCATACAATCGGATTCAGAATCATCCCTCACATCACCTCTATTACAGAACCCACATCGACACTCATTCGCAGGGACTACGTGGCGAACAAATCTGTTGGCACGACCTTTCAGGTATTCGACAGAAGACTTAATGCTCATGGCTCAATCGCTCCAAGAAAAATCTGAAATCGGAAAGCATCTTAAACCCCTTCTTACCATCCGAAGGGCTAAGCTGGGCAATGGACTTCAGCACCTGCTCAATACCATCAAGATGGAACTTGAGCATCACAAAGTCCGCATGGAAGCATTCCTCACGCAAAGAGAGGGCTTCGTCGTCACGGAAATCCGCACTCATAACCCCACCCCATTCTGCCCCAAACTGTCTATTTTGTTAGATATACGACAGTTTGGGGCAGAATTTTGAGGAATGTAACGGAGCCTACGCTATCCGCATACAGAGCAAGGTAGAGTTGTTGTCTCCACCGAAAGTTCCTCCACATATTACGAAATATCGTCCGGCGCACAGGAAGGATCTACATCCCGGGAAACTCCCAGAATCTACGTACCGTCCTCCGTCATTACACGGGGTGTATGGTGCTTGACGCATTCAAGCACTGTCTTGCAAATAACTTCACAATGTTCGTCCCTCATAAATCCCTCCTACAAGAACGAAGCCAGCGATCAATTCACGGACTTCCATTAAGATACACAAGATCTTGTAGAAGAAAATTTACAAAAAACATTCCTAGGATTAGGGATTAGTGTCTCCAAGTTACCCGGATAGACTGATCCATGTTCACAGATACCTCGGCATATTCCCACGTATTGGTTTCGAGAACGCTCTCAGGAATGACATATCCGACAATGACATCCACATACCCAGAACGGATGTTGTTGATTATGGCGTAATCCTGCTTCTTCAGAAAAGCCAAGCGGGTCAACTGAAAGGCAACCCCATTCGGACTTGCGGAGAAGAACTCAAAATCATGGATCGAGTCTTCAATATCAGGATATTCCAGCAAATCGGACAGCTCGCGCTTCTTGTAAAGTAATGAGTAATACCGGTAGTGCATACCAAGATCATCGTTTCCGGCCTCAGTCTTCCTCTGCTTGCTCCGTTTCGCAGAAACAACCAAATCCCCTTTCACACGACAAGGGATGACCGGAACATCATCGAAGTGTTTCTGGGACACAGCCTGAACAACAATGTTATCAGGTATCCACCCCGGAACTTGCGTAACCCCGCCGCACTCTTCACAAAAGAGACGGTGATTGTGGATGGTGTACACTTCGTAATCTGGATGCTTCTTGATAATCATGGTCCACGCCTATCTCTACACGATTATTGTTTGTCAGACTTGTCTGCTCCGTCCGCCTTAATTTCTTTGGGTTCTTCAGCAGTTATCTCAGGATTGATGTCTTCACCAGTAGGAAGATTATCCTTCTTGACTTTCCGATAATGCAAAATGGCCTGAACCAGAAGAATTGCGAACAACGCCCCAACAAAACCACCGACACATGAAGTCAGAAATGCATTCATACCTATCTCCAACAAAAGAAATGGATCATTCAAAGGACCGAAGCCCCAACGACTTATTAGGTGAACTACCCACCACCTTTAAGCGGTGGGCTTCAGTGGAACACCTCACGATATTTCCTTCCTGTTTCAACGAACAGTCCACATCACTAGAAAACCTAGTTCTGCTTCCCTGCCCTCCACAGGCATAAGTTTCGATAGTTCCTACCGTACTTTTAATCTTGCTTATCGCATCGTTACGCAAATTGATCGCCGCATTATGGTCTCTGCTGTGTTCCACTCCACAAGATGGACAAATCCATTTGCGAACAGAAAGATTCTTCACAGCTTCGTTCTTAAAACCACAAGAACTGCACAACTGTGATGATGCAAACCACTTGTCTGATTTAACCACAGAGCAATTATGGAACGTACTCTTCCATTCAAGCATCTCCACAAATTTGTTCCATGACACATCGTTGTAGTTCTTTGCATTGTGGCTGAAACGCATCATGCCTTTGATGTTCAACGTTTCAACACCAATCACTTCATAAGACCTGACCAAACGTAGCGTTTCTTTCTCCATCCAATCGCGTCGTTTGTTAGCGATATGTTCTTCAAACCTTGCCAATCTACGCCTAGCTTTTTCACGGTTTTTGGAACCTTTCTTGGTTCTCGAAAGATTCCTTTGCAAATGTGCTAGATGTCGTTTAGCCTGTTGTTTGAATGGAACATAGTTCAGTGCTGACTGGTTGTATGAGTCTATGTATGCCTTTGATGGAGAAAAGTCCAATCCGATAGCTTGGTTATCACTACCAGAAAAAGACTTTTCTTTATCGTTCATGCTTTCATAGACGCAACAAACCGAAGCATAACAACGTCCTGATCTCGTGATTTCAACTGTTACGTTTTTTCGCTTGATTCCTTTGGTATGAAACCATGCGGGGATACGGTTGTGACGAAACATGACTTTGCCAATCTTTGGGATTTTGAGCCACATCTCGTGTTCTGAAATCAAGTCATCTGAAAGCATCACCTCTCGGAATGAGCAACCATCCTTTCTTTTCTTGAAGTGTGGTCTACCCTTCTTGCCAGCGAAGAAGTCCGCGTATGCTTTTTGAGCGTCACGTCTTGCTTGTTGCAATGCGACGGATGAAACTTCTTTCAAGAAGGGAAACATCTCACAAAGGTCTTTTTCCGATGTGTACTTGAATTCCTTGTAAATCTTGTTCTTTTCGTCTTTGGCCAGATTACGGCCTTTGATGTTGTCAGAATAGAATTGTTCCCTTGCCTCGACGTACTTGTTGTACACGAACCGTCGGCATCCACCAGTCTTGACGAACATTTGAAACTGATCGGGTGTTGGGTACAACCTGATTTTAAGACAACGCTTAATTTCCATTGGTAACTGACCTATATGTGTGGTGGCAAATGATCGGTCAAATCATCTTGTCGTGTAGCTACTCACTAGCCCCAAACCTATTGATATCATAACATAATGATTGTTTCAAGTGTTTGTCCAATTAAGTTGGCTCGCTTTCATCCCACTCGCTCTTTAGATAATCCCTTCTGACTTCAAGAACTTACGCACAGCTTTCCAATCAACTACGCCATCTGTCTTCGGAACCCCAAGAGCTTTGTCATCAATCAGAAAATCCCCATGCACTTTCCTGCTTGGAAACATCCAAAGCCTTCCCACGTCAGGATCATCATTTACTGCATACAGGGGAAGATGGTAGGATGCAAACCAGTTTAAGGCTTCCTGCAACGGATCGACTCCAGCGATACTTACATGCTCACGGCAAGTCCACAGGATAAGGCGATGACCCTTCTTACAAAGGTCTCTCAAAACAGAAACCGCACCGGGAATCTCTTCACCACGGTGCGGGTACGAATCACGACAACAAGTGTCGTCGAAATCAACAAGGATTGTCAGAGAATCCATCTATCACCTTTTCAGATTGTACTGCCAGTCATACTTGGTGAAATCACCCAAGTGATGTGACAGGAGGTTACAGGCGTCTTCGAGACTTACTTTCTACTCGAAGGTGAGTTCAGAATATAACGAATCCTTGATGCGGATCAAGGTCTCAATCACTTCACCAACCTGTTTCAAATTAGTACTGCTGTCCATGAACAACCTCGCACAAAAGTAGAAATTCTCGCCGCACTTGGCGAACAAGGAACTTATACCACATGGAGGGGTCACTAAATCCTTCAGCACCATAAAACCGGCTGGGGGCCGATAGCCCCCAACACCCCAGTAGGGAGTAGCCTTACCCTATTAGATAAGGCTACCTAAACCGTTGGCTTCTCTGGCCACACAACTTCCTGAGGGAATCCTTCTTGACTGGTGAGGTCTCTAAGAGCCTGTCGATAGGCTTTGAGGGCTGTACGGGTTTCCTCGGAAATTGGATAATCAGGTTGCATGAGATAATCCGTATCATTCAGCCGTCGATTGCGCTCAAATCTGACATCGGTTGCAACTTGCTCCCAATCGATCTCAGGCTCTTCCGGAATGAGTTCACCAGCATCGTACTTACCACGAATGTACTGATAAACCTCAGACGAGTCCCGGTTCTCCAAACTGACATAGAAGGGAAACGGGCCATCGCCGTCTATCTTCACGAACGACAAGAACTGTCGTTTTTCTCTACCTGTGAATTTTGCTGAAAGGATTTCGATGTTCATACAGCTCTCCAAAACTCCAAAAGACAGTCTCCACGAGTTCCTCATGGAGACGAAACATTACCATATACGTATGGCAAGCACCAGACAATAATTGTAAGAACCCGATGAGGCAGTGGTGTAGTTTAGTGCTACCCATGTTCCTGAGACCGTCTCAGAACCGCTCGTCCACTCAAGAGTTCCTGAGGTTCCGCTGGCCGAGATACCATGCACTGACACCGTGCTGTACGAGCTGACCAAACGACCACGCGGGATGGTAGAACTGCTCGAAGTTCTGTACACCTGCAAAATTGCAATGCAACCTTCGGCACCATTCACATCTAAAGCACTACTGCTCGAAGTACTTGTATTGGTGCGAGGAATACCCATCAGGTAGCTACACAGTAATGACCTCAGACCTATATCGGTGGCCGTGCCAGAACCCTTGGTGAGACGAAGCAAAACTGGCCAGTTGTTTGGTACAACGTAATTACCTGTTTCGTTCACACCGACCGTACCCGAGGACGTAAGATCTGTTCCAGAAGAGTTCACTAACGTGACCGATTTCAGATATGTCGTAGTGATAGTATTTCCGGAGGCATCCGACGTTGCCTTGGACGCCGTACCCTGCATATCCGTGATGTACGCAGTGCTGACTGGATAAGACGAAGTTCCAATGTAATTGGCGTACACGTAATTCCACTTATAGCCAGTAGTACCAAGAGAAGATCCACCATTCGAAGAAGGTCTTATCGTGGCGGCACTTGTGACTGTTGAAGTATCTGCCGCCGTGAGAAGATTCGTGGTCGAATACCTCAGGTAAGTAGCATAGGTGGCAGATACAGCCGATGAAGCCGAATAGGCGTTGTAGGCATAGGTCTGCCATCCAACCATTACCCAGTTGGTACCGTCATAAATGAAATCTATGATGTCTCCAGCTTGCCAGCGATAGTAGTTACTACTGTCTGAGACTGAAGAAGTCCCACGATACTTGATTGCCTTTGCGCCCGTGTAAGCACTTCCATTGTACACATTCAGAGTCGGGTTCGAGGCAGTATTAGAGTATGAGAACTTAACGGTGACACGTGCCCCGGTTTCCAGAACAAATCCTGAGACAGTCACTGTTTTAGGAGCCGTGCCGGGATCGATAGAACAAGTACAATAGTGAGTGACATTAGCGGAACCGTTGAAGGACACACCATCCACAGTACGCGCCGTATAAAGAGTTGAAGCACTGCTGGAATTTACCACGTACCACGTTTTGGATCGTGAATCTGACGGGTTGTTTGAATTATACGTGGTGTCGTACCTCAACAACAAGGTCTCTCCTTCAGAGACATTTCCAAGATACGTTGCAGGACTTGTTCGGACAGCGACGGCTCCAGTGCCATTGATATTCAGTGTAGGAGAGCTGGAAGTGTTACCATTGGAGAACTCCACAAAAATAAGGTCTCCATCTTCAAATACCAGAGGACTACGATAAAAACCGTACAAACTATTTACAATCTTCGCCGCCGTAGCCTTTGTCGTATAACACGTACCATAAGGAAGATGGATATTGCCGATAAACGAACCTTGAATGTTCGCATCAACCAACTTCTCCTTTACCTGATACGGCCTCAAATCCCAATCCGCGTTACTCCCAGCATTGTAGTACACCGGATGATCCTGAATGAAGTTGAGATTGTCCACACCAGTCATAAATCCAACAAGCACACATGCATCCGTGTCATAGAAAGTACCCTGATCAGCGTAAAAGCATGGCCAGAAAGACAGATGGAGAGGATACAGGCCGCCAGCACTGTTGCGCTGTAAATTCAACCACACTGGGGCACCTTCTTTATACTGAATGAACTCAGCGAACTTGTCCTCAGACGCCACCCCCTCTATATATCCACCGCAGACGTTTAACGTGTACATACCATCACGGATTGCTTCCCAAGCTCCCTCACGATATTTCGAGCAAATGAATATCGGGAACCTACCCTGAGACACGGAAGTCATTATGGAATCTACACACGCAGACACCGTACCTGAAATCGTACCGCCTGAAGAAATATGTCCGTTCAAAATGTTCGTCACAAGGGTACGAACGTCCGATGTTCGCGAAGAATCGCATGACCTCATATACAGGTCAAAATCCGAATACAGGTTCTGCTGGGAATCGTATCTGCATAAATCACATGGAGGCGTCCACGTGATATAATGCATCAGACGCTTAATGCTTGCCTTTGGATGCGAGGAAAAGAACACCCCAGTCCCACCGTAATCGTATCCAGACTCGGCATTCCAAACGATCTGACTAACATTGAAGGACTTCCCAGAAATGGGTGGTGCAGGAGATTCAGCGGAGTCTATGGCCAAGAAAGGATACCAGTTACCCTCAGTATCCATCATCAGGAAATTCAGCCCACTAAAAACACCATAAGTATTGTGCAGTGTCTGTGTGAACGTGCTGTCCGTTGGTAAGGTTCTTCCAACAAAATTCTTGGTAAAGTCTTCCGGACGCTGTTTCCAATGAGCAATGTCGTAGGAATCGGCGTACCATCCAATATGGGCACTATCCGTATTGTGGAACGTAAGAGACAGCATCGAACCGGCATGAATCACTGGCGAGTGATAGGAATCATACCCACGATAGTATATATAGTGTTGTATCCAACTATTACCGATCTTTACGTTAATGCTGTTGGTACGAACCTTCACTGGAACATAGATATTGAGGCACATACCGTTATAAAGGCTGGCCTGAGACGACTGAACCCAGAATTCGTCGTTCTCATACACTCCCTCAACAAACTCCTGCCCACGCTGAAGTACATAGGAAGATGAGTCAGAAAGGTCTGCCATGGCCGTAGGAACCGTGATATTGGCTGTCTTATTCGTGGCAGAGTTGGCCGTAAACGTCTGAACCGTAGTACCATTCTTCTGAATGGTGAGAGTTGCGTTATTGACAGTAGCCTGTGAAGGAATAAGAGACTGTATGTAGGTGGAAAGAGCGATATTTGACGAATTATTTTCCGACGAAACCGTAATTTCAGAAGCCTTTGGTAGATACAGGCGACCGTTCAGCTTCGTATATCCCCCAGACGTGGTATTATTAACCATAATGTACGAGCCGGTACTCTCAACCCCGATGTACACATTCCCCTCTTTCGTGGATGACGAGGGTTCAGACATGAGCTGGCCATTGTCTCCGTAATAGGAGCTATACGCCTTTGGTTCAATATGAAGGCCATACGCTCCCTGATAAATCTGACTGGAACGGTACTGCACATCGTATCCGCCACCAGTAGCCCCACCTTCGGCATGGGAGAAGATAGATGTACCATTTTTCAGGATCACTCTGTCACGAGTAATCCCGAACGAGCTTGTACCCACATCAGAATTCGAAGACAGAGAACCAAAGAAATCCTTGTTCCCAGTGATGTCTTGGTCAGTAGACAACGTGACATAATTTGTCAAGGAGGGGAGGTCTGCTGAAGTGATATACCCGGCATCGTTGTTAAGGTCAGAAACGTCCGTTGGGACAGTAGGAATTCTGGAGTCCACATAATCCTGTAACGAAATGTTGTTGTATCCTGAGGCAGGGCGAACATACACGTTCGTTGCCGTTGGAAGAATCAAGGCATCTGTGGTGATGTATATAGAGGAGTTTGAATAAATAGAAATCGAGGAATCTATGTCCACCCAAGCCCTAGAATCCCCGATGGACACGCTTCCGACTGTGGAAGAAACATTTCCAGATCCCTGCTGGGAGGTTGGACGGATCCTCAAGGTCGGGCCGTCTTGGAATATCTCAGACACGTAAACTCTCTGAAGATACCCCCCGCCACAGGCCGAAGTCTGAAGATCGTACAGAGTAGCCTCACCTCCAGAGAAAGTAATCTTCCTCTGTGTCACCCGCTCAGAGTCGTTTTCATCTTCAACCAGTCCTGTGTCAGACGAAAAGTCCCCGAGAAAGGTCTTATCCCCAGTGATGTCTTGGGCAGTAGACAAGGTGACATAGTTCGACAATGACTGATGGCTCGTCAGGAACGTGCTGTCCGCCTCAGTCTTGGTGTAGTAGTTGTTCGCGTCAAAGATGTCTGAGATCGGTACTGATATAGGGTTCTTGCCAGCGTCCGTATTGAACGTAATAACAAGATTCCCATTGGAAACCTCCGCCTGCGACACCATCCCATCTTTAATGAATGCCGTAGCATCTATTTCTGCAAGTGTAGTGTTTGCTTTGTTCTTGAGAAGAATCTTTTTGGAGTTCGAATCATACGTCCCGCTGTACACAGCTTCTGAAGCCAGAGCTTTGTTCGTTATCGCACTATCGCTATCCGTAATGAATCCTGAATCGTTCATCAGATCGGATACTTTGGTTGGCAAAGAGGAAGCCGTGATAAATCCAGAATCATTGGTCAGGTCACTGACCTGTGTTGGCAGGGACGCAGACGTGATGTACCCAGAATCATTCGTCAGATCTGATGTCTTGGACGGTATCGGCGGAATATCCGACGCAGTGATGTATCCAACATCATTGTTGAAAGAGGATACATTAGACGGAACCGTAGGATATGTTGGAAGATCGGAAGAGGTAATATACCCGGAATCGTTCGTCAGATCTGAGGTCTTGGATGGGATAGAAGGAATGTCCTGTGCTGTAATATACCCGGAATCGTTCGTCAGATCTGAGGTCTTGGTAGGAAGAGACGACGCCGTAAGGAACCCAGAGTCATTAGTCAAATCCGAGGTTTTTGTTGGAAGGGCCGCTGAAGTGATGTACCCAGCGTCGTTTGTAAAGGCACTCACCACATCGGGGACATTCGGGAGGTCTTGGGCAGTAATAAACCCAGAGTCATTCGTCAAGTCTGAAGTCTTAGTAGGAAGCTGAGAGGTAGTTGCAAACCCTTGGTTCGAAATGTAACTGGTAATTGCGAAGGTCGTAGGAAGATTCTCCGGAGTGTTCATGTCCGTCGAAAAGTTCTTTGTGGAGGCCGTGCCGAGATTGAGGGAAGAAATAGCTGTGGATATGGCGTTTATCGTCGAGGAAACAGAAGAATCCACATAATCTTTTACTGCGTAAGACGTGGGAAGGTGAACGTTATCTGCATTGACAGGAATGGAAGTCTCGAAGGCGAGAGAACCGGCTGAACCGAATGAATACGCGGCATTACCAATCTCGTACCCACCACGGAAGTGCGTAGAGTACACTCCACCATCCTTAGAGATCGTAAGGAGGTCGTGAGGGACAGGGCCTGTAATCGGAGTGTCCACAACATCCCCAGCTTGATCATTCCACAATCTGAGGGTATAAGTCTCAGTCTCCGTGTACTGGAACTTCACCATGTCAGCGACATTTGTTATGTTCTGGGCATACAGATCCACATAGGTCTTTACCGTGCCCGCCGGAGTGTCCGTAACCTGTTCCTGATAGAGAACTTTCCGCAAACGAATCCGCTCTCTGTAATCCTCAGTAGCAGAGTATGTGGCCGCCTGTCTACGTCCAATATCCGAACTTTCAGCATAATAGTCAGACAAGGCACGAGCCGCCTCATGCCACGCTCCGACAGGTGGCTCATTTGTACTGCCGAAAAACACACAGGAATCATCCACCAGCACATTGTAATGGTTCGACACGAGCTTTTGGTCAACTATTCCAGACACAAAAGCATAATTACTGTCGTATCTCTCCACGAATGACATGAGGAACTGATTAGTGCCATTCCTTGAACTTTCAAACCGAACACCGCCAAGCATGGTACGATGCATGTCAACGAAACGTAGAGAGGAGAACGGAGACTGGGTATTTAGATCCCCTCCAGTCTGAAGCTGGAAGTAAACGTTATCGGCATCCAGAGGAGATGAAACCTTGGTGATTCCGGTAAACACCTTCTGACCGGTAACGGTCTGATTCGTATCCACAGTGACATAATGCCCAAGGGAATCATTCACCGAGGAGAACATATCATGGATGATGCCTTGCGGGACGTAACTGTCAAAGTCCACCGACGGCTTGAAGATCCCATCAGTCTCTTCAAGATTGATCAAAAGATGAAGACGGGAATCGGCAATAATCGTCTCATCACACGATGCTCCCATCAAGCACACTTCCGAACCGCCGTCAGGAGTCACAAGAAGTAATATCGTGTGGCCGGTCGGATAATCATTCTGACCTTCAGGAATGGAAGAGAACCCATCGGCGATGACGTTCACCTCAGTACCAAGAGAGGCTATGGAAGGCAGAATACAATACGTGCCCTCTAAAGCATTCGAAGCTGTCATCCGGCTAATCTCGGACACAGACAACTTTGGTTCCGTCAGAAGCACTCGGACGGTGATATTGAAATCCCGCGACTTCAAACTGCTCAATAATGTACGCCCCTCAACGGATATTCCTGACCGATCTAATGCCATAACTCGCCTCTCTGTACGTATGTAGTCTATTTCCAGAACGTAATAGATGCACAAAAAAAGGCATCATGTGGGATGATGCCTTAAATTTGATACACGAGCTGTGGAACGGAGTCTACCCAATAATCTTCAAAGCCAGTAATCCGTCTATGGCTTTCTGTGCAACGTCACAGAAATGATCAACGTCATTCTTCGCCATTCGAAGGTCTTGAGGACTCTCTGAAACTTCCGCTCGATTGATAGAATGTTCTGCATCTCTGGATGCGGCCTGAACATAGTTCAGAAAAGACTTGGCGACACAGATGTCTTCCACTCCAAGACTATTGATGGTGTCCAGCAACCCTTCCATCTTCTTCATACGAGCTTCCTGTTTTCGTGTCTTACACAGTTCGGATTCATGCACTCTTTGCAACTTTCTCATAACCTGTCTCCAAAAACTTCACAAGGGAACTGACACACTGCAACACCCCCTTTCGCTTGTCGGTACGCTCTACCCTAAGCCGTATGGGGCAATGGATTTCCAGCATGTCTTCAATCATGTCAGGAACACTCAGTACATAGTGATGAAGTGCCTTACCATCTTCCTCTACCAAAGAATACAAACGAAACGCCTTTCCGAACTTGTCCGTGCCGTCAGCCACGAAACTCCACCTTGAATACACCACATCCCGAACCCCGGTGACAGGCGTGTAAACAGGAACCCCGCGATCCCGTTTTTTACCTCGAACCAAACCCATCTGATTCAAGGCCGTCCGAAAGATTGATACGAAGAGGCCCAACATCTCTTCAGGAACCCCCTTCTTGGTACTCAAGGCTTCAATCAAGGACACTAGAGATTGCCCATACCGAAGAGATGAAGGGGATTTGAGGTAACGTTCTGCATACTGACCAATAGAGTTCAGAACTTCTTTGGCGTAATCCATAAGAGTAGAACTATCCTGACCCTCCATCTCAGGAGCAGTGCCCTCGGTAAGGTGCTTTAAGACCGCCCCGTAAGGGTCTGAATGACCACTCAGCACAAACCACGTGACATACAGGCATGTTTTGGCCAACGGAAGAACACAAACCTCACTCTGTTCAGACATCAAACACCTACCAAGCCGAAAAGCGTTAAAGAAGCAACTGCGTAAGACAACAGTGACACACTGCACAAAGGCAACGTAAGGTTTGATAAAGACCCTGCCTCATGTGGTACAATGCTCACGGTACCCGTAAATCCATAAATGAGAACTTACGGGTACCAGCTCACTTCTCTTCTTGATTCATTTGTCGCCTACGTCCCGCCTCGAACCATGACTGCGGATAGTGCCCATTCGCAACCTTATACTGTTCGCGGACGACACCGCAAACGTCCGTAACACCATGTTCGTGCAGTGCAGATTCCTTTCCTACGTTTGGGTCGTTCTCCCACGCATTCCTCCTCCATGCCTGCACCTTTGCGTCCTTCGTACCTTCTATCCATCTCTCGGTCGCGTCGTTGTACTCCTGCCTAACAATGCTGTAAACGACCCAGTGTGAGTTGCCGTAGATGGAAAGCATCCTGTCGATTTGGGCGATCTCGAACCGCATCTCGAATCGGTCGTTCAGGCCAGTGGGTGTCCACACGATGATTGTGCCGTCCTTCACGCGTCCTCGAAATCCAGTGTTGTTTCTTCGCTTCATGTTGCGCAAATCTCCATTTTTCTCCACATGTTCAAAAAGTGACAACACGCTTATAAGTAAGGACGCAGTTCACACATACGTAGAAATCCGCTCACTGCTTCCTTATTCATCTGACAGAGTTCCGTGCCTACCATGTCAAATAAACGTCTTGAAGCCACATAAGAATCGTCGTCATGGTGTTTATCGAGCAGATATACCACACGACGAATTCCTGTTTGGATGATAGCTTTTGCACATTCATTGCATGGGTACAAGGTACAGTACAATGTGCACCCCTTTACGGAAACAATAGAGTTGAGGATGCAGTTAAGCTCTGCATGGACGACGTATGGGTATTTTGTGTCAAGCCACACACCCTCTCTTCCTGAAGGAAGTTGCTCGTCATCCACACCCTTTGGGAATCCATTGTACCCAGTTCCGACAATGTGGTTATCTCCATCGACAAGCACAGCACCCACTTTCGTGTTGAGGTCTTTACTTTTCAAAGACGTAACAAGTGCTATGGACATGAAAAATGCATCCCATCGTTCCTGACTGTTAAACTGTTCAGTGTCTTCTGACATAAATCCTCTACCCTTCAAGAATCAGTCCTCATAAGGACTGAAATAAACTCCGCACACTCTTCATAATTTCCGTCGAAATCATCGAGAGTCCGTCTGACAGTTCAATCGGTTCGATGCATCGACTTTGCCTACACCGTGATTAGAGATGTCTGGAAACAAGGATCGTTGGGCACGATCCTCGTAAGCATTCGCCGTGCTCTGGATCGTAGACTCAAGATAGGCGGTAAGTTCAGGAAGCTCTCGGCTGGTTTGTAACACTTCATCGAACCCGAACGCAGACGCGTATAAGCTATTTATCGAGCGTTCCACGGCATGGAAATTCTGGTACACATCATCACACAACCCCTTCTGAGATACTACTCCAGAAAAGGATTCCGTAAATACCTTATAGAGGCTCAAAGTGTCCTGATCCGACAGAGGAAAGGGTGCATAAGGCCGTAACGGAAAACTCGCCAGAGGTGAACCGCATGAATCTGAACTGTATGAGGAATACAGGCTTACAGAGTTCAGCTTCTTGGATACCACGCAATAGAACGTGGTGGGAAGCACAAAATGAGTGCCGTTGCTTGCCTGAGTAAGAATCCCCGGACGCGAGAAATTCCTCATCTGCGTGAATGAAGCGTAACTATGAATAAGCATCTGAGAAAATGCCTCATAATACTCAGTCATTCCAGAGAGCTTTTTGACCGGGAACTCCATCGCGGTGTATGAACCTTCACATGGAAGACTGCACACCAGAGGGGACTTTCCAAAATCCTTGCGAACATTACGCAAGGATTTTCGGCTCTGGACAACATCTCTCGGTGCCCATCCAGAACGGCTTTTGACACGTATCTTTTTCATATCTACTCACTCCATATTTATCAGAAAGTTCAAGTGGTTAGCCATCCTTGCTACATGTACAGTATAACATGATGTTCAGTTCTTCTCGGAATCAGCACCATTAAAGTCCTTCAGGCAGTCCATGTGATCTGCGAACATGGGGGCGTCCTGTGTTCCATACTGCTGTCCGGCAGTATAAATCTCAAGGCTGTCATTCGCACGTGACACGGCAACATACGTGGCCTGTGAGGCAGACTTGGAATTGAGATTGTAGTTCTTGCTAGGAACATACTCCCCTTGACGAGTGTCAATCTTTCCAACATCCCCATACACAACCATCACTTTTTTCCACTCAAGGCCCTGAGCCTTGTTGACGGTCGTGGCATAGTTCGGGGCAAAGTGTCCAATGAAATCACCCCAAGAGATCCTTGCGGACTTCATCTCAAGAGCGTCTCCCTTGGCCGAAGAACTGATGTCCCTAGGAAGCATCTGACTTTTAATCAGCACATCCCCACCATCCATAATCGCGAGACAGGATTCGTTGCGAAGAAATTTCTTCGAGTAAGTAATTTCCAGAGACGGACTCGAACCCTCACCAAACTTGAAGTTCTCCAAAGGTCGTACCCTGATGGCCCGCTTGGACATACGGTCACGAATCCATGCTTCGTTATCGCGCCACATTTCAAAGTAATTCCAATCCCCACGTTTGGGCATATAGAATATCGGAAGCATGTCGTGTTCATCATCCTTGAGAGCAGACTCCATACGAAGCATGTTTATCAGGCCAGCGCACGCATTACTTCCTGTCACGACCATCTCCCCATCTTCAGGAGTTCTGTGTACATACTCCTGAAGATCTACATCATCTACACGAAACCGAGTAAAGTTACGGGATCTGGTACCAGCCACATTCCACACGAAGTCAATCAAGTCATTCGAGCTTGCGCGGTGGTTCTCCGTCAACTTGGTCACTGGATAATTCTGCATAAGCATGTACAGGAGATTCCCTCGGCCAAGGAAAGAACCTATCTGACTAATGTCTCCCATGCACACAAAACTTGCGTCCTTATCCAGTGCCATCTGAGCAATGGAAATGAACGTGTCAAGCTGTTCGAGGCCCCACTGGGAAAGCTCATCAATACAATAAACATTATATGCGGAAACCCATGAATGCATCCTAGCGGTATTCGCACACAGGTTGTACATCGTAATCGAGCATGGTGTCGTAGGGCAACCTGCAAGATTTGCACGACGCGCCCCATTCAAGGCCACCAGTGTGGACAGAGACACCATCAGATTCTTACCACCATTGAAACTCGGAACGAACCAATCCTCAATAGCTCTATGCGTCTTGCCCGTCCCGGCGAGCCCGACGTAAATCCCAAGACGATTCTCTTTGTTCAGAGTGTCAAGAATACGACGAAGCATCTTGAGTTTCTCTACGGTTTTAGTCTGAACAAATCCACCTACACCACTCTCACACACGCGGGTACACTGCTCTTTAACGGCCTTATTAAAGGCTTCACGAAGTTCATCAACATTGAGTTTCACGCCATGAGAAGCATAGTAAGAGATAATGGATGTAGAGGTATCGCCGCCCACCAGAGCTTGAAACTTAGCCCTAAGTGCATCCGGGGTAGAAGAAGCACGACAACGATCCCATTCCTCATACGCCGCCCCAACCGAACCGTCGGAACGTTTCACATAACAATTCTTTTTGAGAAGGTTGGGATTGCTGAACACCTCATCCAACAGGTACTCAATCAGCTCATCGCCTTGAAGGGCACAAAATTCAGTTACTCCTTCGGCGATAAACTTCAGGAAGCTACGCTTGAAAATGGCACGGCGTAAGGTGTTCGGACGTTCTGAAAGGTGCGTGATATCCTCCAACGACACGTACTTTCTCGACACTCTTTCCGAATTGAGGATATCCCACCCGAGTAAATCCAGTTTGTCGTCCTTTGCGTCGTATCCAGAGGCAAAGTCAGCCACCACCTTGTCGATTTCCTTGTCCTGCGACATGGTATTCTTATACTGCAACAGGTCATTCCGAAAATCTCGGATGGTCTTTTTCGGCTTCAAAACCTTCTTGCTCTTTTTCGCAGATTTCATCGAATCTGCCAAAGTACCTTCACCTTCAGAATCGAAGAGACCAAACCCTTCCTGAAACACACTACCAAGATCTATATCGAAATTTCCGCTCATGGTCTACCCTCAACAGTTCGTGAAAAAGTCTCACAAGAGACTCACAGAACATACCACAGATTCATCCAAAGACGGGATTCAGCACCACAAACCAACAAAAAATCCCGCATCACTGCGGGATACATTCATGCGTCGGAGTCATGGAAATGAAATATCTTCAAAGGTTTCGAGTATGCCTCATATCCGGCCCATGGCTTGTCCTTGTAATCGTGATTGTAGACACTCGGACCAAACCTTCCCCAATCAGAGACGTTGTAGCATGAAGAGAAGGTAGGCTTCCCGTTGTACATATCACCATGTGCTCCAGCCCGCTCCATCTCCCACACAACCGTCCGAAACAGCGGTACACCAGTCTTTCGTTCCCTCACCACCAAATCCATACGAGCGTGGCCATTCTCATCGAACAGCTTTTCCCACACATCAAAGGCTTCATCATAGGACTCACTGGTAAACACCGTCTGTACAGGGGAGGCAAGTTTAAGCTCAACCACCTCATACGACATGAAATGTGGATTCTCTTCTCTTCCCATTACCCACCTCTATCACAGAACCAGCTTGGCCAATTCTTCTTCGTCTAACACCTCGCAGTCCGAAATTCCCTTATCTGGACGCCACGCTTCAATCGTACAATGGGTAAGACGCTTGTTCACCCCTGAAATATCCTGACCGGACAGTGTGGCAACACGACCATAAAACTCCTGTTTGAGGCAAGGTTTCCCGTTGGCATCATAGTCCGTCATCTCTACACGCAAGTCCTGAGGGATTCCAGCCACGCGCCCAATCTCTCGTATAATCACCCGACCATCTGCTTGCTTGACCTGACAAGAGAAGATCAAACCTCCGATGTAATTCTCATTGGCCTTACCCTGTGTGGCTTCTGTAAACCCGGTAATCCATGCATCCAAATCCTTGGCCAGATCACACTTTACGGTACGTTTGAGTTTGATCATGTCGTCAGAGCGCGATGTCGTAGAAGTGTACGGTGCGTCGGTACGCTTGGCGACTATGCCCTCCCGTCCCTCACGCAACATCCTCTCATAAAACTCCCGCTTGTTCGTTAAAGTGTACTCGTTGATCATACACATGAACCCAGCATCTTTCAATGCTTTCGCGAGCTTCTCAGCATGAACATGACGTTCCTTCCACGGAAGAGAACGAATATCCACCCCGTCATACAGACAATCGAAGATGACGAACATCAACGGATTATTCTTCTGAATCTCCAAACTCTGAGCAGGATCCAAGGAAAGAAGTGCGGACGTGGAGTTTAGCTGGGACGTACACACCTTCCGTGTAGCAGTGTTTGAGTTTGTAGAGATCACCTCACAATCCAGAACAAAAGAAGTGTCGGAGTGAAAGTTGCCGAAGACACGAACATTGTTCCGATACGAGATGGGTAAGAAATCATCCACACTGTTATGACGGGAGTAGAAGTCAAACTTTTGAGTATCCGCGTCAAACAGGACTACCGCCCTGTTTCCGTCGATTTTCTCTTCCACTGCATATTTGCCATCGTTCTTCCAGATCGCTATCTGGGTTGCCTCTTTGCACTGTGCATATCGCTTGCACAGCATCGGACAATCCATCGTAAGCATAAACCTAAGCGGAAACGGAACGTTCTCAGGTTCACCGTACTGCTCGACCAAATAATCCGCACGCAAGGCACGAATGAAATCTTCCTTCTTGAACTTCCCATTCTTGCCGGAAGGGGTAACAGACAAACCTCTTGTCAGACATTCATCCGACAACTGCTCCAAGGTACGCGTCGATTCCAAAGCCATAATTACACTCTCCTAACAAAGTCCAACAAAGCACCCACACGACCCAACGCCATAATCACCCGCCACACGAACCACCACCTCCACATTTAGGCTCGTACTCCCGATTGACCGTGGAAGGTGGCGGGTAGTGGCTGATCTCTTTCCAAGAGGACACATCATACGGATTCTTTGTTCGTGCGGTCAAAAGCTCTGCCAAATTTCTAAGATCGGGTGGGATGGAATTTTGAGAACGAAAGGCCGTGTTTAGAACACTGATCACATGCTGACAGACATCGCTCTCATGCAAAGCATCCCCAACATACGAAATCAAGGTAGGGGAGTCGATGTCCCAATCCAACCGAACTGTGCCGTCAGGAAACACCACAATGTCGTTTATGAACCCATAGTTTCCTTTCCGAATAAAGGTGGAAGGCAGTCCTCGGTGAAACCTAACCTCGTATGGAGTATCTCCGAGCCTATTGTAATGGAACACAAAGGTATCACATACCAAACATCCGCCACTTCGGACATACGAAAGGGATGGGGACTCAAATAGGTGCCCAAGGAAGGCGTTGTTGATGGTGTGTAGTTGTTCTTCAGATAATTTCCTATAATCCCATCTGAAATTCAGCGAGGAAGAGAACTTCGAGGCAACTCCAACAAGGTCTTCAGCATCCTTCGAGCTAAAATGAACAGAAGACTCCTCATCTACCAGCCGGTTGATACGTACTGGCACCCAACTGTTCACCTCACTTAAAAACGCGGCGTCATCATCACGAAACACAGTTTCGACATGTCTCGAAACATTGATGCCACACAGGTTCCTCCGATACTTAGAAATGAGGTCTATGGCATCCTTGGTCTCAATGCCTTTTGGAAATGATGTGTTGATGAACACCTTTTTACCATGTTTTGAAGCCACTTGAAGAATCTGCTCAAGACCTTCAAGATTTGAAAACGGCTCACCGCCGGACACAACAACCTCACGAATCCCTGTTAAACACATTGATTCCAAAGACATCAACACCTTTGGCAGAGAACACTCCATGGAGCTATAAAATTCCTTGGAAGTACAAAAAGGGCAATGCTTGTCACAATCCCAAGGAACGAATACGGTCACGCTCAAATTCGACCTACCAACCAAAAATTTCATCACACATTCCCTCCATTACCATGTTCCGTCAGTGAACATCTCGCGGTCCAGATACCACTCCTTGTTGTCATGGGCACCGTACTTCTTAAACCGTTTCGTCTTGGTGTCGAAGTACTCTCCGCGTTCTGTCTCAGTGTACCGAATATACGGACAAGCCTCTTTGAAAGCCTTTTTGCGAATGCCGGACATGATTCCGCTGAAGCTACGCATCGAAGGAAACGGCGAATCATTGTCGAACTTCAGCCCGGTGGGTCTGCAACAAATCCAGCCCTTAGACGGAAACGGACGACACGAATAGGCGAACATCCGCTCATCGTGTTCAGCACTAATCTCAGCACAACGCACAAGGTAATCCAGAGCCGTAATCTGCTTGTCCGTATATCCGTCACGTTTCAGAATCTGTACCGTCTCAGGCTTCAACATAGCTACCTCCACAACATCGAAGGATTCCCGGCCCGACCATCGAACCGGCTGACGGGTAGAAGTATAACACAGCCTTTTGAACGTTCTCGGTTCAGCACCACAAAAGTAATGCCATCAAAACGTAATGGTTTTGAGGTTCATGCCATTCGTATTCAGGTAATGGCAAATGTAAAGGAAAGCCTCGCAACAGTCGTGACAAGGTGGTCTTACTCTGTTAGTTTTTGAGACCACAGGCACTCCCCATCCAGCCGCCAAGAACTTCTCAAGAAGTTTCGTTGCGCGATTCACTGAATCCGTCTTCGTATAATCGCGCTTGGAATGAATAGTGCGCAACGTCGAGGGATTGTAAGTGTGTATCACCGAATCATGTAAACGCTCAAAAATCATGGAGTCCAAAGCATACAGAGCCGGGGACATCGAACTGGCTGGCAAAGGCTCTTCCATAATGACTCCGACAGATCCAAAGGAACGAACCCAATCAGCCACGTCGTTCGCAAGAGCAAAGGCAGACTCAAATACGGCATGAAAGCCTCGCTTAACCTCTCCATCCACCGAGGCTTTCCCAGTCATAGGATGTGAAAGGGTATGAAACACAACCCTCTTACTTCCATCCTGCAAGACAGCACACAGTCCAGTTCGCGAGTAAGACGGGTCGATCCCTATGAGAGTGTACGGCAACATCAGTCCTCCGATCCATCACAGTCGGAAAGATGCTCAGGAAGGATAATCACAGTACTAATCCCCTCATTGTCGAACGAGATCATGGACATGTTCTCAACGCGCATACCAGACAGTACCTGCTGTAAAGACAGAGATTCATTATACGAGCGAACCCACACCATGTCCTTGCCATCCCCAACTACCTGCACGGAACCGGGATAAACATAGCTCGGAATAAAATCCGTGGAATCCTCGATGTACTGCAACACTTCTGACTTTTTCATAAACACTCCAAATGATTACAGGCCGAAATACGAGATGAGCTTTTTCAAAAGCCTCACTGAATAAGACGCCAATCGCCTCCACCGTTTCCAAGTCCGTTATTCCAAGACGTTCCACGGGAAGTCCGTTCGGACACACGATAACATTTATCGCGGAATGAGGCCAGCGGGTTTCTCTTGGTGTCGGAGTACACATGATGTATGACGAGGGCCGTCGGATTGCTACTGCGATCAGGTAGAGGATCGAAGCACCCATAATACTTTTTGCTGATGTCCATAACGATAACTCCCGTCACGGTGTAATGTTCAGTACAAAAAGAACTACCCTTGACAAGGGCCAAGGGTAGTTCTTTTACTGTTTAGATTTGGGAGCCTTCGTGAAAACCTTACGGTCACGCTTTAGAGCGAAAACTCATCCTGAAGAGCCTTCACATTCACGGCGTCACTACCGATAGAAGGTGCTCTCGGAGTGGCAGGAACGGAACTTCCAGCCGTTTGAGGATTCTTGAGGAAGTCCTCAAACTTGTTGACATCGAACTTGCTACCGATTGCATCCCACAGATGCGAGATGTTCTCCTTCAGAGTTCGCTGTACATACTCAAAGACTTCAGGAACCTGCTTGTACAGGCAGTTGCCTACCGGGGACATGCTCTCCAGTCCACCGGCAAATTCCCCGGACGTGGCCACAAGAGACCAGTCTTGAGAAATACCGGCAGGGCTTGCAAAGGAATCAGCCATTCGTTTGTTGTACGTGGAGGCATGAATCGACAACACCTTCACCTTGACAGACTGAATCGAGACTTCCTTCAGAGAAGCACGAACAGGGTCGGCCACCAAGTACTCCACAACAGGGAACAGAACACGGGAAGAGTCCTGAACATCGGGAACCGATTTCAGACGCTTGCAACACTCACCGCCATCGCACAGCACGTTGCCAAAGTTTTTAACATAATGCTGTTTGAAGGCAAAGCCACCGTTCATAAGGAACGCCACACGAACCTTACGAGAGGGGTCCAGTTTCAGACGCTCAATTTTGAACGTCTCCATAACCGCGCCACCCACCACAGGTGCTATGGCAAACCCGGCATCCTTGAGAGCCGCAGTAAAGTCGATGTTCAAACCTTCCAAAGTCGCTAATTCTGACATAATTTTCCTCACAGTAAAAGAAGAGAAAAGAAAGTAAAAGAAAAGAGCACGCATGTCTGGGCGGTACCGTTCCCAAACACCCGATGAGCAGACTATAACACAGAAAATAAAAAATGGGTATCTCAGCACCATAAATTTCGAAGGGACTGGATACCCATGATTCTACAAGCCAAGAACGGAAAGTTTACTTTGCCGGAGCTTCAGACGGTTTGGCATCGTCTGCTTTTGGAGCTTCAGTCGGGTTCCCTGAATCATCGGCTTTAGCTTCATCCGCAGGTTTGTTATCCGAAGGCTTTACCGCGTCTCCATCTTTTGCTCCATCAGACGGCTTGGATTCGTCCGCCGGGCTGGCTTCTCCAGCTTTCGGAGCTTCCTGTGCTTCAGCAGGTTTTGCCTCATCCGACGTAGAAGCAGGATCAGCGACGACACCTTTGTTGACACACGAACACATAAGAACTGCCAGTAAAGAAAAGAACGCCAACTTGCGCATAGTATCACCTTTTCGTAAAAGACCGAAACACCACGCTCGGTCTGAGTAAAGTCTCCCCCGATGCCTTGGTTGGATATAGACCAAAGGTCTGAAACTTGTCCGTGTCTATTCGACGTGGTATCCAACCCACGTCAGGGGGCACCAACTTGGGGCAAAATGGAGTAAAACCATTATGAACACTAAACAGATAAAGTCCTCCCTTACCACGCTGTGCATGACACTGGTAATTTTGTGCGGTCTTACAAAGGACTGTTTCGCAGACTCGTTTACCACCTACATGGAACGGTGTGAACCGTACCGAGAAACCATAGAACGTATCCTTACAGAAGAGGGAGTTCCAGTCGAGTACTTTGCGCTTCTACTTGCGGAAAGTGGATGTGACCTGAACAATCAGTCGGAACGAGGGGCAAAGGGAGCGTGGCAACTCATGGGACCGACCGCACGCACTTATGGCGTCAAAGATCCGTATGATCTGGAGCAGTCAACGAGAGGCGCGGCCAGATACCTGAAATCCCTCATCGACCGTTTTCACGATATGCGCTGGGTCATCGCCGCCTATAATGCTGGAGGAACGAACCTAAAGCGCGTCACCGGATACCCGAATGCAGAATTCTCGTATGTGAGAAAGGTTCGCCCGGAAGCCTACTACTTGTCCATCAAGGTTCAGAACTTCGTGACCAGAATCAAAGAGTACGACAGAGAGAACGCTGGCAAACAAAAAGCCTCCGATACAGCAAAACTCACAAACACCGTAGAAGATCGCGTGTAGTCAACGTATGAAACCTTCCGAAAGTCCGCTAGACTGCAAAGAGACACAGGCAGTGGCCTGTGACATAATCCGGTACATGTTTGCCTATGCATCACTACACAAAGGACTTTCTGGAGATGACCTTGAAGGATTCTCCGAGAACATAAAGTCTTGGTACACCGCACCAAGACTTTACAAGACACCATCCATCGTTACCGTTCATGCAAAGTACCTAGGGTGGTTTTCCTTCAAAGACGAGAAGGAAAAACAAGAGCTGGTTCAATGGGCAAGAGAACGCGCCACACAATATCACAATATAGCAAAGACGTATGGCATCGACCCCATGTCTTACACAGTAATAAAGATTTGGAAAGATACCCGGAAATGGTAACAGAGAGGTAATTGGTTATGAGAGAACGAAACATCAAAAAGTGGACTGCGGAAGACCTCAACAAGGAACTTCATGTACAAACCCTCGGCCCGGTCGAGAACTTTCTCGCCAAGGAAGGATATTCCGCTGAAGACCTGATGCGTCCCATCGGCGACGAACAATCTGGTCAGGTGATTACCGAATCCGTGAAACATGCTGAAATCCGCATGAAGCATGTTATCAAACAGAGTGTGATGGAAAAGAAACCCCCGAGAAGAAGATCGCGATCCAAGTAAGAAAAAGGCCAGTCGAAATGACTGGCCTTTTTCTTTATGCTTCCCCGATAGAGTTGCCTTGCTTCACGAGGCGAATACCTCCGAGACGTTCCACCAAATCCGTGTAGTACACGTTGTTCTTGCTTATGTACGACTTCACAGCATCCTTCCCACGGAACTGCACCTCCACACCATCAATACCCTCAAGCGTGTAGAAAGAACCTCTCTGCTTGATCCTGTCATTGTTCTCCAAGGCATCGTACAAAGCCGAGGCGTTGGATACACCACGTCCAAAAACAATCGTAATAACCTTCGGCACCCCGGAAGCACAGAAACGATTCTTCTTTGTCTTGATGATACACTCACTGCCATACTCGATAGGCTCCGCGTAACCCTTGACGGTACGCTTCAGCTTTGACTTGGGCTTCATCTCGATGATGATGTCCATGTAATGCTTTTGGGCCTCACCTCCGGCGGCACTGTCCTGCGCACCGTACTGCGTGAACTGCTTTCGGTTCTGCGCGATGAAAAAGATGGTTTTGTCCGTACCGGTAAACAGAGAGCGGAATCGTCGAAGGAAGTTCGATGTGTACCTAGCATGAATAGCCATTGTCTGGCTCTCGCTGGCAGTCTTGTCGATCATGCTCTGCGGGGACACCGCCGTCAAGGAGTCGATAAAAATGAAATTCAGAGAAGGGTCGTTCAGCGTCTCCACAAGAAAATCATCCACCTTCTCAAAGGTATCGTAGGTCGTGATCGGTAGAAACATCTTGTTTGTAACGTAACGAGTCAGACCAAAGCTGTCGATCTGTTTCTGGTTAAGGCCCCGTTCCGAGTCGATGTACGCACAACGGTATCCCTGCTTACACAGATTTTTCGCAACGAACAGAAGCATGGAGGATTTGCCGGTATAAGCTGGTGCCGTCACCTCAATAAAAGTACCCATAGGGATTCCGTCCCCATTCGACAGAACAGCATCAAGAATAAAACTACCTGAAGAGACATACTTTTCCGGACGCAAGGCTTCCTGCATGAGCTTGTCATACAGCTTCTGATTCGCCTGAGGCAGACTCTGGAACGCATCCAAAGCTCTTTTATCCTCGTCACTCCAAGGCTGGTTCTCTTCCACCACTACATCCGATCCCGCGTCTTCGTCAGTAGTAATTTTCACTTCAACCTGATTGTTCTCATCATCTGTCTCGGTCAATGTCTCTTCAACTACCGGCTCTCCGATATCTTCAAGACGTTGAGTATCCTCCGTTACTTTAGCTGGAGTCTCTTTTGTTTTGGTTTCAGCCGACTTCACGGTGCCACGCTTGGCCGTTGTTTTTGTGGACTTGTTCTCAGAACCTTCGACACGTTTTTTAGGCATAGCTCTCTCCAAAGAAATGCAGTTCCCCAACTCCATAAAACCAAGAAGTTGGACAGGAAATCATAACACGAAAATACCAGAAGAAACGGATCAGCACCATTAAAAAATCCCGCTACTTGGCGGGATTTTGATCATAAACAAATCTGACAAGGAATGGTCATGGTCTCGCGCATGGATTTGATCTGTGCCCACAAACCACGTGCGGCATCAAGTATCTGTTCAGGAGTTCTGTCCTCATCCCAATCCAGCGTAATAACATGACTGAATCGAGATAGGTTCGAGGTAAGTTCATGGTACTCTGCAATCAGGTCAGACATGTAGGAAACAGGAATCGAGCTTTCACATGAACGGCCAGCCTTCTCACTCATGCGTTTATTCAGTCGAATGATGGCTTTCTCAGGGGAAACGTGAAGATACACAAACACCTGAGGATACATGATCTCTCTGGACATGTTATGGAAAAGCTCAAAGTAGCAGTCGGCCTCTGCTTTCGTCAAATCCCCAGACTTCTCCAACTTGTTGACAAATATACTGTCCGACCAGATGGAGCTGTCGGCAACAGAGTTCTCACCGGACATTGCCAGTGACTGGGCAAGACGTGTTTGCTCCAGCCTCTTGTTCAGAAGATAAATCTGAATGGTAAAGGCCCAGCGCGGAATATCTTTGTAGTACAGAGCAAGAAAGGGGTTGCGATCCCCTTCGTCATCCTCAGTGGCCGGTTCGAACATCGTTCTGCACGCCTTATGCGTGTCTTCCTCAATGACTCTGGCAAGGGCCTTACAAAACGAAGTCTTGCCAGCCGAGATACATCCAATAACGGGAATGTGGATGCCGGAAGGATAAGCCACAGAACGAAAATTGGAAATGGTCATAAACAACTCCTGTATGATGGTGTAGACAGACTTGTACCCGAAACCAATATCCCAAAACGCGAGTACAAATCCATTGACAAGAAGCCTAGCCAAAAAGTTTGATTCACATTACACGGGAAGACCGTAGTTCTCTCCAGACTTCTGAGCCACCCACCAAGCAAATTCTTCAACAGTTGTGTCATCACGCAACCACTTGTCCAGCTTTGAAGATTCAATCATAGCGCACAATACTTCTCCCCAAAGTTCAGGAGTGTATCCACACACAGGACAAATTTTTGACTCCCCGTTACTCTTTTCACACTCGTACCTGTCCACTACGGATACACATGAGGACAGAACACGATAAGCCATGCGCACATCACGGAACCCACATTCTTCACAAAGATCGTCGAAGTCCATACCGTACATCTTTGCCCTCATATAGCATTCCCGTAGTGTGCTTGCATTTTCTGACGACACGTTCAGTTCAGAAGTGAGACGCGCCGTAACACGTCTGGATGCCATGTTCGTAAGCCACCGTTTGAGATCTTTGTAAGCATCACTTCGGAAACAGTTACGCATCCATTTCGTGTTCAGAAGTTGTTCAGCACGGTATCGCCCATCTCTCAGGATACCGAGCTGTTTCTTACATGTGGTCTCCGTATAGGCTACGATCTTCTCTCGCATTGCGATATTTGAAAGACGGCCAAGGGCTTCAGCCTCTCTCCGGGAAGAAATCTCTGCCTTCTTGCGATTGAGGATTTCAAGACCGGCCTGAAAGTCAGCATTGTCTTTCTCGTGTGCTTCCTTCTCTGCGACGAGAGCCTTTTGTGCGGCCTCTCGCGCTTCTTCCGAGGCTACCAAAGCCTTCAAGGCTTCAAGGTATGTTTTTGGTAGTGCCGTATAACCCCCAGTCTTTCGGATAGAAGGGATGATCTCGTCAGCAACTTTTGCCTGAAAAGCCTCAGCAACGGAGTTCTTCGCTTTCATGCAGAGACGGTAAAAAATGTTCTCGGGAATATAGTAATCATGCGGGTTTCCGTTTTCCACACTAATGTGGAAAGACAAATCAGCAAGGTATTGCTCGACTCTATCCCACATAACGTACATTGCGCCGTTCTTTTCTCGTTCAAAACCAAGCCCCCGGGCCACGTCTTCGATGTGCAGGAACGCAACACCGCCCTGCTCATAGCCACGGACACCACAAATCGTAAGAACTGCCAAATTTGCACTCACTTTACTCTCCTTTTCAATCCCACAAATCTAGGTAATGTTTGGACATCAGAGAGAATCCCTCATCACGAATCTTCTGATTCTGCTCACGTTCCTCAGGCGATGAATCGTAACTGGACATCTCTACCAAAGAAATATAAAACGCTTCTCGAATCTTCACAAGCGTTTCCTTCCACTCATCCTCAGTCATACTTGGAGCAAAGGAAACCCCTTTCTCTATCCATTCCGTCAGAGCCGGTATTGCAAATTGGGCCAGCGTTACACCAAACTCCCAACACGCCGACGGAGTGGGCTTCCCAGACAACATGTCGAACACATAGTCCATAGGGTACCACAAATCCAGTTTACGGGCCGGGACAGGGTTACTATATCCAAACGGAACCCACAAACCGAAGGTGCATTCCAAATCATGGGTACGAACATACTCAGACAGATCTGGGTCTTCCTCCGGATTACGGCAATAGGAACAAATGCAGGTAAGACCGTCTTCCATGCGAACCATGAACTTACCTGCGTATGGATTCTTTTCAGAGGAGTCCACAGTACTCGACCGGACTGAAGGGTAGATGCGGGAGATCTCGTTCCAACGAAAAGATTCAAACGACATAACAGACCCCAGACTTACAGAGCGCGGAAATATGCCGTGAGGAAACTCAGGTCAGACGATTCGAAATCCCGAGCATTCAACAGACTCACGATCACCGTGACGAATACGTTGAATCGTATAGGCATCGACATGTCCTGCCCGTACAGAAGGTCGCCCAACTGAAGAACCCCAACGCAGGGCACATCCACACCCTCAATGTCATCCTCAATATCGTGATACCCATCCATGTCTTCAACAGGGAAGAACTCCAAGCCACAAACAGGAAGTGTATTGAGAACAAGCTCAAAACCTTCCTGCAACTGCTCCTGTGTGGCAATGTCGGACAGAAACTCCCGTACTCCGTGGCTGGCATAGAACGAGTACACGCCGCGATTCGTAAATACCGTATAATCAAAGATGCCAGAATCCTCCTTCTCATCACATTCCAGAGGGCGATAAGAACAACCCAACACTATGCCGTCAAAGGTGTAATGAGGCATCTCTGTGATCACATGTTTTTGTTCACGTACAGTGAACGTTACATCATGTTTATCTGGGTCTAAGTTCACGTACTGAGGCTTGCTAGATTCTTCGATGAACGGAATGTCTTTCATACCCATGCAGATCAGGTTCGGAGTCCTGCTTCTGTCGGGCTGGTCTGATCTGTCCGAAAGTAAGTCGCTGACGGTAGGACAGGTACAGTGCATAAACAGCCCAGCAGGGTCCTCGTCAGAATCCGGAGAAGGTCGTGAAGCATCATCGTCTGGGGATTCGTCAGGATACTCCTGTACGGGATCTTCGTCATCAAAGGCATTTTCATCGGGATCGTCTTCAACACCGTGTCTATGAAGCATGAGGTAATCTGCATCAGAGTCTCCGGAGCTGTCCGGATCATTCGAGGCGTCCTCACACTTGGACACAACGTCAAATGCTTTCATGGAATCCTTGAGAACCGCCTTCGAGAACCCAGCACCTGCACCCCTTGATTCATTCGCTTTGCGAGCATTCTTCCTGAACCACTCATCGGACTCCAAAGCCTGTCTCTGTTCTTCGGTCATCGAAGCGATCCTAAGAGGCTTGTTGTCAGGTTCAGTCATCTCGGACACACCAGAAGGAACACACACTTCTTCAGGCTCTGAGGACATGTCTACAACTGGGTCTTCCGACGTATCCGATACCCTTTCCTTACGAGACTTCATAGAGTTCATCCTCGGTTTCTTGCGAGGAGGTTCCACGTCTTCGACAGTAAGGTACTCTGAAGGGAGCTTTGCCAGCCGAAAAGGTTTTTCCTCAGGAACCTCAGGATGTACTGCTTCGGTACTCGACGGAACCTCACATACGGTGTCGCTTTCCATCACCGCCGTTTCCGTAGACTCGCTTAACTGAATCGGAACATCAGACACAGGGGCATCAGGTGCATCCGAAGATTCAACCACCTCCGACACGACCTCTGAAGCTACACTATCCACGACCTCTGATTCAGGAATGACTTCAACTTTTTCCACGCGCTTTTTTCTCGCCATAACACCTCTCCAAAAATCACAGAATAAGTCCGACAGGACAAGACCACACGTACACCATGATAGCACGCCAAAGGACACACCAAGTCTTTCAGCACCACAGAAAAATCCTTTGCAAAGAGTTTGAATTGGCATTACAAGGCAACTCGGTCATGGCACAACTCCTAAAAGGCATGTCAAGAAAAGCCCCGTGAGAAATCATGGGGCTTTTCTTTTACCCCAGCCCGCCGAAAGAACACAACCAAAAGTTGCACCATTCTCGAACCTTAGGCAAATAGTGGAGAAAACAGAACACGTCCATAAAGGCACCTAGAAGGCTCTCTGACGCATTCCTTGAACTCCATGTGGGGTAACTAGGGGTACCCCTAAAATCGCTATCAGAGGGCCTGTTTTGACCACTCTACGGACACGTTTGAATTAGGAGTCCCATGCAACATACCCCACCAGAAGGGGAACAATTAGTCAAACCATGAAATTATTGGGAAATGCGCACAAAACCTAGCCAACACGCAACGTCAAAACGAAAGTCCGCATAAAACCTAGTTAAAACAAACTTCGTCCGTAGAAGCACCTAGAAGGCTCTCTACGCGATTTTAGGGGTACCCATGTGTACTGGGAAGGGGTACCCCTAAAATCGCTCTCAGAACGCAAATTTTTGGGCCTCTATGGACACGTTTGAATCAGGATGGGAGGAGACGTGGATGGTACCCAACCAAAAGACTCCAAAAATTGGGTAGGTGAATTTCCGTGGGACAGCGTATGAGAACTAAAGCATCAGGAATTGGCCGGGAACGGAACTCAAGGTTGCATTCTGGTAGGGGAATGAACAGGAAATTGAGCTAAAGCATCAGGAATTGGCTGGAAACAGAACTCAAGGTTGCATTCGAGTATGTCAAAATCCGCAGAAAATGAAACTAAAGCAGGAAATAGGGTCTCATGGAATGCAGTCTGAGTTTTGAATCCATTGGCAGGGAAATAGAGTCTCATGGAATGCAGTCTGAGATTCACAGGCATAGAACAGGAACTCAAGGTTGCATTCTGGTAGGGAGAGGTATGAGAACCAAAACTAAAGCATCCAGAGTAGGCATGGAACTCAAGGTTGCATTCCATTACAGGACTTTCAGAATGATGGAATGTCAACAAACTCTAGCAATGATGAAGAAATTCTCAATTCAGGAACTCTCCAAAAATCACCCATATAATTATATCAACCCACAAAAATTCAGATCCACCGCATAAATCCTAGAGATTTGATTTGGCACGGTTCTTGCAAAAATTACAATTAAGAAATGTGCTATTCACATTTCTAGGATGTATATATACATCCTATACTGTAATAAATAATAAAGCAAGAACCGTGCCAAAATTATTTTGTAGAATTGGTGCGGGTTTAAGTCTATTTTTGTGATTGCTCATTATTATTGATCACTTGGAGGTCTTTGAGGTTTTGTGTTGACTTCAGAAAGTTGCCTTGGTACAAAAAAAGCCGGAAGAGTTCTTCCGGCTTTTTTTGAGGCATTTGGGAGATGCCTCTGATAACACAGCTTTTGTAAAGGAGATCAAGCTATGTTCGAGAGTTTAGATAACACACCTGCTTTGAAAGCACAACCTACTTCACTAAATTTTTCCTTGGATGCTGATGGAAAGATCATCCGAGCTTTGATTGGAGATGGGTTTATTTTCCTGTGTTGTGAGGATTTGAACGAGGATTTTCGCAAATTTTCTCAGTATTTTACGGGTAGGAAGCTCAAGAAGTATGTGGAATCCACAATTAGCAGAGATGGGGAGTTTCTTGATACGCATGAAATTTCCCTATTGTTGAAGCAACACTGGGTCTCCTGCTGGGAAAATTTTGAAGTTCCTCTGACCCCTGCCCAAAGAACCTGTCTGCTTCGAGAGAACCTCCGATTTGGATACATGCTTTGTAAGGTGCATCAAGACCCAGAGAACGCTCCTGTGTGTACAGTCACTGACATCAAGTGTGGAAAGTCTTTTCATGTCTATGACTGGTTTGTCAAATCTGTGGAAAGCAACCGAATCTATGTCACAACACTTCAAATTCGGAAGTTCTGGCCTGTTGAAGTTGCAGAGCAGGTTTTGGCGTACAAGTCCACTTCCCTCAGTTCTTTGTCCTTTGCGCTTTCTTCCAAAGTGGCTGAGTATTACAAGAGTGTATCCTCGTTTTCCGACAAAGTGATGGCCAGATACTACTTGTTGCCATGCTCTAATCTTCCGGAATCTTACCGGAAGGAGTTCATGTCCAGCCCCTATTGTGGGGTCTACCCTTACTTCGTACTGCGTAAGATAGGTTTCCCGAAGAGTGCTTACCTTGAGCAAGTAATTGCAGACAACCACCTGAAGATCTGATGGAGGGATAACGGTCATGTTCTCGCCCTATGTTCAAATGCATCGCAGTATCATCCGGCTGGAAGGTCTCTTGAAGGCTGTTTCGAGTTTCTCCAGTCCTTTGTGTTCTCCATGGTCTCTGGATACTCAGGCGGATTACGTTAAGCAATTCTTCATGTATGGTTCCTTTCCGGCCCCTTTCATCCTCGGGTATCCAGAGGGTTTGTCAGGGGAAGTTCTCGACGGCCACAAACGTCTGCACGCCATTAGGAACTTTATGGACAATCAGGTATTCTTGATGTCCGTTCCATTTGCCCCTGAACTGAACTGCAAGTACTATCGTGATATGCCCGAGGTCATTCAGAGGTACTTTACCTATGCTTTGGTGGATGTGATGGAAGTTCATACTACGCATGTTGACGACCCGACGTATCAACAGCTTCGTGAGAGTTTCCGAGACCCTATGCTTAGGTTTTAATGTCCCATGGCTAATCTGCACGCTATCAGCAATGTTCTCAAGCAGTTACAGGTGAAGAAACCTGAACTCAAAGAGCCACTTGTACCCATACGTGACTGGGTACAAGACCCGTATTATGTCGGTGAGGGAGGGGTGTTCAAGTGGAACGACGGCGTGCCGACTGGCATCTACCCATACTACCAAGACTTCCTGTGTGACCTGTTTGAGTATGAGAACAAGTACGACATGGTGGTTATCTCCGGCGGCATCGGCGGCGGTAAGACTTCAGTCGGTCTATACTGCTTCATCCGCAAGCTCTATGAGCAGAGCGTGTACAACAACATTCAGGGACGCTACGGGCTTATGCCAACCTCCCCCATTGTTTTCCTGTACTTCTGTGCCGTATCCAAGTTCATGGCTATCCGACTTGGTAAACAGTTACGTGAAATTATTGACACCATCCCGTACTTTCGAGAGAAGTTCCCAAGGGATGAGCACATAGACTCTGAATTACGTTTCCCGAACAATGTGTCGGTCTTGTTCGGTACTGGCGAAGGGGACATGATCGGTAACAACGTCATCGCCAGTATTATCGACGAGGCCAACTTCAAGGGAGATGCTACCGGCGATTCTGGCTCCCTTACCGAAATGCAGAAGATGCATCATGCGGTTCTTTCCAGACAAGCCTCGCGATTTTCGTTTGGCGGGAAGAATTATGGCATGAACATCGTCATCTCCTCTGCCACGACGAGCAACTCCTATACGGAATACTTGTTCAAGAAAGCACAGGAGGATCCACGATCCAAGGCAATCAATGTTCGCACTTGGGAAGTGAAGCCTTGGGCACACAAGAAGGAACGGTTTTATGTGTTCTGCGGGAATGAGAAGTACGAACCCTTTGTGATGGACAGCCCTCAGAAAATCGAGAGTCAGCTCAACCTTCCTGTCGATCACAGCAAGACTCTTTCTGAAATCGTGAAAGAGCTTCCTCAGGACATCCGTCGTCTGGTGGATGAGGTTCCGGTGGATAGGAAGGACGACTATGAGCGAGACATTTACTTAGCTCTTCGAGACATCTCTGGAGTGTCTGTGTATGCGCAGGGTAAGCTGTTTCAGGACAAGCACGTGTTCGACCAGTGTATCGACAGCTCTATTCCTGTCTTGTTCAGTAAGAACGAATTCTCCATTGAGACCAACAACGACTCGCCAACGAACTGCATTCAGTACTATCTGGAGCGTTCCTTTGTAGATCCAGACAGGCCACGCTTCATCCACATCGACTTAGGTCTGACGAATGACGCCACAGGTATCGCCTGTTGTTACAAATCCGGGGAAACCGTGGCCGACGGTGTGCGAACACCCATCTACACCTTCGATTTCTCGTTACGAATCGTCCCGCCGCCACTTCCACGTAAGATTTCCATTGCCCGTGTCAACGAGTTCATCATGTTCTTGTCGAAGCGGTTGCACATCGGAATGGTGTCAATGGATCAGTTTCAAAGCTCGTCGAGCTTGCAGTTCTTTGAAGAGAACCGCATCCCATGCCGCTACCAGAGTGTTGACCGAACCGATAAGGCGTATCTGTTCTTCGTGGACTGTATGTACCGGAAGATCGTCAAGTTCCCGTCAGACTTTGCGGAGGCGATAAAGCACGAGCTGTTCAATCTGGACTGGAATAGGGATAAACACAAAGTGGATCACCCGAGTGATACGGCGCACGGCGGCATGAAAGATCGTATGGATGCCGTCGTGGGTGCACTTTACAATGCTTACGAAATCCAGACACCGTCGTATAATCCGCAGGACTTGCTTACCCTCGCCATGCATAACCCTATTGAACACATCTCGTGGCGCGACGAGAACCACTATGGGACATCATCAGATCCTCAGAAGGATACAATGCCTCAGGAATTTGTTACCTCATGTGCAGACGAGAGGGAACTGCTTTCCATTCCTCTGACCCCTACTGTGAAAGACGACATGACTGAAGTCAACCGAAGCATGATTGATTGGGACAGCGTCATGCATCCGAAGGGTTCTGAGGAGTAGTCTTGGCCTTTTTATCTCTACGTTTTCGGATGTAAATAATGAGGTCGTGGATACCAGACAGAATCAGAAGGAAAAGCGCAATCCCTAGTAAGGTGGTGATGATGTTGAGGACTAAGGGGTTTGCTGTTGTCATAGGCTCCTCCGTTCAGATACAAAATACCCCTCCATATACGCCATAGCTTTGAGGCGGGAGGGGTCTGGTGATCCGTTAGATACCGGCACTACATCTTGAGGATGGTTTTGAGGACGGTCTCTGGCTTGGTACCTTTATCGGCATGGATGATCTTGATGCGGTGTTTGCTCATGTATGTCGCCCGTTCCTTTTCTTTTTTCTCATCATACCATCGGTGAGTCTCCTCATCGAACTCTACGGCACACATGAACTTCTCATTACGGTTGAACACGGCCATGTCCAGCCTGTATATCGAGACCGGGTATTGTCGTTGAATGGTGTATCCGAACTCGCCTAGCATACTAGCGAGTCTCTCACAGAAGTGCGTCTCGGGTCTCGACGGGCAGATGATGGATTTGTCGATTCCAAGAGTGGTGCATAGGGCTTTCTTTACCCGTTCAGAGGTCATGGTGTTATGCGCCATTACGAAAAGAATTCCATCCAGCGTCAGGAATCTGGTACGCGTCGTGATGTGCATGGTGGGGTCGTCTACTAGACTGGAAAGGGTCTTCAGGAACCATTCGTACTCGTCTGGCTCGTTCCCGAAGTCTATGGCGTCCAGCATGTAGATGCGATACAGGTCTTGTGCAGTAAGGAGAAATCCACTGTCCTTGAGCAGGGTGTGTAGGTTCTGTGGGGCGCGGTACCCTAGGATTTGTGCCACATTGTTGATGGAGTAACACACTTGCTCAGAGATGAGTATCTCGAACAGATACAGTGAATCGAACCCTTGGATGCGTTTTCTGTGGAACTCTACGGCCCCGTTGTATGCTTTGTATGTGTACTGCATGATCTTCCCTTATGGTGCTGAATTCTAAAAAGTACCTAGGGATGTGATATGTTTGTCGTGTCTCACAGGGGTGGGACATATCGGCAATGGGGCCGCTGGTTTTGGAGATGTACAATGACGTGCAAGACAAATTTGAAAGACCGCAAGATTTTCCTGACATGGGGAGAGCTTTTTGAGCATCTTGGGATCCAGTTTATCAGTGTCCGTTATGATGCGGATGTGAAGGATGTTCTGAAATCGCTTCGTACTCAGTACAGCATGACATATTCAGCAATCTCTGATAAGATTTTTGACCGTGTTGTCAAAGCCTACAAGGGACGCTCTGTGTTTGAGCAGTTGTCGGCTCTGGGTTCCTCTCTTCAGGAACACGGGCTTCGTCTGTGTTACAAGAGGTCGCAGGAATCTTACTTGGTATGGATAATGAAGTTTGACAATACTCAGGATTATCTGTCCTTCTGGAAAGACTATTTAACGCGCCGACAGTTCTTTGAAAACATTGACACATTCATGTTACCTAAGGGAACTTCCCTTGAGTCCCCGGGATACGACCTCAGTCCTCGTTTGATCGACAAGACGTGGCAGGTGCGAACCCCGTCGTGGAAAAAGAATAAGGTTATTCCGAGCTACGTTTTGTCTCGCGATGGAAAGTCGTTTCTATGTGTTCCTTACTATGTAACCGAATGGGACTGTCAAAGGAAATACTTGCATGTGTTTGACATGGACAACCTTGATGCTGGGGAAATCGAGGATGCCAAATTCTATTGCTCTCAGGCCATGCTTGAGCCTTATAAGTTGGTCATCCCTGTCGATGGTAAAGAGTATGTGTTTCTTGGAAGCGACCTTGGTAGTGCCAACAGTTGGAAGCTGACCAAGATTGATGACCTTGACCGTCACATTCCTGTGTACACTCGTGACAGTGACGATGAGGTGTTGGAAGACCTGTTCCCTCAGGTACGTTCCTTAACTAAGAAGAGGGGTTCCGAGGATGCGTGCAACTGGTCAAGGATCTTCGAGACTGCGAGATACGCGTATTATCACAACCACGGAGACGTATTACGGTATGATCGGGAATCTCGCAAATTTGAACGTACCAGAATCAACTTCTTTGGATTCACCTCTGAGAATGTGTTCGGATTCACCGTACATGGTCAGGAATGGATGGTTATCGGATATCCAAGTCATTCGAAACTGACATTAGACTTTGTTTTGTGGAATCCAGAGACCGGGGAGTGTTATACAGGTGCGGAACTGCATGAGATCGGTAGCGTGTCTTATGAACAATTCTTTGTGTATGGGGAGCGTCTGTACGCACTTCTCGGAGACGGTCGTCTTTGCAGGTATCATCGGTTTGAGGATTTAATCGACACCTTCCGTCATACCTGTCGTGAAGTTAAACTGGATGCAGGGGAGTGGGTTCCTGAAGTCAAAAAATCCTTCAAGGTGAGTCCGTTCGCACAGTTGTCGGTCAGTACACAGTTCCGGGCGCGTTCCATTTCCTTTGAAGATGGTACCTCACTGGAACTCGAAGTTAGCAATGGGTAAGGAGTTTGGAATATGGGTGAGCAAGGTTGTAATGTTGACAAGGGTTCGGAAGCGTGTCCGTCTATCCGTATCGTGGAACCTTCGTGGGAAGTTCTTACGCCTCTGGATGGAGATAGGATACTCAAGTCTATTGAGGCAGTGGGCCGAACCTGTTATCAGTCAGCAAGGAATACCACAGAGGATTCCTGTTATCGTTTCGTGAAGATGCTCATAGAACGTGGCCATGAGGCGATGATTGAACATGAAATCGTCACGGTGCGATTTCATGTGGACAGGGCTATCCAGAATGAACTCGTCCGGCACAGACTTTCCAGCTTTGCCGTCGAGTCTACCCGATTTGTCAATTACAGCTTGGAGAAGAATGGTCACAGCATATCGGTTATACTGCCTCCGGGAATCAAAAAGGGTACATGTGAGTATGACATGTGGGTAAAAGCCATGCAGACAAGTTCCGATATGTACTTTGAATTATTAAAGACCGGGCGGCCAGAGATCGCACGCAGTGTGCTTCCACTGGCATTGAAGACGGAAATCGTGATGACGGCAAACTTACGGCAATGGCGAAACGTGTTCAGGCTTCGTTGCGACAGGGCGGCACATCCACAGATGCGTCAGGTGATGTTGCCTCTGTTATCGTATCTCAAAAAGCAGATTCCTGTCGTCTTTGATGATCTTGATTATCCAGAAGAGCTAGAACAATCCACGGTCTGAACGTTATACTCCAAAGTGAATGTCAGCATGAGGGCCGGTAGAAATACCGGCTTTTGTTTACCCCTTCAATCTTAGTCGATGGAGTGTTCGTATGGCCCCTGAAAGTCGTTCTTTGTCTGTCTTGAAGAAGACCAACACAGTCGTCCCTTTTGACGGCAACAAAATAAAGTCCGCTATCCGTAAGTCTGCTGAACGCGTCAATGTAACGCTCACGCCACAGCAGGAGGATTTCGTTGTTTCCTATGTGGAGAACCTGTGCTCTCCTGAAGAACCGGTACTGGTGAAGACGTTGCACAATTATGTGGAGTGTGCTTTGGATTCTGCAAGCCCTGAGGTGGCCAGAAGCTACCGGGAGTATCGGAATTACAAGACGCAGTTCGTGAAGATGCTTGATCAGGTGTATCGGAAAAAGCTGGAGCTGAATGATAGTCGTGATACGTCAAATGCGAACGCAGATTCCGAGCTTGTTACCACTCAGAAATCCATTGCGTATGCCGAGCTGAATGGAGAGCTTTACAAGAGGTTTTTCCTGACGGATGAGGAGAACAAAGCACAGGAGGATGGTTACATCTACATCCATGACAAAGGTGCTAGACTCGATACGTCAAACTGTTTTCGTCGAGACACCAGATTTATTACCAACCTCGGTGTAAAGTCATTTTACGATTTTAATGAAGGTGATACTGTTACAGTCCTTTCCCATAAGGGGGTGTGGCGAAATGCGCGTGTAGTCAAACTTCCGTGGAGTAAACTTCAACGTGTGTGGCTCAAACGTGGAAATGGAAATGAAACCTATGTGGACTGTACACCCAATCACAGATGGATTCTGAAAGACGGTTCTGTGACAACGGAACTGAAAGTCGGAGATGCTTTGTATTATACAGTAGATCGTACTCGGCTGAAGTTCGATGATCTGTCTTTTGAGGATATGAAGCTGTGGTGTCTTGGATTTGGGTTTGCAGATGGATCGGTGTCCGGAGGATTGAGTACAGAAGCCGACAAGCTCCGGACTACGATGAGAATTCGTCTTTGTGGCCGTAAAGTTGAGTTTGCAGACCGATTCTGTAAAGCAGGGTATAAGGTCAAAGAAATCTCAGGTACGAAAGACTTAATGGTTTACCTGAATGAGGTTCACAACAAAAGACTTCCGTACAATATGGATGAGCACAAGATTGCTGTGTTTATGAATGGTTATATGTGTGCTGATGGATGCCGTCAGTTGTCAAATGGAATCAATTCAATGTTCAGAGGTGTTCAAGTTACAGGTGAGTTCAACGATTGGATGTATGACTTCCTGAACATTGCCGGGTATTATGTTACACGAACAAAAGTGTTGGATGGTGAAGAAACCAATTACGGTGTGAGACGCGATAGAACCATTCTTTATGGAACATTCTCAAGTTCTGGCGACAAGACTTGGAGAGTGACTAGAATCGAAGATACAACCTTGAATCCGAAAGCCTGTGTGTGGTGTCTTGACGTTGAGGAAGACCACTCGTTTATGCTTGAAAAGGGTATTCCAACAGGCAACTGTATGCTTTGCGATGTTAAGGAGATTTTCAAAGGCGGTTTTCACATGGGAACCGTACAGTACCGTGAACCTAAGACAATCGGAACGGCGATCACTCTGATGATAGACATTATCCTGAGTGCCGGGTCTTGTCAGTACGGAGGATTCACGGTCAGTGAGATCGACAAGGTTCTTGCTCCTTACGCTGAAAATTCGTACAACCGCTATTATGAGGAGTGGGAAGAGATTTCAGGCAAGTCTGATTTTGGAAAGGCGGATGCCTATGCCATGAAGAAACTTCGTAAAGAGATTGAGGATGGGGCGATTGAGTGTGAGATGCGTCTCAACAGTGCCACCACGGCAAGGGGAGATTTCATCTTCTCTTCCATTTCGTTTGGTCTGTCTGATAATCAGTTTGGGCAGTTGATCACATCCTGCTTTTTGAAAGTGCGCAGAACAGGGGCTGGTACAGCCGACGGTATCCCAGTCCTGTTCCCAAAGCTCACATTCATGTACGATGAAGCTAAGCATGGTGCGGGTAAAGGACAAGAGTGGTTATTCCTTGAAGCTGTTGAATGCACACAACGGGCACAGTATCCAGATTTCCTGTCCATGAGCGGCGATGGTTATGCCCCGTCTATTTACAAGAAATATGGCGTTACGATCAGCCGCATGGGATGCAGGGCGAATCTCTCCCCATGGTACGAGCGTGGAGGTATGGAACCCGCCGATGAGGAAGATCGTCCGGTTTATGAGGGACGGTTTAATATGGGAGCCATAACACTCAACTTCCCAATGATCGTCAAGAAGGCTCAGGATGAGGGAAAGGATTTCTATGAGGTTCTTACATACTACCTTGATCTTTGCCGTAAGATTCATCTTCGGACGCTGGATTACTTCGCGCATAAAAAAGCTGGGATCAACCCTCTTATCTTCTGCGAAGGCGGCGGGTACGGTGGGCATTTGAAAGAGACTGATGAGATCGGTCGTGATTTCCTCCGGCCATGTACTGTGTCCTTCGGAATCTCTGCCTTGAATGAGGCCACGATGATGTATAAAGGTAAGTCCCTGTATGAAGATAAGGCGCAGTTTGCAGAAGAAGTCTTGAAATTCGTCAATGACTATGCGAACCGTTACAAGAAAGAGGACGGGGTTCTTTACGCTGTGTACGGTACTCCGGCAGAAAGCCTGTCGTCTTTACAGGTGACGCAGTTCCGTAAGAAGTACGGCATTATCAAGGGAGTCTCGGATCGCAAGTACATGTCCAATTCGTTCCATGTCCATGTCTCAGAAGATATCACGCCGATGGAGAAGATGGATGTCGAGTACAAGTGTTTTCATCTGTGCAACGGCGGGAACATCATATACAACCGATTTGGAACAGATTACAATACGAAAGCCTATGTCACCTTGATTCGTGAAGCGATGAAGCGCGGGTATTACTACGGGTGCAATATCAGCAAGAATTACTGTTGCACCTGCGGTGCCGAGTTCCTAGATAATGACAAGTGTCCGAAATGCGGTAGTTCAGATCTGGTACGGATTTCGAGGGTGTGCGGATACCTCGGTCTTGAGCGGGTTCATGGAGACACACGCATGAACGAAGGTAAACGTGCCGAAATCGACGACAGAAAGTGCATGTAGACTTGTAACCTGTGAGCAAGGCATGGTTTGTGTCTTGCTCTGTTCATGGAGATAGAATATGAATTACTCAGGGATAAAATACTGTGACATGATGAACGGCGATGGTCTTCGCACCGTACTGTTTGTAAGTGGGTGTTCGCACAAATGCCCTTCATGTCACAATCCTCAAACGCATGATCCATGTTACGGTCAGCAGTTTACCATCGGAACCATGCAGGATATTATGGATTCACTAAGTCTTGAATTCTGTTCAGGACTGACCTTGTCCGGAGGCGACCCTTTATATCCTGACAATCGTGAGGAGGTGAGGCATATCGTTGAAACCGTCAAAGGTGAGTTCGGAAATGAAAAGACAATCTGGCTGTACACAGGCTATACGTATGGAGAACTTAAAAAGCAGATCGAGGACGGAGATGTGACACTTCGGCGTATTCTTGATTGCGTTGATGTGCTTGTTGACGGTCCGTTCGTTCTGTCAAGAAAACGCACAGGACTTCACTGGCGCGGTTCAGACAATCAGAACATGCTTCGTTTAGAGCATGGTAAAGTTGCTTACATTGTTGAACAGTGGAAAGAATGTAAAGACAGTGTTGAGTATAGCTATGATTCTGATGTGATGTCACGCAGACATTATGAGCTTCGTATTGATGATGTTGAGTGCCTTCGCCTGTCTAACAAATCGGTACGTATGATCCTCCAAGACAATAACAGGCTCAAGCTGACTGCTCGGTTTTTTGCTTCAGATGATGTTGTGAACTTCCTCCCATCCTTCGAGACGGGCAAAGACCATCGTATTGTTGTCACGCAGTTCGCGGATGACGGTTCTTGGAACTATAACGTAGTTGACGGTATTTTTGTCTGTAAGTCTTCACGTATGGTTAGTGTTCAAGAAGGAGACACTACTCAGGATGAGCTGGTGCTTGAGTTTGTTCAGGCGTGAGAGCCTGACAAAGTTGTGGTGCTGTTCTGAATTCTGTATTTGTTTTGTGTTATCGTTTCCGTGTCATGGGGAGCACACATGAGTGCTCCCTTTGCAGGGTTGACCAGAATTCAGAACAGGAGCAGTTTATGAGGGATGTTCGGATAACACGTTTTGAACACAGAAACCAAATCAGCGGCGTGTTCCAGTTTAAGGGTCACTGGTATTTGGCCGACCTTATCGAACTTCAATACGGACTGGATCTTTATGACTCACCTTACGAATTCATGGTTTTTAAGGCTGATGAACAAGGAGAGGTCACTGACTGGTCAGGGGAATTCGTACTCAGACCTGACGGTGTTTCCGAGGAAGTCCTGATGGAATGTATTGAAGATTTCTGTCAGCATTATGAAGGGAGAAGTGATGAATAAGGAAGTATTGGTTCGTGCGCTACGCAAATTTGAACAGCAGAATGAGTCTTTGAAAAAGACGGTGTCGGCTCTTCAGTCTGAAGCTGACGCACGGGATTACTTGGTCACTCAAATTCTGTTGGGTTTGAATGTTCCAAAGTATCGAAAGTCTCAGGATGAAAAGGAATTTGAGGAGCTTTCAAAAACGAATCTGTGGTATGTGGCCGGGTTAGGTTTCTTTATACGCTTTGTTGTATTTGGTTATGGAGACATCCTTGAAGACCCTTTTGAGTTGAATGTTTCACACGTTGACTGGTCCAACAGACGTTTGAGGTTTTCAAGCTGTGTTGGTGATGATGTGACGAATGAATTGAAAAGATGGGAAAGTTGTTTTCATTTCAAGAAGAGAGACGGCGATCCTTCGGCCCCGTGGGCTATTTTGTACACCAATGGTGCGGTGAAAAAACGGTTTAAGCTGTTTAATCTTCTTCCTCAAGGGTGTTTTTCCTTCAGTCAAGGATCCTTTGGAACCGGTGTTGCGGACGGAATTTTCTCGTTTCAGACCTCAATAGAACAGCCCGTAAGATTGGAGAACAGTTTATGAAACACTCTGGCTTAAAGTGGGAGTTTCACGTATGACGCTAGGACGACTCAAAGTGTGTTCTAGCCTGTCGTTGGGTCTTCTTGAGAAATGAACACCGTCATCGTTTCCGCCATGTTCTGTTGTGGCAAGACTTATCTGTGTCACAACCAGACAAAGTACTCGGTGCTTGACTTGGAAGACAGGTTCTTCGGGTCTGGCATGTGTACCCCTGCGCAAAAGGAATGGATCCTTCGGAAGTCGTACTGCCAAAAACTTCGATCCTGTCTTGGGCAGTACGACTTCATTTTTGTGGCCATGTATCAACCGGTATTGTTCTACCTTGCAAAACATGACATTCCGTATGTTTTGGTTTGCCCAGAGGATACAACGGAGTGTTTTGAGGAGTGGGGTAGGAGAAACGTAGCGCGTGGTACAACGGCTCTTTGGGAGAGCTGTCAGGAACGTTGGTCTGAGTCCATAAGACTGTCCATGAGTGACCATTATGCAAAGAAGGTCTATCTTTTGAAAAAAGATCAATACCTGTCGGATGTTATCGACCGTATTAGAGAGGAGTGGGGATGTTTGGTAAATCCGTGATCGCAGGGATGTTTATTTCCCTTGGATGTATGGTCAATTTGAAAGTCGGTGGGTACCTCGGTGCCTTCTTGTTCTCTTTTGGTCTTTTGTCGGTGGTGTTGTACGCCGTCCCTTTGTACACAGGACGCGCTGGGTTTTGTTCTACTGCGGAAGACCTCAAGCATCTTCCGTTGGTGCTTCTTGGAAACGTTGTCGGTACGACGATCTTGGCAGGGTGTGCACATGGATGTTTCCCAGATATGGTGGAGGCGGCCCAGAAGATCATTCAGGCTCGTATGACTTCTCCCCTTTACGCAGGATTCTTTGCCTCGGTATTGTGCGGTTTCGTAATGACCACCATCGTTCAGTTCGCTCGAAAACAGCCGGAGGGCGGTGAACCCAGAAACTTCCTGATCCTGATTCTTGGAATACCTCTGTTCATTCTGTCAGGCTACTGGCACAGCATCGCCGACGCTTTCTATTATGGCGTCGCTGGCCGGTTCGACATCTCCATGTTGTGGTTATATCCTATGACCGTTGTGGGCAACTACCTAGGATGCAATGCTTACAATCTGTTGGTGCACCGTTCTGTGTTCTACCACAAGGTTTAGGACTGTGGTGCTGACGGCGTGACTGGGGTTTTCTCGTGGTATAAGGGTGTTTGGACGCTTCGACGGAGAGCGTTGTTATAGAACGGAAAGCACCAGTAACTGAGTGAGGTGGGGAGAGTATGCGAAAACGTGAGTATTTTGAGAGTACTGAAGAATATGTGAGATATTTGGAACGTCGTGTAGAACTTCTGGAATTACGATTGAAGAAATGTCGCAAATACAGTGATTTATTCGACAGCCGCCGTTCTGTGAATGAGCGTTCAAATGCCTTTGAAATGGCGACTTTGAGAAAAGCTCGCTCTGGCTTACCAGTAAATCTCTACCTTGACGATAGTGGCTCTTATCTTGATGGCGGTCATGGCCCTAGAATAAAATTTCAACCTGACAAGGGGAACAGTCCGAACACTCGTTCTATGATACCGATGACAATTTCGGATGAGCCTACGATTCCCCTAAGAAATTATCAGTCGCGTTTAGATGGTGTTGGAAGTAATGACATCTCTTTGATTATGTCGTTCGTTATTGCAAACAAAGCGAATCTTCTCAGATTATGTGACCGTAATGATGAATATGATATCTCAAACTTTTTAGAGGATATGGTTAAAGTCTCATAATTCCGTTAAGGACTTTGTGTATACCTTGGGTAGAGCAATCCCGCTCATGGCTGTGGAGGTATATATGGACGGGTTATTTGAGAGATTGGTAGAGGTTCTGGAGAGTTTAGACGCGCATGTGGTGAGCCTGACTGAGGCCACTAAAAAATTGTCCGCGATACAGGCCACGGGCAGGCGGCCCCGCGTTGTTACAGATGATGTCGAGCAGATGGAGACCGATTTCGAGCAGATTTTCGATGAGCTGTACGATGTGGATCCTAACGGCGAGGTGACGCGAGGGGATATCCTCAAGCACTTCGGCGACTGTGAAAACGATGAGGTGTCATCGCTGATCGAGCGATACGACCTAACAAATTGCCGGTCTAAAGGGTATCGAGCATTCATTGACCACCTTCGCTCTAAGGCGCGTCGAGAACGACACGCCAACGGCACGACAATTTTGGTCGGACTGTCGCTTCGCTTTTCCACTGGAGATCTCAAGGAAGGCGGAAGGTCGTCGGATACCTTGAGTCTTTCATAACGCCCAAACTTTATGGAGGAGATTATGTGTAGATGTAGGAACGTTGATGTGGTGAAGGAACGCATTCGGAGATTGGACAAAAAGGTAAGGAGACTTGAGGAGTACGTCCATTATTTAGCTCTAAAGGACACGACCCTTGAAGATGTTCTGTTCAAAATGACGCAGGTGTTTCGGAAGGAGTACCACAAGGCCATAAGCATTGGTCAAGATCGAGTAATTCCACTCAAGGAGATGTCTGAACTGATTCAGAGGGACTTTGGAGTCTATTACCCTACGACAATTCTTCGGAAGGCTCTCAAATGTGATTCCAGAGGGTTGCTTGGAGTGACTTGTTGTAAGGCATCTAGTTCTTCCTTAGAGCGTGAGGATTTCAAGAAAAAGTATCGTGATTCCTATGTACTCCACCACCCAGACCGTCGATTTTATTGGAGTGATGGCAGGTTACTGTGGTGGCCACATCGGAAGGTTGGGGATCCAGAAATACCTGATGGATATGCCATCTCCACAGATAATATGCAAAGTTTCATGGCTCGCAAATTGAAGTTGCCGGTATCCCTCTTTAAGAATTTTAGCGGAAATCTTCGGGTCGGAGACTTTGTCTCGAAAGACGGGATGTGTATCAGGTTGACAGAGGGTACGCTCTCCAACTGCTACTCTCCAAATCCTGAAGACTACATGACCTTGGGTCAGGCAAGAGATTATTGTGAGGATTGGATTAGGTACCACCCAGAAAAGGCCCCTAAGATTTATCCATCTTACAAAGTCATTCAGTCCTATGACGAGTGGGATAAGTTGATTGGGCGAAAGTACGAACCAGATGAGGTGACTTTGTTTCTGGAGGGAGGGAAAGATGCGTGATACTCAAAAACGGATATACCCATACATCAATCCGGATTACTTCAACGGCCTGTCGTACCCAGATCTTCTTCAGGAGATTCTTGAGAGAGTTAGGATGGAGCGTCCAGAGGATCGTACATTCTCGAAGGATGACCTTGGGTTTCTGCTCATTTACAGAGACCGTTTCTTCGTTTATGAGGAGCTGGAACTTGCACAGGACGAATTCTTGGCCTGTATCGCCAACGGATTTCTTCCAGAGATACACATCCTTCTCCGGCGACACCCTGATGTTGGAGGAATGTGGATGGGAATGCGAAGAGATGGTTATTCTGAGTGCCTCTATCGGAGCAAGAATCCTCCTGATTGGCATGTGAAGTCTATTGAGGTTCCGTTCGTTGTTAGTAGAGACGGTAGGCGTGTTCTATGACTTCAGGTCTATTTCTCCGCAATATCATCAACACTGCATCAAACGAAATTTGACAACTCAAAACACAGGAGACTCAAGCGATGACACCTACGGATTTATTCAAGCTCACCAAGATAGCTACAATCAAAAAAGAACTCTTACATGTAAAAGAGGACGCCGAGTCGCTCAGTTCATTTTTTATAGGGACGGAAGCGAGTTATGACATCAAACAAGCTAATCTGGTTATAACCACAATAGATTCGTTGCTTAATACCACCAAGGAGTGGTACGAACGCTCTTTGGATGGAGTTGATTTAGATTACAAAAACTAACAACACAGGAGACTCAAGTGATGAGTAATTGCGAGCAATATACATGGCATTGCGATGAGCGCGAGCCGTTTGCGACCATCATTCGGCCCGACGGGACAGAGTTGCTGACAACGAATGATCCAGCCGCATTTGCATACGCGAGACTCGTTATTAAGGAAAACAAACTACATGGATACAGAGTAATAACAGAGGATTACTTCGAATACGAAATTGCCAGTAATGGCAAAATACTCGATTGTCGTAATGCAAGATTCCCCGGTAGCCTATTCGAAGAAATAACCATGCGGTTGATATAGGAGACTCAAGCGATGAGCAGGATACCTAGGGATAAATTGCACAAAGATATCGTCCTTCCTCTTCTAGGTACTCAAAGAATTCGTCAGTGGACATGCCAAAGGTTCGAAGCGGGTTATAAATCACAGTGTGCCCAACACTTCCTTGGTAGGTGTTTAGTAAAAGGCTGACTACGTCTCTGAAGGAATCCACATGATGAATTCCTTTGTGTTTTTGCCCGCTACACTCAATCCACTGATGCCGTTCTGCAATGATATATGTGTGAGTGGCCAGCGTCCTGTGTCCTTTGTGGATTCCTGTGTAATAGCATTTCCACGGAACCCCATGTTTGGCGAGTTCTAAAGCCATTGGGCCTACAAAGTCCCAACATACACCTCCGTGCACTTCTTCAAATTCGTCCGGAGTCTTGATACGATATTCACGGTCGTTGCCCATGTCTTCGTAATCATAGTCTCTGAACTTGTTGTAGATTTCCCTTAGGTTCTTCATCATAGCCTGTCATCCATGTCTCCGAAACCACCGCCACCCGTCTCTTCTTCCTCTCCTTCCTGCCCTTCTTCAGGTTGCTCTGGCTCAGGATTGTTGAATCCTAGGGCATCCAGCAGGTCATCGTTCTTGAAGATTTTATGCAGGACGAAGTAGATAAGTTCCCGTTTGTTGGCTTTCTGCATGTACTCAGGGTCGATCTTGGCAACCATGTCGAGGGCCGCGTTCATACGGTCAGCTTCAGCCGTGATGGCAGTGGCACGCTTCTCGTCTTCACCAGTAAGGATGGTAGGCATCTGCACCTGAAAGTCCGGTGGCATAATGTCGTCAATGAGGCACTTCCAGATGATGAGCTTCTTGATCCCCTCACGAAGGATACGTTGAACCCTCTTTACGGTTCTTGCATACCGGATATCGAGCTGGGTCAGAGTGGAGTCATTCAAACCTCCGCCTGTTTCCTCCGCTTGCCCCAGAAATTGCTTGGGTACACGAAGAGACCCTAGGTATTGGGAGATAATCATGTTGGCGTCGGTCAAAGCACCTACCTCTGTCGGAGCAGACACTTCCTGCACAGCGATACCTCCCAGACCGTTACGTACAGGTACATAGACGTTACCTCCCGTAATCATCGGAGCATTCCTACTGCTGAAGACTCCATCGGCTACATTGAGGGACTGCTTTGAATTGATGGCCGTTCTGACTTCTCTCATCATACGGGCCGTGTCCTGCGAGGTCGAGTTACCGACTTCTACACTGAAGATACGGTAGAAAGCACTGCGCGTGAGGCGGGCCAGAACAATCAGATCATCCATCAGCTTCTTGGTTCTGAAGGAGTATTTACCGGCTTCAAGAAAACTGGTTCCGTACCTAATCACCACCCCGTCTTCTTCATTACCTACCTTCTGGTCTTGGCCACGGTCGGACATGAAATGGATGTATGATTTCTCGGGCAGAATCGTGTCCGATTCCCCGTATGTGTAAATGCCTTCGGACTCTCTGGTCGCATAGCCAAGTGGCGCACCGAATCGGAACAGGTGGATGCACTCAAGAGGGTCTGCAATCGTGAAGTATTCGCCAAGAGTGAAGTTCTCCCTGTACACTGCATTGGCAAAGTTTGTGTTCAGGAAGCATTCACCGAATGCCACGATGTTGAAGGCTATCGGATAAATCATGTCATTGATGCAGACAGAATCGGATAACCATTGGGTCATCATGTCCCCAAAATCAGGGTCATCCTGACACGTCACCCACGCGGCCAGTCCGGTATCCGAGTCGATGATACTGGCATCTTCGGCTATGAGTTCCACCGCCGCTACGGTCAATGAGTCGGTCAGCATTTCCTTATACTCATTGATCATACCCTCACGTGTGGTTGCGTATGTATGGAGATCCCCAAGCAGGGTAGCATCTGTTCTGGATACAGCCGTCCTCAAGAAATCGTCTCTTGGGTCCTGAGGATCGTCTACGACTTTAATTCTTCCACCAAACAGGGACTTTATCCATTGGATAAGCCCACCTGTCTTGACTATGTTTCCGCCAAGTTCTTCTGTACCTTCTGAAGGATCCTTCTTTACACGAGTTGTTTTGGGGGTCAGTTTGTCTGCCATTCGAATCTCTCCGATCACTTCATCAGGTATAAGCCGTAACTTGACGTAGAAACTCCTGAACGTTTCACGAGTTTGAACAAGTCCTCCGGGGCGGACACTTCACTCAGCAGGATGGTGTGCCCGCTCTTTTTGGTTTTGACACACCACTCATAGAACTCGTCTGGATTATACATCGTAAGAGCATAGTTCCCAAGACCTTTCCAAGGTGGGTCACAGTAGATCACACTTGGGGCCTCCAGCTTGAGGTCTAGGTAGTTTCCGCAAGACAGCTTCACATTCTGAATGCCTGTTGCTGTCTTTACCAGTTGGGATTCGTTGTAATAGGTCATGTCTTTGGCACTGCCCGGCTGTTTCCCGCAAAAGGTTCCAAAGAATTCTCCACTGGCACTTCCTATGTAAGCGCACCAAGCAAGGTATGCAACATCTTTGAGAGAGTCTACCTTTGTCAAGTCAACCACAGGATTCCCTATTAGTTTGAGGCTTTTGGTCACTCTGGTTCGTGCTTCTTCAAACATCGTTTGCGTGATTGGAGCCTTGAAGCGGTTTCCGGCCTGATACCATTTGAGCAACGCCATCAAGTACGGGTTTGCATCGTTGGCCACTCTCTTGAAGGTTTTAGGAATGGCGCAAGTTACAGAACATCCTCCACAAAACAAATCGACAAACTGCTTTCGGTCTGCCATGAGATTGGTGACAATGCTGGCAATGTATCGGGCATCGCCTGTTTTGTTCCCACGATAGTTCATTCCGAGCTTTGGTTCTATGGAGGTTCTCAGTGCCATGTTCAATACCTGATGTTTTTCTTAGAGTTCGGGGTGATTCCCGGGATCGCTGTGATCTCGTTCGGATCCACATGCTTATTAGATGATATTCCATTGGATACGCCAGAGTATCCTCCAGATCGCGAACTGGCTGAACTCTGCCGCCCGGACGAAGACGACATCCTTGAGGTCTGGGATTTCGGTACAGGTTCATTCGCGTTTAAGGCATTGTGAAATTGCTTCGGAAGTTGGACTTCCTGTTCTTCCACATCATTAAGGCTCTCTGGCAGTTCGCTGTCCTCACAACAAGATTCTTCAGACTGTTTTGGAGGTCTTCGGAATTTGAATCTGAACTTGTGATCTTTGTTTTCCAGAGAAATTTCAGGGGTGGGAAGTTTCTCCCCACGTTGGGCCGCTTCCTTGCAAGCCTGACTGTATATATAGCTCAGGGTCACGAGAATAGACCCTACCGCCAGAATGATTCTGAGTTCGTTTGTGAGGTGTGAGAAGTCCACCACTACGCCAAAGAGTATTGCCAGATAAATGACCACAAGGGACCATGTGAGGGATAACTGGACAAGACGGTGAAGGACTGGAATGATTACGCCGAAGAGAATTAAGAATCCTACTATGAAATAAACCGTTGTTATTGCGTCAAGCATACGAAACACCCCGAAAGATTGCCCCTATCGGTACATGTGTTTGATAAACCCTGCGGTAACTATCGAATTTTATGGGGCTTTTTTAGATGGAGACATGTATGGCAAGCAAGAAATTGGCGAATATCTGTATCGACCCGGGCCATGGAGGGAAGGCAAGTGGAACCGTGAACTCGGAACTCAAGATTATGGAGAAGGATATTGCGCTGGCGGTTTCCTTCAAAGTCTCAGAGTACCTGTTGTATGCCACCAAGAGTTCTGTGACAGGAGAAGTGCAAATAAATTCCTTCTGCCCAGACAATCACACCCCTATGGTCAATGTGTTTATGACGCGTGGGCTGGACGTGGATGTGTCGCTTCAGGAACGCTGTAAGGTAGCCAATAAGATTCCGGCTTCATGCTTTGTGTCTATTCACTGTAATTCCTATTCTGGAACTGTGGCCAACGGTATTGAGACGTGGATGTACAAAGGTGGCTCAAAGGCTTCGAAAACTCTTGCACAGAGCATTCATCGTTGCCTGATGGAAAGTGTCAAAGGATTTAAGGTTACTGACGCAGACGGTACAAAACATGCCCCGATTTCTCGCGGCGTTAAGGAGAATCAGACCTATTACACATTGAGGCATACCTCAATGCCTTCTGTGGTAGTTGAGGTAGGATTCCTGTCTCATAAGGGAGAGGCTACTTTACTGAATTCGGAGAAGTATCAGGATGCCCTCGCTAAAGGGATCGCTTATGGCATCCTGTACTCATACGCATAGGCATGTCTACTGCTCCGGCCTTTTTATGATGGTTGTTGTGGTCTCCTTGGAAGGTTCTGTAAACGATACGCCTCCGAGACTGTCCGCCCAATTTTCCGGGAAGTGAAGATGGTACCACACCGTGCTTTTGTTCTTGAAGCGTCGTATCCAGAAGAGGATGATAGACGGAACTGCGATTACGAGTAGGTACAGGGGGCCAAGGTAGAGGCTTTGCATACTGTGCCCGGTCTCGTGTTTGATGATGTCTTCATCTGAGTCTTCCCGTACAAACACGAAGGCCCCCAAAGACCAGCACGCCTGATATTTCGTATTCACACGGAATACCGTCATGCCTGTCTTTGGATTCTTCCACCAATCCAGCCCCTGCTTTACGAATGGTAAAACGAGAAGGGCTATCAAGGTTTGAGGGAACTGCCATATCAAGGCCAGCGGAATGAAATTGCCGACATTTCGGTAACTGATGTCTGCCATTGCACACACTCTCTTTCGCCCCGTGTGGTTAGTTATGTTTTGGGTTCAAATCCAAGTTTCCTTAGCTTTGCTTCCCAATCATCCGATACGAACTTCGTACCTCCGTTCATCCAGTCGATCTCGTACTTTCGAAATTCAGCCAGCAGGTAGTCTTTCACGCACATCATGTCCTTATTGTAGAGGTCGAAGAATTGTGTGACGGTTCTCAAGAACGGATCCTGACTTCCACGCCTCATTCGGATCAGCCACCCTTCCCATGATTTGGTGAAGTAGTGGTTGATCCATGCTGTTTTCTTTTCCACGATGGATGCGTTATTTCTGTCCTTCCCTGCCTGAACAATCCCCGGGTATCCTCGCTGGATGCACACAAAGGTGTATGGTTCTGTGACATCGATCAGGGTTTTGCACAGGAACCCGCATTCGTTGTATTCCCAGTGGGTATAGGCTTCCTTCATCGGGATGCTGGGTTCGAAGATGCGGTGATCTGAATTGAAGTTACGGAGGGCGAAGAATATATTCTTACGGTCTTGACGCTTGAGATCTTCGATGATGAGGTCAAGCGTCATCCCTTCGGACATTTCAAAGAACTCGTCGATGTCCAAAAACAGACACCAGTTGTCCTGTCGTTCCTCTTGAAATTTCTTGAAGAACTGGTTGTAGATCCATACCTGCCTCCAAGGCGTCCGTGACTTTGGCTCATCGAGTATTCCCAGATCTCGGTCACAACGGTACAATGACACACGATCTCCCCACGGTTTGAGGAACTCCGTATGGTCTGATGAGGTGAAGTCTTCGATCAGGTAGATGTGGTCGAATCCTTGAGCAAAGTGGTAATCCAGCCACTCTGGGAGATAACGTTGCTCATCTTTGATCATGGCAAGAATAGTTTTTCGCATCGAGTATCCCTCGTCAAATCAACCTTTGTTACACATTCGAAATGAAATTCAGAACGTCGTCAATAATGTCGTCAGCGTCCTTCTCGCTATGGCACACTTTCCCTGATACAGGAATCTTGACATACGCCATGACATAGTCCTGCTGGGTCTCGAAGTACAATTCCTCTCCGTTCATGTCCATGTGTGCGTAAACTGTCGAACCCCCGTCCTTCAGGGAGACCGTATCGACCTCTCTTAGGTCTCGGAGTTTGCGAGCAATGACTCTGGTTGGAGGCTCCTGCATGATCCCAGTATTGTCTTGCATAAAGTCTGACGAGCTTTCACAGTGTCTTTTGCTGTAACGATTTTTGATGGTGCGACGTATCATTGAATTTCTCCTTTCGTTGGCGAGACAAAGTCTCTCGTGCAGGTCTAAAGCGTTCTTGTCGAACTTGATGGAATCCAGCTTCCTGTTGATGATGGAAGCCATCAGTACAATAAACTCACGAACGCCTTGAGTAAGAGCCATCAGGAAACATTCGTTATCGGAATCCTTCATTAAGGTTCTCAACTCAACGACGGCTGACTGGTAATGCAGTTTGCTGATTTCTATGGAAAGTGTGCTGTTGTTGTTGAACTCTTCCGTCGGACGTGTCCATCTCTTTGGTACAACATTTGACCACTTGAAGGTAAGTTTCACAGGGTACGCATAGGACAGCTTTCGGAAGTAGTGGTTTGTGGTTACGTTAAGAACACACGCACGCTTCTTTGGAGAGAAATTTGCGGCACGCAACTGCTCTTCGATCTCGTCTGCAAGAGCCATATCTGCTTTTTCCTGCTCATCGGACAGGTATCGGTTCTTTTGAGCTTTCGCAACCATGCTGTCGATCTTTTTTTGTGTCTCGGACACAAACCAGTCACGGAACCGCAGAGGATCATTTACACATGCCTTTGCTTTCTTGTACAGAGGGCTTGATTCGGCGGCCCCCATCTGGGTGTAGTTTACGATGAATGCCCACAGGTCTTCAGAATCGTTAGACGTGAAGTCGTCTATGAGATGACCCATGAATGTTCTCAGATTGTCTCCAACTTTTACCATGTTCCCAGAGCTGTCCGGCTCACTCAGGTAGGCATCACTTGTGGCGGTGAGTTGGTAGGCATTAAATTCGGTCTCGTTCCACAGCATGTACAGGATGTGATTGTACGACCAGAAAGTAACCTTATCCTTTTCGTTGGAAAGGCTGTTCAGGTCTTTACCAGTTACACCTGCGGAGATGTAATTCTGGATCCTTCCTTTATACGAATCGTACATGTGTGTCAGTTCATGCTCAAGCATGGAGATGGTGCGCTTGTCGTCTTCACCGTCATCCTGATCAAAGAACTTGTCAAGATCTTTGACTCGAATCTTGATGTATATGGACTGAATGTCTCGGTCACGCCCGCCTGATAGATGAAATCCGTCACTGTCTTTCAGGGCGTATGGGGATACACCGCCCATGGCCATCCTAAAATCTGGGTCTTCGGCCAGTTCTTTCCAGTAGTTGTTGTACTGCTCTATGGAGTCGGCGGTACTGCTAGAGGAGTCTTTGTAATTCGCAAGAAGAATCAGGTACACGAAGCATGTGGTGTAACGGTTTCCCAAGGTTTCCGGAAAGAACTGCTCCACAGCATTCCAGAACATGGTAGAGCGTGTTACGTCCTGTCCTCGGTAGTATCGGCCATACCGATTCTTCCAGTTCTGGTAGTTGTTTCTTAGAGAACCCTTGACCTTTCGGTAGAAGGTCTTGAGATTCTGGAGTTCATTCTGAATTGCAAATTTCTCGTTGGAGCCTTTTTTCGTTCGTATAACCATAACTTACCTCTTGCTTTTAGTAAAGACGACGTATATCCAACACATTGGGTTGGATATTTGGAGAGGCGCAATGAACGATGATTTTTGGAACCTTGGTAATGAAGAAACCACACCAGACGCCGATGATATAGTGTCTGAGTCCGGGCAGGAGTCAACGGACACGAGTTTGCCGGTGAAGCATGAAGTTACTGCGCAAGACCACGCTGAGGAATCTTCAACAGTCTCGGATTTCTCAGATCTGAAGATGGTTCTTTCAGACCTTCCTCAGGATGTGGTAGACAACATGCCTACCATCCAGAATCGCATCAATGCTTATCTTACATACTTCTCTGCGATGAATCTGGCGCGTCTGCCAAAGTTGATGCGGTTTATCAACGCCGCAGAAGAGCTTATGTTTAACCCGAAGGACTTGTTACACATGGACTACGATCAGATGTCCAGCATCTATAAGTCTGCAAAGTACAGTGCCTCTGAAGTGCTTGAGACTGCCAGAAAGGTTACGCAGACCGTACAGCAGGAGAACGACAAGAAAACTGATGTGCTGTACAACATGCTGACCTCCCTGTCGCCTGATACTGTATCCAGACTTTTGGAAATGGTGGAAGCTGAACAGAAGGTGGAGAAACAAAAAGCGGCACAGATAGACATGCCTGAAGGATCATAATGGAACGTATTAGGAACAATGTTAAACAGGCTTCTTTGGTCGTTCGGTATTACCGATACCCGAATCAGGAACTTCCTTGGAGAAAAGTGTCGAAGTTTGGAGGTCTGCATGAGATGTCTTGTCTTATGCTTGAATGTCTAAAGAACCTGTCTGGGGATTCTGAGATGTACTGTGAGGGTGTGTTGTTTATGAATGGCAAACGGATGCCCGGTATATCCAACAAGCGAGAGGGGAATTTCATGGACGGAAGGTTGCACTGGAAACAGGTGTAACCTGACAAACGAACAAGAGCCATGACGGCAGGGCATGAGAAGAAAACCTGAGAAACCTTACAGTGTTCGACTAGAGTGTCTTTACAGCAGTAATGACCTCGTAGCTTTCTTGGACATTCTGGCCATTATGCTGTCTCTTTTCCTCGGATTTGTCCTGTTGTCGGTAGTTGTGGTCTTGTTCAGATCTTGGTTATACTACTAGGAGAGCATCATGGGAGTTGATTTTGTCCGTAGTCGTGAGTCGCATCTGACCATAGCGCATGATGCCGTCTATCGTTCCATTTTTAAGGTGATCGAATCCGAGTCTTTGGCAGTTGGAGATCGCGTCATCGTGGAATTTACGAACGGAATGTACGACCAGTGTATCGTTGTCACCACCGACCCTCTCAGCCTTGCTCAGTACAAGCCAAAACGGTACATTCGAGAGGATGTCCTGTATCGTGGCACTTTTATCCCGGAACATCTGCGTAAGGGCGTCGTAAGCGATCAGGCCGCAACAGGGGACGGTACTGGGGAGGGAGCTGAAGGATCCTCCGGAGATAGCGAAGGCAATGCCGGTGAAGGCGGATCCGTGTCTGGAGATGGTGAGTTCCACGGCGAGTACAACGAATGTTCCTGCCCTTCAGGGTGCCCTCATTGTAAAGACTGTGGTAAGTCCATGATAGGGCATTGGGGGTACGAACATCTGTACTGCCATTGCTGGGAGGATACTGTGGAAGACGATACGGGAGATGGGGACGGAGGAGACTCTGGTGACGGCGGGGATGGAGGGGATTCTGGTGACAGCGGAGATGGTCAGGATACCCAGAAGCCTTGTCGTTGTCCTCACCATTGTCGTTTTTGCGTATGCCCAAAACGTCCGGACAGCGGTTCAGGATTGCCTGAGGAACTCAATCCAGTGATGCTGGAATGTCCGGATGAAGTTCTTGAGGGGGAGACGGTATCTTGTAAGGTCAAGCTCCTCAAAGTTAGCGATCACGATGTCGATGTCATGGTTTCCAGCCGTCCTTCATCGGCATCCATTCCAGACACAGTTACGGTTCCTGCCGGAGAACTGGAGTCGTCATTCGAGTTTGTTATGGGTGATGAAGATCTTGAAATTTATGCCGGGGTTCTGTGTGAATTCACGGCCCATGTGAAGAGCAAATCTCTCTTCCCTGAGATTGAGTCGTTGACGGTATTATCTGGAGATACAGCGGGTCAGCCGTTCCGTATCGAAATCCAACTGAACAAGACTGCAAAAGAAATAACGGTCATTGAGATTGCGTCAGGAGATAACATGGTAGCTCCAGAAAATTTGGTTATCATGCCCGGAGAGCAGAGTAAGACTTTCGTGGTGGTTCCCTTTGAGAGTTGTACCCTGACGGCTCGTTACGGTTCGTCAGAAAAGTCTTGTGAAATCACGGTGTAAACGGTCAGTATAGTCGGTATCAAAAGGGGATGTACTCATGTGTATCCTTCGTGAGTATTCCATGATTTCGCGAAATCACTATAAGGAGAAAAATTATGATTCGCAAAAACACCTTTACTCGCAATGCACGTCGCGATGTTCGTCGTGCTGAAAATGAAACTTCGATGCGTTCTCGCAACCGTCGCTTCCGTCGTTATGAGGAAGACGAGAAAGAGGACAAGGAAGAGAACCTGATTGATGTCGCTGAAGTGTCGGACATTGTCGATAAAGCCGTGGACGCTCTCGGCGAGTACGGTATCAGTGAGATCGAGTACGAAGAGGACAAAGAGCCGCCTGAGAACGAAGCTATCTGCAACGATGAGGACGGCAATGAGGTCAACATCAGCGTCAATGCCGACGATGCGAAACTCAGCATTGAGCTTGATGAAGAGAACACCATTGAGATCGATCTGAACGCTCCTGAGAAAGATGTCGATGAAGCTCTGTCGGCTGACCTTGAAGAGATCTTCAATCCTGAAGATGAGGGTGGTGAGGATAAAGAGGACAAGAAGGATGATGCAAAGGAGCGTCGTATCCGCCGTCGTATGGAACAGCGTATGGCTGAATTTCAGCGTCGTCAGGCCCAGAAACGTCGTGTTGAGGCAATCCGTCGTGTTCGTGCAGACATCGAACGTCAAGACCGTCGTGATGAAGAGCGCAAACCCCGTGTAGGGAACCTCCGTCGTCGTGAGGATCGTCGTGATGAAGAGCGCAAACCCGTGGCCGGTCGTCGCGTCCGTCGTCCCATGGGTCGCCGCTAAGATTTCTACGTAGCACCTTAACTCCAAAGAGATCAAGAAACAGAGAAGCCCCGATGGATTTCCTTCCATCGGGGCTTCTTTTTTATCGTGTACTGATGCAGAAATTTCTTGCAAACTTGACCACAGGCGCATATCTAAGCCAAATGGAGCCGATGATGTGGTTTTGTCGGCGTAGTTACATAGCCTTGAAGGCTACACCTCATAGGGGCGTTTTTATGAAGAAAAAATCTGAACTGGTTGCTGTTATTGCTGAACGTGCTGAACTTTCGAAGAAGAAGGCCAACGAAGTTCTGGACATTGTGGTTGAAACCGTCATCGACTCTTTGAAAGAAGGTGAATCCGTAGCACTCGCAGGTCTAGGCACTCTGTCTGTCGGGGATAGAGCCGCTCGTAATGGTCACAATCCTCGTACTGGGGAAGCCATCAAGATTGCCGCCAGTAAGTGCATCAAGTTCCGTCAGTCCTCGAAGATCAAACAGGATCTCAATGCAAAGAAACCTGCTAAAAAAGCGAAGAAGTGATTGACCCTACCTTCTTGATACTTAAAGCCCAAGCCTACATTGCTTGGGCTTTTTTTGTGGTGCTGAATGAATTTTCCCGAGATTTCCATGTTATAGGTGTCCTTGTCAGACAGAGCTTCCAGAGTGGGGGCCGTAACTTAGGGAGTTACCATGATCACTCGATACATCATTCAGCATCAGACGGTGGATCGCAAACGTTGGGTGGATGAGCAGACCTTCACCAATGCCCTTGATACCTACATCGTAATTGCCAAGTGGGGCGTGCTCTGGCCGTGCTACAAACATCGGGTTATTGAGCGTTGCATCCTTGGGGATGGCACCTACACTGAAACTGTACTGTCCATCCATAAGTAGGAGGTTTATCATGGCATACGAAGTGAATCGTGATGGCGACGTGAAGGTCTTTAATTTTACCGTGCATTTTTTAGACACCAACTCCACTACGGATGAGCGCACTTCCGAGCAGTTTGTCGATTACAATGATGGGTGGAACTGGGCACGTAAAATCGGAGAGTATTGGGCATCTTTGGACCACACTAATTACTACGAAGTTCTTTGGGATTACACTTGGAAATCCAGAGGTAGTGCAAGTTTCGCTTGGGGATCCGTAGGGTGAAAGCATTGTTGAGTTCGCACGAAACCATGTAAGCATGTTGCCGTGATCTGTCCTGAGTTCCCCATGCATAGGGATGTTCCTGTTCCTTTACGCATCTTTTTGGAGACATTTGATGGAGGTTGTAATGAGTGGTTGTGGGAGGACATTTTCTAAAACGAAATCGGTTGAAGATCAGGCAGTCTTGACGTTTGAGGAAATCCAAGAAGTCGTCGGAGGAAAGATAGGTGAGGAGCTGAACTGTGTTGAATGGCATTTTAGTACGGCTAACTTTAAGTCTCTTTGTCCTTTAGGCCAGTGTCCTGTTTCCGGATGGGATGAGAACAAGATAACAGTTACAGCCACGGTATCTGCGGAGACTGCAAAAGTATTACAGCAGTGGATGAATTTGAACTATTCAGGTGTGTCGTCAAGAGCTTCTGGAACCATGTGGGTTCGTCATCCATCAGGAATCCTGAAATACCGTCTAAGTCTTAGCCATATCATCCCGCTGGGTGCTACTTTTGAGGACTGTCGTGACGATACAAGTAAGGTTCTTGTTCACATGATTCTTTCATGTGGTTCGTTCTATCTGGAAGAACGTCACGAGTCCCCAACGCCTTTGTTCGTTTTGGATTATCCGCACTCGGTGCTTTACCGTCTGATGTACAAAGATCATTTCACAAACAAAGTGATTTACGAGGTGTTTACGTCACTTGAGGATGCCGAGCTTCGACGTGACGAAGTGTCTGACATCGGAGCATCAATTTCTGAGCTGATGATCAATGCCGTAGAACTGGAGTAGAATATGTCTGACAAAGCGAAAAGGAGAAAGGGCAATGACCGTAAAAGAGTTGATGGAAAAACTGGCACCACTCAATCCTGAGTCACAGGTTCTTGTTCGTTTTTTGAACGGCGACGCTTTTGGGTCAGCTTGGCTAGACCTTGAGGACTTTGACGAAGACGACGTTATAGCAGAAGACCACACAGTTATTCTTGACATTTCAAACAAATAAGGGGAGGTGTCTATGAAAGTCATCCTTGAGTTTACAGAGTCTCAGTTGTCGTTGTTGTGCAGAATTTCAGCAGAAAAGGGCAAAACTTTGGAGCAGTTGATCGCCCTGTCTGTCTGTAAGTTTATTGAATCTGAACAAACCCATTCTATTGCTACTGATCCCGCTCCAAATCCGGCAGTGTCTCAGGTTCTTGCACCTTCCACACCTTCCCCATCTTCTTCCATGTTCCAGATTTCAGCAAACCCACGTTCGTTTTGCACGCCGGTAGTATCTCAAGATTCTTCAGAGGATGTTGTTGAAGAGGAAGTGGCTGAAGAGATCACCGAATTCGACAGCGAAGAGGATATGAAATCCGTGGAAGAATTCTTGTTTTAGTGGGGGCGTAATCATGGGTGTTTACATTTCAAGATCTGTGCTGGAGTATGCCAGAGACCTTGCTAATCTATTTCATGTAAATCAGTTCGAAGGTTCATTTCAGTTCTACTCTAAGAAACCTTCGTATGTGGTAGAACTGGACCCGAACACCTCCTGTGCCCGGGTGATTCTTCCGACTGCACTCAAAGGGCTTCAGATGGTTTATCGAGGTGTGTATCCGAGCCTTGAGGTTTCTTCGGGACAGCCTTCTGACCTTAGCATGGATAAGATTCTGGTCATGGCCACACACTCGGAAATTTCTGCGTGTGAGAATGAGTTTGGTGTGGCCGTGGATTCACTCACTTCTGTGGAACATAATGCTGTGCTTGACCTCATAGACCATGCCGATTGGTCAGAGGTTCCAGTTAGTTATCTGGCCATTGAGTACCTGTGCAGTCTGATGTACAAGAACACAGTGTTCAAGGGAGAGGGTTGGGTCTCGATGAATCGATCTGGGGTTCGTGTGTGGCATCGTGGTATCGGGATTGAGACTTTCTGGACGGGATCGGAATGTCCTGAGTATTACAAGGTACCTCTCCCGGCTCTGTATTATGACATCGCAGTTGAAGGTGGAAAGTCTGCCTCTCGGCTTGGTGTTACGGTTGCCTTTTCTGAGAACTGCACACTCCTTGGGAATACGGTGCCTTACGGAAGGAATCTTCTGTGGTCAGGGTCTCCAAAGAATGATGAGGATTCCGTTTTTGCGCTTCTGAGCCAAAGACGTTCACGCGGTATGTGTACTGTGCATTCTTCCTCGGCACAGATTTCAGACGACATGGTCTCAAAGTGCAGGGAAGTTACTGTGTCTACGTCTGGCCAAGGAATTGATGTTATCGTTCTTATGAGCAATGGTTACATTTCCACGGCTCACTGTGATGCTGAGTTCGCAACTTCAGTTCTTTGTTCCAGACCGATGAAAGTGATGAATGGGGATATCTTGATGATGATGCTGAAGAGTGGTTTCGATGGAACCGTCAGTCTTTATCAAACAGACACATGCGGGCACACGCTCGTCTTTGAGACAGACTATGAGCTAGGAGGGTTGTTCAACCTTGCCCGTCCTCGAAATGCCGATGGCCGACGCGTGACGACAAGAGTCTATTTCTCGTGCATCGGTTGATTCTTTCGTCCGCATCACAGGATAAGAAGTGGTGCGGATTTTTTTTGTATCTGTAAGGAGACGTACCATGACCGAAATCGCCCTGTGTTTGTCGCTTCTTTGCCCGGCTGTCAATGTCGAAGTCCATGAGAATGGAGAGTACGTGTACCTGTGTTATGAGGGCGGTGTGTTCCCTCCAATCACAGGCCCTCTGGACAATATGAAAGAACCTATCGAAACAGATTCAGAGAGTCTGAAGAAGGCTTGTGAAATGTGTGGCCTTTGTTTCGGTTCTGCACGTGCTGAGTCCGAACAGACTAAATGACGTGTAGGAGCCACTATGCTTAGAATTCGAAAAACCCCATGTACACGCCGTTTACGGAATGAGGATGTGAGCCTGTCCAAGTCCGATTTGTTCTTTGCCTTGTGGTACAAGCTGACTCAGTCCGGTGTGAATGTTGACCGTGTTGATGATCACAGTTACGTCATTCAGGTGAACTTGTACGACGAACCTGTGACGACGATGCTGGTAGACCGCCGTGTAGGAAGTACCTATGACATGATGAACGCCGTTATCACTCTGACGTTCTGGGACTATGGACAGATTCTTTTGGATGATGGGTACATCGAAGAGGCTATCTCTGAGGATGTCACCAACCTGCGTGAGGCCGTAGACTGGGTAGAATACAACTGTCCTTCTGAGATTACGAACCTGACCTATCACTTGAAGTCTGAACGAGATGCTACGGTACTGGCCCGGGACATTCAAGGTATGGTACTTCAGATGGAAACCGACTTTTCAAAAATCGAGGATTATCTGCAACAGGTCTTCACAAAAGTTGACGCGGCCAGCCGAAAAAGGCAAAGTACCCGTCGGAAGCGTTCTTGTTCGGAGAAACATCGCATTGCCCGTATGCGTAAGGCTGGACGATGTAGGAGGAAACCATGAGGGTTCTTGTTCTTGTTGTCTTCCTCAGTTGTTTCATTCTTGGATGTTCAACGACAAAGGTGTCTCAGAAAAAAGCCACGCGCCTTGCTATCGGGCACTGTGGTTGCTCTGATATTAAGTGCCTATCTCAGGACATGGTTCGATTTGATCTTCCCAAGCTCGACAAAGAGGTATTTCGAGACATGTGTACCGGCCAGAACAAGGGAGGGAATGATGAGTAAATGGACTATACTTGCGGTAGCGGCCTTGTCGGTATCCGCCGGAATCTTTCTTCTTTGTTCCGTATCCTCTCTGATACGAGACCTTGAAGATGCTTTCAGTTACGAAGACTAAAAAGAAAGGGCACCATAGAGTGCCCTTTTCTATTTCTCGGTATCCGTCGTTTGTTCCGGCAGGATTTCATTATCTCCTGCTTCGGTCTTAACACTGTTCACATAGGTGATGACTGACTGCATTCGTGCAGAACATACCGCGTAGTTGGTGGACAGGTCTATGAGTGACATGAGGAGTTCACCATTGGTTTGAATCGTGAATGGTTTCTGCTCAGGGCAGGGCGTGAGCAGACTGTCTGACGGGTACACATACTTGGTCTGTACCACTGTGACCACTTCAGTTTTTGTTTCCACGGTCTTGCAGGCAGAGAACGTCATCGACATTGCCATTAAGACCGAGAAGATCATTGAGTAATGATTCAGGAATCTTCTGATCGAACCAGCTAAGGGCTTCTTCGTCATTCTTGATGGTTTCATATACCTTCTCCGTCACTTCTTTCCCGGTCTCTATGGCCGTGGTCTCAGCTTCCTGTCTTTGCGATAGGGCTTGGAGTTCCGCATCTCTGGAGATGATAACGGCTTTTTGGTGGTCTATTTCGGACTGAAGTCCAGCGATCCGCTTCTTCATGTCCTCGACTTCTTGCGTCTTGAAACTCACCTCGTCCTTCAGCTCGTTTATCTGCTTCAGACGTTCGTTGTCTTTCTCAGTGTACTGGCAAGACTTCACGGCAACCGTCATCCCAAGGAAGAGGATGATGGCCACTAATGACCCAGAAATCAGTTTCCATGTTGTACTGGATAGCGCGTCGAACATAGCAAACACTCCGTCACCCCAAAGATTTGTGTAAGGTTCGATAGTGGTACGAAGGCTATGGTGCTGTTTGCTTAGAACGATACTTTTTGGGGTATTATCTCTTTTGGGGGTTTTTACTTTGTTTGGGAGGAAATCGGTTATGTTTGTTAAGATGTCATTAGGTTCTGAGTATCGCGTAGAAGGTTGGGACAAATTCCCAGATAAGAGACTAGCTAAGGAGCTAAAACAATGGATGAACCGATGTCCCGTACAACTTCGCGAGGTGGATTATGATCTCCGTGAGGATGTCCATTTTATGATCGAATCTTATTTCAGAAGATATGCTATAAAGACCTCCATTTCTGATCTGGAGCGATATTCTTTTTCTTATGATCTGGTACCTGTTCCTGAGTTGTCAATGATATTTGAATCAGGAAATTGTGGTCAAGACGATAACCCTACCGTAGAAGAGGAATGTTATCGTACTTTTGACTTCAAAGGGGTATGCGGTAATCACCACTCTCCGGTTCGGATGTGTGAGCCTGTTCTTATTCAGGCACTCCTAGAAGCTGAGATCGAAGTTTATTATGACACACAGTCGGGTATTTTTACGACTCCGTATTTGATTGCTTCAAAGCCGATCTGCGGCATAGGAATTACTCCTATGGAGAGATATGGAAGACCTTTGCTGTCTGTCAAACATTCCAAACCTGCCCTCAAGCTGTTCGAGGATGCTTGTTTGAATGGTACTTTTCAAACTTTGGACGAGGTGATGGTACACATGCCAAGACCCTTCAGTCATTTTTTAGTTGATGAAAATTTCCCATGGTTTGGAGATATGGATGATGTGGAAAAGGTCATTCCTTCATGGGGTTCAATGGTATCGGAGTCTGATAAAATGATTCTTCGAAAACTGTTTGGACAGACAACAAAATGCTCCGCCTTCTCAAAAGTTCGTTCGGATACAAGGGCGTTCCCCACCGCTTTCAAAATGTCTTTGTGGGCGTCAGAGAGAGATCATTTGTGCGGTATTTGTGGGAAACCCATCCTCTCTTTTGAAGATTGTGAAGTAGACCATATAATCCCTTATAGTAAAGGAGGTACCACCACGCCTGATAACGCCCAACTCACGCATCGAAACTGTAATCGTAAAAAGCGAGACAAGATTCTCTAGGAATCGGATTTTTCGTAGGCATCCAGCATGGTGGAGATGAGGCGGCGATACCCTTCGTTGTGGGCTTTCATCCCACCGAAACCGTGGTTCCTAACACCGGAGTATATCCCAAGGTACTTCATGTCTTCGTCAGTCACAGAAATCCCATGTTTCTTTAAGACCTCTTTCAATCCTGCCAGATCTGTTTTGCTCGGATTCAGCATGGCCAGCAGGGCGCGTTGCGGTGTCCATCCTGCTCGGCGTATTAGCATGTATGCCATGAAGGCACCACTCCTGTCTCCGCCATGATCACAGTGAATGAAGATCTCATCAGGCGAGTATGGAAGCAGACTGTCGTAAAATGACGTGTCTTGAGGGAATCGACTGCCGATGGGTAGAAGGATATGTTCGATTCCCTGTTCGGCAATAGCATGTTTCACAGATTCCCATGACGTTTTTGTGTAGGTGACGGTCAGGATCACTCGAATCCCGTGCTGTCTCATCGGTACTATGTTTGACACTTCAGGGAGTGCGCCTATCCAGAAACCTTCCTTTGTATGCCTAGTGTTCTTCGGCATCCCTTCCTTCACTCCGTAGACTCCTTGTTCTTTTGGGTACGGGTCGTCAGGCGTACTTTCAGAATCTTCTAACGGACTCACCAAATCCTCTGGAATTGTGTTGCTGTCACTGCTGAGCGACGCAAAGTACGTCCAGTCGGCAGGCACTCTGGTACGGGGCGGTTCTGCACTAGCAGAAATTGAGGCTAGAAGGGTAACGATAAAGACACACGTGTATGTGGTAAATTTCAAACCAGTTCGCATATCGGAACTCCGTGTAATTGATATCTGCTACACTGTCCGGGTATGGGCGGTACCACACTAAACGAAAAGGGTACATGCCATATCCTAAGACAGAGGTTTCGATACGACTTGAACACAGTGTTTTGGCGTTGGTACTATCACACTTTTTGTGTTAGGTTGTTACGCGTCTTGTTCAGTAGGGTTCAGGGCGTTCATTTCTATTCTCAACAACATAGGGGCGAAATTTATGGCAGTTGAAGAGCGTTTGTTGTTGCCCACCAGAGGCATCGTGTATCCTGAGATGCAGAATCAGGAGTATGTTACTGTCACACCTTACAAGGCCAAAGCCTTTCGTGATTTTGTGCAAAGTGGTTCAGGTGAAGCGGCATTGTCCAAACTGCTGGACTCCTGTTTGGTAAACTGTCCGCTCAATGCTTCAGAGCTACACCCAATGGATTACTCTGCGCTGATGTTCAAAGTGCGAGCCATGACGCTTGGTGCTAAGATTCCGATGTCTGTGGTATGCCCGTTTTGCTCAGAACGTCAGGATATTGATTGGGATCTCACAAATATGAATGTCCGGTACTTTGCACCCTCTCAGTACCCGTTCGTGGTAGAGTTGCCGGAATCGAAGGAGACCGTTTCGGTTCGCATCGTTACACCAAAGATGCAGAACGAGGCGAGAGACATGGCTCTTGAACGGGTTAGAAAATTGGGCGTCGATTCCCAGTCCACCATCGCCGCTTTCACATACGTTTGCAATCTTTCCAAAGCGGGTCTTGATCTCATTGGTATGGTTTCGTGGTACGACAATCTTCCTATCCGAGATGCTGTGTACCTTACTCATGTGAATGAAAAGATCAATGATTTCGGAATTGATGTTGTTCAGTCGTTCCCATGCAAATCGTGCAAACGAAACTTTAGTGTGACGCTGAGGACAGATGAGAGCTTTTTTCTGCCCAACGTCGGAGACTTTGGAGGGGTTGAAACAAAGACAGGAACTCTTGAAAGGGGTCTTGAAGCTCCAAGTGATGTTAAGTAAGTATGCTCATATCGGATTCGAGGTTACAGACAACATGACCATGTTCGAGCTGGACTCTGTCACCATGATCCTAAATGAACACTTCGAGGAAATGAAGAAGCAGATGGATCAGGCGAAGGATAACCGGGAGCATAATACCCGGACGGTGAGTGTGAATGACTTGGACCTAGATGCACTTGGGTAATGACACATGCAAATCCGCATACATATAAAGTCAACCAGTGATGTGCTGGCAAACCACACCTGTCAGGATGATGGGGTGTATCTTCTCACGGTATCTTTTTGGCTTTGGCTGAAGTCCATATTCTGTGGTCTTGATTTGACTTTGAATGCTCTGACTTTTGCAATACCAAAACCAGAGGAGTCTGCTGGCAATGAATTGAACACCCAGTCTTCTCCAGTAAATCACGGCTCCACTAGGTCTGAGAAAGTTACTGGGGAAGACACCTCCGGTATGCCCAAGAAGTCTAAGAAAAGTCCGAAAGGTAAGCGAAAGGCTAAGAGTGAAAAACTACCCACGCCGACAGAGGAGGAAATTTTTGGCGTGCAGTGGGATGATTACACCGTGGTTTATCCTTCTCGGCAGTCCTTGGATTCTTCGAAATCTCTCAAGGAATTTTCCACTTATAAGTCTAGGACAGACTCTCCGAGCGATCCTGTAATGCCTACGAAGGTCGTTTCCAAATCGTCGAGTGAGACTGAAACCACGTTGGGTACTTACAATCCCTCTGAAGCGGTTCCTGTTTTGGACAAGCCAGAGCCTATCGACTTCAAAAACCCGCCACATTCTGCTAGATGGAAGGCCAGAAACCTTCCACCAAGAAAACCATACATTCCATCAGTAAATGATTAGGGAGATGATTCAGTATGCTTGAGTTTTACTATGGTACAGTCAATAGTGCGAAGACACTGACGATGCTTGCTAAGGCCCATGCTTGGAAAAGTACAGGTAAGAAAGTGTGTATCGTCAAGCCAGCTATGGATACACGTAGTGAAGGGGTATCCTCTCGCGTTGGTCTTTCATGCGATGCAGACATTGTTCTGAAAGCGTCAGAAAGTCTCTGCGACTATGCAGAGACTTTCAATGCCTCGGATGTGGTTCTGGTGGATGAAGTGCAATTCTTGACCAGATCGCAGATACTGGACTTGAGAAAATTGACCGTGGGTTTACTGGACAAGACAACGAAGGCCGTCCCTGTGCAATGTTATGGTCTTCGGACTTTGTCTGACGGAACCTTGTGGGACAGCATCTCGGTTCTTATGGCACAGGCTGATGATATGCATGAGGTCAGCACGGTGTGCGCCTATTGCTCTGATCGTGCAGTGTTTTCGAAGTCTGTGTCTCAGGGCGAGGCAGGTGTCAGTCTGTCGTGGGACGGATTCATCCCAGTTTGTGCGTATCATTTCCTACACGACTGATATGATCTGGTTTGTGGTGCTGACAACACATCTTTGAAATCTCTGTGGTATGATGAAACGTCTCGAAATGTCTTCGAGACGTTTTTTCGTATGAGGTGTGTATGTCCATTGACTCGTCAAGCAAAGCCGCTCTCCATAAGGGTTACAAACACTGGTGTCCTGAAGTAGAACCAAGAGAGGACTGGGATAAGGATTTCAACTTTGTTCTGATTCGCAGTATTGAGGAATTGAAGAAACTGGATGTGGAACATAAATTCGTGGCATGGGATACGGAAACTTCTGGCCTGAATCCTGACATCGACTGGCTGGTTGGGTTCTCCTTCTCTTTCGACGGATTGACTGGATACTATGTCCCTGTGAAACACGACGACATCGCCCTCGGGAAAGAGGCTCTGGACATCTTTTACTCAATCCTTAGTAAAGCCGGAACACAGTTCCTATACAACTGCCGTTTTGATCAAAGATTCTTCGAGGCCGCTGGATATTCGTTGGAAGGGTTGCGTTATTATGACGTGATGAACGCAATATGGCTGGCCGATACCAACGTGCTTATGCCTAGCTTGAAAGCCTCTGAGCGGCGATTTTTGGGATGGATTCCAAAGACTTTTTCAGAGACTTTAGGAGAGGCTACAACGTTTCAGCATGTTCCGGCTGAGGATGCTTATAAATATGCTTGTACAGACGCGTTGGGCACGTATCATCTCGCCTTGATTTCAAACCAGTTTTACAAGGAGAGTTATCCGGCCAGCAAGTATGACAATGACGCTCTGTACCCAATGATGCGCTTGGAGAACACTCCGCAACGTTTGGATTTGGAGTATCTGAAATCTCTTTGCTCTTCAGTAGAGACCCGTATTGAGGAGAGTCTCCAACAGGTGTATCAGTTGGCCGGGTGTACATTCAACGTCAATTCTCCGGCACAGTTCGGTAAAATCATGTTGGAACGCTTCGGAGTCGATACTGGAGTCCGTACACCTACTGGGGCCATGAAAGCTGATTTGAAGACCCTTGAAGCATGGCTGGTAAAGCACGGCTCCAAGGTGAGTCCTGAGGTAAAAGACTTCCTGTCTGCATACAAGGAATACAAAAAGACCGTCAAATTCAAGTCCAGCTATTTGGACAAGTATATCAAGGCCGCAGAAGATTCTGAGACATTCCCAATCCGTTTCAGCTACAAGTTCCAGTCGGTTCCGTGTCTTACGGAAAACAACACAGTTCTCACGAAATCTCGCGGATTTGTGTCGATTAAAGATGTGCAGTCTGAGGACATGATTTGGACATCGTGGGGATATAAGCGAGTGCTGTGGAACCATTCCCATGAAGTTGACGAGTTCTATCGAGTTACCCTGAAGAACGGGATGACCTTGGAAGGCACTGGGCACCATCCTGTACTTGTTCGCAAATCACCACTTGAAAAAGTGGCATACTCTGGAATGACCAAGGATGATGTCGAGTGGGCAGGTATTCAGGATCTGAAACCTGACGAACCCGTTGTGATCAATCACGTTCATGCTTCCCTCTCTTGCTCAGATCCTTGGAAATCTTCACTGGCCCGTATCATGGGGTACTTTTATGGTAAAGGAAAAATGACCGATGGGGTGTTGATGTCCCTGTGCTTCGACAATCCGGACTTGGCCTCTCATTATGCTGGATGGATGAAATCTTTGTTTGGAGACAAGAAAGTTTCTCAATATGACGTAGACAAAGGGAAGGTTGAGTACTCCATCACAAGACAAACTTTGGCAAAGTTCCTTGCAGAACATGAGGTGATTCCTACGGTCGAGGAAGATCGTCTTGGGAATCTGAAGGTGAAGCCTGTGTCTACATATACAAAGGTGGCGGACAGACTTTCACGAATGCCTGACACCTTCCGTCATTTCCTTGCTGGGTATCTGGATTCTGCAAAGACTTCTGCCCGGGAACTTGGGTATAAAGAGATTCCTGAGGACTGGGACGATGGTATTACAACAGATCGGGTGGTTTTCGTCATTCCATCTGCATGTAAGGATGTCATTATCCCGATGTTTTGGGCCAGTGCTATTGGCTGTAAAGTGACAGATCATACCTTCAAGACTTGGTTTGGGGAAGGTAAAGTGACAAGAGTGGAGGTGTCTGACCCTTGCTCACTGTCGAATCTTTTGAGTTTGTGGAATAACCTAGATGTAGGGTTGGCTCGTTTCTCTTGTGTGGAACTTCCAAACACATTCCGTTTGTACACTGAATCTATGGTGCAGTCGGTGGAGCGCGTATCTGCCAAGAACACGGTGTATGATATCGAGGTTGAAGACGTGCATGAGTATGTCGCCGGTGGTATCGTTACACACAACACGGGCCGCCTTAGTTGCGGTGGTGACAAGAAGAATTCCTTTTTCACGCAGAATAACGTACAATGCCTTGAAGAGGATACGTCGGTTATCACATCAGAAGGAATAAAGCCTATAAAGCAGGTAAATACTGGTGATTTGGTTTGGACAGGCTCTGAATTTGCCCCATGCCAACAGCTAGGTTCAAAGACATGCAGTGTGTTGAAAATTTCCACTGATTGCGGGGAGGTGGTGTGTTCAGCAGAACATTTAGTCCTTGCGTCCGACTCTCGTCACGGGACTGGAGAATTTCGCCATGCTGGAGAATTGAAGGTGGGACAGTTTATGAAGCGTGCGGGGTTTGAGGGAGAAAGACGAAAAAGTAACGTTCGAAATAAGTCTGAGTTTCGTTTGGATGACGATGGGTACTCACCCTCAAGGATTGAGCGCATCGAAAGGGTTGGAGAGGCAGTCTGTTACGATCTATTCGTTCCAAAGTTTGAGAGATTTGTAGCCAACGGATTCATTGTCCATAACAGCACGCCAAAGCCGCACAGCTTGATGGTGAAGGGGCGTAAAGCCACACAGGAAGAAATCGACCAAGGCAAGGACCTTCTTGGATGGTACCTCTCAAACGATATACCGGACGACGAGGCGGTAGGGTTGGTGGAAGGTATGGATCCTGACCATTTCAATTTGCGCAGAGCCTTCCTGCCGAAAGATGATGACTGCTATGTGGTGTCCATAGACATGAAGGCCGAAGAACTGAGACTTGTAGCCAACATTTACAACGAGAAGACTTGGGCCGATGCGTTCATTCACGGTAAGGATGTTCATAAAGCGTGCTATTCCCCCGACACGGAGTTCCTTGTTCTCAAACATGGATGGATGACGGCGGATCGTATCACGGCAAACATGGAGATAGCTTATTACGATCCAATGGATGATGAGGTGAAGTTTTCTAAGGCCGGGAAACGGTATTCACACGAAGCATCCGAAGTCTACACGCATCCAACTCTCTTTAATGTCACCGACAATCATCGCATGTGGATTGGTACCCCAGATGTAGGATTCCGTATTGTGCGAGCCTCCGAACTTAAATCCCAAGGAAATCCGAAGCAGAAGTTCAGAATGAAGACTGCGGTCGGCCAGCGAACGTCTTTTCGATTCATAGAAGCCTCGTGGGGACGGAAGATGGGACAGTATTTCTGCTATGGCTTCATGTACTTTGCCCCACATTATTCTGATGAGGACGGCTTTGTTCACATCACGCTGGATTCTCCATGCCCGAAATGTCCATACGACTTTTCCATATTCCTGCATTCAGGGGACTTTTCTTCGACGGAGTTCTCTGTCGATAAAGAACTGTCCTTGGGCTTCAAGTCCTTTGAAGCATCACACCCTTGCACAGACCTCTTTTCTTTAGCAAAGACCGAGTACAAGGATGAGCCTATATTCCTTCAGGATTTCGTGTACGGTATGCTCATGTACCTTTCGTCCACAAAGTTTAATACACTCAATCTTGGAGACGGTTCAAAAGTGTCCGGCAAAGTTGTAGTGTCGTCAAAGGAACATGCTGACGCGATTCAGTGGTTACTGATGCTTACGGGTTCCACCTGTCGGGTGGCTCCATCCAAGAGTTCCTTGTACGGGGAAGGGGCTTATGTTCTTACGATATTCTCTGATGTGTCGTCCTTACCCAAGTCTCTTGGTTCCACGTTTGGTTCTGTCAAGCAGAAGAACATTGCCGAAAAGCATTTGACCTATTCCTGTTTCAGCGTGCCAAGCGGTCTTCTTGTTACAAGGTACAAGGGACAGATCACGGTGAACGGAAATACGGCCATCAAGCTGTTTGGAGAAGAGAACTACTCGAAAGAAGCTCGAAAGAAGGCAAAGGTCGCCAGCTTTGGAATTTTGTACGGAAGTGGTGCGCAGGGATTCAACTCATCATTCCCAGAAATGTCTCTGGATGAGTGCCGACAGTTTCTTGCCAAGTTCAAGGAGGCTCTTCCGTCCATTGAACAGGGACAGGCTGAAAATGTGTCCTATGCCCGGGAACACGGAACCATCAACACTGGATTTGGTAGACAGCGTAGAGTTCGAAGCTACTTCCAGTCTGGAGATAGGGCACAGATAGCCTTTGCTGAAAGAACGGTAAAAAATTCCGTTGTACAAGGTACTGCCGCTGATGTTTTGAAACTCATATTTTGTCGCCTGTGGGCCAATGTTTTCAAACCTTACCCAGACGTGACTTTCATGTCCACCATTCACGATGAAGTGAACTTTTCCATGCCGAAGCGACTTGCACGTGAAGTGATTCCTATCTGCATGGAGTGCATGACTATCCGAAGGGATGATTGGCCTGTTACGTTGGAATGTTCCCTATCTATTGGCCGAGACTCTTTAGGTGACTTGATACCGTTTACTTACAACAAGGAAACAAAGGAATTCATACCAGAATGGGAAGAGTCAAGCGAAGTCTTGAAGAAGCGCGTGGGGCATGTGGAAACCAAGCCTGCGGATAACGAGTCTTTGGACGTTGAAGAGTTTGATGACCCTTACTTTGGATTACCTCCCGAGGCTTGTGAGTTCTGAGAGTCTATCCAATACAGATGATTGTTGTACGCGGGGTTCATTGAGTACGTTTCGACGAACCCCACAATGAACCCTCTAGTAGCGTAGGAGCAAAACATGATTATTCATCGAGCGAAATCTGAGTCCGGCAAAAAGCCGACGCGTCTTACCCAGTTACGTATGGAACGTCAGCGTCGCTATGAAGCTGATGAAGAACAGAACAATCAGGTCGAAATTCCTGACAATATGAAAAATTCTCAGAGTTATACAGACTTTGTGAAGCATCTGGCTTCCAATGTCAGTGACCCGAAAGCCAAGGCGTGGATTGATTATGCCTTCGGTGGCGAGAATGAAGACATTCAGTTTGATGCAGAGCCTGAGAAGGCTTATCCTGTGAAAGACCTCAAGCCTACCCAGAACTTTATTGGTCTTGAGAACTCCATCGGTTGGACAGTGAACAATCCAGACAAGGCTGGCGACGGTCTCAAGAAAATGCTTCTGGAAAAATCTCCTGAGATGAAACCCGGTTCGGCCATTTGGATCTTCAATGGTGAGTTCATCATTGACGGACATCATCGTTGGTCTCAGGTTTATGCCTTCAATCCTGATGCAAAGATTGTTGCCATTAACTTCAAGTGTAACCAGAAGCTGAAGCCTCAACAGGCTCTGGCCGCCGTTCAGGGCGTTATCGCTTCCGTGGTCGGGAAGGTTCCTATCGCTACCAGCAAAGTTGATGGTAAAGAGAAGACGGCTTCGAACGTCCTGAAGGATTCAGAAGACACGATGCTCAAGGCCGCTCAGGATTGTCTGAATGAGTCTGCCAAGAAGGATGAGTTCGTGGACCTTTGTGAGAGCATTGTTGAAAGCAAGAATGCTGAAGACCGTGAAATCGGTTCGATTCGTTCCGGCTTTGATGACGATGATTCTGATGCCGCAAAAGTACTGACTTATGCAGTACGTAACTGTCTCAAACTCAAGAGTGGTAACAATGCCGTTCAGGGTGCTCCTGACCGTGAGTACATGCCTCAGACTGATGGCGGAAAGGGAGCAGACAAGAGTGTTCCTTCGCAGGTTCAGGCCAAGCTCACGACTGGTGTTGACGATATTGTTACCAAGGTCGAAAATCGTTTGCCCCGTGGGATTCGTAAAAAGTATATCGGATAAAGGAGACTGCTATGATCAAGGATATGCGTAAACAACCTCGCTTTAGAACTATTAACAACGAAGGACGACAGACGGGACGTAATTCTCGTATCCGTTCTCGCCGTCTCGAAAAGTTTACTGGTCAAGACCGTGCTCTTGCCAAACAGCTTGACGACATTTGCAGTTCTGTTTCTGGACGTGAGATTGAGAATACTGTCCAGCTCCGTACCATTCTCTCAAAAATTGAACGCGGTGCAGAGGCTTTAGGTTGCCGTTTCAAACTCGCTCTTATGGACGGATTCAATGGTAGTCCTCATTACGATGAGTACACGGTGGATGAGTTCTGTGTGAAAGCTAAACGCTACCTTCCTGCTGATGATGACACCTTCGTGGAGGTCATGTTCGTAGACGGTGAACCCGGCGACCAGTACATGCTGGTCTGGACGGACGATGATCACGAAGAGATCACGGAGTTTGCGCAGTTCATTTTTGATGCGCCCTCTGACGGTCGTATTGGCCTGTAATCCGCATCCCTTGATGCAAAAGAGCCAGCAAATCGCTGGCTCTTTTTTTATGGTGCTAGGCCCAACCCCTATCACAGCCTTGTGGTATAATGGTGTGTGCCTTTGGTGAGGCGGCACTGAAGGCTCTTGTTCCTACGTCTTGTCTCTCGGTAAGGAGATTCAGTCATGGCACGTTCCAAGGAAATTGACGTTGCGTCGTTACTCCGTATGAATATCGACGGGGTATGTGCCCTTCATGTTTACCTGCCTTATCTCAAGGTTGGAACATGCAAAGACATGGACGTGAGGTGTCGAAGGTTTGTAGCCTTTTTGGAATGGGCGGCCTCGGATGATGTGGAGGCTCATTGGGAACCCAACCTTTTGACACAGTATGCTGAACACCTACGGACTTTGGGGAATGCAGAACGAACCGTGTCTGCGAAAGTCTCAAACATTCGTCAGTTCCTTTTGTGTGCTGAAGCCGAAGACGTTATTCCTCAGGTGGTTGTGTATGCCAAACGTGGGCGTAAACCAAAAGAACGTCCGTCAATTCCAAAGGTATTCGTCGGAAAGCCCTTGAGGACATGCAGAACGAAACGTACCTCAGGTTTCAAAAAGACATTCATGTACGACCTGTTTGGTATGGAAATGGAGACGTTTTCCAGCGATGCCTTAAAACGGTCGTATCGCCGTCTTGCTAACCTGCTCCATCCTGACCATTCAGATTGCTCTCCGGAGTATTTCGTAGCCTGTAATGATGCCTACAACTTTCTGATGAGTTCTGTACGCCGTCTGTCTTATAACCACTACATTCAGGGTAAGTCAGATACCATGCAGGTTCCTGATTTTGTCCGGGATGTGTACAACCGCATGGGTGGATACACCACCCTAAACAAGCTGATGTGTGCTTGATTACTCATAGGGAGAGATGAATGGCTAAAAAGTTCGATGTACGTTCGACGTGGAAATACACTGGATACACTTTGTCACCAGAGCAGGAAGCCGCATTGGAAAAAATACGTAAAATGCGTTCCAGTGTCGTAGCTTTGAGTTGTGGTCTTGGAAAGACGCTTACTGCTCTTCATTATGCTCAGGAATTGGTAGACAAAGGAGTGGATGGGTACAAAGCTCCAGTTCGATGTGTGTTCGCCGTGCCGAAAGCCGCAACCCATGCGTTCGAGAGAGAGTTCGTAACCAAGCTCGGTAAAGAGTACCTGCTTCTGACCTGTAAGCATAAGAACGTGACATGGGGAGATGTGGACAAGCATTCGTTTATCATTGTCGAACAGTCGTACCTCAAGACGATTTTACCAGCATTGGTGAAGGTGGCTGAGACCTATCCGACGTACCTGTTCATTGACGAGGCGCACTGCTTACAGGATGACAAAACAGAATTGTCGAAATCGTTGCTTGCCATTCGTGAGAAGTGTCTTGGGGTGGTAGCAATGACCGGAACGCCACTGATGAACAGCATTGAGGGTCTGTTCAATCTGTACCATTTCGTGTTCCCTAAAGTGTTCCCGTCATGGAACGCATTTCGGAACCGATACTGTATCACGAAAGACCGAGAAATCTACATGCGGAAGAAAGGTCAGGCATTCAACCCCTATGGAAATAAGCGTATCATCAAGGAGATTATTGGGTACCAGAATATGGAAGAACTCAACAAGTACCTTGATATGCTCACCATCAAGGGATCAAAGAAGTACAACACGGACTATCAGTTCTTGAAATGTGATCTCGATCCTTGTCGGGAAGAGTCCTATGTACAGGCCGCACAGGGCCTTCTTGTTACTAAGGAAGCCAAAGACTGGGGTGCCAGACTGCACGATCTTCAGCGTGTGGTGGATGGTAATCCTCAGATACGAGATGATGGTACCCTTGTACCCTATCCGCCCGGGGTCGTTCCGAACAAACAGAAGCTCTTACTGGATTGCCTGAAGCAGGTAATGGAACGGGATGAGGCTTGTCTTGTGTATGTTGAGTATCTTGAAACCGTGGACATGATAAAAGGGTTCCTTGAGTCTCAAAAAGACCTACTTGGGTACCATGCCATTCATGTGTTGAGTGGGGAGATTCCTGAAGCTACGCGAGCGTCGATTGAAGTGTTGATGGAAAAACGAGACATCGTTCTGATGACCTCCTCAGGAACGGCTTCCAGAAACTTGCAGAAGGCAAATAACCTCATTTTGTTCAACACCTCATTCAGTCTCGGGAATATCATTCAAACCATTGGACGGATATGTCGTACAGACTCAGCCTTTGACACCCAGCACATCTATGTTCTGGAAGTGGATGGTACAATCGACACGTACAAGGTAATGCTGTTCAAGGATCATCTAGCCTTGGTGGACAAGCTCATGGGTAGTGAATGTCGTTCGACACTTACATGCGATTATGTGGAGATCGACCGTAGCCGCATGGACTACATCAAGAAATCCATCCTGTGGCAGAAGGGGGCCGGTAGTACCATCAGGGGAGGTAAGAGTCGCGGAAAGAAAAAGTCTGCGGACGAACTGCTTGAGAACCTCAAGGGCGCAGGAACCATCATAAAGAAAGCGAACTTCGACGACCCTTCATGGGGCCTCGATCTGTGAAAAAACTATGGTACTTTAAGATCCTCAGCGAGGTTGGCGGAAATCAAATCCCTTGTGTTTCGTCAACCAGTGATCCTGTTATCGGAGACTTATCATGCCAAGAGATTATGCAGACAGCGATGTCGATGTGAAAAAGTTACAATGGGTAAAGTCAAGTGATTACCTTCGTGTGAATACCTGTGTGGACAATGTGGACAAACTTACGGGTCTGTTCAACGACGGCCCGTGTGATGTCGTCAAGAGTGCTAAGGAATCTTCTTGTGGTATTTATGTGGAGTATCCTAATCCCGGCGCAACTCCAACGAAATTTTCACTGAATGAACGTACTCAGTATGTTTCGACTTCGGTAGGTAATATCAAGATCGGTTCCAAAAACTTGCAGGACTGTATTCATTATGACTCTGCTCCCGGCCTTATCAAGGTCATTACGGTGTGTCACGATGCTCAGGGTAACTTTGAAGGGGCGACGACATACTTCATCCAGCGCGTGAGTGTCCGAAATGCTGAAGACATCACTTCGGCAGACCGACAAGACGATGGAGCTTCTCAGGATGCGGCCAGTCAGCAGGATACTCAGAACCAACAAGACTCTACTGGGAAAGACAGCAGTCAACCTTCGACTCCTGAAAATGACCAAGGTTCCGGTCAATCTCCCAAAGAAGCTCCGAAAGAGAGTCTGGTGAAGAGAGATCGTTACGGTCGTATGATCCCTGTCTCCATTCTGCAAAGATACGAAGCAGAAGGAGACAATGCCGGGCAAGCCTCAGACAATACAGACCTTGAAGTCGAAGTCATTGAAAAGTCCGCACAGAGTTTCCTTTCTGGAAAATTTGCACAAGGTCTTCTGGATCTGACCAATCAGTATTATGAAGCTCAGCTCATCGGTGCCGCGTCTATTGTGTCTAACAAACGACTTCCTTGGCTGGGCCGCTGTACATTCTCACTAGGTACCGGTACTGATGTAAATAAGAAGCCAGCGATTCGTATGGCGATTCTTCCTTGGGATCACTCTACGAAGAGTAACAAGGAAGATGCTTGGGAATGTGTGCGTACCTGTGCATCAGCTCAAGACTTGGATGAAGATATGGTTGATGATGCTTCCAAAGGTCAGAAATCTTCTGGTTCTACAACCCCATCTCCAGCTCCGCAAGCGGGACAGGCTACGAACCCCCTCATTCAGGCGGCGACTCAAGGACAGGCATCACAGTCAGGCCAGCCTCAGAATCAGATTCAGGCGCAACAACAGATTGGCCACAGTCCTGAGGAAGCCACGGACGCACAGAAACGGGCTATGCTTGCCCAGCAGGAAACCGCAGACCCGGCAAAGTATGCTCAATCGTTGTTCTCGGTAGTCAGTAAGAAGTTCGCCTCTGCGGCTGGCCGGGACACCGTTTCTGATTACAAGGTATTCTGCAAGTGGCGTGATATTCTGTACGACACAACCCATCCTGAAGAGAATGGTCTGGTTAAGGTTACTGCTGAAGACATGGCGTCGAAACATACCAACTTCAGAGGGAGAACGAAGGCCGCCCAGTGGATTCTTTTTTAACGGCCCGCGTATCACATTTTTTGTCAAAAAGCGTCCGGTTTGGACGCTTTTATTTTTTATGGTGCTGAGAGAAATTTCTTTGGAAAAGTGTGTTAGGATGTAGTCCGTATTTCAGGTATTTGGTTTTAACCTGAGTGGAGATGTCATGGCAAAACGTTTACAGGTTCCAAAGAAATCTCAAGTGAAGAGGGATGATTCTGTGGACAATCTCGTTTGGAAGCAACGACTACGTGCGTATGCCCTAAAACCTTTGTTGCCGATTCCTGCAATGCCAAGCAAGGCAGAACTTTCCCGCATGTTCATTCAAGAGGGCAGTCGGTTCTTGCAGATGATGAGACCTAACACAGTCAGGGTATGGATGTATAACAGAAAGACCCTTACCGGGCTATTGTATCATCTGTTATTCCGATACACTGATTATGAGAAGGACTGCTTCACGGCGGCCATGGATCAGTTCAGCGTGTACAGTGACGCCGAGCTTCTGGCTTCCAAGTTTACCTACAAGGATTACAAGATTCCTGAAGAACGGTTGTGCGTGATCCAGTTAGGAACTGCGGCCAGAAATGCGTATCTCACCGAAATCTTGAATGAAGTGGTCCGTCACCGTCTTAAACGCGTAGACCGTTCCAGAACCATCTTTTTGTTTGAGGGTACCAGAACGGACTTCCAGCTCATGTTTGGAAAGGTGGGAGAATGCACGCTGGACAGGGATGAGTATGTAATTGATTGGAATTCTGATGCGGAGAGATGCACGAACAGAGCAAACCACATCAGTGAGGATATCATTTCAAGAACCGCTCCTGCTTCGATTCAACACAATCAGAATACTCCAGTTGCTCCAAAGACTGTGTTTGAAGAGACCACAAAACCGAAACTAAAGTCTAAGACCTATACAAAGCCGTCAAAGGCCCGTCCAGAGGTGGCCGATGTAGATTCTGGTCCATTTAACTCTGATCCAGAAGAGTTCTTCTGATCAGTCCTCCAACGGAACCAAAAGAAGACAGAGTTCCAAGGGGCCAGCAGTGCCCAGATACACACATAGGAGAGATATATGAACCTTGGGTTTTCTTTGAGAAAAAATTTTGAGTTCGTTCAAAAACTTATTCCAGTTCCTTACGGATTCTTGGAGACAGACATCAGTACGATTCGCTTTCTTGGTGAAGGAGAGCTGGAAGTAGAGTTGAGCCATGCTATGGAGCTTGGGGACGGGTTTATAGTTCCGAAGAAGCTGGTTCAGAAGAAGATTTTCCCAATCATTGGTATTTCCGGACTTCTCATGCAGGATTATCTCAACGACTCTTTAGGTTCTTTTGGCCCGGCGATTGAGGCTCTTGTTCAGGAAAGCATAATGCGCAACATTCGGCACTTTGTGTTTTACATCCCAAAAGGCAGTGCCGAAGTAGTGGATGTTCTTCCTATGTTTGACAAAGATCTGAAACCCATTGCAGAAGACCATACGGATTTGCAACTCAATTACGATACGCTCACTCCACTTCCATACCTCAAAGGACTTCTTGCGGAATGTTCTGAGAACGGAGAAATTGATTCGTGTTCTGATAAGTTCGATGATGTGTTTGTTTTCGACATCTCATGCGATGACGACAAATTCGAAATGAGCTTTTCTCCGGACATTGCAGAAAACAATGGAGGGGTAGTACCGGATCTCTATTGTGAACTACAACTGAAGATGCCAGTGTCTTCAATGTCTCCTGCCCAGATTATTGGGAACATCCCTGCGAAATGTATTGGATGTGAGTTTACACTTCCTCAGAATTTTGCGAAAGGTAAGCATTCAGACAAATCAGCGCGTGAAGTGTATGACTATGTGTGCAAGTTCATGGCCATGCTCCGTGAAGAAGAGAGGAATTGGTACAGCGCGTACAAGAGTATGCTGGATTGGGACAAATGCACAGGAAAGGTTTGGGAATTTCTGTCTGGAACCCTTGGTCTTTTACTCGCCGCTGATGGAGGGGAGAACCTGTGGACAATTCAGGATATATGCCGAAGCATCAATGAAATGTTCAGCGAAGCGACGAAAGTGTCTGCTTCATTTAAGAAAAATGTAGGTAAATGCCTTGGGTACATGTTGGTGTGGCAAGCCTTGGGGTGCAGAACCTGTGAGCATCTCCCTGACTAATCCAGATACTGTGTATATCGCAAGCACGAAAGTGTGAATGACACTTCAGCGACTATGAAAAAGGGATTAGCATGGGGAAGTTTACAGATTATCAGGCAAATGTTCCGGAGCGTACTGCCGACAGTGTTCGTCAGGAAGCGGAGACTTCATTCTGGCTTGTCGTGGCCGCGTCTTTGAATCAGACCTCTGATTTCTACCGAACGCTTTTTGCCGGAATGAGTGCAGAGAATGTCCTTGAAAACCTGAGTGGCATCAATGGACAAGCCTTCCAGATTGTTCAGTTTATGGCATCGTATTATGACGACCATGACACGATGCCTTCAGAACAAGCCTTCAAAGATAGGTTCAGAGACAAGCCAGTCAAGGCCCGCGAAGGGTATAGCAAGACGGAACTTACCTCTCATTGTGACAAAGTCATCACTTGTGCAAAGAGGTTCGGATATTTACGCACGCTTACCGAAATGGCCAAGCATGTGATTGCAGATGGCATTACGGCCACCGATGCGCAGAGTATTTACAAAATGTCGGTGGAGGGGATGCCCGATCAGATCGAGATGGATCCTCTGGAAGAGCTCAAACGTCGTAAAGAGGCGGGTGGGTATCGTGTGTTTGTGGAGGAACTTGACAAGAACTGCCGAGGTATAAAGAAAGGTTCCGTGGCTACGATTGCCGCGTATGCCGGTGGGTTCAAGACATGCTGGGCAATCAATATAGCTCTCAGGAATGCTTTGGACAAAAAGCATATCGTGTACATTTCTTTTGAGGTCGATAAGGCCCAGCTATACGCACGACTTTACTCTGCCCTCTCTCGATGCCCTGAGAGTCCTCTGGCTAAGAATGACGCCATACCGTTCGAAGCCGTGTTTCATCAGATTATGTCCCCCAAGCAACAGGAAGATTTGGAGAATGTTATTGTTCCGTTTTACAATCAGAACGTCAAACCGTATCTCACGCTTCTGGATGAGTCCGACATCGCACCCACCGATATGGATGAGGATGAACTCACTCAGTTGCTGTACCGTATTGACGACCAACGTCCGATTGATGTGTTAGTGGTTGACCATATCGGTATGACGAAGTTCTATCGCGCCCATGGAAAAAACAAAGGGATTGCCCGGGACGAATTCAGCCAGATTAACAACTACGTGTCATATTTTCGCAGTAAAGCCGTCAACTTCAGAATAGGGGCCGACGGTCATCCAAGAGAGCTTGGGGTTCTTTTACTGTGCCAGATCAATCGACAGGGTTATGAGCGTGCTTTGAAGGATTCCCAGAACAACGACACAAAGGATGAGGCGACTTCTCATCATGGTCGATACACACTGACCAGTCTTGCGGAAGCAAATGAAGTGGAGAAGGCTTCTAGCTACGTCTTCACGATTTTCGCAAACCGTGAGAGCAATACAGCCTTCATCCAGTTGTTGAAGAATCGAAACGGTGCCCCTTTGGAAGACGGCGTATGTACTCCCATCGAGCCAGAATACAGTCGGTTCGGAGACCTTACCATAGTTCCTGAGGACGCTCTGTATGCAGACCTTGGAAAAACGGCAACAATCCCGGCCAATACTTTCGGGGACAACATCGAGTCAGACCTTGATACAGGCAACCTCCTGTCCTATGTCCTGACCGATGATATGACTTTCACAGACACTCATCTTTAGGAGAACCTTACATGTCTACTGACCCAAAAATGTACGAATTTTTGAAGAACCTCAATGCGGAAATCAAGAAATGGATCTTGCCAGAAACGGAGATGAAGCTGGTCGAGGTTCGTGTAATGACTGCAAAGTCCAGTGTTCAGGAACTGTCCGAAGTGTGGTCTGCGGTAGTTCGGCAACGTACTCTAGTCTCCAACTCCGTGACGCATCTCAAGCTGATTATGTCTAACATTCGTGGAGTCATCAATTCGGCGGCGGACGGTTCCATGATGGGGCAGTCCATCCTACGTTCAAAGTCTGACCTTGACCGCCACATAAAGATGTGTGAGACGTATGTTGATTCCTATAAGGAATACCTTGAATCCCTCAAGATCGCCCATGAGTACTACAAGAGCATGTCGTACCTTCTGGGTGCCCGTATAACCGATATTTAGGAGACCTGTATGAGTAGTGATGTTCGCGACACGGTGTTGGAATACTTTCCCACCAAAACCTCTTGGTATCAGGCTCAGGAATCTGAACGAAAGAAATTTGAGGACATGATTCAGCGCGTCAGTCATATCACTGAAGCCATAGATGCCCGAGTACAGAAGTATATTTATAACCGTAAAGATTCCAGTGAGGGGAAGTATGAGTAGTCAAGACATGGATTTGAAGACGCTCAAAGAAAGGTGGGCACAGTACGAACAGGGTATCCAAGATATGCAGAAACGGAAGAAACCCCAGACATGCCATCAATGCGGTGCTTGTATCCGCCCCGGGGACACCCTATGGGTCAAGCCGATGGACGACAAGGTTTACTGCTGTGCGGAATGCTTTGTGGAAGATCATTTTGGGTATGTCCTTGAAGGCTCGCCCGGTGACAATGATTACGAATCTTGGTTCGAAGACAACAACGTATAGGGATCCTAGGAGGCTTCATGCTTAATCCAAAAACAAATCAACGCGAGCTGGCTTACATTACCACGGTTACAGACACAAAGACTCTTGATGGGTATGACCGTGTTCATTATGTTCATGTCCTTGGGTGGTGGTGTGTGGCATCCAAGGACATTCAGGTCGGAGATCGGGTGATCTATTTCGAGGTGGATTCAGTTCTTCCGGAGAGCGATAAACGGTTCCTTTTCATGGCACCACGGAAGTATCGAGTAAAAACTCAAAAGATGTGCAAGGTTATTTCTCAGGGGCTGGTGTTGCCTGTGAAAGATTTTCCAGAAATTGCCCAGTGTCAAGATGGAGACTTTGTGACGGACAAACTCGGCGTAACCTTGTTTGACTCGGATCTTGGAAAGCCTGTCCAGAAAGGTAAAGTGAATGCGTTTACCAAGGCTATGGACAGGCACAAGAAGTTCTTTTCATTTCCTCTGGTGAAGTTCTTTATGCGTTATCGCTGGTTCCGTTTCTTGATGACAAAGATCTTCGTCAAGAAAAAGGACACGTACAGTTGGCCAGCGTGGCTGACAAAAACCAATCAAGAGCGCGTTCAGAATGTACCTATGCTGTTCGAGGACAAAAAGCCAAATGGATTTTGACCGAGAAGGTGGATGGTATGTCCACCTCCGCGTGGCTGGATGAGAAGAACGTGTACGGTGTCGGGTCACATAATGTTGTGGTCTTTCACAGTAAGAAGCCTGAGTCCAAGGCCGTCGGTGAATCCAGCTCTTACGTTCAATCCAACGTGTGGTACGAACAGGCCGAACATTACAACCTCCATGACGTGCTGAAACGGATGAAGGAAAAATACGAACTCAAGACCGTTGCCATTCAAGGGGAGACTTACGGAGACGGGATCCAGAAACGCACCTACGGGTTGAAACGTGACAAGCATGACTTCGTCGTGTTTCATATCCTGTTTAACGGGGCACGAGTGTCGATACCTTGCTTGGTGTCCCTGTGTGAGGAATTTAACCTTCCGCATGTACATGTATTTGACTGGTGCTACACCTTACCGGATACTGTGGAAGACCTCATTGCTGAGGTGGATTCCAAGCAATCTGCCATTGATAGTGGAATGATTGAGGGATTCGTGCTGTACTCGCAGGACGGGCAGACCAGCTATAAATGTGTGTCGCCGTCATTCCTGCTGAAATATCACGGATAAACCGATTTGTGGTGCTGAAGCGAGATTGGAGGATTTCGTGTGTTATAGTGCCTTATGTCAGCACGGCACGGGGCAATGACGCTTCACCGGATTTGCTGATACGCGCAATAAGGGGCGCATGTTATGTGTAAAATCTCTCTCACGAATTCCAATCTCGTTTCCTTCTGCTCTTGCCGTCGTCAGTACGACTATAAATTCAACAAGGGTATTGTTCCTGTCGAGAATGCCAAGAGCTACGATAATGCCGTCGCTCTCAAAGAGGCTCTGATCACTGTCGCACTGTCTCATTCGGAACATCTTAGTGCAGAGGACTGTATTGCACAGGCTCTTCTGACTCTCAAAAGCAAGGGGCTTGAGATGCAGGATGAGGCCCGTTTAGAGGCGGCCATTCGTGCGTATGTGAAACGTTATTATGATCCAGATTCTCAGGACTGGGAAGTTGTGTCCGGTACTCCCAATGCGGGTGTGACTGTGCCGATGACTCCAAACGTCACCTATACGACCTACCTAGATTATGTGGTTCGTAACCGCAAGTCTGGGAAGACCTTTGTCGTCGTCAACAAGTCCTCGTCTACTCTCGGGGATGATTTCATGTGTAGGTTCTTCATTGACAATGAAATCCGCTTGCAGGTGATTGCCGCAAAACAGCTCCTTGGCTGTGAGGTGGATGGCGTAATCATCAATGCCGTGACGCGTCCTCAGCACAAGATCAAGGTAGGTGAAACGGATGAGGAGTATGCCGAGCGCAATAATGCCCGCAAGGGTAAAGCTGACCTCAAACGGAAAGTTGGGGAATCTCGTGAGGAATTCGTGTCCCGTGTCGTTGAGGATTACTCTGACGAGTCCTTGAAACGTGCGACTATCGTGTTCACAGAGGCCCAGCTCAATCAGGCTATGTCTACCGTGATTGCAGTGGCGTCCGACATGATGGCCTGTAAATCCTTCTATCCCAATACCTCTGAATGCACCAAGTATGGGAAGTGTCCATATACGGCCTTGTGCATGAGGGATGGAGACCTTTCGAAAGTTTCGGATCAGTACACGATAAAGAAGTAATCTGGGTCAACGTTCCTTGAATTTCTGTCCGGTCATTCCTGACCGGGTACTTATACAGAGAGATATAGTATGGCAAAGCGTAAGATGATTTGGATTCCGAAGACCGGGAAAATTGAGACGATTACCATCGACGACGATTTGGACAGCGTTCGTGCAAAGATCGGTTGTGACTTGATAGATATGTTTGCTGTCGGAGAATCCAGCGACGGTTCCCTTAGTTACGATTTCATTTGTGACGATGAGGGAATGCTGGTGGCGGACAGTATGGAGGATCACAATATCAACAGCTTCTCTGTCGCACCTTACCGACTAGGGATTTTCCGTCAGCCTCTGTTTGGGAATCTTCTTATGTGTGCTGTGGATAATGAGACCGGCGAATACGCAGATCTGAATGTGACAGAGGCCAAGAGAATCCTCAAAAAGTTGTACATGCTGTGATTTATGGTGGAGTGCCATGCTCGTTAGGAATCTTAAATACCTGTCTTATGAGCTGTCTCGTAGGCTCGAAGATCGATTGTGGTACTCCCATGTCCATTACAATCATCACGACAGACGGTTTGAATTGTTCTTCGGGGGGTTTGGAAAGCGTTGCGACAAACCCCTTGAAATTTATGTGTCTCATGCGCACAACACGTGGAAAGACTCATCCATGACAGTTCAGCTCGTTCTCAATGATGAGGTTCTGGATAGTGTCATTGTCTATCCCGGCGAAGAGTTCCCAGAGCCTTGGTTCGAGAGCTTGTGTAACACCTTGGGGCTAATCCGTGATCGGGATATTTTATGAGACGGCGAGCAGGATTGATCAAATAGAGAAACAGATCTAACAAGATGAAGGAGATAAAACAATGACAGCACAAGAACTGATAAACGAACGACAACAGCTCTTCGAGGCGGTAAAACATAAGGCCGTGAAATGTTCTGATAGAACTCAGCTTTGCGCGGCTATTTATCCGTGGGTTTTGAATCTAGTTCGTGAATATGCGGACAAGCCAACTACCCGTTATGCAGTAGAATCTTTTAGAATGGAACTCTCCGATTTCCATCAGGCTCTGTATGTACACTTGTTAGCAATGCCGCGAGTGGTATCTCCGGATAGCAACCCCTTAGACCTCAAACGCATACGAGACGAGGCTTTGGAGGCATCCATTGAAATGGCAGAAAGTATCGCAAACTTAGAAGTAGACCAGTTTAGCATTAAGCTATCGGACGTTATGGCTCGCTTTGTGGAGGACTTGTAATGAATTTCATGTCTGGATTTGGACGGCCTGTATTGAATGGGGAGCTGGTATTCACTCCAGTAACGGAGAAACAGTTGCGGTATATAGCGCACATACAGGCATGTTTGGATGTTGAACCTTTTTATGGGACAACAAAGGAATCTGCGGCTCTCTGGCTGGAACGTTACGCGCCTATGTATGAATCCTATATGTTGCAGATGCAGGCAGAATTCATCGATCATAACGAGAATTACGGAGACAGGGTTTGATGCAAATTTCTTCGTCAACAAAGGCTGGATACCCACGCATTTATGTTGGTGGTGCAGTAGACAGCCTACTTCGGTACCTATCGATCCATCATAAGGATATTCTGGCGTCCATGCACACCATAGGATTTGTCGCGGATTCTTCAGAAGACGCCGTCCCGGATGCTTCTATCAGTACGGATTCTGGTACTGAGGAGGTCGCTATGGTGTCTTCCCCTGTCAAAGAGTTGAGGGAGATTATCGAGTATTACAATAACATCGACTGGGATTTGAATCGACCCATCGTTATAAATCTCTCCATGATCGTTGACCCAGAGGTGTCGTTCAAAGTTCAGTCCATGCTTCTGAAGTTCCTTGAAGAGACCTCTCATCGCGTAATCCTGCTGTCCATTGCAGATGACCTTATGTCTACGATATTGTCCAGAGCCTCCTTGGTGTGTAAGATACCTGTTGTAGCAGATTACTCATTTGGAAAGGCGTGGGAAGCCAGAACCGACATGGCCGTAGATTTCAACGGAATCAGGCTACCATTGCCGATCTACAAGACTGAGAGTTTGAAAAGGTCCGTGGAGATGGCAAGAGTTGACACGATGTGCCGGATGCATCATCATGGCCGGGGGTTTAAGGAACGCATTGCGAAGATTTTGGAGAAAGCCTGATGGGTCTGTATGCAAGTAAACCTGCCAGCGTCGTATCAAGAAAGCTATCTGTCAAAAAACGTTTGGCTCATATCCTCACAGTCCGTAGCAAAGAAGCTCGGCAAAACAGTCTTCTTCTCAAGACCTCGTTAAAAACCCGTGATGCCTTACGTCACAAGGCTAAGGGCAAACTGGACGCCACTACTCTTGTTGGAAGAATCGTTGTTACAACCCACATGGGTTTCATTGAGTCGTTGTACCCTCGATTCGTTGTGTCGGATAACATCAACGATTACCGCCCAGAGTATCAAGGGATGATCTATACCGGGGAAATGAACGACTTTGTCATGGACAGGTTGAACTATGTTCACAACTACATCGTTCTGCGTGAGTTTCTTGACCCCGATGCAAGAGAAAACCTTGGATGGGTTACATCCTTTGGAAGACATAAGATAGTCCGTCTCAGCAATGTCCGCGATTACATCATGTGGTATTTCCCAAAGCAAGAGAAGCGGATTGGGGAGTTTCGCAAGGTGTATGCTGAACAGATGCCTCAGTTTTTGAACCTCGTTTTGACATGCCTCATTCAAGGTAAACAGCTCCCCAGCCGAAAACAGACCGAGTCGATCAGTCCTTATCCGTTATTCAAGATCTTTGGCAAATCCGACTGGAGTATGTTCTTGAGCACGTATCTTCAGCATGTCGAGTCTGGAGAGTCTTGGAAAACCGACTCTTCCCTCCTTACCTTCCTCGGGCGCGTGATGGATGGTGAAGTGGAAGGAAACCGTGGGGGATACAACCAACTGGTGAAGACAGCACACAAACTCTATGGTCATCGAATTCAGAAAGCTGTCGCCGAGTATGCCCAGTCTCCGAAGATTCCTGAGTTAGCTATGATTGACCTGTATTATGCTGTTTCAGGGGCCGACAAAGCTCTGTCCGGTATATCAGACGATTGTGGTATGCAGGATATGGAACTTGGTATTTTTCTGAAATGACCTGATGGAGGGTGCAATGGCAACGATTGTGGATGTGCGTGATTACGATATGGGGATGCTGAAAAGGTTTCAGTTCTTTTACCCGAACACCGTGTGGATCAACCATTCCAGTGTCGAGATCTCTGAGATACGAGACAATGCGATTTACGAGGGGCAGGACATTCATTTCCCAGTCTTGATTCTTCGGCGCACATCTTGTCCTGTACTGTACCGCGACAATAGTCCCTATTCTCAATACAAGATAGGCGACCGTCACACAGACGGGATGTCTCAAGCAGAAATCGTCGCTCGCGGGTTCCCTGACGACCTGACGCTGGTCAACTCTATTTATGAGCTGAAATATGACCTTGAGATCCTTTCCGCCAGTCGAGACAACTTTGATGAACTTGTGATCGAGGCGCAGGAGAATCTGATCCGCTTTCCGTTCCTGACCATTGATGCAGACGATAAGATTATCCAAGGCCAGTCGTCGCATTTGCTGATGGATACCTGTCAGGATAATTCCGATCTGGACAACTTCGGCGAGCATGTTCCCTTGTACCGTGCCACCATCGGAATGACGCTTCGTGGGTACATTTACCGCAAGTATCGTCGATTCAGTGTGGACGAGTTCCTGATGCATCTCAAAGTGAACTCAAACCTTCCAACTGATGAAGACCACGACTACCGCATCCCTACGGTAAAGCACATCAACTCTTTGGTTCCAGAGAATATACGGAAGATTCTTGGGGATGTTCCACTCAAGAAAGAAATAGGCATCAACGAATGTCCATGTAAGGCCCTGTGCCCGGAACACGACGACGGAAAACCGTAATAGGTTTGTGGTGCTGATAACAGGTTTTGAAACCTTCTGTGGTAAGGTTCCTTTTGTCATGGGTGTCGTGCTTCTAGGGCATCCACGACAAATCGTCATCTCCTGAGTTGCTAGAACGCTCTCTGACGACGTTTTCCGATTCACCCTGTGTAGTTACAGGGGTGTCCAAGAAAATCGCTCAGAGAGCGTTCTAGGGGCTTCTGTGACCAATTCTCTTTTGACCTTCCATTGGAGAGTTACCATGTTTATCAAGTCCGACATTTGTGGTGCCGAAGAAGCTCAGACCGTTTCTGTATTCAACAGTCTGTTCCTCATTGAACGCGCAGAGAATGCAATGTTCAATGTTACGAAGTGTAAAGAAGGTTCTGACCACAACTTCATTGTCTATTCCTATACAGACCTTGGGCTGATCCTTATGTTGATCACTGTGACAGCTTCGGAAACGAAAATCCTTGCCCGGTCGATTGCCCATGATCCACACAACTTGGGGAATAACAAAGACCTTGAAGAGGATGTTGGTCACGAGTATTGTCGGGTACCTTATGCGTCTGACTTGCCTATGGTTCCGATTTACAATGCGCTCAAGAGTATGTACAGCAAAATGAGTAAGAATCTCTCTGAGTTTGTGTATGGAGATATTCCCTTTTAAGGAGAGTACGATCATGGATATGGTAAAGTCTTCTCGGTTACGTATGGAGCCTGTGGCTGAATGTGCCCGTCGAGCTGAGGCTTTTTTGAATTGCACCTGCTTGGAGGAATCTGCCTTCCTTGCCAAGCTGATTGATCTGGCAAAAGCCTCTTACTGGAACCGCACCTTGGATTTGTCTGTGGTAGGATACTCTGTTCACAGCACCGATTGTTCTGAGTTTTACGACACCTTGGAACAGGCCAAGGCTAGGTTTATGAACCTGATCGATTATGGAGCTACGGAGGCTTACATTCATCTAGCCGGAAAGGATGCGGAGGGCGAGTGGTTTGAGGCCGATGGGGAAGCTCTTTACTGGTACAATGCTGACGACGAGTCCGATTGATGTGGAGTAATATATGGCTTATCTTTATGATGTTTATATCCTGTGTCAGGAAAATGTGTACAGAGACTACGAGACCTTCGTGCTGGACCAAATTCAGCCATGTTTGCCCACCTATACGAAACAAGCCCGTTACAACGGGAGAGACGTGTACCTGTTGGAATGGAATAATCTCAAGAACTGGAGTTCTGTTCCAAGTCAGACTACCCGTGAAATCAATGTCATCCGGGAATGGGTGCATGGGTATGTGAGCAACAAACATTCCCGTGATGGGGATGGGATACAGTTGATTTGTATCTGTGAAGGGGAAGTGGTGGTTGAGTCCGTCAGCAACTATGTAGACACGATGCCGATGGACTTTTATGCCGAGATGCATATCCATCGTCCAGAAGGTCTGGAATGGAAGGAACTTTACAGCATGAAGGAACGATGATGTTTGCGAAGTCTGTTAGGGTGGAAAAGAGCTGGCTTACCGTACAGCAGTTGCTCAATACGTTTTACTTGGTCGAACCCGATGAATCGGTCGTCGCAGGACGTACTCTGGAGGATTTTACGTATTATATCGAGAGTCTTCTCATCGGTACCGCCATTACTCCGTTTGTCACGGGTGAGAATCCGTCTCTACACGGAAAAGGTCGGTTCTTTGAAGTGGTCGATGGCAAGAAGCGTTTTGTCATTCTCAAGAAATACCTTCGTGGCGACTTTGCTTTGACCGACTGCCGGTTCGTAAAGGAACTGTCTCAAAAAACCTTCTCAGACCTTCCACGGGATATACAACGCAGACTTCAGGATGAGCACCTCGAAGTCTTTGAGATTTATGACGGCGGGTTTGGTTTGGACAATTACAGAGCAGTGTGCAGAAGCATTCGTGGGGAGGATGACTATAAGGAAGTAGGCACAGGAACGTGCCAAAAGTGACTTGTGGTGCTGAAAGGTTCCATGCTTTATTTTTGTGTTATAAGTAACCTTGTCAACAGGGCGGCTAGGGTGGTCGCCCAAAACCCGGAGGTGGTTATGAGTTACGATTTTGAATGGGATATCCTGAAGTCACGTGAAACTTGTCAGAAATTAGACCTGCTTGCGAAATACCCGACAGTGGTTCCTGTAAAAGTAACGGGTAAGATGATCTTTTCTCAGAAGGATGTTCCCGAAGGTTATTCCTACTCTGGGTGCTGTGATCATCGTTCTGATGACACGCACTGCCTGTGTCGCCTGTACTCTACCATAAAAAGTGTGCTGTTTGACGTGCGTGACTCCATGATCGACAAGTCTCTGAAACAGCATCTTCAAGCTCCGGCCTTTTTGTCGGTAGGTTCCTCCACCAACACTCTTGATGTCTGCGTGGCCACATTCAACATTCAGAACCATCACTCCATGAAACTTCGTGTGATTCATAGCGTGCCTGTGGAGGCATACTCGATAGATCGTGATGTGTACGTTTCCGGCGACAACTTACGTTCCTGCTTTGAAGTACGGGACGCATACAATAGGGATGCCTCGTTTTTGTCGGACATTGAACGTGAGATGTCTGAGACGTTGGTAGAACGTCAGGCTGTGGAATCAATTTCACTCCTTGCCAGATTTGCTCTCGGAATGGATGGTAGAGACATGGATACCGACGTGATTAAAGAGTTTGCATCCTCTTTACGCTCTATCGCTAAAACCCTTGAGAACACGGCGCGTCGTATGGATGACTGTCTTTGCGAGGAATATCCGGAAGAGGAAGACAAGGATGACTACTGCGATGATTCTGAAGACTACTTCTATGAGGACGATGAAGCCTCGGATGGATGTGAGATGATCGGATAACGTAAAAAGAACCCCTCCAATCGACGTATGTAAGATGGGAGGGGTTCTTTTTATCAGTAGATGTTGCCGAAAGTTGGGTCTCCGATATTCTGGTGAAGCGGGTACGGCCCGAAGCGAAGTTTTAGCAACTGTGGCAAGTCGTGATCCAGAAGTATGGGATCTTGTGATAAGTCGATGATTCCGGCTGGCACCGGGTTAAGCATTTTTGTAATCCACTGGGTGAAGTGAAATCCTGATTCATACTTACGTCGATTCTCCCCTGAAGAGGTGTCCCACACAGTGGTTGTGAACCATCCTTCACTTATTCTACGTTTGCCAGTTGATTCATCGGTATGAATATAGCTTGTTTCGTTGTCGAACAAACCCTTGTGGAACCCTGATTTTACTGTGAAGGCTTTGTGGATATATACGATGTCCATCTTCTGGATAGAGCGCGAGGACATCAAATAGTCTATTTCGGCACGCATTGTGTCGGACATCCTTGGGACTTCGTCAGTATCATCATTGTATTTGTACCCTTCGATGACATCCTTGATTCTCTGGAAGAAAATTTTTGTGTACTTGAAGGTGTTTTCAAAGTCCACTTCCTCAATGGTGGGGTCATTTTCAATGAACACTTTCGACCATTCCGTGTTCACGTCATGGACAGCGCGTATCCATGTGTTTTCATACTCAGCCCATATTTGTGTTCCTGATGTGTTGTAGAAGGCAATGTAACGCGTATTTTCCTCAAGTTCATATTTCTCTGACAAGCTCTTGTTTACGAAGATAACGCAGACCTGATCAAGCTCAATGACATCGTAATCGCCATTTGGATTTTCAATAGACACTCTCAATATGCAGTACGGGTGGTCTGGGTCATCTTCGTTTTTCAGGATTTTGTCAATCACATCCTCTTTGACGGAAAAGTTACCCGTCATCCCATTGAATGGGTAGTCATCGTTTCCGTCTCCTTCTATCTTCAAGGCATGAATGGTGATAGTTGGAGACGACACGCTGAGGTCGGAAACGAGCGGTTTGCCCCCAATATGAAGGGAAGAGACCGGAGGTAGTGAAGCGGAAAGGGTTTGTTTGTTCACCGTATAAGCACTTATGTAGTTGTCAAAGTTGTACCCAGTGTAGGTGTAAGAGCTGACATCATAAAATACCTTCAGGGAAATCTTTTCGTATGGGATGGTTTCAATGACTTTAGAGCGCACTTGCACTCCATCAACATACAGGGGATCGCTGGTTAAAATGGGGTCTCCGGTGTACATTTTTGAAGGGTCTCTGGTCTGCTGTTGAGCCTTGAGAGATTCGAGATATGCTTTCATGTCTGAAGTGTACTTTACTACGGCGTCTTTTATCTGGATTTTAACCGCATTTGGAGTAATGTGGGTAAGCAGTTTTTTCATTGAGACGTACTCCAAAGTTTCAATGAGTGCGATGAAGTCTCCAATGAGAAAGGACACCACAGAACCTTGACTATGTTCTGCGAAGAAGTTCCTAACTCGGATCAACTCATTACGCATTGCTCGGTATGTCGAAGGATTCCTCCCTATACCATGATGATACTGGCCATCTACAAACATGTCCGGTATGGTCACTTCAAAAGGAGTCGTGATCGTGAGAACCCGATTTGTTGGATTCTGGACGGTTGTAGAGGTATTGTTCGACGCCTCTCCTGCGATGGTGCCTGTGTACATATAGAGGGAACGCTTTTTGTACGACAAGGACAAGGTCGTATTGAGATTTAAGTCGTGTGATAATGGACTCGGATAGTTCGTTGGAATGTAGGCCATCATATACGGGAGCGCGTTGTAGGCTGAAAACGGAATGTAGATGCAGGGTCTTTCAGGTATGAAAGACTTGGATTTACATCTCGTCGTATATTTTAATCCAGTTTCCGCAGGGTGTTCCATTTCTCGTGAATAGGTGTTGTCCGTTCTTTTCCTGCCGGTTACTGAGGCGTGATGAACGATTCTTCCGCATAATGCATTATTGTCTCTCTTTTGAACAAGCCACCCACGAACCATTTTTGGTACAGACAGTCCCTTCTTGTGCTTCTTTGAGTACACCCACACTTTGACTTTGAACCATCCATAGTAAATACCCATAGGGTACTGTCTTCTCGGCATGGTGCGATCTTCAACATATCTCTGATTTCTGTCGTTCATCTTGTAGAACACGCCGTCCTGCACGTACCTTACGCTATCGGTGTGGGCGAGACGGCACAGGTTAAGATGCACGCTGAGAGGGACTCCAGAATCCAGCTCACACAGTATCCCAGACTGCTCGTTCTCGTAAGGCTCAAGGATGTCTTGGCCGGACTTTTCAGGGTCTCGGAAGGACGGCACGGCATACGAGGCCATGCGTGTATTCAGGAAGTGAGAATGCGCGTCCCGTCGAAACATGTTGCCTGAATTGGCGACATCTCTACGAATCAGAACGTTAGAGAACAGCTTGTGATAGTGTGACGACTTGTGGTGGATAATGAATTTCCCGTTTCGAGATTTTTTGATGATTGTGTAGCTTTTTCGCATAATGTACCCATAGCAAGAAGAGACTTACGATTTCGATAGCTCCTGACCCGGCTTTTAGTTGTAGTCTCGAATCTTTTCGAGGTCTTCCACAGTTACCTTTGGAATCAGTACACGAACTGGCTTCTTCAGGTTCGGGTCTTCCCACGTGGCTTCCTTTTCACCACTGGAGTTCACTACCCATACTGGAGTCTGTAACAGCGTGGCACAGGTAAATCCTTTATACAGGGCTTTCCCGAGAACCCCGGGGGTTGCCTCGTAGAACGTGTAGTATCCAAGCCCTCCATCGCCGTCATCAAACTCTGTGTTATGTTCAAGTTCCAAGCGATGGAGGTACGTGTAGTTCTTCGAGCTTTCCACGTTCGTGAAGGAAGGAACCATCGGTGAAATCCCAGCGTAACATACCACGGATCGGTAGGTCTTGTTTCGATGTAACTCGGAAGATTTCCACGACGGGTATCCCTCACTGTCGATCTTGTTCAGAGAGATGTCAGTAACCATGTAGGACTTCTTCTGATTGATGTGAACTTCACGATACAGAGACTGGTCAGCGGCATCGGAGGCATCGTCAATTTCCAGTTTCTGGAGCATTTTGCTACTGAGGAAGACCTGAATCCCAAGAGGTTCCCCTATCCCGGTTTCAAAGAACTGCTCAGTTTCTGCCCATTCCAGAATTTCTTTCCATGCCTTGAGAGCGATTAGGTATCCTGTGTCGGTGAGGCTTTTGCGTTCATCCGGCTGGTACATTTCGTCGGCGATGAAGATGAATCCGTCGGTGTAGAGTACCTTATGAAACATCCGCTCGACCGGGGTCTCTTTCAGGTAGAAGTTGAATAAGCGTCGGTAAGCGTTTTGTCGAATTTGTTCAGTAGTCAGGCCCTTTGTGACCTCTTCCAAAGCCTCGATGCGTTGTTTGCCATGTGTTCCGAGTCGGAATACCGTGAATGTACCGTCGGCATTCCGAAGGAATAAGTTTCCGTACATGTATGGTAGTAAAATCATCGGTTTCCTCCAGTTACTCAGCCACGATATAATCACGCCCACTGAAGTTCCGCAAGGACAGCTTCATACCGTTTCCGGTCTGGGCCATGTATAGGAATTCCCCCATCGAGTGTTCGTCAATGAAGCAGGTTTTCAGAATCGGCTTGTATTCTGCCCCACCTGTCAATCCTCGTTTGGGAAACAGGTTTTCAAGGTTCTTTGCGAACACCCTCCACTGCGTTGAGAGTAGCCACGTTGGGTCGGTCATGGGGTCAGCGGCATTGTTGCTTGGATCGTGGGCGGCAAAAGACTTCGCATAATATCCCGGTATGGTCACGTTCATTGGCTTGGCCAGTCTGTACTTATTGACATCTGCCTCTGTCCACGGGTCTACTCGGAAGGTGTGAGGCGAGTTCTCTCCAGTCTGATCAGGCCCGTAGTCGTCTGCTTTGGTAGATCGTCTGGACACCTTGTAGTAAGACGGAGCCTCTTGGGTTCCCACATTGACAAATTTGCAAAGAGTTCCACCATCACTTTTGTACTGGGATCGATCCTTGTTCTCGATAAATACATAGGGGGTTTGGATGTCCTGCCATTTCGGAACACACCCATGACTAGCATTATACGCAAAGGAACCAACGGAGTATTTTGTGATCAGTTTCAGGTCAGCATTGGTCAGGGAACGCAAAGAGCCTATTTGAACCAAGGCTTCCTGAGAGGCAATCCTCCACATCAGAGAATTGCTAGGATTACCGCTAAATAGGTAATGCGCCGACACATTGCTTACAGCCAGAATGAGCATGAGAATATAATCGCATGACCATGTTGTCGTGACATGTCTGGTATAATTCTTTGCGATATCGTAAGCTGATCGGTGAACCAGTTTTGGCGACACAAATAGGACGCTATTGTTCAAGAGGTCACGGAAAATCACGTTACCTCCTTCCTCATCTTCGACGCAGGGAATGCAGTGCTTGGAGTACAGAAACTTGCTGGCAGATTTTGTGAGCTTTGGGAGCTTGTATCTGGGGATTCCCTTGTACTCTACCTCTCCGTGACGGTTTGTGAAGGGTTTAACATTGTGCATCTTGTTCGGTGTGAATTTCAGAAACAGGTTTGCGCTTTTCTCAGGGTACACATGAGTTCCCACTCTCCAGACCGAAACTCGGTATGTACGGTCGCCCAGCACTTCGGTCTTGAAGCAAGTTCCGTCCAGAAAGTATCTGGTGTCACATAGATTGGACAGAAACGGTGATCGAAATTCTGGGTTGATGCTGTTGGGACGGTCGGACGATTCCATAAGCCATTTCGTACCGTCTGAGTCTACGCTGTAATACTTCCACCAAAGGGTGGTGCCTGTGCTGTATTCCATCACGCGACCACAATCCCATTCATATTTTGTACCCTGACTTATTTCGTTGGTATTCAGAGATTCTTGTAAGGAGGCGTGCTGTTCTGAGCTGTATATGGTGGTTTTCTTGTTGATGGTGAACCCAAAGGTGTCGAAGGGAAGCATTCCGTTGTTGTAGATGGGGTCAAAGTCTGTTACCACTCCAGAATCATTATAGATTCTTCCTATGAGCAAAGTCATAAAAGGTTTCGGAAGTTCCTTCTGAAGAAGTTCTGACTCCAGCACTCCCTCGCCGGAGGTCTTCACACACACTTCCCCGATTCCTTTTCCATAGGTAATATCTGCACTGCTGTCCGACAGGGTGTAGCCAATCAGGGTGAGCGGGTTGTCTGGGTCAATCCTGTACGTAGGAACCGGAGCACCTCCGGTATTGGTAATACTCTCTGTGGTGTCGATGAGGATTTTAGACAGATCCATATAGTACACGGCCCGCAGGTACTTAAACCCATTGACTGGGACTTTTGACAGGTCGATGGTGTTGAGGTCAATGACGCACTTCCTGTCGGAGTTGTAGCTTGAGAACCCGCCGTACTTCCATTTGAAGCCGATCTGTCGATGTCTGTGCCAACCACACCATGCCTTGTAGACAAACGTCTGTCCCCACAATGCGTCCAGAACAGACACCAGCTTGGAGTAGAACACGTTGGCGGCGTCATCAATGAGGGGCGTCAGAAGCTCCTCTAAAGTCATTTTCTTTGCCATGGTATCCTCTCCTGTTAGAATCCGATGATGTATCCGTAGCGGTCAATCTGGTTGGCCACACGTTCCGCACTAATCATGTAATCATTCATCATCATTTCCAGATTCTTTTGGTCAATGACGGTCTTGCCTGTACCATCCGGCACAGCCTGTCCTACATCAAACACGTAATCTTCTGCCCGCATTACGTCCACGGAGGCCGCGTCTTTCATGTGGTAAATGGCTATCTGCTTTACGATAAAGGAACGGTCAACTTCTGGGAACTTAGAGATGGCAAAAGGATTCAGGTTTACTCTGAGAAGAACGTAGGTAGGGAACATGTCATCGGTAGCAAGACGCCAGAAACGACCTCCATACAGGAAAGTATCTGCCGCCTCTTTCTCGGCTTCACAGACAAGTTCTGCTGTACCATGGACAAACGTCAGGAAGTTGAAGGCATTATACCATCCCGAGAGTATCCATCGGTGTCTGCGACGCTGGAATGCCGCGTATTTTTCTTTGTCTGTAATCAGGGGTACCGTTACCTCATCGGAGTAAGTGTATCCTTCCGAGGTGACAGCGCGAGTGTTGTAGTACACACCGTCGTTGACAAACAGGGGTTTGTTGTAGTCTTCGTCAGTAGAGTTCAAGTCGTCGAGGTATGCCACCGGGAATATGGGATAGTTACGATCCCGCTCCATATCGGTCAAAGGCATTCCATAAGGTTTGTTGTCGGCAGTGTATCCGTTCAGATACCGTGCGGCATCTCTGTCTTCATACATGTCGCTGTATTCGGTAGAGATAGGCTTACTTCCTGTTCCTACGGTCGAACCACTGCTCTCGTCTTCCGTTGTGGGACGATTTCTTCTGTCGTTGGAACGATCTCGTACATAATCGGTCAAAACTAGGAAAGGCTGAGCTTTCATCTCATGGTATCGCGCAGTCCTTCTGGCCAGCAACTCGGCTTCTGACCAATCTGTCCATACCGGGTCATAAATAGGCAATCCGTTACTGTCTAAGACAACATTTCCAAACTCATCCAGTCTTGCCTCCGTTTTCTGCGTACCATCCGGATTGAGTACAGGTTTCCTGCTGTCCGGCTTCTCACTCAGACGCTGGTTGGTGTTTTCAGCTACCGTAGCAAACTGAATAAGAGAATGGCGGAGTCCTGCAAGATCAAAACACAATCCCTTTTCTGTATCGTCATCTTCTGACTTACCAGCCGAACGCGTGGCATAGTATTCAGTACTGTCCCCTTCTGCTTTTCCGTTGGTGAGGAAATAATCGCGAAATACCATGGCATAGGCATTTGGATCGTACTGATCATGGTAGGCTTTCAGAATTTGACGCGCCGAGATCCTTGTATCCGATGATACAAATAGAGGGTCTCGGTCATTGTCATAGGCAAAGTACAGTTCGGCCTTCCCTTCAGGATTCAACTGCATACAGAGAGGGTGTTCAGACAGGTACTTCACCATAGGTTCGGTACGCGTGGTTGTCAGGAGCATCATCACAGGCAGGGTGTACTCGAAGGTCGGAATGTCGTGCCAGTCACCGTCCTCTGTACCCCAAGTTACTACTGGAGATTCAATCATGCATCCACATCCACAAGGACACGGTCTGTATTTCGGATTGGTACTCCCAGAAGGGGGGATAGGCTCGATACCCGGGGTGTCACTGCCGTCGGAAGAGTCAGAGTTCGGATTGTTCTGGTTACTGAGCTGGCGGCTATTGCACGGAGGTGCTTTGGGCATGTTCTCAGTAGTCCACTGATGTCCACCAGCTCCAAAAGCAAACCAAACCCCGCCGCCACTGTTGCAGAATTTCTTGAACTCGCGTGCTTTGACATAACGTCCATAGTCTGTAAAGATACCCATACCGTTCTCCTTAGGTCAACCACCTTTGTACTATCGAAACCACCGTAACTACGGCATTTAGTGTGATATTGACGTATGGAGATGGGCAATGAGCGGAAAACAAAAAGAGGAAGGAATCCTGATGAACGGCACCGTTTTGGAAGCGTTACGAAACGCCATGTTCAGAGTAAAGATCGAAACTGGTCAGGAAGTTCTGGCCCACGTGTCTGGGAAGATTCGAAAGTTCTTTATCAGGATACTCCCCGGCGACACCGTGACCGTAGAGCTGTCCCCTTACGATCTGACTCGTGGCCGTATCATCCATCGTAAGTGATCTGATGTGGTGCTGGGTCTCGGAGAACCTAAATTTCGTGCTATAAACAAGGCATGAGCAGACAATGAATCTGTTCAGTAGTCTTGGAGGAAGCGTAAGAACCAGACGGATACACATGCATCCTTGGAACAAAGGAGAGGGTTTATGAAAGAGAAACGTAAGGTAAATGTTCGGGAAGCCTGCAAACGATATTCGAAGCGAGTTGAGGCGAAACGTCGTAAGATGGAGAGTGAGAACGACATTGATCAGATGATGCTTCAAATCATGCAGGATGCGATGCCTAATTCTGATGTAGAGATTCGTCCTGACGGCTCTATGGAAATCACTCAGGAGTAATCAATGGCGATACAGAAGTTCCTTTCCACATCGACGGACGAGAGGTGCTAAGTGTCTACGATCAAACCTCTCGTCAAGTGGTCTGGTAGTAAGCGTTCTCAGGCCGACCGACTGGCTTCATTTATTCCGTCCTTTCGACGTTATTACGAGCCTTTTGTCGGCGGTGGATCTATGCTTTACCGCGTCGGTCCAGAGGAGGCCGTGGTCGGAGATTCCTGCAAACCATTGATTGATCTGTGGGAGGCCATAAAGACTTTTCCAAATCGTCTGGCTTCAGAATACAGGTCTCTGTGGGAAGCGTTGCAAAAGGACAATGACTTTTATTACATAGTTCGAGAGCGGTTTAATGCGTACCAAGAACCTTGGGACTTTCTGTTTCTCACTAGAACGTGCATGAACGGGCTGATCCGGTTCAATAGGGAAGGTAAGTTCAACACGTCCTTTCATATAGGAAGGCCCGGCATCCATCCAGATACCATGGACGCCATTATTCTCGATTGGCATCAGAAACTTCACGGCGTGGTCTTCGTCAGTGGGGATTTCACGGAAACCTTGAGAACCGTAACTGCCGAAGACTTCGTGTACCTCGACCCACCATACTTCCACACCAAGGGCATGTATGGAGAAACATTCGAATCTTCGCGCCTCTGGGAATGTCTTGAACACCTGAACCGAACAGGGGTTCGGTGGATGCTATCTTATGATGGAAAGTCCGGCGATGGAGACCATACCGTGGATATCCCGCAAAACCTGTACAGACGGCATGAGTATATCCAGTCCGGGATTTCCTCATTCAAGAGGATCGTGAAGAAGGAGAAGGCTATGGTCTACGAATCGTTATACCTCAACTTCTAGCAAGATTACCATGAGTAAATGCGCGTGGTTTTGTCGTACACAATCTTCCCGGAAGCAATGCTCTGTTCAACGATCTGCTTGGCATATTTCGGCATCATTCTCTGGACAGATTCCATCTGCTTGGCTGTCAGGAAGTTCTTTTCAAGGTACTGCTCGGCCAGCGAAGAACCAAACTCTGCGTCATTCTGAGTGAACCCGCACCCGTCCTTGAACATGGTACACTGGGCCTCTCTTTCGGATTCGTTCTGGTTCTCGTAGATTCTCAGAAGGGCTCGGACGGCCTGTTTAGGGTTGGACTGAATCTGCTGTTTTAGGGTGTCTACAATAGCCTTTTTGCTCTTGAACTGCGCCATAACTTCCTCCATGTCTTATGGGATCACTGAACATCAGTGATTATGCCGTATCGTATCAAACTTTGATGCGTGTCTTGTATTCAGCACCACGGAATTTCTCTTCTATCCCAAGGAGTCTTTATGATACACACAAACATTCGACGTAATGAAGCTAAGGCAGATCCTAAGAAATCTTTGTACGAATGGCTGAAATCAGGGGCCACTACTCGTAAACTTAGAGAACTTCTTCCTCAAGACTTTAAGATCGAACGCAATCGTTCTGCACAGTTTATGATGACCGCTGAGTGCGTGGCATGGTTTCAGGACGATTCCAAAAGGAATTCGATGCCGAGGGTGAACGGGGCCATCCATGTGTATAGCACAAACAGCGGGATGTGTTTCATCAGAGGACGGCTCGACGGCATATTCATCGGTCGCGTGGATCAGGGTTCTATGGACGAGGCTCTTTCATCGTCATTTCAAGGAACCACTGGTCAAGTCCATATCGAAGGCGATGTCGTGTATCCTGCCATCCGTGGGGATAAGTGGTATCGAGACAACATCAATATCGTCCACAACCTTGATGAACAGGCCATGCTGAGTGTTTCCGAATGCGCCTCATACATTGACACGCAGGTCGGTGCAATGGTGGATGAGATGTCCGCAGAGGTGCGTAAGTTCATGTCAGAGTACAAAGACTTCACCTTCCCTTATAAGCCGGGCACGTTCAGTAAGATTAACTCACCCTTCAAATCCCTTCCAAACTGTTCCGAAGCTCTGTCGGATATTCAGAAGATTCAGGTTGCCGTTGAAGCCGCCAAGAGTGAGGCTGATCGCATGTACAACGGAAAGGATCTCTTCGGTGGTGAGTACAAAATCGACATCAACGGGGTCACTAAACCAGTGGATGTCTTGCGCACCGTATTACAGGGCCTCGACGGGGAAGTCCATGATGTAAGCAAGGAACGACCATTATTTGAGAGGTATGTCCAGAGTACAGACAAGCTCTGTGAAGCTCTGGCCGGACTTTGGAACGGGATTGTAAAACTGGACAAACAGTTGAACAACTTCATCGGAAGTCCTTCGAAGAAGGAGGTCAACCTGACTTTATCAGCCGACGATGTGGAAGACCTGATTGATGACTTCGATGATGACCAGCTCATGGATGCCGTCAAAGGTATGAATCTGATGCAGGAGTGCGGTCGTTTGTGTGTTGGTGTTATCGAGAAGCTGTTTGTGGAAAGTTACTTCATCACAGCGGAGGAAGCAGAGGAACTTCTTGAAATCTCGCCTGATGATCTCGATGCTGGTGATGTGAAAGCCACATACTCAGTACACTATCCGAAGTTCGTTGAGATCCATGTCAACGACTAGATCTGTGGTCTTACACAGTACGAGGTTTTGCGGCTCGCGGTTCGTATCAAACCCAGAGAGGCTTCTCTGGGTTTCTTTTTAGCTTGGCAAGATTATGGAAAACGACAACGACCGTGTATGCAGTTTCTGCGTTGGAGATGTGATCACCCTTACACCCTACAATGATTTATCAGGCCCTATCACGACAGGGAAACCTGAGTCTTTCCGCATCGACGAAAGAAAGGGTAAGTTCGTCACGCTCATCAATGAAGAGACGGGCAAAAGGATTATGACAAAGGTTTCAGAGGTGTCCATACCAAAGTCTGAAGGGATTGGGCCTCAGGGCTATTGTCCATTTTTTGCTTACCAGCTTCATCAAGAAGACGAGTCTCATATTTGTTAGTTACTGTGTAAGACGATGCAGGAGTCCACATGGGTATGTTTACGTCCTTACTGCCTACGGAGAACGAACGGCAGTTGCAGATAAATCTGATTGACGAGGCCATGCGTCTGTACGGATTCGAGGCTGTCTTGATCGATGTGGATTCCGTGTCCATGTATGCTGACAATCACAAGCTGTCCGGGCGTGAGTATCACATCCATGTCCTCTTCAACAGTCATCCCGACCGCCGTTTGCTGGCCAACCTCCGTTTCAATCATCTGGAGAAGAATGACTCTCCAATCATTGTGTACATACCCTTCCAGTTTGGCGACCGCAAATTGAACATCGTTAAAGATCAAGTGCTGTGCATCAACGATGATGACTGGAGAATTACGGCTGTCAATGACACATACCTCATAGGGCTGTGGTATGTATGTACAGTGGTTCCGTTTATTCGTGAGGAAGAACGACCGAGGGAGAAGGCTCGACATCAGACGCAGTTCTTCAATCCCGGGGAAGTTGAGTTTACCTGATCTATTTGTGGTGCTGAATCCTTCACCTATGAAATTTGTGTGGTATGAAAGGGCTGTCGCATGAAAGTGTGACAGCCCTTTTCTTTTATAGGTGGTTTATGTGCAAAGACACCGACACAAAATATTCGGAAAAATTCATGGAGTGGGTCATAGACCGCCTTGTCCCATTCCATGTCCTGCTAAAATCTGATGCGTGTATTCATTCTGAAGACCCTTATTTTCCAGTAGACGAGGGGACGTGTTTCTGCCCGTTCCATGATAATTCCAACACCAAGGCCGCGAAGTTGTATTCAGGGAATGGCACAGGACAAACTCTTTACTGTTTTGCTGAACAACGGATGTTTCGTCCTCACCATCTGCTGAGTAAGGGAATCGTGGAGATACGACTTGATAAGCTGTTTGAGAACATTTGGGGTCAAATAGACCCTGCCATACAGGCGAAACTGGTTGCTGAGAGTGGGGAAAATTCAAACGCCATACCGACATTGAAAGACTACTCCACACTTTATGAGAAGTACCATAACGGAGAAATTACGCTTGAATCCGTGGCCTTTGGAATGCTGGATTCAGGTTCATTTGAAGACAAAAAACCTTAGGAGAAAAAGACATGTGCAGTCCCGCAATCGTTGAGAAAATCATCAATTTCCGCACTACCTTTGGAGATAAGGTCATTTCGTTAGACCTGTTTGATGCTGACTTCGACTTCGAGCGATTTACCTTGTGGCTTTCCTTGGATGACATCAGTACCCTCTGCGGCACTCCGGTATCTTTTCTAAAAGCATCTCGTGTGTTCAATTCTGGTATCTACAACAAAGACTGTGTGAGATACGACAATAACGGCACCAAGTATGATCTCTCTGTGGCCATGTCGCTTCTGTATGAGTACACGCCTAAAGTTGGAGTGGAGTTCTTCCAATTCATTCTTCCGGTTATGTGTAAGTTCTACATGGAACAGATGACCAAGTTCGACTTCCAGATCAGTCAACTCCCTGTGAAACTGACCCAGTTCGGAATCAATTTGAAGGGAGTTGACTCCAGATCAAAGGATCTTGAGAGTAAAGTACACAGCCTCAGCGAACAGGTGAAATCTCTTCAGTCGGCCTTCCTTCATCTCAAAAACCCACAGACTTTATCCAACAAGACCTGCTCCGACATGGTTTCTTCCACAAGTTTGGACAGCAGTATCTTCAAGGATGACCATGTAAATCCTTCCGATTTCTTTACCATTCCAGAATTTATGGCTATGCCCAGCTTCCAGAAGTTGTTTTCTCTGAACAATGCGTATTCAGAGAGATCAAAACTTATGACCATGTTCAAGAGTGTGCTTACTAAGCAAGCGAACAATCAGGTTCGTGGGGAAATCGCAAAGGCATTCAACATCTCATTCTATGATGCCAAAACCTTGTTGGACAAAATCCTGACCTCATGGAAGTCTCCGAACCCAGAGAAGTTGTCCGATATTTGTAGTCAGCATCGGGCAGACACCCTGCTCACAATGTTCCGTTATGGTACGCATTATCAGTTCAGCACTCAGAATGGCGTGCAATGGAACGTGTTATTGAAGTACCCTTACAAATTTCTTGTGAAGGTCGTATGTACTGCATTGGATCGTGAAGATTTGAATGAGATTATAGAGGTGATGGATAACATGGGGTTGCTTGAGAATCACGATATGTTCAAGAAATATCAGGATGACGCGCAAAATGAAAATTACGTCTAGCCTGAAGCCCTTGCATATATGCAGGATGATCCTGTGTTCGAACTGTTCTTTGAGTTCCTGTGTCATATAGAATTTGCCCGGCAGAGCATGTCGGGATTATGAGGTGGAGACAGGTTTGGTCAATAGACGCTAATAACGGTGAGATCTTTTCTGTCGATGAAACCTTACTCCGTGAAACAGGCTGGAGGATTCATAAGTCATCAAATTTTCGATTCTGGTGATGAAGAATTGGCCAGCCTTGTGGGAAGGCTTGGTGTCCTCCCCACATATACTGAGATGCTACTACGTGGAGTGGATGAGGTTTGCGATCTCAAGTCCTACCCACATATACGGAGATGCTACTAGGTCGTGTGTATGAGGTCTGCGATCTCAATCTTCCCCCCATATACGGAGATGCTACCCCCCTGACTCAAACGTCGGAGTCCTCCCCCCATATACGGAGATGCTACTTTATGCCAAACGAATCAGAAACAAACTTCGCTGATCTGCTCACGTCAATGACGGTCAGTGTGCCAGTAAAACGTCTTCCTTCCAATCCGTCCAAGAAAGTGACTACACAGGAGCCAAAGTTCCAGTCCGTATTTTCAGACAGATTTCAAGAGAGGTGTTCGTTCATTCTCGATCTGTCCTATCTGTTGTATTACGGACATTTCCGTGGCAACGAACAACCATGGGTGGATACCCAATGGGTAGCTGACGTTGTTTTGAAATTGCTCAGTTCCGGGCATGAGGTGTTTATCGCTGTGGACGGAAGACCTGTTCGTAAACAGATAAACGCTTCCTATAAAGCCAATCGAATCCATACATACAACATCAAGGAGAACATGCCACCGCTTCTGTTCAATCTGAACATGTGTCGGCGCGTCCATATTCATTACAATCCGTGTCTTGAGGCTGACGACATCATCTTCTCTCTCAACAGTCGTATGAGTGGGCAGAAGGTGATTGTGTCGAGCGATAATGACATGCTTCAGTGTCTTGGTAGTGATACAGTCATTGATACAGGGAAAGTCATTATCGACGCTCTGTCCTACCTTGACTATTTCAAAGAGAAGTTCCAAGGGGTTCCGATTCAGAAGCTACCCATGTACCGTTCCATCACGGGTGACGCTTCTGACAATATGAGGCCCCCAGTATCGCGGTTCCCACATGCCTTGGCCGCGAAATTCGTGAAAGAGCTGGAGTTCGATTACTGGGATACAAAGTTCCCTGAAAGAGGTCTTATCGTTGAGACTGTCTCGAAACTTGAAACTGAAAATAAGGTCTCTAAAACTGAGATGGCGTGGCTGAATAAACTGCTGGATGAGACCCTCCCCAAACAAAAGGAACTTACTCCTGAGGAAGAGGCCATGATTCCGTCAGATCTTCTCCCCTCTTCAGAAACCTCTTCATCCTACGACAAGTGGAAGCTCAATTATGAACTAATGAGGCTTCACGCCTACACGATGGACGAAATTTCGTATGAGCCAGACATGCATTATGAGGAACTTCCCGTAGGGTTGGTGACTCAGTTTAACAAGATCCTACGCGCTGATGCACAGTATGAACCATTACCATTGGAATGGAGGACTGACGAATGAACACACAATGGGATGACCTGATGGATGAGTGCATTGAAGTCTGTTCCGAACGAGATGCCAAGCATTACTTCAAGGCCGTTGAAAGTCTTGCAAAGGTTTTGGACTTGATTTGCGATACCGGAAAAGAGTTCGATGCCGCCGAAGCCTACAAGATCTGGTGCAGGACTGAAGACGATGTTGATAAGTCCATTGCTGAAATACAAAGAACCTACGGTGACGAGGTAGACGATTTCCCAGAAATCGGGCTGAAGTACTTCGGACATGACCATATTCTTGCCGTTGGAGTGTATGACCGTGGCAACTTCGATGTCGTATCCGGATGGGAATTCCGTCAGGCGCGGTCTCTTAAACTTCAGCATGACCGCTACACCAGAAAGCCATACACTGACGAAAGCACAAGGATTTACAGGTCTTGTGGTGCTGATTGACCTTTAGTCAAATTCACGTGATACACTCTCCATAACGAGGAACGGCAATCACGCCGACTCATTATGGAGAGTGTTATGAGCCAGAACAACAACGAATCTTTGATGGATAAAATTCTTTCCTGCTGTGGGAATACTTCAGAAGAGTGGACACGAGGGGATGCTATCGGCCTGACGGTATGTTTCGTCATTGCGATTATAGGTCTTCTGGTTGCTCTACCCTTACGTCTGTCCGAAATGCAGTCTTACAGCATTCAGAATCAGGATAGTATCGTTGTTGAAGAGGCCATGACGAAATGACATTCCCTATCGCAGACACTTACGAGAACCTTACCTATGGGTTTGAATTTGAGTTCATAGGGGGTAGTGATCCTGAATCCCTGAGACACTTTGAACACGCTATGCATCACCTGAACGTTCCTTATCAGTTTACGGGTAAATACGGACAGAATGAGGACGACGCATGGGTGCTTGGGGCTGACGGTTCGGTTGGAGACTTTGACACGGAAAAGACACTTGGTGGAAAGTTCGGATTTGAGCTGGTGAGTCCAGTATTAACCTTGAAGGACTTCCCGGTTCTTGGGAAAGTACTGGACGCCGTGAAGTCTTGTCTGTCCGGGTACGTCAATGACACTTGTGGAACGCACGTCCATGTTGGAGGACTTTCATTCATGCGTCGCGGCGATTATACCGGGAATGAGTCCTTCACCCGTGGCAACTGTGCAGTATGGCTTTTCTCGAAACTGCAACCCTATCTGTGGAATCCTCTCGTACACATCAATCGGGCCAACAATAAGTATTGTGCGCGATATGAGGAAGGTTCCTACGAGACCGATAAGTACCTAGCTTTGTCCAGCTCTGGGTTTATGACGCATGTCAAACATCCTACAATGGAGTGTCGGTTGCATCACGGTACGTTGGACGTTGAGGAAATTACCGAGTGGGCGCAGGTGATTAGCAGATTCTTGTGGTTCTGCTTTCACGAGAACCCTTGTGTTCATCTCGACATTTCTGAAAGTCCTGATCGAATAGCATCCTCACTTCTGTCTCAGTTTCATGTACCTGAAACACTTTCAAAACGCTTGCTCAATCGCATTGGAGAACATCATGGAGAGTAACACTCAAGAAATTGCCACCCATATCGGTTTTATGTTGGATCGTTTTGCATCTCGCTTCGTAGAAAAGTTGCCTACGACTCTTACGCGTGAGAATACTCCATTATTTCTAAGAGCTTTGGAGGACATCGAAACCCTTACCAAAGCTGGATATGAAACGGCCAAGAAGGCTGGAGACGCTGTTCTGGACTGCGGGGCCGAACGTATGCTAGTTCCTTTTCACCATCTCACATGGGAATGGTGCAATGCCTATACCAGTGACTTCACATGGGAAGCCTTCTTGGATGCGATGATTGAATCTGGCGACACTACGGTGAGGGTTCAGAACAAAACCTTTGAGGAATGTGGAGATTCTTCAAAGTGCATACGGATATTCTTTGGGGATGGTTCGAGAGACAACGCGTGTGCCGAATATGGCTTTCCTGATTGAGGTGGGTATGTCGAATTTACCGAATATCCTAGACATTATGTCATGGGATACTCATCAAGCCTTGGAACATGGACGTGGTTATCAAGCTGGCCGTGAAGACGTATTCCACAGCAGGATACCCATGACATTTACAAGGGAACATTCCAGAACTTTTCGTCTTGGGTACTGTCAAGGATGGGCGGAAGAAAAGACAAGCACTCTCATGGACAGACTACCAAAGATGATTTGCGGGCAGAGTACCGCTTATGCTAGTGCCTTGGCCGAGTCTGAGTTTGTCAAGATTTGGGAAGAAACCTCTAAACTTGCAGAATGTTCGGACGATGAGGTCACGGACTACGAGGTCACGGACTACTGATAAAGGAGAAAAGACACTCATGTTACAAAGGGATCCGAAATCTATTCTCATTGCAGTGGAAGGTATCGACGGCACAGGCAAGAGCAGTGCCGTCCCAGTTATTGAAGAGGTGTGCCAGCGGTGCGGTTACGACACTATCACTACCCGGGAACCTTACACACAGGAAGTTATTGACCTCGTTCATTCCTCTCAAAAAGGGAATCTTTGCGAGGCTATGATACGTGACCGTGTCCAGCATTTGAACGATGTCATCCTTCCACACCTCAGCAAAAGCAAGTCGGCGGTCATCACAGATCGATACTTGTACTCCAATGTTGCGTACAATGCTGACGAAGTACCTCCAGAAAAGATACTTGAAGAACATAAGGAGAGAGAGATTCCTGATGCCGACATTCTTGTGTTGTTGGACATGCCCGTTCGTATAGCTCAGCAAAGGATTATGAAGACGCGTGGATTCCTTGACCCCATAGAGAAGCGATCCATGACTCAGGCCCGTAAGTTGTTCCGTTCCATGGCAAACAAACACCCCTGTGCAGTTATCGTTGATGCTTCAAAGCCCTTAGAGATTGTGCATGAAGAACTTCGCAGGAAGATGGCCAGAGTCATCAGAGTTCGTCAAATGGACTCGGAGCTTAATGTTCTTGAGGATTCGATGTTTCCGTGAGTCCGTGCGTTTTATGGTGCTGATGTCCATTCTTTAGTTTCGTTCATGCTATATAGAAGTTGCCCGGCAGAGCATGTCGGGATTATGAGGTGGAGACGGATTTGATCAAGCGCATATTATGATTCATAGTATGATGCAAGATCATTTCTGTCGATGAAACCTTACCCTGTGAAACAGGCTGGAGGATTCAAAAGTCATCAAATTTCTATTCTGGTGACGAAGAATTTGGCCAGCCTTGTGGGAATGCTTGGTATCTTTCCCACATATACGGGGATGCTACCCAGAAAATGCGACCACTCTGGGCCGTCTATCCGTGGTCTACCCACATATTATGTGGATGCTACGTAAAAGGGAAAATAAGATGTACGGTAAAAAGGAAAGTAAAGAGGGTATCGGTAAAGCTGGACTGGTAATCAGGCTGTACCCCAATCGAAAGCAGGAAGCCTTGCTGAACCGTGTTTGTTTGGACAGACTTCATCAGTACAAAGCACTGGCCTTGTGGTGGAATGTTTCCAACCAAGTTCGTCGTGCAAAGTGTGCTGAGTTCTTTTCAAAGGAAGAGAACGAGGAAAAACGGAAAGCCTATAAGAGAACTTTACCAAATCCACCATTACCTTATCCTATCCCGTTTCCTACAAATGCTAAAAGTCGAAGCGACACACACCCAGTTAGTCCCATAGCCTTCAATAGCCCTCATCTTCATGTTATTCGTGACCTCATGCCGTCTTGGATGCATTTTGCATTTGTTCCTGACAAAGACGGAGGGGAGTTGTTTGATGTGAAAAAGTACATTCAGCATGTATTCGGAGATTCTGTATCCTCCTGCGAGGTTCTGGGGTATTGTAAGGAAGACTTCGCTAGGTCTATCAATTCGACCTTTTCAGAGATCAATTATAACCGATGTGTGAAAAATAAGAAGCCGTGGCCTCCTGTCAAGATACATACTCCCAAACTCAAGGATGCCAACACTTTCAGTCTTCGGTTGACTGGCAGAACCAGCCAAAAGTTTCAGGTAAAAAGGTCTTCAAGCGGGCGCGTTCACAAGGTTTGGGTACCTTTTCTGTCGGGTGATCTGAGAAAGAAGTTCAGCAAAGACCCGAAATACGGTAAAGACTTTGAATGGGTAGACTGTGCCCTTTCTGAGAAACAGTTGGAAAAGTGTTCAAATGCGACGAAGATGACAGTAAAAAAGAATGGAGCAGGGCAGTGGACAGCCTCCGTTCTTTTTGAAAAGCCTCTTGAAGAACATGTAGAAACCGGTCTGGAATGTGGGATTGATTTGGGTCTCAAGACCACCGCAGTCTTGTCAGAAAATATGGTCGGTGAGACCTCAACAGAGTACGATAAGTACCGTCAAGAACAACTCCCAGTTGACGAGATAATGAAACTTGAAAAGAAGATTGACTACCTCAGGAAAGTTCAGTCCAGACGTATCAAGACTTGGCTACGACTTCACAAAGATGACGAAGCCAATGGCCTGAAGCTGAACACCGATAAAAACGATAAGGCCCACAACGCTGTCGCCGTGTATTGCAAGAAATACAAGTCCAATGCTTACAAAGCCACAGAACAGCGCATTGCCAAGCTGAGTAATGATATCGCAAACATCCGTACTGACTTTGCCGAGAAATTTTCACGAAAGGTGGCAGATCGTTACGACGTGGTTGGTCTGGAAGACCTGAACGTAAATGGGATGGTGAAGAACAAAAAGATGTCCAGAAACTTGGAGCGCATTGGGTTTTACAAACTTCGGGTGGCGATTGAGCGGAAGGTGAAGACTCAGTTGCTGGATACCTTTGCCCCTTCCTCGCAGACCTGTTCTCGATGTGGATTTAAGAATAAAGCTGTCAAGGATTGTTCGGTTAGGGAGTGGACGTGCCCACAATGCGGCCATCACCACGACAGAGATGAGAACGCCGCGTCAAATATCAGACCCTCAAGTCAGGGTTTGTGTATGCAGTATGTTCCGAAGAAAGCCGATAAGGAAGTCTCTAAGAAACGTACCCGCAAGACGAATAAATCCGTGTGAACAGGATACAAAAAAGGGACACACCCAATCGTGTGTCCCTCAGAAGAGTGCAAGCGGGGCGATTCTCGCACCCTCCTGCCTCTCTTTTAGATAGAATCGTTAAGATTCTTAACCTTCATAAGGTTCTTTGCGTTCTTCAACGGACGTAGGGGCCGCCGCAGGGGCTTCCTCGGTACCGGCCTTGCTGACCTGAGATGCCGCCGGGAACGCACAGTTGTGCTGGAGAACATCTGCCGGAGAGATCGTGGCACCGGAAACCGGAGCAAAGGCAAGAATTTCTTTGAAGTCGCAACGATTCTTCGCATCACCAACGATGGTGAGAACAGCACTGCAATCATAGCCCGATTTGGACTGGCTTGTCCAAGTACCACCGTTGTCGGCGGATTCTTTCATGTCGGCCCAACCGAGAACCGTGCCGTCCTGTTTGTCGAAGACTTTGTAGACAGGCATCCCGGTTTCAGCATCAGTGCTGGCGGCAATGTCTTCATTGGCCATGACGACGATACGAAGCTGGCCGTTCATCTTGGCGATATCCTTCGGAACATGGATGCGGATATTCATCTGGAGGCTTTTACCTACGATGTTGTATCCACCAAAGTTCGCAGAAGCCTGACCAGCAGGGGTTCCGTCGCCAATGCTGGCGATAGCTTTCACAGCATCGGGGTCTGCAAGTTCTTTGAGGGCCGCCGCCGTGTTGATGATGACACGACCGATCTTGAGGTCTTCAAAGCGATCTTTGTGTTCTTCGAGCAGTTGCTTGCCTTTCGGCGTAAGATTCAGTGATTCAAAAAGCATAACAGTTCTCCTTTTCGCGAATCGGAATTGGGAATATCCGCTAACACTTGCGGGCACATCCACAAGTGTTAGATAGGTAATAGATGTGGTCTTAGTCAGTGACTAATTGTAGGTTTTGAGATAGTATTCAGGAAGTGCCGTGCGTTCCCTTTTTATAACATCCTCAACATTTCCGGGTGGGTACTTGTCAAAACGGTTTGTCTTTCGTATCAAGAAGATTTCCACCTGACACCAAGCCCTGAGGTCGGTCAGATCCTTACAAAGGATCATTGCCTCCGACTGGGAGACTTCGTTCAATTCTTCCTGAGTGTCCTGTATTTCGTTCAACTTCTGTATTTGGTAGAGTTTACATTCCAAGGGATTGACTCCCTTACCATCTTGCGAATTACTATCTGGCGAAGTTCTGTTACAGAACATTTTTGGAGTGAAAACCCCATTCCCTTTCCACGAAACTGAAACCCCGTCCGAACTCAACTGACGCTGATCAAAATAGTATCCAGACATCATGTAAACGTTTGGCTGGTGCATCGTGTAAACGACATTCAGTGACTGGCCAGTCACTGAATGTACGTTAATAAAAGAGTCAGGAAATGTAATCTTTAACATTGCTACCCACACATCATCTGTCCCTACCCGTGGCAAGTTTAGGAACTGGAGATCAATGTCTAGTTTATCGCCGACAGAAAACCCGTAATAAGAGCTTCTGTCATTGGAACTACTCCACCTGACATAAGGTACATACTCGTGTTGAGAAACACACCTAAACGTAAAGTAGTGCATCTGTGTTACATTTCCCTCTATTACGACATCTCCGATCCCGAATACCCCGCAAAATATCGGGATATTTTTCGCATAGACCCCAAGGAATGGGTTGTGGATTTCGCCAAGACTCACACAATTTCGACTCCCGTTGAACTCTTCTGGATTCAGAAGTGGGGCCAAGCTCAAGTTGTCTGGGTTTCCAAGAGACTTCTTTAACACGACCCCTGCATCTTTTGTTGTGTTATGGAAACGGTACGGGTATAGCATCCTCAGCAGGGCGTGCCGGTAGTTGTCTCGGTAGTTGTCTTGGGTGATGTTTGTCATGGCAGTCCATGTCAAAGTCCGTCTGACTTTCGCAAACTCCACGGTTTCATCCGGGAGATTGTGCGGATGACCCATTCTTTCCAGAATATCCGCAATACCGTAAATCCAATTCGCTGTGGAATACGAGGACTCGCATGACATCCTGATGGCGTCTTCATTGAACCCAAACTTCTGAGCGAAGTGGGATAGTAGCTCATCCATGGTTGGATTCATAAGGTTGTGATCGTTCATGTAAGGGTCTATGAGGGTTGTTTTGAAAACCTCGATAGAATTTTCGTGAAAGCCGTCTAAAGGCGTGTTCCAATCTTCCCAGTCTCCAAGGAGTTTCCTCTTGACCAATGCAAAAACGGTTTTCCAGTCTTGTCGGCACATGACACGGAACATCGGAAAGTTTGGGTCGATGTTGTTTTTCGTGACTTCATCGGTTGCAGAAGAACCGGTGAAGTAGCCATCAACGAGTTCTCGGTATTTCACTGGCTCATACCAGAAGGAACCCGAGTTCACATTCTCGCCATCGTCGATCATCTGAAAATACTGAGATCTTGGACTGATAATGCAGTACAAAATGGCCATCCACACCAACTGTTCCAAAACCATCATCATTGCGGGATTTCCGGAACACGGGTCTGTACCGTTCGTACATCGGAGTTCATGGGTTGTGGTAAGGGACTGCCACAGAGTGTTCCACCGACCATAAACAGGCGATTTGCGTATGGTGTCTAAAACGCTTTCCGTACCTTCGGTGGTTATTGAAGAGGCAGTGTGTAATAAGGTGACACCTATCACTTCCAAGGATCTGTTAATCGCGTCTTCAGATGGATTGGCGTTATAAATATGTCTTGTAGCTCCAGTGATGAGCGTTACAGAACTTCCCCAAGATTCCAGCCCTTGAAATAAGTCGCCGTAATCTCCTATCTCGGAACACGACTCGTAAATATCTTCATAGTCATCACCACCATCTGAAGACCTTACCAAATCCGAGAGGTAACTCGTTTCGTCTTTGGCTTCTTGGCACAATAGTGCAATCAGGCGAATCACATGAATAGGTGCTTTGTCTAGGGTAAGTCCGGTCTTCACGTTCTTACCCTCTCCTCTCAGTGTAAGACGCACCTGACTACTATCGTCCACCTGAATGGCAGAAGTCTTTGTGGCGAGTGAGGCGTCCGTTACCCATTTCTCCGTGGTACGTGTAGATGAAAAAAGCAATCCGGCTTCTGCGTTGTTCAGGGATGCAGTTTCTCCCAACCCACTGAATGCTTTGGTTGAAACAAATGCTCCAGAATAAGACTCCCGGCCAGCGACATGCTCTGGATCCGAGAACACCAAACGGTTGCGAGTAAACAGACTCATCGACGGCCATACTCCGGCGTCCGAACTTACCTGATGGTCGCGTTTGTGTGGAATAGAAGTTGGGTAGAAACCCGTGTAAACAGGGTCTCGGTCTACAAGCTGGATGTCGTCAGAGAATCTCTTAGACCCATACACAAGCTGGTTTTCCCCTTGGTTTTCGGCGTCCTTCTTGTGTGTCGTCACACGGCGGTCCAGTTCATTTTCCACCTTACCAGTGTCTATTCCTTGATTTCCATCACCACGGGTATGCGGTACAAGGACAGAGTTGGGTTTGTAGTACAAGCGTTTCGCAAAGAATCGTTTTGACTTCTTCATCATTTACCCCAGTCATGGTCTGACGCTCTTCGCTGTTCAGACGGGTTTCAAACAAGGTCTTTCCCAGTCAAAGCTCTTCGCATAAATACCAACTGAGAAAGACCTTACGTAGTTTCGTATGAAAGGGATCTCCACCCCTAACCTTCTAGCTGAGCGAGTCGTTCTTCAATAGATCTCAGACGATCTTCCAGTTCAATGGCATTGCTCACACTGACTTCCAGTTGATGGGTATTCTGTGTTCCCTCAAGCCAGTTGCCTAATGGGATAAGGGCCGCACAAGCACACTGTGTACCTTCTGCAAAGCACGGCAAGGCATCAGGAGTACTCATCTGTGATCCAGCAAGCAAGTCCTGCTTGTTATCGTACCAACGAAATACCGCATCTTCAGCATGTTTGTTTACTGCTGTGGTTATTCCGTTCGAGTACGTGTCGATAACCGTAACTCTGAAGGTTTGTTCCATGAAAGACTCGGACAAGGTCTCTATGGAGCTGGCACCTGCCACGCCGATACACACCACAGCAAACAGATTGTACCCTTTTGTAAGGAAATGCGTACCAGACAAGGACAAGTCGCCAGCCTTCTCTATGGTAGGAATCACATGAACAACGTTTTCCAAGGATGCATCTCCGGTTTCCAGTAAGTAGAGAGCGTGCCGCAATGACCCTGTGTTTGACCCTTGGATGGCACTGAGAATGTTCTGAAGAGAACGTATCTGCCCTTTGTACTGGATAAGAACACTGGACGAATTGAGTTCGATGGAGTCTGTGTTCAGAGTGATGTTGGTTGAATCCTCATTCTCTTCGTCCTTAGGGGAGGTTATCTGTGTACGATGGTTGACACTGTCGAACTTCACCATCGGAGGGTTTTCCCCCTCTGCTTGAATGGCTGGAAGGATCACCGTGGATTTGAAAGTCTTGGTTCCGTTGATTTCCTGATCGCCTGTTGTCCGGACAATTCCTGAATTCGGATTCTGCGCCTGTTGCTGAAACAGGCTGTTGATGTAGGCGATGATTTCCCCACGACTCATGGTATCGCCACCAGAGGGCTGGATCACACCATCCTGTACCTGCGAGAACGTCAAGGTGAACGTTACACTGGCACTGGTACCGGACAACCCGATAGGCGAGCTTGAGGAATACACACAGATGGGGATCTCTTCGGCATCGGTTTGAGACGCCAGTCTGCCACAGAGGATCGCGGTCTTTGCCTGATTGTCAGGATTCTCAAACTCCGCGATGATGATGTACCCAACATCCACTTCAGTGGTATTCACGGTGGTCGTAGAGACGGTGCCAGAAGCCTGAGTCATGTTGAAGATGGCTTCCTCAGTAAGGACTTCCCGAGACAGGTATGCTTTGGTAAATACGATAACGCCCACACCGGTTGCTTCACTGATGAGTTGCAACCCCTTATTTGTCATTGCTCTTACTTCGGCCATAATCACTTCTCCCACAAACATGACGAATCAATGCAGAATAGCTCTAATGTTCGATATTCTGTTGCCTCATAAAACAAAAAGGCCAGTCGAGTTTGACTGGCCTTTTGTCGTACCGATAGTACTCAGATTATATGTATTTCTTCTTGATACCAAGCGGAAGTCTGGCTTCAAGAGTTCGGTTTTCAGGCACCTCTTTCAGGTTTGCACTCACCTTGTAGAGCATCGTCGTCAGGGCATCCGCATCGTCGATATTCGTGACACCGGCTTGGTCAACAATCCTTCTTGCCGCCTTTCTGTCTAAGTAGTCCAGACCGTCCATATATTCCACAAAGTCTTTTTTGGACTTGACGGCTTTTCCACTCGGCAATGTGAATTGGGCTTTGTTGTTCTTGAGAATCGTCTGAATGCTCGGCCAGTACATGTCTGTGACATCATTGATGTTTGAAGCACCAGAAGATTTGATCTTACCACCGATAACCGTTCGGCCAATAGGATTGTCAAAGCGGCTCGGATCAAACTCACGGAGCTGTTCCGTAGGACTCTTACCCTGAACATAATCCGAGGAGCTGGCCAGAGGAATGATACTACGGTTGCCAGCTTTCGTGGACAGCTCCACCTTGTCCCCGATCTCCGACAGATTCTTGTACGATGCCTGAAGAGCTTCAGCAAGGAACCCGCTCCACGTAGAAGCAATGGACTCAAGCTGGTTTACGGCGGTTGCATCGTCTTCAGGTTTTCCTGTGATAGTGATGGATTGATTCTCAAGCGAATCGTTCATCTTCTTGATACAGGCCAGCACCTTTCCGTCAACAGTTTCTTCGTCTTTTTCAGATTTCTGCGTATCCACATTGCGGACGGCCTGAAGAACATCGCGGGTAGTAAGGGGCTTGATTTCCTTTCCGATGCAGTCTTTCTTTCGAAGGAATGCATAATGAATGTCGGCTTCCCCAGTAATTACTCGCTTATCGTCTTCATCTTTGTATCCGATAGGCGCATGAACCGTGAGGGTTTTCCACAGATTGAGACTTTCAGCTCCCGGTACCGTTGCCGTCATGTTCAGCTCGGTATCGTTCTGGGTCAGTGTAATGACGAATCCGGTATTGAAGTCACTCTTGTAGCCTTCCTGATTGATCTCTCGGCCAATCACGCGAATGCTGTTGGAGTATGGACGCATAATGAACGCTTCGTTGTAGTCAAACACTTCACGAAGGACGTTAAACGCATGACGAACAAGATGCGAATCAATGTCCTTGGCACCCGCTTTCTTGATGTCGTCTTTGTCGATTTCACGTTCCGACACATCTCCAACCAGAGCCTGAATCTGAGTCTTTACGGCCTTTGCAAATTCTTCACGGTCCTTCGTAATTACGATATTCAGCTTCGAGTATTCCTGACTGGTTTTATTGAACAGGCGCATGAGACGTTTTACCGTAACGGCACCAATCTTCGGATTGCTGATGGTGATTTCCCCAATCGTGCTGGGCTGGTACAGGTCTGTGTCACGATCTAGGTCACGGCTGAGCTGTTCCCCACGCCCGCAGTAAAGAAGACGGATCAACGAATCGCTGGAATCAATGCCGAGAATCGGAGGCGTGAGGTTGTCGCCACGAGTCTTGACATCCGTCTCCAGAAGAGAACGGAGCTTGGCCTCGCTCATCAGCATGAGCTTGATGGAGTTGGCCACTTCATCGAACGTACTACGACTGGTAAACAGGGCTTCTGCGTCACCTGTGTTCTCCCCTGCATAGTGTTTGGAATCACTGATAAGGCTACCAAAGCACTCCGCACCAACGATGAACAAATCGTTCTTTTCGGTGATGGGGTCAAATGTATCACTTTCGGATTTCGTATGCCCGACGGCCTGAATGACAAAGGCCAGTGAGTGGGTATCTTCGGTGCAGTTCGCGCACTGATAGTCCTGACCTCTCCACTGCTGTAACAAGGTGGACACTCGCCGTTTCATGTCATCGGACAGTTCCGTAACCGAAACGAACTCTTCTTCAGGATGCTTTACCAGACCTTCCACGGTGTCGATAATGAGGGATCCCGGCAGTACACAAACAAGTTTGTACTTACGGTCAAAAAAGGCTTTGAGTTCTTCGAGGTCATCCCCATTAGGATATCGAGGGTCGTTTGCAGAGAATGCCGAATAGGTTTCTGCAACACCGTCATCCGTGATGTTGGTAAATGTCTGGCGCAGGGACGCGGCATCGTACTTGAGAAGTTCGTCGAGCTTCTTGTCGATATCAGTGATCTTGGTTGCGGCACTGTTCAACAGAGCTTGGTTTTTGGTAGGATCCAGAAGATCATTCCCGGTTCGGATTTGAGACCCAGTGTAAAATTGACCCAACTCCGATTCCGAAGACAAAGCCGTCTCGATAGCCTGAATGACTTTGTTGATGGCCTTCTCAAAAGTCGCGTCCGGCTTCAGAGCAAGGATATAGCGTAACTGATTCAAGGTCTCAGGGAGGTCTTCATTGTAGGCACGGTCAACAAGGTCTCCACCGAAGTCACCCTTCTTCAGAGACTTGGCCAAAGCAGGAAGTAATGAACGCAAGTCCTTCATCTTCTTCTTGGCGACGGTAAATTCAGAAGCGGCATCCTTGATGTCTTCCGAACCCGTAAGAGACACCTTTCGCTTCAGGCTGTCCGTCGGAAACAGAAGGTATCCGGCTTTATTTAACAGGGTTCCTGAACGTTTACTTTCGTCTGCCTGATGCATACATGCACCGCAGTTACAATGGTGTGTAAGCTGTCGTTTAATCATAGTCATCACCCTCTATTCGTCTGTATGTCCTTTGTCGCTCTCCTCAGATTCGACAACACCTTCACTTTCTTCCATCTCCTCTACCTCGCAAGGGATGTCTTCCACACACTCCTGTGACGGTTCGGACGGAGCTTGTTCTTGTTGTGATAGGATAGCGTCAAGTGGAGACTTTTTGTTGTGGTCTCGTCTATCCCTACATTTGTCTTTTCCCTGCTTCAAATCAGCAGGAGAATCCCCTAAACCCATGTGAATAACCGAATCGCCTTTCTTCAGGGTGATACCCGCACGGCCAATCCATCCTTTGGACAGCCATTTTTCCAGACTGATGAAGACCACATATAAGACCGACATCAGCAAACATCCAAACAAGACCAGATGCCTGTTCTGGTCCGAAAGCTCTTGGAAGTCAATGACACAGCCGACTCCGAGAGCAAGAAAGATAACCACGATACTCCAGCGGGTGGATATCGTATCGGAAAAACGTTTGATGGAGTCCAGCATCGGTAATGCGAGGGCAAAAATCAAGATGATGGCTCCGGCGATGATGATAGCTAAGTTGGGCGTTACCATTTCAACAGCTCCTATATTCTCATGCGAAATGCAAAAACGTTCAAATTCGTGGGTACCAGAGGTCAGTACTCCTTTGTCTTTGATACAAATTTTTGTTGTGGTGCTGAGAACCGAAGGTAAGAAATTTCGTGGTATAAGCCGTAAATGCAGAACGGTTCTGCCCTTTTCTCGGAGAGACTTTTATGATTACCGTCGAAATTTACAGTGGCCCGCGCTATGTGTGCAAGGATGTGAGGACTGTTGAAGAAGCACGCCAGATTCGTGATGAATACAAGGCTGAACGGGATCAGGAGTCTTCGAAGGATCCAAGTCTGTGGAGCCGTTGGAACTGTGTGTGTTATGACAAAAAGACCGTTCGATTTGACCGTTACGGGAGCATAACGAATGGAGAAATCGCGTTATGAGAACTGCGGATGCTACGCAGGCTGGATTGAGGAGAAATAACAATGGAAAGCACAACAAAACTTTGGAAAGTTGTTGTCGAGATTTCTCATGCTCAAAGCGATGGGAACGGGGAATCTCGCAGAGAGACAAAGACTCGCTATTTCGATGACTTCGAAAGTGCTGAATACTTTGCTGATCGCGGAGATATTGGGCCAAACAACTTTTTCGCGCAGGTCGTATCTCGTCAAATCTATGAGTATGACATCCGGTCAGTGAGACAGATGGAATACAAAAAGCATGAAGTGGAAACTCATGTCACTAAAACTAAATGGGTTTGGGAGTAGGTGAGTATGGTTAGTATAGGAATCCGACTGCTGAGGGATGAGGCAAAAATGCCAAAACAAGCCACCCCTGAATCCGCCGGGGCAGACCTGTGTGCTTCAGAATCCCTGACCCTCTATCCTAGCGAGATTCGATTGGTACATACCGGACTTCAGATGGACATTCCAAAAGGGTACCACATTGAGGTGCGATCCAGAAGCGGTCTTGCCTTGAAAGCAGGTATATTTGTACTGAACAGCCCCGGCACAGTAGATTCAGATTATACGGGAGAGATCGGGGTAATCTTATGCAATGCCGGAAAGGAACCTTTCCATATCTACGATGGAGATCGCATAGCTCAGATGGTGGTTATTCATCACGAGGTTCCGTCATTCACCCTTGTGAATGAAATCCAAAAAGATACTGAGCGGGGTTCTGGAGGTTTCGGCCACACAGGGATTCAGACAAAAATTGATCCTTGATCAAAATCTCTAATAAAGGTACACAATCATTTTGCGGACATCCGCAAAATGATGCGGTCAGGTGCGTCGAATGGCTGAAGACAGCGGACTGTAAATCCGTGACATAAGAAACGTTGGAGGTTCGAGTCCTCCCCTGACCATGACAAGTCATCGCTACGAAGAGCGAGTTGTGAGAGTAAAGACTGAAACGATCTAGTAAGTGTACATAGCTAGAGAGTGGAGGGATTAGGGTAGCAAACGTAGAGCCTGAAAAAGCCCTAACGTATGGTAATGGGGATGACTTGTTATTGGCGGTGTAGCTCAGTAGTTTAGAGCGCATTCGAGGTCGTTGGTGCAAATCCAATCACCGCCTTTTTTGCCATGTCCGTCTGTTAGGTGTTGCAGACGCTCACAGGAATGGGTAGCTCCTCTGTTGAGAGAATCAGGTTCGAGTCCTGAACATGGCATTTCTCTGGTACGGCAGAGAGACGTTGCGTGGAAGGCGAGCATCGAGAATTCTCGCTTCGGGCAGTCTGGCCATTCGTGGAACTTGGATCCACTACGATTGGTCGCAGGTCTGTATCAAAGCGTGAGGTGCCGTAATACTTCATGCTTTTTTTGCGGGTGTGCAGAAATCGGCAAACTGCGCGGTCTCAAAAACCGTCGGTGGGTAAAGCCCCACTTGTGAGTTCGAGTCTCACCACCCGCATTTGCCAGCGTGACGGAATTGGTAGACGTGGCCGCCTCAGAAGCGGTTGTCCTTGTGACGTTGATGGTTCGAGTCCATCCGCTGGCATTTCTTAACTGACCTTATTCTGCAAAGGCGCATGATCATTCTACTTCATGCGCCTTTTGTTTTGTTGTGGTGCTGATGGACGGGCTGGCGTCTTTTCGTGATATAAGAATCATCAGACAGGGGATGTGGACGGAACAGTTACTGTCTTACGTAAGTACTACGAGGCAACTGGAGGGAAGGATGGCATCACGATTTTACTACACCGGTTTGAACGAGATAGGACTGCTTGATCGCGAGCGGAGCGAATATCCTAGATTTCAAGTCTTTAAGGACGGAAAGCTCGTGTACCAACTGTACACGAACCGACACTTTGAGGGAATTTACATGCCGTCAAAGTCTGGGGATATGATCGAAATCTCAAGAGGACTTCGACTCCCACAGACCAGAGAAGGTGTTATCCGCTTCCTTCGTAAACGGGCAAAGACAGAACTGGAAAGTCAGTCCAAAAAATAACGTCCGTAGAGGCCTCTATTTTGCTCTGTACGCGATTTTTTGAGTTGGGCGTATGATTTATCGTCCTGACTAAAAATCGCGTACAGAGAGGCGATTTTTGACAACTCTACCGATGTTTGTCTTTGCATGGACAACCACCACATACATGGAAAGATGTCACTTAGGCACGCCTGTGTCACGATTTAGACGATCTTAGACGAAGTTTAGACATTGGAGAGGAGCGAAACCGCGTCATTCCTCACTCTTACCGAACACAATTTAGACGCGCTTTAGACGAGTTAGACGACATGAATCCACTAAAAATCTGCGCCATCTCAGATACGCATGGGAATCCTTTTGAAGTACCTCCTTGTGATGTGTTTTGTCATTGTGGGGATTGGTCTCCTCTGGAAATTCAGGACGACTTTTGCCGAATGCAGGACTGGCTGGAAAAGTTCATAATGCATCTCTGTCTGCTTCCTTGTAAGCATGTCGTCCTTATTGCAGGGAACCACGATCTGTGCATGGAATCCATGATGCTGTGTCACGCCTTCACAGATATGCAGTACCGTCTAGGACTTACCACAACCGTCATAGAGGACGGATACCCCAAGCATATCGCCAAAGTGCATTATCTGAATCAAGATTCGGTCATACTGGATGGAGTGAAGTTTTGGGGTTCACCTGTCACGCGACAAGTGAATCGGTACATCAAGCGGTGGGCCTTTGAGACCAACTCTCCGAGCTATGAAATTCCTGCGGATGCCGACATTCTATTGACTCATCAACCCCCTTCATGCAATGGACTTGGAAATACTTACTGGAAACAAAGCATCCCTAGTAAGCGGTTTGGTTCCGACGAGCTGAGAGAGGCTGTATGGAGTTCTCATGCCAAATTGCTTCTATGCGGACATATCCACACAGGCAACCATAAACTGACCACGCTGAACAATGTGGCCAAAACCAAAGCGTGTAACGTGTCCATGCTGGATGAACAATATGAGGTTCGGTACCCGGTGGCAGAGTTCAATCTGGAAGTTTAAGTTTCATCCAAAAATAAATCCCCGCCTAAGTACCATAGAAAATTCAGTGCTCATGCGGGGATTTTAAGTTGCTGGTAAGTTTCACGTCACGTCTTACGCAGTAGGTAGTTTGCCTTTGCTGTACAAATACCCAACCAGATCGCCACATCTACGACAGAACCCCTTCTGGTTCATGTACCGTTCAGAGTCGCATTTCGGAACGATCTTCCCATGCTCTTCCTTGGTACCACCGAGATAGCATTCATACTGACGTTCCACGCTGATTGCCTTTCCATTCTGACAGCAGACGTTGATAAGACCTGAAGCACTGTTCCCTGCCCGGGCAATGCGGAAAGCATCGTTCAGGGTTCCTTGAGGCAACTTGGCTACGGTGCGTTTCCAGAAGTTGTCTACCCACAGACGCGATAACACAGTCTGGAATGGGTACAATCCATTGCTGTCCTGATAATTCAGACTTTCTTCGGCCCAGTCCTGCCATGGCTTTGAACTTGGTTCCTTTGAAAGAAACACTGCCGACAGCCCCTTATCGAAGATACGTGGCGGGGTTTGCTTTTTGTCCGTGTTCACGAATACAGGCTTGGCAAAGTCGCTTCTTCCCGTAATGTGATTGGTGATGGGCACCCATTTCAGGTTGACGCCCGGCGTGTTCTTTCCTGTATAGAGAAGTTTGAGCATGGCATTCGTCTGATATTTCTTCTGGAATCCCCAAATGGTGTAAATTTCATGCAGGTTTGACGTGTCCCAGTGAGCAATTCCCAGACCACCTGACTTGTAATCGAAAAATCCTTTTCCATGTCCTGCATTTGGAGCAAACCATGGTGTTCGTTTGTTATGCACAGAACAGAACTTGAGAGGGTCTTTCAGATCTGTCGGAACCTCGGTCATTCCCCAGTTTGCTACTGCGATGAGCAGACAGAGAAGACCATAGTTGCCTTCTGCGATGATATGCTTCTGGAAGAGTTCAGAGTTGAATGAGAAGGAACGTTTTCCTGTTTCCTTCTGGATTTTTACGGCCTCTGCAACAGCACGGTCGAATTTTCCATTGGACATGTTTGCTACGGTCTTATCCAGTGTAATAGGGACGGGTACAGAGTCTTTTGAACAGAGATAGGCTTTGAATGAGTTGTCTGCCATAGGAACCTCCTGTGAGAAATCTGGAGAGCCACAGTCTTCACTTGGGATTGCATCGGTGGTCAGCTCTGCCGGGAAATTCCCAGCATTGAACTGCTCCACAACCTGTTTCATTATGTTTACCTGAGATTTTAGGGCACTGCTGTTATACACATCGTTGAGATTGGAACCCCCTTCTTGGATGCTCTGGGCCGCACTTTCTGTGATGGGAGATTCCTTGATAAGATTTACTGTGGAAGACACCACCCCGCCGCTCCAAGAAACCGAGGCATCCTGAATGAGATACTTTCCCTGCACCACACCGGGAAGTCCGTTAGACGTGTAGCTGTAAATCTCCGCATACGCTGACACATTGTTTTCCCAGTGGATGTAGTTTCGACAGGACATGGAGATCTTAAATCCCGCCTTGGAGTTGTGCATGGCAATGGTAGCCAGACGCATGTAAATCCCGGTGGAGTTCTCATTGGTCATGTACCGTCCGGAAGGCGTAAAAACCATCGTACCATTTGGCGTGTCAGCAATCTTGAATGCACTGTCTATCATGGCTTCGGAGTTTATGCTCGCCGACAAAGAATCCAGAGGTATGACTACCTTGTTATTCCACAAACCCGTAAGCGGTTTCGGTGCGTTGTAGAAGAACACTACGCGGTCGAGTGCCAAATCCACCCCTTCTTTGTCGGCGACAGGCTGATTGTCTATCTTTACGGCAGTGAGATACCGACCCTTTTCAGTCATGTGGACTTTGGGTTCATAGGTAACTTTCGGGTCTGCATCTTTACTCTTGGCGGAAAAGATCGTGCGAATAATGGCGTCAAATTCCGTTTCCTCAGCACTCTTTTCTGAGGTACTTACCGAGGATGAGAAGGTCTTGAGTTCGTACACCCCATTTCGGAAGAACAGAGCTTCGCCGGATTTTTTCAGGTCAGCAACAAAGTCTTTGAGATTCTTGAACTCTTTTAGGTCAGAGGTCGTGAACCGAATATCCGTATGGTACAACTCACTAATGTAGGTAAGGGCTTCGACAGGGTCTTCAAACTTCGGCCCGACGACACCCTTGGGCATTTCCGTGATAACATCCCCTGAGAAGGATGTTCCGATGGCTGAGGTGTTTTGAAGTTCTTCGACGGCGTACTTGATGTTCTGACTGTTGAGGTTTGCCGCATTTCGAGGGTCGTCCGCTCGGTATGTACCGAAGTCAAACATCAGTTCTGAGAAAACACTTTCGTTATCCCCAACGTCGGACTGGTCACACGTAAAAGTGATGGTAGACGGAGTACCGAAACTGTATGACCAAGACTTCACGGATAGGAACCATATACGAGTTCCGCTGTAACACTTCATGCCTACGGCGATGGTTCCTAGCTTTCCTTCCCCCTTGGCAACCGTGGTCGGGTGATTGATGCTCATGGAAGCCGCGTTGGCTGAATTGACCAACCGTTCGAGGTTGTTTTTCGACATCGTAGACGAAAGGACAGACAGAAGCGTGAACAAGTCCTCATAGTAGTCCGCAACCTGAATCACCCCACTGGCCCCACTTCCTACGTTACTCCCAGCCTCGTTAGTACTCAGGTTCTGTGTTATATTGACACTAAGCAAACTCTTGGAAGACGTGAAATCGAACTGGTAGTGCTCAAAGGCAAAAACTGCTTTGACAAATGTGCTGTTCTTGTAGCTATCAAGGGACATTGGTACTTCTCAAACGAATCGAGGTCTTATACAGTAAGGAGTTAAAGAATGCCTTGGATGTCCGGAATACGGATGGTTGTTCCGGCAGGTATATTGTTCGGGTCAAGGAATCCATTGAATCGGCAAAGAAGCCACCAGTAACGAGCGTCCCCAAACACGCGCTGGGAAATCAGCTCTGGGTTGTTTGCTTCCTTGTAACGGACAAAGGTTTCTGTGTAGGTCAAGTTCAGCACACGATAATCTTCAACGATAAACCCATTCTCAGACCCAGAGGCATGAAACCGGGACATCTTGTTGTACAGGCCGTCTGTGGTTCTGGTTGCAGTCGCCATAAGAAACCTCCACAAGAACTAAAGTGTTGGGTACTTGTATCCGAGACGTTCCATCGCATAAGCAACCGAAGTCTTTTGACCCTTTTCATCGTAAAACCAGCCAGCGACACGAAGTAGAACCGAGTTCGTCATAGGGTCAAAACTTTCGATACCGGGGAACATGTCGTCCATGGTAAAGAACATTTCCAGTTCCGTCCCTTCCTTTGTGTGGATAAGACGTTTCATACGGAAATTCTCGTCCTTATACCATCCCATCACCTTTGAGTCCTCAGTGAGTCCGGACATGCTTCGAACCCATGCCGAAATCTCTCCCCATGTGATGGTATGAAGAGAGGACTCGGCGTGCGGTGATATGGACTGAAGTTTGGAATAATCTTTGATGCCTAATTCGTACTCGTTGTGGGTGTCGTACACACTCCAAGGCATTCCGATTCGCTCAAGCATGTTTAGAACTCGCCACGGATAGTCAATCGTTTCCTGATGAATCTCATCAAACGTCTTCATGCGGTCAGGAAGTTCCCATTTCAGTTCGTCCCGCATGACCACATAGAGTTTGCGGGCCAGATCTTCTTCGATTTTGTTGATGCGTTCGGTCGGCCCGGATTTGATCTTGTCCAGCAAGGCATTGGTTCTGTCCACAAGGCTCTGAAGGTATTTTTTACCAAAATTTCGGCGCGTCTGCTTATCCCCGGTCCAGTGGTCTGCATCATAATGCCATAGGTCGTAGACCGTGCTTCCGTACAACTCTGACTCATTGACACCCACACTCAACGTAACACAAACATTGAAGTAGTCATCTCTGAACAGTTTGTCGTCTACACTCAAGGCACTTCCGGATACTGTTCTGACATTCGATTTACTCATGTCATTCCAAGGTTCATTCTGTAAAGCACCCCCAGTGTATGCCACCTTCCCGTTGTTACACAGATCGTACAGGGAAGACTTCAAGTACCACTCAAAAGGTATTTTGCACTTCCCGTCTACCCACCCTGTGCTTATACCGCTCCATCCGATTTTCACAGTTTTTGGGTACTCTGCATCGACATCCAGTGGTTTCTTGGTGCTCCACGTTTTAGAATCCGTATAATCAAGAAAGTCTTTGAGAGCAAAGAATTTAGATGTAGATTCCGTGCCGTTACCTGAGGAGACTTCCTGAGAGAACCATTTCTTTCCCCAAGGATCTTCCTGTGGATTCTGTGGCCGATCCCCATCCATCTCGGCCTCGGCCATAATGTATTGACACTTGAACACCATACCATCGGTTGTGACGTACAGCCACCACGCCTCCAAGTCCTGCTTCAGTTCACGAACCTCCGTGTCATACCCTTCCACATCCGAAATAAGGTTGTTCATTTTAAGTTTGCATAAAGCCACATCTCTGTGCAACTGAATGAAATCTGCGAGTCTCCCTTCAGTGTTATGAGTGGAGCTGGCGATCTTTGCTACCAAATCATCTTTCGGATCAGTGTAGTCCTCAATGATTTTACTAACGGCATTCGCGGACTCCTTTTGTACGGTATCGTTCAGATTCTGACCTGACATATTCGACAGCTCAACAGCTTTCTTGGCTAAAGCTCTGGCATACAGCATAATCTGTTGGAACCCTGAGTTTATCAGTACCGGCTCCCCTTGGTAAATCAGAGGATGTCTTCCCTTGTCATCAATGACCGTACCTTCTGGGAGTGTATATGATACAGACTTGAGGGCACTGGAGAACGAAGATATGGCCTTCTCTGTGATGTTGAATCCAGCCCGCATTTCCACAAACTCGGCACACAGGGACTTCAAGACTTCCGGTACTGGATGCTTGTCGCAGTTGTTCAGGAACTCCATGATGTCTTCCGCAGTAATCCCTGAAGCATCTTTTGCGGTCTTGCCTGTGCCATAATATATGGCCGTGATGACCTTCTGGCCCGCCCATATCACGGCATCAACAAGGATCGTTTTGATGGCGACCGTTACAGCAGTTCCAGCGACGAAGGATGCCCCACCAACAGCAACTGCCAAAGCCCCTGCGGCCAACCCTCCTGAAAAAATCGTAGCGGCAGTTAAGACGACAACGACAGCCGCACCAATAAAAAATGTCTTGATGTACCCACCAAGATTTTCCTCACTCCACGTCGAGTCATCTTTCAGGTCGATGAAGTTCTCAAGAAGAGGTAGGAGACCTTTGTCAGGATCTCCGGCCAGCATCTGACCAAGCGTCCCGGTTCGGTTGCAGACCTGTGTGTAGGTATTTTCTCCAAGCATCTTAGAATCGTCGCCCTGCATGATGGTGTCGATGATTTCCCACGCCACCATCGCCAGAGGAATAAACCCTCCTGTGTTCTCCTGCCATTTCAGGAAGACTTCTTTTTTCTGATCATCATACCCAACCGCCTCTCTGGCAAGACTGTTATTCTTAAACCAGTCCTTGATGTTCAGATCAATCATGTACTTCCTGATATCCTTGAACCACTGACGGATATTCAGGAAATCTCCAAGAGTGAATCTCGATGTGTCCTCAAACAGCCTCTGCATGGTGTCAAAGTCCAACTGCACAGGCATGTTTTCATAGATTTCCTTCAGTAACGCTTGAGAACTCATTTCTGGTTCTTCTGGCGTCGCGGCTTCAGGAATCGAGAACCGCTCGTCGGATTTTACCTGCTTCAGGGGTATCTGTTCGTCAATCAGAAAGTTCAGAGATACGGACATGGAACCATACGAATACTGTTCCTGTGTGTTGTTCTGAATGGATCCTGTCTCCGGCTGAGGTACCCCGTCGTTCCATGAGGTGTACAGGTCTCCCTTAAAGGAACACGATACGGTTGAAATGTACCCTTCAAAGGTCATACCCGGAAGATGGATGCGGCACTTCCTAGGTTCCACGTGCAAGTCCTGATACTGGTAAGGTCTGGACAGGGATTGCAGACGATTTGCAAGGGAGGCCAGAGGCTCATCAGGGTACTCCTGTTGGTACATGTCAAAGCTGAAGCTCAGAGAACGGGCATTATGCTTGGTGTAGTAAAACCCAATCGCGTTCTGTCCTGCTGGAGGAACCGGGTTTGAAATTTCGGCGTTGCTGGCCAGAGTCCCCACCTGATCGATGCGTGACTTGATGATTATTTCTTCCACATCACCAAACGAACCCATGTCCACACCGACCGGGGGTATCTCCACGATCTTCATGCCGTACTCATACCACTGAGCGTTTGCTGTTACAGTGACTGGGTCAGACGGGTGATGTTCATAATTCGAGGGAACTTGAATCTTGGATTCCTTTTGAAGTTTCCACGACTTTTGAAGAATCTCCGTAAGCTCTTGCTTCAATTCGTTGTAACGAGACTCAGGAATAATCCAGTCAAGGACTTTATCAACGTTCAGCGTGTTTATGCCTACACGATCATCATGGCACAAGACATCGTCAATCTTTTCCTTCACGGCTTTGGCATCCGCCGTTTCTTCAGAATTCACGAGGTCGCCGGATTTCACATACGTTCCGTCACCCACATCTAGGAGACGGTTTGGGTCTGCGGTATCCGAAGGGGTGTACGGAAAGGTAGATTGAAGAACATTCTTGGTTCCTTGACTGGAGTCCTCGAAGGTTTGTTCCGCGCCCCACGAGGTGTAAAGCTCCGCATTGGACGTTAGGGTTTCCTGTAATTGTTCATAAGCTGTTCGAGTCTCCGAAAGCTCTTCTGACTTCTCCTCATCCACGGCACCAGACGCATCATATACTTCATCCGCAATACACACATACGTGGTTGGGGAAGTTGAGGTCTTCACAGAGATCCCTACGGTTTCGGCACGGTCGCTCACCTTCTCTATACGGTCTGTTACTGCATAAGACGAGCTACGTGGCGTGACCTTTCCTGTGGCGTTGGTAACATTACACATTCCGCTCACAAGTTCGCTGGCCAGCACAGAGTCCATTTGTGCCTCTGCATCCCCAGACGGAGCGTAGTACTCCATCAACTCACGAATCGTGGTGTCGTCGAAATCAGACTTTCTCGACACAGTAGCGTTCTGCTTGAATCCCGGAGAAAGTTGGGCCAACACTTTCTCGAACAGTCCCGTGAGAACAGGAGTTTCCCCAGTACCGGGATTACCCTCATACCCGTCTCGAATGGCGATTACGAGATCGGACACAAAGTCACTCACAGACTGTCTCCACTCTTCAAACGAGGACGATGGAAATTCGTAATCCTTGATGAGGTTGTTGTAGATCTCTTTTGTCTTCGAACGAGCCGTGTAAGAAACGGATGTGTCGAGAATATGGTCAATTCCTGAATCTTTCCCTTCCGCATACACAGACTGGTATAGAGCACTGTTGGTGTCGATTTTTGAAACCCTGTAATTACTCGATGAATACGCCATGACAAATCCCTGCAAGAATCAGAAAATCCACTTGGTTTCGATAGACGGCAAGTCCCCCTGTAAGACACGGAAGTCTATCGAAACTCATTGAGTTTTTCTTTGTTGGAGTGCTTATGTTACGTTCATTTTCAGAGAAATACAGCATCAGAAATTTCACCTATGATTCCGGATCTGATGCTGTCCGTGAGTATCTGACCTTCATCCTCAACACACCAAAAGGCACACGTGCGTACTACCCAGACTTCGGAAGTAATCTGCATAAATACCAATATGCACCGCTCAACCAAACCTTGATCAGAGAGGTTCATGCGGAGATTCGCAACTGTGTCAATCAGGTGGAAGGTATCACAGTTCTGACCACGGAATACGATGTGAACATAAAGCTCCGGCAGGTAGCCTTCAAGTTCTACCTGATGGTGGACGGAGAACGTATGCAGGTTTCCTTGGGCTACAAAGACGGAAGTGTTCAATAAAACTGAGAGGGTACCATGACTATTATAAGACGACTGAAGAATCTTACTGTGGAAGACAAAACTTCCCCTACGTATGATGGTGTGGGTGATACCGAGTACTCTGTATGGAGAACTGAGGAATACCTCAATAAAAAGTTCGATGAGTACAACAGAAGATTCTTTGGCGGGAAGCTCACAAAAATCCCTGTGAAGTTTCAGGGGCGTTCCACCAAACGTTACGGGTGGTACTCGGCACAACTGGCGAACTCAAAACAAATTCGTGATTCCGTCATGCAGGAAGCTGAGGAGAAAGGGTTGCGCAGTTGGGAAATCCGGAATCTGCTCGATACAAGACTGCACAACGAACTGCGTGTGAAGAGTGAGGGAATCTTTCTGACGAACGCAAACTGGAAAGACCGATACACGATGGAGGGGGTTCTCGTTCACGAAATGTGTCACGAGTATCAGTATGAGGTTCTGTGCGAATTCAAGCAGTCCAAAGTCACGCTGGATGCGAAGTTGGGAAGTGGTTCGTTCGGTCACGGGCCGAAGTTCTTCGAGGCCGCCGAAATGGTCAATTCTTCTCCGGAAAATGTCGAAGGTTTTCATATCACCCAGTATGGTGCTCCTGACGATGCCACACGTCTTGCCTACAAAAAAGCGGATGGGTATCTGTATGTTTCGATTGAAGACGGCAAGGTAGTCAATATCAGGTTCACAACCGATGCAAAACGAAAGCCCCTGCGCTCCATGTTTCAGTATGAGTACGAGTTTCAGTTCGCTGATGGACAGGCAAAAGCTGATCTGAAACCAACCAAGGATTTGAAGATAGATATACGAAGTCCACGATGTCAGACTTTGGCAAAAGCCATTCTTGACGGAAAACTTCAACTCGTTCGTTACAAAAAGGAATTCGAAGAACAAACCCAGATGGATTTCCAAGAAAATATGCAGAAAAATCCTGACTCCATCTTAGGTATCAATGGAACCATGGGAGTACGTTGTTCTGAAAAAGTTGGTAAAGCCCTGCTGAATTCAACACCTACCTATGAAGCCTTGGAACTTCTCCGTACCGTTATAGACAAGCTGTACACCAAGAAATACCGATCCGTTGATGACATGGAAACCTACTTGAGCCAGTGTCGCCTTCGTGTGGATAAATGCCTGCTTGCTCAAGTATTGCAGTTCTTAGACGACGGGTTCCTTGGGTTATATACCGAAAATATGGGGCCTGAAAGCGGTGTAACCATCAAGTCCATCGTGGATGGTTACAAGAAGGTAGGTCTGGACGAGCTGGAAGATGTGTTATACGATTCTGACAAGGATGAGTTTTTCAACTGGCTCGACAACGAGACGGAAGGACGTGTGTTTTAATTTTTAAGGAGACGGACATGGCATCACGGTTACAAGGAAGAGATTACACAACAATCCGTCGTGAACTGATTGACATGGTTCGGGAACGCGCCCCTAGGGACTGGAACCCTGCCAACATTGCAGACCCAATGATCGCAGTCATCGAATCCATAGCCATCGCCGCAGACGAACTGCATTATTACATAGACTCGTGGAGACGTGAGTGTGACATGTCCACGGCCATGCTTCAATCAAGCATTTACTCGTATGCTCTTCGTGAAGGATATTCAATGGTACTACCAAAGGGGGCACGTATCCGTGTCTACATTCAACCGAAACCCGTCCTGACCGAAGACGGTGAAGTGGATGAAACCAAGGTTCCTGCTCCTGTGCCTGTAAGTGTTCCAAGATTCTCAAGGTTCTCTGTTGAAGGGGTTTCCTCTGGCCTGTTCGCAGTTCAGGAGTTCACGAAGGTGGTTTCCTATCATGGCAATCATGTTGTTTCAGACCAATGTGTTGACCTTGTCGCAGGAGACTTCAAAACCGTGAGCTTCAATTACTCAGACATTGATGCATACTCGCGTATAGAGCTTCCAGAGCCTTACATCGACGGAGACCTGTTTGAGCTTTCTGTAACTACCCCGGAAAGCGGAACCTCTGTGTGGACTCCAGTGAAGGATGTCGTTACGGAAGGTATGCGTGGGAACATTTACAGCCTTGTTCCGTCCTTTGTTTCAGGGGCGACGCGCCTGTACATCGAGTTCCCAATCAATTACCGAAACATCCTGTCCTCTACACGTGTATCCTTTGTGTTCAAGTACATTGCTGTCAGCGAGATAAACAAGGCTCTTCCTCTTGAGATCACATCATCTGCCGTCAACTCTGAACTGTTAGACATTCAGGCATCAGACGAACTCAAGGGATATACTGGATATGAAAGTGCAGACTCTGTTCGCCGAAATTACCCGGTGTTTACCAGAGACTTCACAGCCCTCCTGACAAAACAGGATTACCGTCTTTACCTGTCATACCGTTACGGTGGAAGAATCCTCGTTTACGACAAACAGGATGAGTATGACTCGGTGGATTACGGTACTGGGATGTTCGGCCTGTGGGAACGTAGTATCTATGTCGTGTGTGAACTGCCCTACGAAGCCCGGGAACTGGCCAGACAAGATTTGGTGAAACGTTCGTCCCGCTCTGACATGATATGGATGGTTCCTTTTGGGTATTATCGGTACGGTGTCCTTGTCGTGGTCATGGCAGACCTCTCATCGGTATCTGAGGATGAGATTGAACTTCTTGTCGAACAGGCAATTCTGAACAAATATAACGGAACGGACGAAATTCGCGGCCCTTCAGATTCCGTGACTATGCACACGGTTCATAGTGCAAGCCAGTACGTGGACACAGTTCGGGTGTTTACCTTCAGATACACCAGCTCACAATTCCAGTCTATCGTTGAGATGGAAAAGCCATCCATGAAGCATAACGGACTAAACGATTTCATTGCCACGCTGTCACCTGACTACAACTACACCATGGGAAACCACATGCCGAAACAGGTGTCGAATTTCGGGTCTTATCAGGAGGCGATACTGACGTGGAATGCCGGATACGATTCTCCAGACATTGATGAGTATGACGACCAAGAGCACTGGGCAGAATACGAAGAAACACACTTCCTGATTCCTTTCTGTCAAAAAGTTGTTGTGTGGTCTTACTCAGTCTAGGACTTCATCAGGTAGGGAGAGATTTCCATGAGAGCCATGACTCCATATCTGGCAGAACACCTGCCAATCATCGAATACCTGATTGAGGAATTCCGACTGTCCATAAAAGATCATGCGATGGAGCTTGGGGACTACCTCAATCTGTACACACTGGATAAAGAGCTTATACGGGCCAAGCTGTCTATGCTCGGTCTTGAGGTAGGTATCCTTGAGGAGTCTTGGCAACCCACGGCCCTGTTCTACAAAATTTATCGCCGCCTCATACGGAATCGTTCTACCACAGGGTCAGTCCAGACACTTGCACGAACCGGGGGTCAGCTTGAAGCCTTGTACCGAACCGTAGATGATGTGGATTACTACACCTCACTCAAAGTCTATCGAGACTATCAGGCTCCACATTTGTTCGGAAAAGATGGGTACTTCTACATGGTGTACAACCCGAAATACCCACTGTCAGGCAATGCTCTTGTGACGAAGATGCTTCCTGCCGGATACTGCTTTGCTTGTGTCACGGAATTTTATGGTTTCGACTCGCAAGAAATCTTCGAGGGAGATTCCCTTATCGACGACGGTCGTGTGTACATTTCGGACTTCCCAGATGAGACGGAAAACAAGTGTGACTTGATTGACGACGGTCACGTATTTGAACGTTACGCGCTGGACAACATAAAAGGAATCATGCCCCAGCATGACATGGGCTGGTCGTTCGGAGGGTTGGCAATCCGAGACAAAACGTTCGGAGACTTGTTCCGTGAAAGAGATGTCAGAACCCAGCCCATGAACCGGTCTTGGACAGAACTTCTGAATCATGCTGGCGAAACTCGATACAATGAAGCTCATCATCGAGATCATGCTTTCCTGATGAACAAACGTGATGACGGCCTCATTATCACGGATTCCATGCAGTACCACAAAGACTTGATTATTGCAGAGCGTCAGGAATTTGACATCCTTCATTACGGGGTATCCATTTTTGAGGATACGGAAACATTCGCCTTTGAGGTCACGCCTATACCGAATGCGACCGTAACTACTAATGAAGGGACATACACGGACTTAGGTTCCTTTGGTTCTGAAAGCATCGAAACCCTATGGCCTCTATCAATGAGAGTGCTGGCCGGGTATTCTTCTGATACGGAACTTGAAAATGTTGCCGACATTATGCCTTCTCCCTTGCATGTAAACTTGGGTGAGATTGATGAACTGCCAGTCACTTCAAACAATCCGGTCAATGTTACTGTACAAGACAACGACACGTACAGCAGGGAGTACGAAACGTCCATTACTGTGAACATAGAGCCTTCAAGAACAAATGTTGTGAACGTCTCCATGAGGAATAACGACGCATACAGCAAGGAATATGAAGAGACCCTTACCATCCCCTAATCCTAAAGAGTGAGAGATTATGCCTGAATATATCACAGCCTCGATAAGCCTTACCAGTGTCGGTAAGAATGTTCTCGCCTCAGCATGGGGTTTCGATTCCGTGTCTGGCAGATTCGTCTTTCGCGGGATTACCTTCACAGGCGGGGGTGCCAGCCACAGCCCTATCACCCTGTCACAGGAAAATCCAAACATAGACGTTTCTCTAATGACTGAGGGTACTGGCCGGGTTACGAACATTTCAACCGTAGGGAATCGTATTCGTATCATTGTTCGCTACGAACCTTGTCCAGAACCGATCAGGACTTTCACACTTCACTGTATGCACAATGGCGGTAATGTTGTCTTTGCCGTCTGTAACACCATTGACGCAATCAGCGTCCAAAACTACACAACCGTCTGTTTTGCCTTTGAGGTAGACAATTCAGAAAATGGAGCTTTGGATTTTGGTCACGGGGCCATTTATGGGGTTACTGCGGAAGACCTGTCTGCTCTTGCAACGGACTTGGGCCAGAGTATTGCCTTGGTGCAGAGCAACGTTGACAACCTTGCATCCAGCCTTGCACAGCTTCAGGAAGGAGCCTCTCTTAACACCGTGACTTGTACCACGCTTCAGGCCAACAGCGGCACTTTTGAAGAAGTATCTACTAGGAAATTACTGGCCGACTACATAGAGCCGAAAACGCATGATGTCTACACGAACATCGGAAGCATTGACCATCCTTACGGATTCATTGGGTCGGATGTGTATTTGGGTAGACAGGCCAATTTGAAAAACTTTTCAAGGAACCCGTCGGTTGCCGTGAAGTACCCCATCGGTGATGATGGGAGATGGGTAGACGAGAACAAGGCCCCGGACGCAGTGTTTTATAAGGTATCCAGTGCGATCTCTAGTGATGTCGTAGAGCGTTCCGAGATAAAGCTGGAAGGCAGTACCAACACTCAGGGAACCGAGGCCGCAAAGCTCACCTTGTCCGCACACAATGCCCAGAATACAATGAATGTCGTCATTACTCCGGAGAAAGTTCGTCTGGAAGGGAATACAGAAGTCACCAACTACCTTGTGACGGACACAATGAAAGTGACTTCTTCCGGGGTAATAGGTTCCGTTCGTATTTCTGAGAACACAATAGGTATGGCGTCTGTAACGAGATTGGGAGGAGACTCTTATTCTACCAACCCCTTAGGGGAAATCTACGTCATTGGTAGAATGCTTCCCAAACACAGCACGTTCAGCCTACTTGGTGACGACGAACACAGGTGGAAGTCCTTTCTCTCCACAGCCAACGTCGAAGGTCTTCAGTTCAAAACTCCTCCTGCAATCACTGAAGTCGGTGGACGCTATATACGCTATATCACCTTCCCCGTAGGGTGCCCTGCGTTTTTGTACTGCAATACCAACGACGTTGCAGTCCCTAACGAAATTGATGGGGGAACCCTTGAGCTAATTATATGGAGGGATAGGGGTAGTGCCACCGCCATCCCAACGACAAGTATCACCTACAAAACCAAAAACAAATTCATTGTGCTTTCAAGTGCCGTTGCCGGAAGACCCTTCCTAGCCATCTGTATTGGGTAGTATCATGGACAAGCCTTACCTTTCAGAAGTGTATTGCGTCACAAAGACACGCCGTTTGCAAGACTTCAAAGACTGGATGACATGGTACACCAAGGTCGTCCCGTTCGATCACATTGTCATTTACGACAACGAGAGCTTTGTGGACATAAAGTCTGTGTGCGATCAGTATGGAGATCTGGTGGAGTACTATCGCGTGGACGGATTCCCTGAGAGGTACAAAATCAATACCCACCATTCCAATCAGCGATCAAGAGCCAAATGGACAATACCTCTGGATGACGACGAGTTCCTTTACATCGGAGAACAGTTTGACCATTCGGTAAACAAGTTCCTGACGTATATGGAAGAGACCTACCCTACCTGCAAAAAGATCGCGGTCATGTGGATAAACATGATTGCCGAACATCCTGTGGAAAGCCGCGATGACAGCACTCCTGCACTGGTGGAGACAAACCTGTTTCATAACCGTAGAGCGTTCAATCGGGCCACACCGTACAGAGCAAGAAGGATGGAAGGATGGATCAAATGCTTCGTGGACACGTCATGCGGGAACTGGGTGTACAACATATACAACGGGCATACGTACAATCAGGGGCATAACCCTACTTTCTTCGAGGGTACTGATGTGATGGCATACTTCGTCAATGGGGAGAAAAGCCTCCAAAGCTGTATCCCGACGCGCCTTCCTGATGATCAGGCATTTGTGGGTCATTACAGTTTAAGGTCTCGGCAAGAATGGTTATACAAGTGCTCCATCCCATGCTCAGGCGTCATTACCCAGAATCTTAAATCCCTGTCGAATCTGTACGATGACGTGTACAAGTCAGATAAGTTGTTTGAAAAACTTACCGTACTCAAAGATTTGTGGACAGAAAAAACCAAGTAGACTACACTGGAACGTGTTGACCGCAGACGCATCTATGCGCACACAGGGTGCCGACAGAAATGCGAATGCAAGCCCATAAGGAGAATGAATATGGGTACTGAAAACAAAGAAGCTCCCTCTGTATTTGTACGTCCAAAGAACTCGACAGGTGAAGACGTGAAAAAGAGGACAAGAAGCAAGCAGGAAGCCTTCACCATTGGCCGTATCAGAGGTGTCGTTCTTGGCGAAAAAACCTACTTCATGTGTGGAGATGTGCCGTTCGCCCCTCTTCCGATTTACAATGAGTACAGTCAGGACATCAAGCTGTCTGACAGAGTCTGTGAAGAGTTTGGAATCGACACAAGTCAGAAAACGGTGCATGTGTATGAGAAGGAACGCCTGAAGACTTTGCTGTCAGGCATCTACCCTCGGATCTACAAGAACGAGAAAAACGGAAACTTTCAACCCACGCCGGAGGGTGTCCGTATGCTCTTGGACTTTTATCGTCTGTACATAGAGCTGTTTGGATATCTTCCATTACATCCACCCATCAACCGGGCTACTGAATGGCTTTTCAGAATCATTCTGATGTGCATCTACGCTCACCAAAATGACGCGGAGAACACAAGAAAAATCGCTGAGTTCATTCGGAAGATGGGAAATGACAAGGGGTTCTTTACGGTTCAAGACGAGATGACTCTGAATCAGAATCTAAGAAGCAGTGACCAGCCGTTATGGGCCTCTGTAATACAGATGGTTTGTCGTTCCTACGATTTGATTTGCAGAAATCGTACAGAGATTTTCAAAGTTTTCGCAGACTTCGAAAACACCTACAACTCCACCATTGAAAAGTCATATCAGTTCTGTGAAATCGGAGCGGGATGCGGAAGGGCCGTGGTAGGCTATCTCGATATTCAGGGCGATTACAACTACTCCGTCTACGTATGCATCTCAAACGGAAAGAACGATGCCCCCCCTCATGTTCATGTTACACGATGTTCCAAACATAAGGATGATGGAGAATACGACTGGGACCTTCGATTCTCTTTGGTAGATGGAGGTGTGTTCCCGGTTGAGGAATGGAGATGTGAACCCGGAGAAATCGAAAAGGTGTGCTTGGCCCTGCACAATCTGATGCACAAGATCCAGCCCTATGGATACCCGTCGAAGTCTGAATACCTTACTGGATACGAACGTAGTCTGCAAGTTGGATGGAATAAAGAGGTCGAGAGAAAACTGACTTCCAACCCTATACCAAAGTTTTTCCCAAAACATGTCACCAAGACTGTGCAAGCAAACCAATAACGCCAATTTCGGCGATTTACTTGGAGGCTGTTATGCTTAGACGCGTGAGACACGAGAGAAGTGAGAAAACTTTGAGAAACGAATCCATGCTTCCTGCGTACAAAAAGGACGGGTGACGTGTTTTCCATGCTAGAGAGATTGTATGGGACTGACACGGAGGATGAACTGGATTGGGACAAAATCTTTAGACTGGTAAACGATCTTGACGAGGCCATTAAATTTTAATGGTAAACACCTACAAAAGGTTGCATGAATGCTGGAGTTCATGCAACCTTTATGTTTTTTGGGCTTTGCGAACACCATGATTTTATAAGGTGTTCGCCGGGACATCTACCACGTAAAGTTTGTCCGTGGAATTCCCGATGGCCAGTAGGAGTACAATGTCCCCTACCTTCAGGAACGTGTCGGAATCCAGATCATACCTCCAAGGCATCTGGCTATGAGGCTTCTCCGTAAGCGACACGTCATACTCTCCCATGGACGTTGACAAAGACATGGAAGGCCCTATTGCAGAAGACAGAGCCGAAACTAAGGAAGCATCGAGTCCGCCAGCCAAAGAGTCAAAGGTGTCGTTGATCTTGTTGGCCGCATCTCCAAGAGAAGAGAGAGTTCCCATCACATCAGAAACAGCGGACAGGCCGCCAAGCATGTCTTTCACTCGGTTCAGCAATTTCTCCAAATCCACCACCTTGCTTGCGGCATCTCCCATCTTGGACATGACGTTCTTCAGGGTATCGCTGAACGCTTCTGCATACTCCGAAACATCAGACACCGTGTCTTCCATGTAGGAAACAAGTCTGTCCATGGTCTTCTGAACCGTATCGCTACGCAACGGTTCTTCGAGATTGACCGTAACCCAGTCTACTGCGTCAAAGGCTTTGTGCATAGCATCCTTGCACTTGTCCATGGTAGATTTCACGACCTTCTCGGACTCGCTGACGATCTCCTGCAAAGAATGATACTTCTCTGTCTTTCCTTCCCACACAATGTCTACCTTCTCCCGAACAGACATTCGTACTGGGTAGCGGTCTGCACGAACCGACCCGTTGATAAGCGCGTCTGCACCTTTCTGGTACGATGTGTAGGATACCAGCTCTTTACAGGCACTCCGATGAATGGTTGTCTTCTTGCTGTATGAGGTGTCGATTTTTTGGACGTTTCCGGCCAGCTTGTAACCCCCGTCTTCCTTCATCAGCATGACATCACAAAAATGAGAGGCTCCTTCCCACTCCGCACGCTGAACAAAACAGAAGTCCGACATGTCTACCTCGGCGTCGTTATCCGAGTCCTTCCACACGACCGAACCGGCATAAGGGATGATGGAATTGAGTTCGACAAACACAGGCTCAGATACTTCACGCAACACTGCGGTACCGTCTTCATTCAGAATCACATCCCCATCATCATCGGTCTCAGCTTCCAAGTAGGTGTTCCAATAAAACACCCCGTCAGCGTTTCCGTTCTTGTCTTTGGAGGTCGGTAACACCGCGTCGTAATAAATCGTGTTGCCTGTTGCCGGAATAGGAACAGCACACAGATACCTCAAATCCTTTGCCATGAAGTATCCGTTGCATTTTGAAAAGTCGATACCCTCTGACGGAAGGATATTAAAGCTCTCAAGTTCATCCCTTGTAAACACCTTCACGGTTCCATCGGCTCGTTTCATCGAGAATTTCAATCCGTTTGTCGAAGCGTACTTCCATGTCTGCCCGTCAGCCGGGGTATCTTCAAGCTCGATTTCCACGACGCGAAGGTGGTCTTCTCCAGTAACGTTATAACGGTACATGCCCCACCCTGTAAGAACTTTGGCCTGTGATTTGTTGACCGTATAATAATCCTTCGTAGCATCCAGCTTTCCGCTGTTCACCAGATACGTGAAGTATTCTGCATTTATCAGGTTGAAGGGTAGGAACTGCATTGTGAAGGAACCACTGTTTCTGACTTCCATGTAGGTCTTTTTCTTTGACTTGTACTGATTATAGTCCAAGACATTCAGGTAGGTGGCCACGCATATTTCCAGCATCATCCCAGTCTGAGGATCCGAAAACACGTAAGCAGACGCTTTCCTCCGCTTCATGTTGGCATCATCAGAAGTTCCAGCTAAATACGTGTGGAACGCTGTACCGTCTTGTGCAGTAAGCTGAAGAGGGTTGAATTTTCCGTACTCCAACTGACTGTACCTCGGCCCACCATTGACCAGCTCATAAACACTTGTCAATAGGTCACTGATGGCATAACGAATCAGTGCCGAGCAGTATGTCCAATACTCCAAAGGATACTTTGAAATGGAACCGTCCGACCATGTGATCTGTACCATTGAGGTAAGTCCAGTAGAACCCATGTGTGGATTTTCTGAGACATTTTCAAATCCTTTAGACACAACCGACGGGAACATGGAATTGCTGTTTGTAATGTATGGCTGACCGTTGGTATCCCATAGAATATCCGAAGTGATACCCAGAAGGTCACACAGGAAGGTGAAAGTATTTTTATCCACGCGCTGGCCGATGCTGACGGTTCCTTTTACTGTCGATTCGAGAACCTTGACAATCTCACCTTCCACAACGTCTCTCTGAGATGTTGAAAGCATCAGGGTTTCCTGTAACTTCTCCAGCGTTTTCGTCACAGCATTACTTGGCGTATCCGGACTCGTCATCAAGGATTCACCGTAGGCTTTCAGTTTTAGTAACGGCACCGAAAGATGCCCCATGAACTTGTCCACGAGAGATTTCATGTTGTACCGAGTCCAGTTCTGCATATTGTACAATACCGCGTAGTTCGGCAGGGATCCGAACCTAGATTTGGTATTGGCGAACAGTCCTGTCCATTTACCAGTTCCATCACTGCTTGTGTATGCATAGCCACGAACAGGGTCGTAGTAGCCATTGGTGGCTACTACGCGTCCATTCTTGTCTTCAGTGTATGCCGACATGCCGAGATAAAAACTCGTCAACAACTCGCTGAGCATACTCTGACACTCTTCCTGCAACGAGTTTGACGGAATCATCAGATCGTTCACCTCACTGTGGAACGTGTCGAGGTCTGAAATCATGTCTTTCACAGTATCCGGCAATGCCTTTATCTGCTCTCCGACATCCGTACTCATCAACCAGTCCATCTTCGAGAGAGAACGAAGCGAAAAGTCTCCCTTGAAGGCTTCCATGACGTTAGGGAACATTCCGGACAACTCGGATATCAACATCTCAACTAACTTGTCCTTCCCTTTGTCAAACAAGGAACGAATCTTCTCTTTTACCTTATCCGTAATGAATCCAACCAATTTGTCGATGAGTTTGGAGAGAACAGGCTTGATGGCAAGACTAGCGGCAAGACGTGCAGGGCCGGGCAGTTTCTGAATCACAGGCATAAGGATTTCAGCTACGATTCGAACCAGCTTTTTCTTAACCTTTCTCAGGGGTGGTGCAAGATGCTTGTCGATGACCGACTTGATCTGTGAACGTATCTTCTCAATGGCCTCGTTGTAAATGTTCGCGAGCTTCTGCGTTATGGGAGACACGATACCCATAATGACCTTCATAATCTCCGACTTGATCTTGCACCTGCTGGCTTACGGCCCCAGTGACCTGACCTTTCAAGGCGGCAAGCTGGTCTTTCGCTGAGGCTTCCAAGGACTCGATCTTTTTTACGATTTCTCCTTCCTTCTGTGTAAGGGCTTCTTTCAGAACGTCCCGTTTGTTCAGAAGTTCCTGATACCCATACATGTCCTTGAGAGACGGAAGAAGCTCAGCGATACTTGAAGTCTGGCTGGTGAGCATGGACAACATTGCGCCTACCCCATTGCCGGATCCAGACAAACCTTCCATTCCAAGTCCAGAACCCAAGACAGAAGACAGAGACTTCTCAAGCATCCCACCTATGGAATCTTTAATTCCTGATAAAAGGTCTGGAACATCAATCGTTGGCAATACAGAGTCCTGACCGCCGGGCGACATCAGATCGGTCATGGAATTGATGGCATTCGAGAAAGAATCCTCAACGATCTGGCCGACATCCACATTGGTCTGAGGAACTGGTACTCCAGTCTCAGATAAAGAGACAAAGATTGGAGGAATGTTCACAACGCCTATGGCATTTAACGCCGCAGACACTGTCGATATCCATGTCATTGTGAGAGGGTCAAACATGTAGTTCGAAATCGTTATCGACCCCATTCCTGTCAGGCTACCCTTGTAGTAGTTCGTCGGAGGATTCTCCCATAAATTGACCGCAGACAAAAGGGTTCTGGACAGAACTGCTTTTCGATACCCGAACCCTTCCATCTCAAGGTTCATCTTGTCATTCCAATCATTACTGGAGTCTTTTTTGGTCTTTGGAGACTTGATGTCCCCGTCCAGCGTGTTGATGTCCACATAAATCATCCCGTTCTCTCTGTACCCGTCCGGGAGATTAACGATGCGTCCTATGTACACAGACAAAGGACTTTGCTTGATTTCACGGGCCATCTGCTCGGCAACAGACATGGTGGGTTTTTTATTATCAGACATCTCAGACTCTCAAACAGAAATGGATTACTGCAAAAGACCTCAGCACAGCACAAAGAAACTTATCTGTGGTGCTGAACCCATGATGGTTTCGATTGTGTGTTATACTCCCATCGTTCCAATGACGGAACCCTTTTAGGAGAGTATAACCATGAACACTACCGACAAAGACCTCGAAAAGAAGAAAAAAGACATCGCCGCGCTTGATCAGATCATGCACTTCGCCACGAGTCTGCAAGATCAGCTCATTCGCTATAATGCCAGACAAAGCTCTTTTGACGCTCTCTACGGGATGGACAACATCGTCGCCCAAATCTGGATAGTCGCTAGGAATGTCCGCAATAAACTTGAGGAGGGAGGTGAGGAATGAATCCATTCTACTATGAAGTGGAATTGACACTTCCAAAAGACGTGTCTCCGACAGAGAGGACAGTACGACTTCCGGTGAGTCATGTGACTATCCCTACATTGAAATCTTCACCCTATACGGTAGGTCTTTTCCCTGACAAGCAGTTTGGTAGAGATCTTAGCAAAGGAATACCGGAAGGATATGTTCCAAAACCTTACGACTACTTCTCAGTCCCTCACATGGAGAAAATCGGAGACTACAAACTAGAATGCCACTTTCCAGCCAAACGTGATGATCCGTCTCGACAGGAGATTGAACAGTGGTTTAGGACACACTTTAGTCCTGACACTATCTTTTCACGTCTGAAAGTCTCCGCCACATTGTACCAGTACAATTCGGATACTAGAGCCTTAGAACGAAAGTGGAAATGCCGCGAAGTGTACCCTTCAAACCTTAGTTCCGAAGAATTCGGTTTATGGACAGATCTTATTTGTGAGGACATGGAGGATTTAACAGACAACTTCCATCCCCAGCCAAACGTCCCTCTAGTGGAACCAAAACAGGCCCTATGAGAACGATTTGACACCTATCCCTATGGATATAGGGGTGATTACAAATGTCGCACAGAGAGCCTCCTAGGCACTTCTGTGAGGATGTTTGAAATACGCCGTGAAAGTTCAGTGGCAGTAACGGGTCAAGATCCATCGGTACAACCATTTAGTGACGCAGACTATTGTTAGCGCACTGTTCCAGTCGAAATAGTCATAGCTAAAGATACGATGGTGTGATGCAGACTTTGGGTTCGATTCCCAGACACGGCATTGTGAAGAAATGGGCCATGCTCAAGCACTTATACGTTACCATCAAAAACGGCCAGCCGGTTAAAGCAACCAAAAGCATTGCAGAATCAGGCGGCATACATGAAATTTACACCTTGTGGAATGATCAAGGCCCGGCACAATGGAACTGCGCCAAAACCAAAGAAGTCGAGATGTACATCCATGCCAATACCTTTGAGGAGTTCTGTCTGTATGACGATGACGAGATATTCCACAAAGCCTTTGAAATCTGCGGAATTGACTTGGATGAGTGGCGTTTCGTCAACGTGTAATAAAAATGGCCTCTATGATGAGGCCATTTTATCATGCAAAGATTCTGGACTGCATAGGCATGGAGGAACTCCTCAACCTGTCCACTTCCCTGTCTCGATTCATGGACTTGACTTGATTGGACAGTTCCCGAATCTGTTCAGACAATTCCTTCATAGACTTCTGCATCGAGATAGCCTCGGACTGCTTGTCTGAGAACTCTCCGATGCTGGTCAGATACTTCAACTGCATCTGCGCATCCATACTGCCTAATACAGAGTACTTCTCTTCAAGCTGTCTGATGTAATTCTCGAATCCTTCCCTCATCGTCGCGAACTGTAATGGCATCCCGTCCACCTGAACTTCTTGAGACTCTGCCATGACATTTCTTGAGAGCCGTTCCAGCTCTATCGGGTTCAACACGTCTCCACGCTTTGCACCAAGGATTCCAAGAATCAAGTCCTGCTTCAGCTTCATGTCATGGTGAGGTTTGTCCATGAAGTACTTGTAGGTTTCATCCAGTTCACGAAGTACTTCGCTGAAGTTACTCGGTTTTCTGCCAGAAACACCTCCAGTGTTCATGGACGCCGTAGCCTCTGACTGAGCCAGACTGGTAACGGGTTTGGTTGGAGCTGGAGCACTAGCTTCTGCATCACCCATGGTTTCCGTAAAATCCGGCGGTTCCGATATAGGTACATTGACGGAATCCGTGTAGTTCCCAAACATAGATTTGAAATACCCAGCGAGCTTGAATCGGTTCGGTTTCCATGCCGTGTTCTGGACACCGATGTTGCTGGTTCGGGTTCTGAGGAAGCCAGCCGGGTTCTTTTTGGAATAAATCGAGGCAGAACCTGCGGCGTTCCAGTAATGATCACTGGATGACGCGATGCCGACATGCGTAGGCCGCTTATCAGAGGATTTGTTTCCCACGAACGTTCCCGGATTACCTGTAAAAACAAACATACCCGGTTTGACCTGATCCTGAGGAACACTGACCCAATCGGGATCGTGTATCAGGCCGGGCCATGGATACTCTTTTGGATTTTCAGGATAGCCGTACACAATCGTGGAGATAGGATACATGAATCGCTTGGCGAGCTTTCCATAACCTATGGCATCCAGACCGTACCAGACCAGCTCATTGCAGACAAACCCTTCCCATTTCTTTCCTGTGTAAGGATCTTTTACTCCATGTAGCTCATAGTTCAGGTTCTTCTTGCTGGCCGCCCAGCTAACCAACTCACTGATAATCTGGTATGCTTTTTCTTCCTTCTCGGTCTTCTCTGGTTTTGGTATTTCAGACTTGTTCGGTTCTGGTTTTACCTCAGGAATCTTCGACATGTTGGCCTGTGAGGCTTTCTGCGCCGTACCAAGCGCGTCGGACATAGCACTGAAGGCTTCTCGTGAGGCTTCAGGAATATCTGAACGATCTTTGACCTGATCGGCCAAATCTTTCATACGTTCCGGCTTGGTCGCTGGCAGTACGGCCTCCGTTTTGTTTCCTTCACCGATCTGCGTTACGGCTTCCTGTGTGAAGACGTTACCCTCTGAGGAATAATACTTTGCTCTGATTTCGTCCCGGTTCTCTGCCGTGTCTTCGTCAGAAACCCCACTTCCAATACCACTTCCTATTGCCCCTAACCCAAAAGCTCCGGCCAACGCACCCAAAGCACCTGCCACAAATTTGGCCTTTCCAGATCCTCCGAAACGACTGGCCATCTTAAATCCAGCGACGGCTCCTCCTACACCACCTCCGGTTGCACCTATACCGGCCCCCAGAGCTGAGTTTTCTTTTTTCTTGGCACGAATGACGGTTCCGAGACTCTCATCATAAGCCTGTTCCAATTCCTCAACACGGGACTTCAACTTGGTATAGGATCTCCTGTCTCCGGACTGGTAAGCCTTTTCCATTTCTTTCCGGGCTTCGGCCAGTTCCTTACCCTTGTCACGCGCATTGTTCTCGGCTTCTTCCCGCCCATTCTTCTCACGCCACCAGCCTTTCCATGCATCCACAATTTTATGCACTGCCGCCACAGCCGCAAGAATACCTATTAGTGGGCCAGCAATAGCTTTGAGACCCGTAGCAATCTTTGGCAATCCTTTGGTGCTAAACTCAAGCAATTTCCCGGACACCTTGGACAATGCTCCTGTTCCCTTCGCCGTAGTTTCCAACCACTCGCCTACCTTCGGGAATGCTTTTGTAATCGACTGTGCTTGCAAGGCCATGATTACCATCGTGAAACCTTTCTTCACGATATCCTGCATGGTTCCGGCCCCGTTTACACCCCACAGAAATGAAGTGGCTCCAGTAAGAGCACCACCCACGGTCGCAGAAATGTCATCCTTGATACGTTCCGTCCAAGGTAGTTCCTGTCCTCCCTGTGCTTCTCCGACCGTGGCATTGTGTCCCTGTCGTCCAGAGGTCATGTTCATCAGGTTCATGGCCATCTTCACTGAGGCATCATCCCCTTTCTGTTGAAGAGCCATCGCATAAGCCTGCATGTTTTTGGCTACGGATTCGTTCGTAGATGCTATTTCCGAAAGGCGTTTCTGCATTTCCTTAGAGGACATCCCTGTAACATCTACCCCGGCACTGGACAGGAATCCAGCCATATTCTTCCACATCTGGTCCTGACCCTGCCCGCCATAATACCCAAGGGATGTCTTCAAATCAGCAAAAGCTAGATTCTGTGCCCTCTGCTGATCCATCCCCATGTTCACCATCTGTTGTACTTCTTTGGTGAACTTGGAAACCATCTCTGCGGTTTCATCGCCGGTCTTCATGGAGGTCTGAGCCAGACTGACGATCTTCTCGAAGTCCTGAGAGAGTTTTGCTGTATCGGTACGAATCGTGTTCTCCCCGCTCTGGGCCGCCATAATCTGTTCAAGCATCTTACGCTGGGAGGCTTCTCCCATTTTCATGTTGTCCAGAGCAAGCAACGTTTCACGATTCACAGATACACCGAACTTATCCAGACCGGTTACAAGGGCATTGGTGGAATCAGCCAAGTGCGTGGCATTGAGGCCATTTTTCAACACCTGATCTTTAATGGCCTTGATGCTGTCTGACACAGTAATGTGTATTCCGAGAGAGTCCGTGACAGCCGTCCGTGCCCCAAGAGTCGCATCCATGATCTTGGCACTGGTCTCACCGTTTACATGGTAGGTACGACGCAGTTCGTCATTGAACTTCTCGAACTTATCCATGGAGCTGACAAGGAAATCACGGATACTCTCAAGAATCTTCACTGCAACAGAGTTCTTGACGACATCCTGTAAATCTTGTGCCCTCTGACCCTGCTCCCCTTCACCAGTGTTGGGGTTCGGCCCTTGATCAACGTTCGTACTTCCCTGAGCTTCCGCCGCCAACGTACTCGCTTTTGAAGACTTAGTTCCTTCAGGCGTCCGGCTGGCATCCGTAGGAGAAGAATGTACAGCAGGTCTAGGAACTTCTGGAACCTGTGGTACAGGACGGGCCTGAGGCGTCTGGGTAGGAAAAGGCGGTTGTCCAATATCACTATGACGTTCCTGTGGAAAGGTTCCGTCCCCGCCTTCTTTTTTCGATGCGGCACCAACATCTTTCAACGTGTCTGCTGTGTTTTTTAACAGCTCTTCGTGCTGGGTTTGGTTCTGCTCCAGCAGTTTTAGCCTCTGGTTCAGGCTACTCACGGCCTGATTGATGTTGGTAAACGCAGTATGTAACTGAGGAAGGATTCCCTGCACCTGACCTTGGAATCGTTCGAGCTTCTGGTCTCTGTCCTTCTGAGCTTGATCAAGTTCTTTCTGTTTCTTTTCCTGATCCTTGACATACTGGTCAAATGACTTTTTGGTCTCAGACAAAGTCGATGCAAGGTCAGCGTCCTTCACGCTCACCGTGATTCCTGATTCAGTTGTTGCCACATACTTTGCCATATCTCGTCTCCACACTATCGCCGATACCTAAAAAGAAAGGGAGTAGCGAAAACAACCACTCCCTTCCTCAACCATCACCGTCATCTGATGCTATATGCTAGACTATCTGAAACGCCGGATAGATAATCGTCTTCCCTCATTCATACGATAGGCAACCGTGTCACGAACCCAGTCAGCAAGACCTTCTGCATCCTGAACGTTCTCCACAGTCTTAACGGCTTCATCATCCACATAGATAACCATTGCAAGGGAACCCTTGTACGGCACAAGCACAACCGTAACCTGATGAGGCATTTTGTTCTTGTCCGAAAAATTCCCTGTATATGTGGCCAGAGCATCTTCGGCAAGAGCTACCGAATACACTTTGGTAAGGTCGATAATGTAATCGGCCCCAACGGACTGTACAGTAACCTCAACAGCTCGTGCGATGTTCTGCGCGGACTCTCTCAAATTCTGATTCATCGGGGAAATGTTTTTGTCCAGCACATCACTGTCTTCACCAGTAGCCGAAGTATCCGAACGCTGAGACATTACATAGGCATTAGACTGGTCTCGAAGGAAATCAAGAAACCCCTGTGCATCGATCCGGCAATTCAGTGACGGGGAGTACCCATCCATACCTTCACATCGCGTGATAATACCATCATTATTGACATCCAATGTAATGACCAGAGCCTTGGTCTTGTCCGTAACATTAGATTCCAGAGTGTCATCGAAAGCCGTAAGTGTCCATGTCTCTGTACCATCTTGATGATGGACGATATCTAGGTCTGCACGGCTCCCGCATCCCGCCTGTGTAAGAATGCTGTCAATAACGCTCTCAAGAGCTTCACGGGTTTCTACATTCTCAAATATGTCGGAAGGTTTCCCGACTTCGAGATTTTCAGCTACGACCTCCATGTCGAAGTTTTCATACTTCGGAACACGGAATGCCGGTGCGATTCGTCGGCCATCGCGGCCTGTAAGCGTATTACTCATAGGCCACCTCCATTACGCATTGGTATCACTGGAAGAAACCGTTGTACGCTCCAGACGGTCACACGAGAAACTGCACGTGATCTGTGTGAACCCGCCACCCGTACCCATGTTCGGGATATTGATGTTCGTCGGGAAAAGCCCAAAGACTTCCCACGAACGAATAACGCTGGCGTCAGGGGCAAACACAAGAAGGGATGCCGTAGTTTTGTAATTCACGGCCAGACCCATGAGCTTGTCTCCATCGAAATTGTAAATAAGACGGAACCAGTCCAGAAGCATGTTCTGAATATCGTAACCGATACTGTCAATGCAGTTGATGGACACCTGACCACCCATAGTCGGGTTCGTTGCAATAAAGACCTGCTCATTACCACGTTTGATGCTCTGAGGAGTGACCGACAGGGCCGGTAAAGAGACAGACTGCACTGCAAGACGAATGATGTTGGAGTCATTTTGCGTAAAGGCACGTCGCGCTGAGTTCATCTTCTCAGGGAATGCCTGTGTAGGAAGGTTGATTACCAATTCCCAATGAGAGTCGCGTTGCGGTTCCCAGTTCGCATTGTCTGTAAAATGGGACGCACCATAATACTGGGATAATCTTACGTCACTAGCCATAATGGTACCTCCTTATTACTTAGCCGGTTTCGGATTTCCGGGGGCCAAGCGATGAATACGGAACCCGTTGATTCTGGATTCAGTAGCAATCACCACCTTGTGGTTCTTCGCATAAACACGAATATCGCTGGGATCTTCTGCTTCAGAAGACTCCGTAACGGTCTCGCTGATGTCAGGAAATTCTGCTGAATCTGCGGCCTGAATCGCCTGATTTGCTGAGGCATCGGGTTTAAGATCCAAGTCCTGAGGCGTCACCTGTTCAGGAGCAGGAATGTCGTCCTCATTTTTCTTCTTGCGCTCAGGAGATTTGGCCCACAGCATAGCCTCCCGGAATGCCTTGCTGGCCGAGTTGTCATCCGTGAAATCCTCAAATTCTTTGGTCTTGGTGTAAATCTTTGCGAAGGGCTGATCTCCGCATTCCACGAATACATCCACACCGGCATTGTACGCCTGTGCACAGACCTTCATGGCGTCCTGCAAAGACTCAAACTCACCTGAGTATTTCTTACGTGTCGCCGCATGTTCACGAGTAATGCAGGACACCTTGTACAAACAGTCCTCTCCTTCATTCGCAGAAGCCTTGCAGATAGAAGCCACTTTGTGGACTTTTTCGGTCTTGGCCTTGCTTGATTTCAGGAACGTAATGCGATGAATGGAAACCTCACCATTCGATCCGTTCAACGCCTTCCCTTCAACACAGACCAAGTCTCCCTTTCGGACATGCTTTAGGATGATTTCCTTGGACTTGCCGCCCGTAGAGCAAATCCGTTCCAAAGTCTGATCTCCGACGCCGCTCGAATAGACCAGAGTAAGGACAACTTTTCGACCCTTCATCTCTGGGTCGGATTTCACCCTGCCAATGATGATGGTGTACGACATCCCGTCCTCATTCGCGAGATCATCATCTGTTGCACCCATGGTCTTAGCCAGTATGTCAAATTCTTTCTGGGACTCTGCCTCAATCACGTCATCGGACAGAACGTTCTTTTCAAGATGACGACGGAACGAGTTGCGATACTCATTCTCACGATTACGCATATCCATGTTGCGCCAATTTTTGCGAATCATATTTCCTCCAAAACTATGTATCTCTTAGTTGATGAGCTTGAAATGATTTTGGGCATCATCCCTCGTCTTCACAATTCGATAGGTGATGCCCAAAACACGGATTACGTAATGCTGGATTCAACCGTATTTGCCGAGGAATTGACCACAAACTCAACAGTGTAAATTTCAGCATCAGGCACAAACTGCAACTCAATCACGCCATTGATTTTACGCTGGGCAATGAGTTCTGCTTTGGTTGTGTCAAAACCCATCTTCACGGTATAGGCCGCAAGTCCACCAAGAGACGCCAGCGGTGCCAGAATCATTGAGGACACGTACTGTTTCCACCGTTGCCACAGACTCAAATCATTCAGGGAGAACACCTGAGTGTTCGTGTAACGATCCACCCGAGAACGGATGTAGATAAGAGTTCGCGCAATGTGGGCGGCACTCAAGTCAGAGTACACAGGATTCAGAGTTTCGTTCCCGTAAATCTGGATACCCTGCACACCGAGATCGTAAATCGGGTTGATGTGGTAGTTGATGAGCTTGTCTCGTTCAAATTTCTGCGCCGGATTACGAGTTACCCGAACCTCATCTCCAAGGACACCTCCCTGTTCACCGGCTACCGGATAGAAGGTACCACGGACGCGATATGAAGCCAGTCCCTTCATAATAACCTGATACGCAGGAGACATCGGTACAACAACGGTTTTGCTCGGAACGCCATTGTTGAACTTCTGACAGGTGATGTTGATCCAATCCCAGTACATCTCACAGTAGAAGCTCTGATCCGCATAGGAGATGGCCCCAGTCGAACCATACTCCCAGAGATCCGAGTACTCTCCAAGGGAGTTGACCCAGTTACAGGCTTCATCAAGAGACATGCCCCAAGGCGTCGTGAACACACAGGTGAGATCTTTACGGTCAGCCGCAATCATCTTGATCAGGTAATGAAGGGCGCGACGTTCCGATTCGTCTGCGGATTCTGAGAGATGGCAGATTTTACCGTCTTTGTCAGTAACCATGGCCGATAACTCAGAGATAAAGCATCCAGAGTATCGAGGATCGACAAATTCGTTAAGGGCAGTCTGATAGTCCTTGACCGACACGTTAAAGTGGCCTTCCGAAAGTTCCACAGGCTGGGAGCAGTTCTTCCCCTCGATGACCAAGGCACGAAGAGACGACACTATGTCAAAATCTTCTTCCTTGTACGGATCCATCATGGTGAAAGTAAGGTAACTGCCTAAGACAGAGTTGAGGGATGCAATGAACGATCCGTTGGTCAGGTTCTCAGGAATAGAGAACCGAGCTTCCTTGATAATCCCCTTGTCAGGAGCGGCCTCGTCATAGCTCTCATACAGCTTGACATCCATTGCATACAGCTTGAGCGATTTCGGCTTCAACTGAACCAAATCCGTCTTGAGATAGAGCTTGTCTGTAATACTCGACACGGCTTCTGCATAAGGTTCCGTCGCATTGGTATGTTTCACCGTAACAGGGAAACCGTCGTCATACGGAATCGGATTTCCTTCCGTATCGAGCTTCATGGGAATCGTGATACGAGTGTAGGTCTTCCCTTCCTTCACTTCCGTAGAAACCGTATAATCCACGCCTTCCACCAAGCATGTGCAGGACACCGGGCTGTTGGCAATGCAAAGACGAGTGTCTCCGGACTCCAGAGCTTTGAAGGTAATCTTACCACGTTCCTTGGCCCCTTCAAAGTTAGACTGTGTGAATGGAACATCGACGCCGGTCGATTTACACGGAACCATGTCTGGAACGAACCGACCAAGCATATCCGCACTACGTTCTTCCTTTGTAAGAGCATTGGCGGTGCTGTAAATTGCCATGGCCACAGCGATGTTCATGCCGAGCTGAGTACCTGTGCTGACTATCTTTGCACTCGAAGGATAAGTTCCGTAGGTTCCAGAAGGCACACTGGTAGCAATCGTGTCACTGCCGTGCATCAGAACAACGTACTTATTGTCCTGAACAGCATCCTTGATATCCGTATTGGAGAACCAATCCACGTCGGTAGTTTCGATGGCGATAACCGAACCTTCAGAAGCACCATACGACGTGAGGGTAGGAATGAGTCTGGCCAAGTCTGCATCAGGATCTGCCTCGTTGAATGGAATGAGAACAAAGTCTCCAGCCTTGGCCGTGTCCAGCCAGAACAGAACAATCTCATGCAACGGGGAATCCGTATCTACACCATAAACATTGCGAAGATCTGCGATTGTGGAAATCTTCCACGCTCCGTGATAAACACCAGAACCGCCTTCCATCTGCTTCCATTCATTGAACGCCGTAAGGAGGTCTTCTGCGGGCTTGTCGAACATCCCAGAGACCACTGCATTCCCTGCAAAGGCATTCGCAATAGAATCTCCAGAAGAGGCAAGGTGATCAATCTCTTTTACCTGACTGCCAGAAACTTTACCGATATGAACCGTGTAAATATCTCCGACCTCAACACCATCCTCGGTAACTGTTTCCCGCGACAGTTTCACAGAAAGTAAGTTCCCGTGATCACCCTTCTCACGCATCTCAACGACATTGTTCGCATCCAGCGTGTACTTCGCGGCGGTATCCGTGTCAGCAAAGGTCATCCCGAAACCAAGAACAGGAATGCCCCGACCTCCCGTAAGTTCCGGAATGTTGCAGATACCGGGGATGTCAATGACGCCACGTTCATCCGTGCGCATCTCCTCTGTGACAGTCGAATGATCGCTGGCATCCCCCAGCAGAAGAGCGAAACTCGCAGGATCGCCGCTGGGAACCTTTGCGATATACACAGAGAATCCAGCTTTCACAATCTCGCGAACAGCATACAAATCGCGGTATTTCTCAGGGTCAATACGAGGATCACCAAAGATACGGTCTAACGCATCCGTGTCCTGAATCAAGACCGGAGCATACGCAATCGTGTCCGAGTCTTCTTTAGCTTTCGGCCCCCAAGGGGTAACACATGCAAACAGACCAGCATAATCAAGAATGTTTGTGATTCGAGAGTTGTCCTTTACATGGGAAACAACATACGCCGCCTCACGTCCTTCAGTCGGTTTCATAATATCTCTCCTCTTTCCTTGCAAGGTACAGGATAACCGCGCATCACATTCAAGAACTTCGGTGTGCGCACACCCACGTCCACTGATGCACGACAAATTCACGTGAAGTTTGATAAACAAACGGCCAGACAACCGACACCTAGATGTAGACAAAAGAAAAGCGCATACCGTGATACGGATATGCGCTTTGAAGGTAGATCAGACCAAACTTTTAATGCCGCAACATAGTTCTCAGGTTTTGTGGCCACCCATCAATCGTATCGGTAATCTTTTCCCAATACTCACAAAGTTCGTCAGCGATCTCCTGAAGATTGACCATACTATCCAGACGTTCAATCGTAGTCTTTAATTCATGCATAGCGTAATCAAAGGAGGATTCAAAAGCACCGTCCACACGATCCATCTCCTCAAGCATGTCAAGGAACGACTCGGTAGAAATCTTCCCACGTCCTTTCAGCATCTCTAGGTACTTAGGAAGATCAGAGTCCTCATTCAAATCGAAATCAATATCCGGCTCCAGAAACAAATGAGCGTCGCTTCCAGCAATGCGTGACTCGGAGGCATCTTCCAACTGATCAAGACAGGACATGATGCGGTCTTGATAATAAGCCACCTCCTCATTGTCCCGTTTGTGCTCCTGAACCCAATACCTGCACCCCCGAACATAGCTTACGAGACGATCTGCATCCTGAGAGGACAGAAAACTCCCTCTCTTCAAAGCCTCACGAATTGTGTTCAAATCCGGATCGTCGTCGAGAGAATCATTGGCTTCCTCAAAAGCCTCGAACATCTGAACCATCTCGTCTTTCAGATCAGATTTTTCAGCAGAGGTAAGGAACTTCCTTCGAGATGTGAAAGACTTTTTTATGTACCCCATGGTCGTTAATACACTCTGGATGTATCGGTCGTTCAGTTTGATGTACAACTCACCCAAATTGCGGAACAGACTCTCGGTATCCACACGGAAAACCTCACTGTTATCTGCGTACAGCCATTCCAAGAGGTCTTGAATCGGGTAGTCTCCAAACTGTTCATACTGTAAGGATTCGCAAATTCTACGATTGATTCTGAACATAAGACTTCCTTAAAAGGAAAGGGAGGTATCTCACTCCCTTAGTTTGTTTTAGTCTCTTCCGTCATAGATGACATCTTCATAGTCATCAGGGTCTACCTCACGAATACTTCCTTCCTGTGCCCATGTATAAATACCACCATCGTGATAGCGGTAGACATCCGCAAACAGGTCGGTCTCTTCCGTTCGGTACATCTCGTCATAGAACAGGTCTGCATTTTCTTTTACCAGCAGTTCACAAATTTCCTGATCATTGAGATTCTCAAGATTTTCAGGAATGGTGTCGAAGTATTTTTCAGGATCCTCACGAACCCATCCGGCCAGAATCTCTTCACGGAGTTCCGCTACGGAATCCTCTGGAACAGTAAGTCCGGGAGCATTCTCAGAACACCAGTTGGCCGCGATGTCCAGAGCCTCTCCTTCCCAAGGTGCCCAGACAAGCATCGTTGAAAGCTGATAACCGGCTCCCGGCCATAGACCTACCAAATACAGATTACTGCCGTCCGAAGAATCATTGATGCACCCATAATCAGGGTCTTCGATGTTATTGCTCTCGAAACGACGTGACTTTCCATTCGCTTTCATCTTACGTATCGCCTTGGTTTCAACATAGTTACGGTTCACGGTATTACGAACACTGCCAGCATCAGCAGGATCGTTGTTCGCGATGACATCCAAAGCCTCACCAAATGAGGCACACGCACAACGAATGAGGTAACGAAGACTGTCTTCCTGATCCTGTACACCTGCCGTACAGAGGGCCGTAGGATAATATGTGTTGTCCACAAAGGAACATTCATAAGCACGACCTTTGCGTTTCACATAAGCCTTGAAGGTCTTTTCCACAGCATCAGAGACTTCCTGACGGGATGCCGAGAAACCTTCCATCTTACGAACCGTAACGGCCACACAGAAGGCGTTCAGGTCATAGTCCCCTTCCGGATCATCCAAGCTACCAACATACGGTACACAAATCTGAACTACGAAACGAGCCTTCCACGGATTATCACCAGTCGAGCCAGCACAATCCAGAGCAATTCCGCCTACCATACAATGAGCGGTATCCAGACCGTAATCTTCCTGAGAAGGATCTCCATCCCATTTGTCAATCCAACGGCGGCCCGTAGGATTGACTGCAAGACCTCCGAACCCAGCTTTCAAGGTTTCAACCAGCGTTGCGTCATCCGTACTGGATTCTTTAGACATGGAGACGTTGGTGTTCGTTGAGGACTTCAAACGGTTGACGAACTTCAATGCCTCGTCCTCAGCAATCACACGGTACGCGCTACGTTCCCAGTCCTGACGGTTGCCCGGACGACTCTTCTTTGCCGCCTTGTCATCAGGTGCGACACCGGCGATGCGTTTCTTGGCTTGAAGATAAGCACTGTCAGGGTCTTCGAGGTCTTGGTATTTCTTGTTATGGAAATGTGCACCGGCCCCGTGATCGAGGCTTTTGGAATCGACATCCCCAAACCCTGTCTGTGTAGAGGCAATAAGGTCTGCAACGCCGGGATAATCCTCAGGAAGTCCAAGCTGTTTAATGGTAGCCAGCACGTCCAGAGCCTTTGCAACCTCAGAATCATCCGTAAGATCGCGAAGAAGATCCACAATCTCGTCATCGGAAAGAATGTCGTTCTTTTTGCACGCGATGAGGATCTTCTTCAACCGGCTGACTGCGGACTTTTTGTTTGAAAAGTCATCCCCAACGTCTACCACACCTGATGCCCCGATACCACGACCGGTCTTGATGAAACGGATCAGAGCCTTGATTTCTTTGTCAATCTCACGCTGACCATGACTACCAACGATGGAAAGATTGAAGATCTTCTGATCAATCACATCCCCATCCTCATAGGACTCAAACCGACGCGCTCTCAGGCGTCCACGACTGCATGTGTGTCTAATCATACCAAAACCCTTTATATGTGTGATGCTGTCCCACAATACCTCATAAACTCCTGAGGCAGGAAGCGAACGAACTGAACAATAAACCCACGAAGACACGTTACTGCACGGTCGTAATACTGCCGACGAAATTCTCTGTCCTTCTCGAAGTAAAACACATGTCTTTTTTGGTCATACTGCATACTACGAATCAGGGCGTCAAATTTCTTTGGACAGCTATACGGCCACAGCCACTTTACACCATAACTTTGGATATTCCGCACCACGGAACGACCAAAGGCATCCGTGAATCTGTTGTGGATTTCAAAGCGCATACACCCTCCGACGAAGACCGACCTTCCTTATGATAACAGAAGTCCAGTTATCCAACCAAATCAGCACCATTCAAGGATTTCAACATAACGGAGGTGTGTGCATAATGTCGATTCTCATTACAGGAGGGGCTGGTTTTATAGGCCATCATCTCGCAAAGCATCTTCTGGAAACATCCTCAGAAGAGCTTGTTCTCATTGACCATCTGGAGGTGGATTACACCGAAAACTTCTATCGTGACATGATGCTGAAATTCACAAGACTCTCGCGCCTTGGTATAGACAAGGGTGACTTGATTTCAGGAAAAACCACGATTGTGAATGACCGGTGTGTGTTTCATCGTATGGATATTACAGACCGAAAAAATCTTGAGGAAGTGTTTCAGGAACATCGAATCTCCACCGTAATCCATCTCGCCGCCCAAGCCGGAGTTCGAAAGTCTTCTGAGTGCCCTGAGGAATACATTGCTTCAAACCTAACAGGGTTCTTCAATGTTCTTGACCTCTCAAGAATCTACGGTGTCTCGAAATTCGTGTACGCCTCTAGCTCAAGTGTGTACGGAGACTTGCAAAAAGAAAGGTTCTCAGAAGACGACATGCTGGGTTTGCCAAAGAGCTTGTACGCCGCCACAAAGCGTTCTGATGAATTGCTGGCCCAGTCCTATGCTTCCATGTTCAATATGCCCACCATTGGACTTAGGTTCTTCTCCGTGTATGGGGAGTACGGACGGCCAGATATGGTCGTGTGGAAATGGGTTTATGGGATATTAAACGATACCCCAGTAGTCATGTTTGGGAACGGAACGATGGAACGGGATTTCACTTATGTGGGCGACATTGTTCAAGGAATCTCAAAAATCCTTGGTACAGAAAAGCATGAAGGAGCGCATATTTACAACCTAGGATACGGGAAACCAGTGAAAATTTCGGATCTGATTCATCGCATCGAAGACCTGTGTGGAAAACGTGCAAAAATTCAGATGCGTCCAGCGCATCCTTCAGACGTAGAACGAACCTGCGCAGACATCACCAAATTCTTTGCAGAGTATGGGTACAAACCCGAAACCACTCTTGAACAAGGCTTGGAACGGTTTGTAAGCTGGTTCAGGAATTACTCGTAGTTGTGGTGCTGAAGCTACCTGCATTGAAAATTTGTGCTATGGATACACCAGAAGTTAGGTGAACTTCAAGTTCAAACCAACTCAAGAGTTCAAAAAATCGCTTTGCAGGAGAAAGAGACATGAAAACCAACATGAACACCCGTACAAATCTTTTCACTATCCTCATTATAACCCTTTTGGCATTACTGACGGCTACCGCTTGCAACAATGATCCCTGCGTCCAGTTCGACAGGATGACCGCAGATACCTCAGGTAAGTACAGTTCTCAAGAAATCCGAGAAACAGAAAAGGCATGTCAGACGATAGTGAACCAAGACATCAAGGGAATGTCCGAAAGACAGGTCTATGAGAAGTTCTGTTCCATGAAAGAATGGGACTCCGGAGGCAAGCTGACTGAAGTACGTAGAACCTCATGTGAGCAGTTTTACACTCTGAAATTCAGTGAACATCCAGATTACGTTCACTATCTGTGTACCCCTAAAAACGACATAGGTATTCCTGCCATCATCTCCAGAGGGAGTCAAGCATACAACTTCTCGTCAGTAGAGTTCCAGACCATTTACACCGGAAACCTTCCGATGCCGTACATGAAAATCACTCTGGATGGCAAGTATTACGGAACGGTTCCTGAGACGATGAATCTCACCCTGACCAACGAACGGTATGCCAATATGCGTATGGATAAGATCACATGCACAGCCAATGGAAAGGACTCCAGAGTGGCGTATGACCAAGACCGTGTGCAATGTGAAATCATCATCAAGGAAGGATTCAGCGACGACCCGGAGAAATACGGAATCAAGGCCAGAGAAGACGAGTCTCTCAGAAGCATGGCCGTAATCATCGGAAACGTCACCAACTGTGAAGACCTCAAACCAAAAGACTGGAAGAGATGAGACTCAGAACAAACTTCTCTGTGTGAAGACAAAAACGGCCTCTCTGACAACGATTTCGGATGTACCCTTACTACCATAGTGATGTAAAAGAAAACGCGTCAGAGGGGCAGTTTTATGTCCTGTATGAAGAACTAAGATTGCGAGTCCTTGTACCGATAATCTTCAAGACTCCATGCAATGACATTCATTGTATGTTCAAGGTCAAGGAGGGCCTTCTCGATGGCATCACAAATCGCAAAGGTTCCTTTTCGATTTTCTGCATGATCAACGGTTATCTCTGATACAAACCCATTGTCCTCAAGACGATCAAAGATTTCCTGAATGGAATCAAACCGATCCACATAAATCTTGTAGACAGGCTTGATAAAGGACACAGTAGCCGAATACGAGAGTCCTTGGTTATCAGGATTCGATTCGAAGTTGCCGCAAGACACGGTAATCAGAGTGACGACCTTCTGGTTCGGAACCTTCGAAAGAAAATCTTCATACTCACACTTCACAAGGAATTCGTGATCACTGAAGTCAATCGAAGTCACCTCGTAATGACGCGACAGAATGCGTTGATTGATGACCTTTACCTTATCACCACCCGGTCGGAAGATGTTACGCCCCTCCTCCTCTTCTCTTACCATGTTACGAGTTCTGAATTTAATCATACGCCCCTCCTCCTCTTCTCTTACCATGTTACGAGTTCTGAATTTAATCATACGCCCCTCCTCACTCTCTTCTTCTCCGCCTCCTTCTTCGGGCTGTTCTGGTTCCGTTTCAGGAGCCACTTCACCACCACCTTCCGCATTGTCTTCACCAGTACTGGTTTCAGGCTCAACTTCCTCGCCGCCCTCTTCGGATTCTTTTTCCGCTTCATCCAGATCGATACCAATCCCCTCAAGGGCTTGCTCAATCCGTTCGATGACGGCCTCTCCTCGCTCCACACGATCCGACAGAGTAGAGACTAGTTCCTGCAACTGAGCAAGAACAGCATCGAACCCCATCGAAACACGATCTGCGGGCTGACTATCCTCATTCATCGGAACACGCGTAATGCTCTGCACGAACTCCGTAGAGGCTATTTTACATTTAGGTGTAATCATAATCTGTCTCCTTTAGCCTGAACCCATTACCGGATTCTTCGGTTCTGAGACTTTCTCGACTCCAAACCCATATAACGTCGTTCGATGTCGTTATCGGTAAGGATGTCTGCACAAAGAAGAATGTCTCTGGCCAGCGAGTCGTACCCACCACGGAAATCGAAGAAGGACAGGTCAGACATACCGTACATCTCATCACCGTATTTCCTGAGAAGGCCCTGAATTTCACCCTTATGATTTGCACAGAGCAGTTCTGCCTTACGATTTCCGGCTTTCCACGCCTCTTTCAGATCATCTATCAGATCCTTACTCATGTCGCTACGAAGGGTATCAAGACTCTCATATCTACACTTCCTGCTCTCCTTGGAGTTCTTCAGATCATAGATAGCATTGGCAAGATCTCCAGCAAAGGACTTCATTTGACGCTGGACGGCACTGAAATCAGGACCAAGCCACCGTTTCCAAGAAGCCGTCCAAGAACCTCCATCCATCTCACGATTGGCCCGCTGTACCTGATCTTGTACAGAGGAAGCCTGTTTCAAGAGACGGTCTTTCGAGACGCCCTGCCCTTCCAGTTCGCACAACTTGTTGAAGTTGGTGCAAATAAGAATCCCTGTCTCTGCGGCATCAGGGATGCCCCACTGATTGCGTTTGGCCTGCATAGCTATATCTGCCTTATCCCAAAGAGCGTCAGGAACAAACAGATCCGCAAACTTCAATGCTTTTGAACCGGCTTCCTTCTTGAGGGGTCGGTTCGAAGGTCTTTTTGCCTCAAGAGCACATTCGGCACCGCATCCATCCAGAGCCACAACCTTGTCCAAAAGGTTTTTGTCCAGACAACGGAACTTGCCAATAAGGATGTAATCACCACCCTCACGTGTAGGGTATGCAAAACAGGAAACCCAGTTATTGGTAATCTCAACCTCACAGAAGGTACCGTCAATCATGGCGTCTTCATTGTCGGATCGAATCGCAATAAAATTGTCTCCCGGTTCTTCTTCAATAATTTCCCAATCGCCTCGGGCGGCAATGTTCAAAGCCTGACATACCTCTTCGGCAACAGAACGTCGATATTCGGCATCGCTCAGGGCAGACTCGTGTTTGAGGGTATAGGAATTACGTTTGTTTGTAGGACGTATCATGTATGCCTCCACTAGTCTCGACGGATTTCAAAGATACCGTCATCTGTCTGAACGAACTCTAAGTCCATCTGGATGTCACGGCCAAATGCTTCATAATCGAAGTAGCGTTCCTGATTCTCTTTACCGACGCCATCCCAACCGAGCTGATCCACGACTTCACGACCGATTTCTTCATCATCGGCACGGTCATCACCACACCAGTACTCTCCGGCGGTCTCAGGATCTTCCGATTCCATAGGATAGTACTCCAGACGAATATCCCGTCCATACGCCTCATAATCGAAGTAATTCTCAACGTTCCTCAACTCACTGAATCCTATGGAATCCACATAGTAGGCACCGATCTCCTCATCCATCTTATGGGACAGTCTCTCATCGCTAATCTTCACCACGGAATCATTTGCGATGAGGTCTAAAGCGTCACGAAAGTCACCAGAGTATTCCATCGCGGCCTTGAACTCTTCTTCCTTGTCGTCGTCCACGATACTCTCAAGGGCCTCGGCATACTCATTGACATCATCGAGACTCATGTATTCACCGAGTCCATCCAGATCCACCCAGTCATAGTCCGTGTCCCAATCGGTGAAAAACCACTCTTCATAGACAGAACCGTCTCCACGATCTTCCCCAATACCTACCTTCTTCAGACTGTCTTTGAAGTCGTCCTCATCACACGGAAAGGAAACCCACACATAGTCCAAGTCGCCTTCGTTATACTTGCCGAGATTCGTCAATGCACCACGTAATACGTCCATAATCAGTTCTCCTGTATGTTAAGATCTCTCGCCTACTGGTGGAGAATACGTCAAAACACATTGAAGTTTGATACCACCAAAGCTAAGGAAAATCCTCATCAGCACCACAAAAGAGATATGGTGCTGAGCTGAGTAACAAACACAGCTCTATGATAAACTCATCAGGTATTAGGTATGGCATGACGCCAACCTTGCTATGGAGTATCGCCATGATAGAATTTGTGTCGTATGATGGAAAGTTTCCAACCCTGTGTGAAGGGCTTCTTGTGGTTAGAATAGACGGTAAGCTGTACGCATTCTGCCCGTACCCAAACGAATCCCTGTACAGATCGTTCTGGAACCGTTTAGACCGAATGGAAGTCCTTGAGGATGACAATATCACCAAAGTGTTCGGTTTTTATCTGGAGTCAGGTGGGTACATTGACTGGGGTGATGACAGAGAAAGTCCAAAGATCGTAGAAGGAAAGTGGACAATCGACGACGAAACCATGAAGCTGGAGAATGGTGTACGGTTTATCCTATCAGGCGAACAGAAGTCAGAACTCGAAAAAGTGATCAACCAGAACATCGAATTTGGATGCTGTGGAGGATGTGTCTGACCTCACAAATAAAAAGAGCGACTGGATAATCAGTTGCTCTTTACAATCATTCCATAGAATGGCCTGAGTAACGATATTTTGAACACCTACGGACTCGTTCAAGAACTTCACTGTGTTTTCCAAACCGATACAGAATTATAGCGTCATCAAGTATTTCGTAAAGCAACACCCTATCTCCTTGAGGATGACAATCTCTTACATTCACAGCATCCTTTAACCCTCTAACACGGCCTTGTAAAGGATGGTCATCATACATAGCAGGAAGGGGTTGTCTGTTACCGATCATTCTGACGACGGTGAAGAGAGCTTCAAGGGTGTTTCTGTCCCTATTCTCATTATAGGATTTCAAATCGGTCTTAAACTGAGAAGATTTGAGCAAATTGAGACTGACCACTCCCACATGACCCAAAAATTGTTCCCACCTCATCAGCTCTCTCCGTCAGCATAGTACTCGGACAGTATGTGTGCACGTTCTGAAAAAGCCTCAAGGGTCTCTTTGTTAGGAACAAACTCATTACCATCCATATATCCTACACAAGGATGTCCGTCAGGGTCTTTGGAAGATTCGCAAACCCGTGTTTTTTGACGAACCCTAGAAATGCTCTCTTCTGTAATGTTTTTCCTCTTCCGTATAATCATGCTCATACCTCACAAAACGTGGACTAAAAGAAATAGCGTGCTGAAATACCCAGCACGCTATTTCTTTTACCATAAAAGGTAACACAGGCGCGTGTTCAGCACCACACCAAAGTAGAGTTATCTGCCCACTTCTTTGTCAATGAGATCCAGTGCCCAGTTCACGATGTCTGAACAGAGACTGCGCATGTCGTCCTCCCAGTCACCAGACCATGTGCATCTAAACTCTTTGTCCTCAATGGACTCAAAGTCACCGTCCACAATCTCCTCAAGTTCCACGTTGTAGACTGCCGTAGCCCGTCCCGATAATCCGGATTCACGAACATCCAAAGAGAACATTCGATTGTCTTTGGCACCAGAGTCGGTTTCAATGGTGTATGTCCAGCGCGTCAAATCCGAATCCAACTGATACGACACATCATACGAGCCGTAGATCTCCTGACAGGAATCGTCGATAATAGTCTCAAGGGAGACCTCCACGGCGTCGTCTTCCACAGTAAGTTCTTCAAAACGACGCATCCTCGACTCACCGACTTTCACATGGGCATCACCTTTTTTGAGCAACTGATTCGTGGCATACGCAACCAAATCCAGTCCCTTGATAAGGGAGGCTTTAGTGATTGGCTTACCTGCGTCGATAGCTTTCTGTGCCTTGTCATCCTTTTTCAGGGCCTGACAGAGGAAACGGTAACACCGTTTGTCTGCGCAATAAAACCCATACCCATAGGCACGCGTAAAGCTGAGACCCATGTCCTGAAGCATCTGAACAATCTCCTGCTGATCCCACCCAGCCTCTGTAAGCTCAACGATCTGCCCTTTCACCTTAATGAGCACTTTGTCCGGGAAAGTACGTTCCTCCGCCTCATAGAGTCTTACCCTGTTACGAATAATCATACGTTTTTCCTTTATCCAAGAATCACCAGTACGTAGAGCGTCGAAATCCACAATGGCTTTCGACCCTTCATAGAGGTGCAAATTCCCTTCGTCATCGAGAACCCCACCATAGGCACATACCCCGGCCAAATAAGCCGCATCCTGAGAACGTGTTCTGCGATAGGTATCCTTGATTGCGCTGACCATAGGTGTATCATGCCAATAATAATACATTCCTGACACCACACCGTCCAGCTCAGGTTTCGGAGAAGTCTTGTCGTAATACGTATTCAGAAGGATCTTGTGTGCCTCCTTGTCCGATACGATGTGGGTCGATCCCGGTCCACCAAAGATAAAGTCCCAAACATCGATCCGTTTTATACCACTGAGTTTAGCCAAGACAGCACATCCAAAAGCAATCAGGCACTGGGCATCGCTTTCCGGCATGGATTTTATCCATGAAAGATTGCGTGCCTTTTCTGCAAATTCGTCCAACGAACGGCCCTTGTTGGCCTGTGCAAACGTTACCATCTTCACGCCATTGTCCCGTTCGTTGACACCGTGGATTTTCTCGACAGCTCTATGCTTCATGTCACGACGCCCATGTGCAGATTCTTCAACTGACGAAGACAGGGCTTTGGACAGTGTCACAAAGTCATCTTCCATCTTGGAAGACAGGTCACGCAACTCATGCGCCACCTTCCCAATATCCCCAGCCTTCAGCGGAGAATACACCATTTCATCATAAGAACGGACATTTTCATCGCAGAAGGCGATCAGGTCTTCCAGCGTTTCGATTCCCTGATTTATCGCATCTTCAAGAAATCCGTTCTGCAAGCACTGTCTCTTGTAATCGACAAACTCCACATGGAATTCATCCCCAGAGTCAGAAGAGACTCTGTCTACGCGAATCTGGCCCACGGCATCACCAAGACTGGGTACGATGTAAAACACATCGTCATCCACGCCGTCCAGTGGAACTCCAAGACTCTCCAGACGGTCATACAACCGATCAAATAAATCTTCCATACCTACCTCTCTGTTTGTGCTATCTCATGCAGTAGAACAAGCTGTGGGATGCTGTGCCCAGCTTCTCTTCAAGGGCCTGTTTCTCGCTATTCCCTTCGCTCCGTAAATCCCCGGCATTATGAGTTACAGGGGAACCTTGGATCTGAACATGACCAAGAATCTGGGCCTCGCAGAGCTTCACCAAGGCCAGCGAATACTCGAAACACCAGTTCACGAAGTTCTCAGGCATATTCTGGACACTCTTTTCCGTGATGGCCTCAACCGTGTAAGGCGGAGACTGCCCGTCAATGTACAGGGTATCCCCAACCAGACGGAACCCTATGTCGTTGACGGTTTCCTGCAACGTGTTATAAACGAGTTCAGCCGTCAGGGTGTACTCAAGTTTGTCGCTTGAAGACCCGTTGGTCAGTCCACCGTAGTAAATGTTCGTTCGGTAAATGTCTTCGATGGCGTCTGTATTGGCATCATACGCACTGCCGGGAGAATGCACACGAAGTACCGCATACACCAGCTTGTCCGTGAACTTGACTGTGGAAGACGACACAGTGAACATGTCCACAGAGTTCAGGTACGGGGCCGCTTTCCGTATTGCCGCATCGCACTGCTGGTTTATCATGTCATCCGTAATGGCGAGATGCACCACTGGATACCCCATCCTAGTCTTTATGTCGCTTATCCACGCCGCACGGTCTAACATGATACCTCCATATCCTTTCCAAACTACACTCTACCTACCTGTCCTAATTTGATACGACTCGCGAGATTTAGCCCGTTGGTAAGGCGAGCAATTATTCTTGCATAAAGAATAACTATTTGTTACCTATATGTCTGGGTGGTTAGTCCGACGGGATGAAAAGTGAGTAAGCCTCTCACCCACCACCCTCTAAAACAAAAGGCACGTATTCAAGGCTAAATACCAGTATGACTTACAAAGCGTTCAAGTACAGACTCTATCCTACTGCACCACAAGCAGAGAAAATCAACCAGAACATTGGTTGTGCTAGGTTCGTCTATAACCAACTGCTTGATGACAGGATAAAGGTCTATAAGGAAACAAAGCAAAGGTCAAAGAAGACCTACTGTGACTTGAAGAAAGAGTACGCTTTCCTTAAAGAAGTTGACAGTCGTGCATTGCTTCATGCAAGAGAAAACTTGGACGCGGCATACGACAAGTTTTTCAAAGAGCCAAGTACAGGCTTTCCGAAGTTCAAGGCAAAGCATAAGTGTCGCTGGAGTTATACCACGGACAACAACAGTGATGCTGTCAGATTTGATGGTAATCGCCTCAAACTGCCAAAAATCGGGTACGTCAAAGTTGTTGAACACAGACGGCATGAAGGACGCATTCTAACAGCAACGATAAGTCAAGAACGAAGTGGCGAGTATTATGCTTCTGTTTTATGCGAAATTGAACCGTCTGAACCATTGCCAGTCACTGATAAGGTTATCGGAATCGACCTAGGATTACATGATCTCATTGTTTGCTCGGATGGTGAAAGAGTAGCGTCGCCAAAGCATTTCCGCAAATCAGAACAGAGACTGGCAAAACGACAACGAGCTTTCTCAAGAACTCAGAAAGGAAGCAAGGGACATGAGAAAGCTCGTTTGAAAGTCGCCCGGTGTCATCAGAAAATAAAGAACCAGAGGAATGATTTCCTCCAAAAGTTGTCCACCAAACTCATTCGCGAAAACCAAGTGATTTGTTTGGAAGACCTGTCTGTCAAAGGCATGGAACGAAACAAGAAACTGGCTAAGAGTGTATCTGATGCTAGTTTTTCAAAGTTCGTTTCGATGCTTGAGTACAAGGCAGAATGGTACGGACGCGAGATAATCAAGATAGATCGTTTTTATCCTAGCACACAGCTTTGCAATGGTTGTGGATACAAGAATGAGTCTATTAAAGGCTTGAAAGGATTGAAGTTTAGAGAATGGATTTGTCCTGAATGTGGAGAAGTCCATGATCGAGATTTGAACGCCTCAAGAAACATCCTCAAAGAAGGAATAAGAGTATTGAACCTACGGAACGTGGGGGATAGCAAGTTTACTGTGCATCACACTGCTTTAGTGTGATGTGCTTGCACTTGAAGCCCACCCGCTTTATCGGGTGGGTAGTTCACTCAAAGCCAGCCACAAAGCAAACCTGAAAGGAAGACTGACCGAACCCTTCTGTCTCGGTTTTGCCGTGAACACACATGCAGAAAAAGACTCATAGACATACACTCTCGGGCCACGAAAATCCTTATCCTTTCGTACACAATAATGCTGATATTTCTTCAGCTTTCTACGCTGTTTATGCCTAGGCAAGGTAGTATAAGAGAGCATAAGCACCTCATCCCTTGGAAGTCTCTGATAGGACTTGGTTCATCCAGTCCTTGATTTCTGTACACGGGACGAATCGAGTTCGATTTCCGATACTGTGAAGTTCGCCGTACACCGAAGACAGCTTGGAGAGGGTCTTGTTCCGTGTGGATGCCGTATTTCGTTTGCACTTGGCTTTCCACTCACTCTCCGACTTGTACAGATAATGACCAATAAACACATTCTCGTTGAACGTGAACGTCTTTCGACGGTTGTGCATCGTAGGCGAAACCCCATTCTCGAAGTAGGCCAAAGAAGAGCCGTTTCGTACCAGAGGATTATGTAAATGATGATAGGGCTGAACCTTTTCAGTCATACCGTAGTACACGTCCTGATCCGTCCGAACAAAGGTCTTGATGTAAGCACCACGGGCGTCATACCTATGATACGTCTTGAACTGAAGTCTGGTACAACGCGTCGTATGCGTGTTCAGGTAAGTCTCCGTGCGCTCCGTCATGGGGTTTTCAGATAGCATGTAGACCCACTCAACCGCTACCTTCTTATACTCCAAAGCATCCATGGCCTCCAAGAACTCATTGACGGAATGATGGTATTTATCCCCGATGTAGAGAATCTCATCGTCATCCAGCGGAATGCACCAGCGTGCCCGGGAGTGATTATTTACATGCTCTGTGTACAGCCTAGACTGGTCTGGGAAACCTCGAACTACGTGGTACTCCACCTTTGGGAAGGATTCGCACAACTCTTTAATCGGCACCGTAGACTCATTGTCATAGACAACAATATGATCAAAAGGAATAGCCTCAGAGTACCACCACAACCATAGGCGCAAATCCTCAAGGTTGTATGTCTTGGTCAGAAGCAACACTTCTGACTTGTAGAGATTGTCCATCGTATCCTCCCATTTCAAAAAGAAAAGCCCATGCATAAGGTTCATGCATGGGCTTTCGATATAGAGGTTTTTGACAGAAGAAAGGTTACTTACGGACGCGTCGGAAACGCTTTCTGGACTCAGCAGGAATGAACCTGCCTTCTCCCGGGAGACCTATACCTACATGACGCTTCGCACGGTCCAACACATCCCAAATCAGGCTGTTGTGTGTATCACTGATGGCCGCGTTCTCAAAATCGACAAGATCATCCAGAAGTTGTGCAAGTTTCTCAAAGGACTTCAGGAATACCACCGCATCGTCATTATCCACCATAACGAACTGGTCATTAAGCTCATTCAGGTAGTCTCGAAGTACTTCAAATGACCACGAATCGCCGGGCATCTTCCAGTTCACATCAAGGTCATCGTCATAGAGAGCATGAATGCTCTTCTCCAACTGAATCATCTCATAGACCATGGAGTCCATCTTTTGTGCGATGTAATCATACCCACGGGCAATCTGTTCTGCGCGAGCAATGTCGGAATCCTTATCCAAATCCCAGAAGGTTGGACTCACATCGTTCGTGAATGCCTCATCCATCCTGTCAACAAAGTCAAGAATCTTCTCCACAGAGGACTGAATGGAATCTTTGTTACCAAAGAGGTCTTTACCGTTGTACCCAGTCTTCTTGGCAACCCCAGCTTCCTGACGGATAGAATTACTGCACGCTTTCCAGTCATTGATGAGCTGATCAGAAACCAGTGCGTATTTCTTGTAGTTTCCGAAATACTGTTCCCAGTCCTGAGGCTCCACACCCTCGTTGCGTCTTCCCCTGTTACCTCGTTTTCGCCCCTCAAACTCGCTACGCAGGTCTCTGGAAATCTCGTACCGAGCATCATCCCACTCATCAGACACACGATTGATTTCTTCCTGAATCGTGTCTCGAATCAAGGACTCCATCTGAGCATCCGAACGAAGTTTCAACGGCCCGCGTTCCTCAAAACACAGATTTAGCGGAATCGTAATGCTGTCAGCCCACAATGTGGTTCCTGAGTCATTATTCAGAGCCACCGACAGAAAAACATGGGTGGGATACAGACCCAACTGTGAATTACGACCGCCTCCGACGTGTAACACACCACCGGAAAGACGCGCAAAATGTCGGTTCAAGTTGCCTACCGTAGCACGGAACAAACTCTCACCTTCCGAAGAATCACCGCTGACGAAACCACGGATATTGGCAACGGACAGATAACGTCTGGCACTCTCACAGGTATCGCCAAGATCACAGATGTCGAGCATCCGTTTCATATAGGAGATGAATCCTCCTGCGATGGAAGAGATAACTGACGAAGACATGAGTGCGGCCAAGCTGATACCAAGAACGGAACTGCAATATGTCTGGAAACGCATGTCTAGCTTCTCGGACATATTGTATTCACTGTGTGCTTCAAAACGTCGTCGTAGGCTTGTATTTTTATGATGAACGATCATAGACTCCTCCAAAATCATTATCTCATGGGCTTTCTGGCATTGCGACGAAAACTTTCCTGAGCAGGGAACCATGTATCGGCCTGCGACACAAATTCCTCAAAATCGGACATGCTGACTCCCAAATCTCTGAAACGTTCTGTGTCGATGGAATCCTTGTGCATCAAGAGATCGTAATCTGGATCCGTCTTGATCTGTTTGGAAAGTTCCTTCTGACAGGCATCCATGTAGTCTTTCATGGAGGTCACGCAAGACTCGATCTTATCCGCTATTTGCGACAGAACACCAGAATAATCAGAAAGATCCAGTTCATAGTCGGTTTCTTCCTCAGCGTTATAAGGGTATGAAAGGGAAGACTTGAACTCCTCAACATCCTCGAATCCATCCTTTGCTACGGTTTGAAGGCGTTGTGTCGCCCAAACTGCCATCTCCCCGATCCAACGATGATGCTCGGCATAGAACACGCTTTGCTTAATGCCCCACGAAACCACCTGTTCCACAGGAAGCTGTTTGAGGGTTTTAAGCGAGACTTCAGCCTGTTTTGCCCTTCCAACGATACGCACCGAAAGTTCTGCAAGGTCTTTTAAGGAATCCTTTGAAACACCGCGCTGATCAAGCATGTCATAAAGATCTGAATACACGGCATCACGCAACTGAACCGCCAGCTCCTTATTACTCACCTGAGCATCTCCAAGACTAATTAAAAATCCCACCTCGGAACGATCTTTAGACGCAAGTCCAATAAACACTGCTGGAGAGTCACTGGCAAGATCGTCCATGCACTGGAACACCTGAAGGTTTTTAGAAACAAAGAACTTGGAAAGCTCCTTGAGAAGATTCGGATTGAACAGACCCATTCCGTCTTCCGTCTGGCATACAAGAGATCCGTCTTCCGTCAATGGAAGATCCAGTCCCTTATAACTGTCCGCTACGGAGACCCAGTTCCGTTCGTCAAGCACAAAAGCAAACCTCTCAAACATTTTCCCACCGTCCACGGCATTCAGGGTCTTCAAATCCTGTGAAATATCATTCGTGGTGGCATAGAGATAATTCCCCTGCGTAACAAACTGATACTTCCCGATACGACCAGAACGTATGAAGGAGTTTTTCTTAGCGTAAGCCTGAAGTTGCTTGGTCGTCATCTTCTCAAGACGACGTTTTCTGGCTTTGGCGGCAGGATGTTTGCTCTCATACTTCCATTCCCCTTCAATGAGGAAAATGTTGTAATACACGCCACCCACTTCTTCGGACTCCGTGTGACCTTCAATGTCCAGCTCGTGTCCGTATCCATAAACTTCCCACAGCTCTTTGCAGAAGGCTTCACGGTCAATGACTTCCATATCCCAAAGTTCGGAAATGGAATAATTGTCTTCCACCCACTCATAAATCTCGTCGTCATCGTCCGGCGCATCGTCACGGTCATTTTCCGCCAACCATGCATCAAGAACAGCATCGGAATTCCATAAATCGGTTCGCTCAGCCATACGGCACAAGTCCGGGTCATGCTCAATCATCGAACCGTCAGTGAATGTGTCGAGGAAATGGGCAGTGGCTTCTCGCTCCGCTTCTGAATCGGTCATAACCCAATACACATTCCCACTGAATGTAACTTCGGTAACGGGGCCGCTAAAACCATCGACCGTACTGACATCAACCATGTCCGGGTCTGCACCAAAGAAGTTGATGACGGCCTGTCTACGGTCTTCGTTAGTCGAAGATTCAAACCGTCTGGATTTTCTCTCGAAATGTTTTCTTTCACGACGAAGCATACTACATTCTCCTTGCCCCTACTTCAGTAATGATTTTATTTCACGTTCCCTGCATACCGAATCATACACGGTAAATGTCGTGTACTCACAGGAATCGTCCAAGTCTTGAAGAAGACTCAAAGACACCTTCTCGATAATCCCATCCTCGTCATCGTCCTCATCAGAGCACGATTCCTGAACGAAATCATCCAAAGCGTCGGCTGACTCAAAGAGGTATGCCGTGATACCAAACGCCTCATCGTCGCCTTCCCCGGACAGAATCCGTGCTCTGAGGTCTGCATCATAAGACGCCTCGCTCAGGGCACGCACAGCCTGTTCCACAGCCTCAGTGTACAGAGTGTCCAGCCATTCCTCAAACATAGAAGGTCTAACACACAGAGAACCTCGGAAACAAAGAATGAACGGTGTTCCATCAAGTTCGTCATAAATTATGTCCAGCACGCGAGATACAGACCCCATACACCACCCTCTTCGAAGACTTCAAAAACCAACAGTTTATTAAATTTCTTTGACGCGTTTCAGCATTTCCTTACGGCTCAAACCTTCAGGATCAACTCCATGCTCCGTCAGATACGCGGCCAGCTCGTCCTTCTTCATGGAGAAGAAATCAGTCTTCTTGTCGGCTTTCATGTCTTCCACAGACGGTTCCACAGGAGGTTCTACGACTTCCTCTTGAATGGAAGCCATGTCTTCCACAATCTCGGATTTGGGAGACGAAACAGGGGTTTCGGCAACTTCAGGAACGTCAGACTTCAACACGTTCCCTGCCGACACATTGGAGGATTGATCAGGAACATTCTCTCTCACAGAAGACGCATCGGCAATAGCACCGATCACCTGAACAGAGAAAGCGTGATTGCGATTCAGCTCCTTGACCATTTCATCCGTCAGATTCATACGAACCTTGATACCTGCCGGGAACACATATCGTTTACTGCCAATCCATACTGCGGTCTGCACTCTCCGCAAATTCTTCACAACGGCTTTTACCATACTCATAACGTCTCTCCTGCCCCACAGAGCATCAATGGATGAAGTCCTACACATGATTACCAAAGCAATAACATTGCTTTATGCGTTTGGATAACCTTTGCAAGGGATATGGTACTCCCTGCAACACCGTAACGCCTCTGTAATTGAAATCTCTGAACTCCACACGTGCATAGCCTGTCTTGGCACCCTATGATACCCTGCCATGCACATTCCGTTCTCTTCAATCTTCGCCGACGGGACAGAACGAATCAAGGAAGCGTGGATATCCGGTAAGGTCTTGGCCATCCATTCTCTGTACCCACGATTGTCCGAAGAACGAATCTTCCCGTCATCATGGGTATCACCGGCATAACATCCTAGTACCCCTGAAGAGGTCGTCCAATAAAGACTGGTCTTGAGGACGCTGGCCAGCTCATACTTGAACCCCAATGCTACCATCACGCTGTCTGGAACCATTCGCGGATCGGTCTTAAAAGTAAGATGTAATACCGTCTGGTCATCCGAAGACAGCTTTTCATCCCCCTGCATCAGAACAATGTACTGCTCAAGTGCCGTAGCCAGCATCTTACGGATACATGAAAAGGAAGCCTTGGCCTCATGTGATGTCTTATACAGTCGGACTGTTATCCTGTCATACCGCCGGTCTTGGAGAGTCTTCCCATAGAATGGAGTCATGGAACAGGCCCACACGGAAGTGCCAATCCCGTTGACGAACTTTACGTACACACCCTCACGTTTATCATTCCGATACAGGTACTCCGGCTTGACACAACCGAATCTCAAGATACTGGAAAAGAAGTCATCAAATTCAGACAGCCTTCCACGGTCCACGATCCCCGAGTCATTAAACACTGGAGGACTGATACCTGAATCTTCTGTGACTTTTCCGAGGCGTCGTAGATAATCCATGATGGAATTGCCATACTCCATGTGGTTGGACATTTCCACCACACATGCCCCGGCTTCCTCAATTTCCCTTACATGACTCAGTGTCGCCGCATCGTACAAGGTCTTTCGTATCCTGCTCTGCGTGCAAAGAACCGGGAAGGACTCGACAAATTTTTCCGAATACTTGAGGCAACAAAGACTGGGCAGAAGACGGTATTCCACATCCCCACTCTTACGGGAGGCATATAATCCCAATGGAACAGGGAATACAGACGGCACCCTGCACACGAAACACCTGACGTTATCCTCAGAAAAGCGACATGGGTACCCAGCTTCCGTCTCGTAGGGGATAGGGATGCGTGCCGTCTCATACCATCGGTATAGAGATTCCATCACGACATGCAACCAGTCCTGAGTGATGCAGTTTACCCATTCCACACATGGAAACAGCTTCGAATAATTCTGCTCATGCCTGATCATGGACAGCTCCATCTGGATACGGATGTTTGGACAGAAACTCCTCCACCTCTAACTGCGTAAGACCGTATGAATCCATCCACAGTTCTCCCTTCCCACGGACTCCGTTTTTACAGGAGCATGTATCATAATGTCTAATCCATTCCGATTTGACGTACCAAGACTTCTTGCCGCAGGACTCGCATACCGCAGGGACGAACCGAAACTTCCCACACATGAAAGACGGCCCAAGGCATCGCAACGTCTTGCACAGGTCTCCTGCTTTCGGGTCGGTGTTCTGCATCTGAAGCTCTAACTTTTCCCTTCTCTCAGCAAGGTACTGTTCTTTTGCCTGTGCTTTTCGAACACTGTCCATGATATACGCCTGACGACATCCACAGGATACCGTAGACCCGGAAGTAAGAGCCTTCAGGTCTATATCCTTCTCATTCCCGCAGTCACACAGACAATGTACATGACGGCTTTTGGACGCGCCTTCCCTGAGATGATCATACATCACTGTCAGCTTTCCGTACCTTTCCCCGCGATGCGAAACACAGTGGGGTTTAATAGCACCGATACACACCCCACCATGAGGAACCTTCATTAAAGCGTTTCGGTAATCCGGGTCATCGAAAGTGTCTAACGGGACGTGAAACTCATCCTCAAGGAAGTCTTGAGAGAACCCATCCAAGAGATCTGTTGAGAAAAGATGTCCATACATGACGAACCTACCTAAAACATCCACAGAGAAGTTCAAAATTTGCGTTCTGAGAGCGATTTGAGGTTTGAATGACAAATCATACGTCTAATTCGAAATCGCTCTCAGAAGGGCAAAAAATGCCATTATAGAGACGTGTGAAAATCAGTCGGGTAATTCTGACGTTTCTACGGCGTGCTGGAGGTAGTCGTTGTATCGTTCCAGAAGGTCTTCAAAGGATCGAAACAGCTTGATTGAATCTTCTTTCAGTTCGTCTGGAAGCTCATCCAGAGGACTTTCGTCCAGCGTAGAGTAAATCTGTGCGAAGGCAGAGTACACCGTCGTCACAAACAGAAGTCGGTTGAATTGTTCCTTGGTTATCATCGAAATTCCTCCATTACCAGTCGGCGTAAAAAATCAGATCGAAATGTTCCCAGTCAAAGGTGTCCATCACCTCACGGCACATGCAGTAAATCGAATGTACATCCGAGTATGTGGCATTCACTTCCTTGCAAGGCATTTCGTAATCCTGTGCATCATTGATCAGGTGTCTTTCCAGTATGCCCTTCATGTAATCAATGAATACCTGTAATTGTTCCTTGGTGACGGGCATGTATGAGGAGTTCTCCGTGTACCCAAAGTAATCAAGCATCCATCCGGCAGAACCTCGACGCCCGAAGTACTTCACTTCCTTGGCTCCGTAGAACGTGTCATGCTCTTCAAGGAAATCGTGTACGGCATCATACAAGGCTTCCCAGAAATCCCTTTCAAGGGCCTTTGAAAAACGGTACAGGCGGTCCAGTTCCGCCGATACCATGTCCGGCATCTTGTGCTGAGACAGAATGTTCAGAGGAATACAGTCCTCCGGCCCCAGTTTGGGTTTACGCATAAACGAAACATCAAGTCCCATGATTCCTCTCCTTCTCTGCTTTTTCCACGGCTTCGAGGTAAATAAGCACCTGCTGTAACTTCTTCAAAACGAAGGACGGTACAGAGGAACCTTGAGGAGGTCGAAGTTTAACAAACACATCCTCAAGCTGTCGAATACACGTAGAAAGAGTTTTTGTGTCCAAAGTGGGTGCCGTCATACTGTATGTGTCCATCCGTTCGCCAAGAAACGTTCCCTCATCATCTCGATGTCATACTTGGTACGTGGGAAAATCCGTGCAAAGCGTGAACTGTACACAGGACTGAACCCTCGGGAACGATCACAAACAAAGACCTTTCCATCAGGCATCACGTACCCAACAAACAGATCCGCGTTGTGACCGTTATAAACCAATGCTTCGAACAAATCACAGGCATCATCCATACTGTCGAACGTCTGATACAGGCCAAGCGACTCAATCACGACACGATCAAAGGAAAGTACCCCAGCCTGCTTTAAGAGGGCTTCCATAAGGTCTTCTTCGGACTTCCGTGTAATCCCGTCCATTCGGTAAAGGTAGCTCGATAGATGCTTTTTTCGTTCATTCTGATTCATTACAATGTCTCCTATTTCGGGTTATCCGGAAGTTTTGTCCAATGCGTGACGCGGACAAACTTCTCATGTTCCAAATCGTCTATGTCTTGTGTTGCCCAATGATCCCCTCGCCACTCGGCTACTTCCGGAACAAGGCGAAAGGTCTCGTCTTCAACAGTCACCATGGATACCAGTACCCAGTCATAGAGTTCTTTGTCCGGGTACATTTCGGTTACGCTAATCCAGTCCCCGAACTGAAATGGCTTCATCTCTGTGTATATTTGAAAATCTCTACTCATAAGGCTCTTCCCATCAGATACGGAGTGCTCCATACCGCAAAGACCTCTGCTGGCACCATAGTCCAGTACGTGGAATCCGCGTTCTCACAGATTCCGTTCAGATCATACTCCATGCGCGGTTCCTCTTCATTGTCGAGCACCACAAGAATCGCCTCCTCTTCATAACCTTTCTCAAATGTCTTCATAACATCCTCCTAACGTACACGATGTACCTGTCTCCAGTCCTCGGTAATTCTGTCCACATCTATGCTTCCATAATCAATGAATGGAATAAGGAAAGGAATCTCTGGATTCTCTTTTGACTCAACGTACAGACCGGCTTTTCCGTTATACCGGTCTTTGTCTTTCAAGATGTCCATTGCATGACCCAAGCTCGTCGAAATTAACTCACTGCCAAGGTCTTTCATCCATTTAGGAATTTCCCGCTTTGCACCAAAAAGATTTACGATGCATGGACTTTCAGGATTGCTGTCGATAAATGACATCAGACCCTCACAAAATTCGTGAACACTTTGCATAAACCAAACCTCCTCCAATAGCAGTTATTCGTCATCCCAATTCTCGGATTCTGCTTCAGAATCCACGTCAAACAAAACCTTGTCGAACTTTTTCTGATTCGGAATCAGTTCATTACGTAGGATTTGCACATGGCTTGGGGCATCCAAACCGATCCGCACATTACCGCCGTGAACTGCTTCGACAGAGACCAAGACTGTATCCTTCCCGACTCGGATAACAAGGGACTCTCCGACTTTTCGTGTAACTACCAGCATACGTCCTCCAGATCATAACAGGATATTTTCGACGAGAGACGTTGAAGTGCTTATCCCTGCGAAGTTCATGCGCATGGAAAGCCCTTTCATGGATAGGGTACCGTAATCTTCGAAGGGGATGGGATCGAGCTTGGAACCCAGACTCAAAGCACCCATACCGCCGTACCGACCCTTGTCCTTCAAGTACTCTAAAGCCTCACCAAGAGTGGTGGAGATCATACAGAGTTTGCCCGCAGGGGCCTCCCCTTCAGGACATTTCTGTTTTGACCCATAGAGTGTCACAATACAGCTCTTGTCCGGATGTTCGTCAATAAAGGATATCAGTTGGTTCCGTGCCTCTAAGATTTCGTAAATAGACATGTAATCCCTCCAGTGATTTCTGTTAGATGGAATTGCCATTTTCGGATATGTCCTTGAGACGTTCATAATACCTGTTCAGGAAACCTTGGGAGAATACTAAGTCCTTTCCTGACATGTACTCGATAATCTCCAGCAATACCGATGCTACAAACTTCATGTTCTCTTGTGCGATGATTTCTTCGTCTGTCCTCATAAGGTTCCTCCTTTTTACTCCTGTACATCATGGTCCGTGTGCTCCACCTGCGTAAAGTACGGTATGCAGTACAAACCCTTTGTTTCCCAGCCCTGATGCTCTATCTTGGATCGTTTGTTCAGAGCCGATACCAAAGCCTTAATCCCTTTTGGTACCTGTATCACATGGGTAGTTTTCAAAAAGATTCCGGAAACAAGCGTGACGGGATGATCCAACCCAAAGAACTCACGAAGATATGGCAGGGTACCTGTGATGTCCCTGTAACCTTGATATCCACTCCCTCTGTGGCATCGTACCGTGTAAATTTTCAAGCTCCGCATGTCCACTACCCTCAAACACCCATGACCAAGACTGGTATATACCATACTCGGCAGATGAATAGGAACTTCAGCACCACAGAAATACACTAGACTACGGAAGGCTTCGAATAAAAAGACCGCATGAAAGATTTGGTGAGTTTCATGCGGTCTTGTGCAGTAACCCATGATGAGGGGGAAATTAAACAAAAGACATGGGTTACTGCAAGTCTTAAAGGTTCACAGACTCTATGGCCTCAAGCATCCGCCGAGGCGCAGATCCCATACACGTCCCTGAAGAAGCAATGGGAACAGAGCGACCTTCAGCTTCTTTGATACGTCAAGCATCTTGCGGTAGTACTCGTTGCGTTCCAGCATCCTCCGCTCGTCTGCGTCGGTTTTGACCATACACATACGGCTCTTTTCAATCTCTTCCTGTACACGCAGATCTCCCGGAAGTTCCTCACCGTGCATCATGGCATTGAAGGCTTCAAGAAAGAAATCCGATCCCAGACATCGGGTTGCGAACATCGCCGACGACACAAAAAGTTCCTCGCACAGCTTGTCGAAGAACTTCATTTCCTTACGATTCCGAAACCCCTTGACGGCATAAATCATCCCATTGGCCTTCATGTCCTCTATATTCGGCATGATAGGTTCTTCAATCTGCACCCGCAGGACATCCTTGGTGAAGAACATCCAGAAACCTACCCTCTCCCGCTGATATTGGCGGTCACGGATACGGTACAAAGCATTCATGGCCATATCCTTGGCTGTCACCCTGCGTACTACCCGGAACTTCATTCTGCCTCCGTGTCCTGAAAACGATGAATGTAGCAAGTAACGATGACAGGCGAAGGGTCAGACAGTCCTTTGGCACGTCTATCCACCTCTTCTCTTGTCCGATACCATTCGAACACCTTTCCCTGTATGTCATAGTTAATGTAACTCAGCTCATAGAAGGACTCTATGACTTCTTTTGACCTCAATAATGGTTTCTCCATATCCTTTTCCACTCCGTCATTATGATTTGTATTTACTTGCTTTTTGAAAGGCTTCGTTCGTTATAGCTTCGATGGCGGCACGGTTCTCAGGTTTTGTCCATGGCAAAAAAGGTATCTCGACCTGAAGATCACTCATACGACACCAAGCCAGAACATCCTGTGGGTGTACCACCGCAGACCAGCGATACTGAATCCAGTACCCTTCAAACTGTGCATATCGGTTGAGTCGTCCCTTGTGGTACTCAGCCTCAGCCATGCTCCCATCATTCTTGTAAATAATGAAACTCCCAGTCGAAGGGTTTGGAACTTCAGACCCTTCATGCCAACCTTTTCTGCTCTCCGATGACTCCATCCTGTCCTCCTATATATTACCAAAGAAAAGAGACTTATCTAGCATACCACATATACGACGGAATGGGTCACTCAGCACCACAAGAACATGTGTCATTTGTCATTTTCCAACTCAGAGAAGTACCGCATACTTTGGTCCTTACGAATGGATCGAACCCTGTCCTGAATGCCCGGCAACAGATGTTCTGGGTCACGCACACTTTCAGGATGTTTGTTCAGAACCTCAAGAAAATCCTCAATGAAATACAGCCAATCCCACCTCACATTGTCAGGGATGTTGTTGAGATTCGACTCCTTGCTGATGGGGTAGAACCGATAACCCTCGCAGGGTAGCGTCCAATCATTCATACGGTCTTTTGCAGTAAACACTTTATGAATGTATCCGGTCAAAGGTTCCAAAGAAGATTCAGAAAGAAGATACTCCCCGGCATCTCTACCCACACCCCTTTCCAGCTCGTCACCAATGGTCAGGACACGGTTATAAAAATAATCTTTCACGACGTGTAGGACTGACTTCTCGATGCTTTTGAGAAGCGGCTCTGTTTCTGTCTGCAAACAGAGATCATCTTCTGTTCCATAGTCTTCACGGACAATACAGCCATCCCCAAAGCCATCCTCACTCCAGACATACCCACTGCCTAAGACAAGAAGCATCTTATGAACGGCCACCGTAACGTTGGGTACAGAAGCCGGGAATTGAAGCATCATCTCAAACACCATTCGGTCGGCTGGTTTCGACATACCTAAGTTCTCCTATGTCTCTAGGTTCGGTACCCTTTCAATGCAGTGCGGCACTGAACCTGACGGTAACACTCTAAGAAAAATTCAGCGTTTCCTTCGCTCATACAAAATACTCGGTCAATGCCAAGCAAGATCGTCTGAAAACCTCATCCATCCGTCAAGAAAGGTACCTTCTACAACGCGTGGTCTCTTCAAGGCTCTTAAATCCTGATTCCGAGAAATCTCATGTAACAAAGCAATACCGCCGTCTCCGTACTTTTCATGCACAGCCCTTTCATAGAGTTCCATCCTACACCGGTGTTCCAGTTTCTCTTCATACGAGTCTCCTTCCTTTTCCAGAAGCATATCCAGAGTAATCGGTTTGCCCTCTATGGTAGCCTTCACACGATCTTTGAATATCTCAACACCTTTATGTACGATAGCCCTAGGAAGGTTGCATACAACCGTCCATCTACACATCATAGCCTCTCCATACTTGTCCGCGAGAATGTCGGCCAATTCAAGGGATTTTTCCGCCCACGAAATACAGCTTTTGGGTGCAATACAATAGAGATAGTGATGAAGGAACAGACGGGCTTTGAGGAACCATCCCCAAGATCTGCTTAGACAGTCATAGGGAGGGTCAATAATCGTGAACGAATCTAGGATCCTACACCATTCTCTTAACCTCTGATCGTCATCGCCACGTGTTCTGATCCACAGATCTTCACATCTCGACACCTCTACCCAATCGTAAGGAGTATCGGTCTGTTTCGGAAGTGGTAAGTCCATTCTTAATAAAATCTGTCTCCGAAGGGCGGCACACCAGAATCTGGCCCTTCGATCCTTGGGTCGTTTGGAATTCAGAAGGGACAGTCTTGAGGTTTCAAGCAGGTCTGCAATACCCCTCAAAACCCTTAAAAACTCTTCTATGGGCAAACACGGGGTGTCACGCAGGTCAATCTTGTCAAAATTGATCTGAACCTGCGTGATATGGGTATAAGAACAGGCACTGAAATCCACGTGATCTACAATGTCGTTGATGCACGAAGCTACGTTAAATCTGGTTTCTTTTGATCTTCTGGACATAGGGGACACCTCTGACTAGCTAGGGGTTATGAATCAACAAGTTCCTTGCGTCAGTTTTTATCCAAGAGCAGGTTCTCCACTCAGTTCACACAAGGGTTTACCAGAACGCTTTTCATTCACTACGAAGGACAGCCACGAGTATGAACCCGCAGAAATTATGTCGATCCCGTCAACGCGAAGAGGCTCCCACATAAAACGGGGAGTGAGAATGAACGCACTTCCATACTCCGACAAACGCTTTATGATGCGTCCTTGGGGAGTATCCAGAACCTCCACGTCGGCCATGAGACAGTCCGGGGTCAGGTACAGTTCCTTCAATGCAAGGGCCACATACGGGTATTCTATTTCCATACGATCCGAATTTGAATGGGTCTGTACCAGCTCTATGCTTGAACGAAAATCCTTGTCCTCCTTAAATCTCCTGACCACCTCTTCAGCAAAACCTTTCGTAAAAAGATTCCCTGAGTCCAATACCCGGTTATACATAACACTTTCAATCAGCATGATCTGTTCTCCTCTTGGGTAGCAGGTCGGTAAAATCGGTATGTGTCGCAAAGACCTTGGAACCGTCAGGAAAGGTGAAAGGGTTCGCCGTCAAACCAGTGTTGTACAGAACCAGAATGTATGACCCCTTACGTAAACCTAAGTAACCACGAAGCTGTAAAAGAGCCTGAAAACATCCCTTGAAGAACCCGTCCTCATCACTAGGATGCTCAAGCATTTCCTCAAAGAAATCGATCATCATGCAGTAAGGCGATTCAACGGTCGCATACTGTTCTGCAATGCCAATCATCTCCCTTGCCCATTGCTCAGGATGTTCTCTCAGAAGAACACAGTCCTCAGCCCATGAGAGCATCGTATCTGGATATGATTCCTTCAAATCCCATGTCAGAAGAAACTTGAAGAACGAACACCACAGGTAATAGGCCATGTGACATGAATGTTCCTTGGACGGAGATTTGCGCTTCACATACTCCGCAACCGTCTCGAAGTCTGTTCTGGTATATCGGGCCTCGTGTTCATTGTGGCTGAAGACCAGCTCCATCTCCGGGCACCCCTCAATCACATCCCAATGAACCCTACTCACTAGTTCCTTTTGCTCAGGTGCAAAGAACGCCAGATATGAACCCGTATCGCAGGGATTGCACAATTCTTCAATCCTTCTCTGGATTATCTGTTCTCTCAGCTTCTTTGTCATGCGGGCCATAGATAATCTCCTTAAACCAAAACGCTCAACGCAAAGGAGATTATACCACCGAAAAACTCAACGCATGGATTCAGCACCACAAACAAAAAAGACCTGATGAAGAATGATGAGCTTCATCAGGTCTTAGGCAGTAACGAGTAACGCATAACATGTATATACAGAGAAGAGGATTGAATTAGCCTACTGCATAAGACATGAGGATAGAATGTGGGGTAAAAGAAAGGCCCCAAACACCTTGCGATGTTCAGGGCCTTTGGTAACGAAGACGCTAGGTTCAGCAGAAAGCTCTTAGTAACCCTTGATCTCACCACGGACAAGCAGTTCAGGACGAACCAGCTTGTACCCCCAGTAGCTAATAAAGCCGGATTCTACCTTGAAGGTGTCGTGGGTGAGCCAGTCGGTGTGCATGATCGGCAGATAGTCAGCGACCAGAGCCGAAGCATTCATCAGGGTCGATTTGTGGCCGACGAGGAACTCATTCTCACGCAGGTACGGCGAGCAGATAATCTTGAGGTTGTTATCAAGGATACCTGCGACATACGGACCCTGCGGAGCTTCCACGTAGTTGGGTTCGAAGCGGGGGCGACCGACATTCATAAGGATGTTGAGGCCATGGGTACCGACGACGGCCCAGTTACCACGGAAGTTCTGGCTACGCTGGAAGATGGTGGTAGCGGCGGCATTGAGGCAACCGATGAAGCTCTCATCATGCTCACGCTGGGAGATGTAGTTCGTATTGGTACGATCCCACATCGTCTTGTTACCGGCCTGACGCAGAAGGTTGTCGATAACCTCATTGTCACGTTCCTGTTTCATCTCCATCGTACACTGATCGATAAGTGTCTTCTGGATGTCGATGCCGAAGCTGTTCTGATACATGTAACCTGCATCGAAGCTGTACTCGACACGGAGCTTGTGAGGCATGGCCTGAATCGGCTCGACGCGCTGAACGAGACGTACACGACCGCTCAGAGCCGGGGCACTGGAGAGATCCTGCGTGTAGTCAACATAGACAGAGGTAAGAGCGGCAAAGTCGCTACCGGCCTGAGCCGTGAACTTGACGAGACCGCTTTCGGGATCGACTTCAACAGGATCTGTACTTGTGTCGAGAAGGTCATTGCCGACAGCATAGTTGTGCGTGTCGAGTGCCTTGAGTTCATAGCTGTTTGCACCTGTGCGACGGAGGATGAATCGCGTACCGCTGTTGGCCGCATCCGTGAAGATGACGCCATTATCGGCATCAATCAGCATAGGCATGTGGGAGCAATGCAGTTCGACTTTGCCACCGGCGACAGAGGCGGGTTCGCCACTGATACGGCCCGAAGCATAACGATTGCGGGAACGATAGTTCTGGGAGGCACCGAGATCATTGATCATCACGTTGCCACGGACATTGTCGCCACGCGTGTCGCCATACTCGCTCTGGAAGAACACCACCTGACCCATCGGGCTGTCGATGGCCTGAACCCAGACGAGGTCTTCAAGGATCGAGGAAGCGGCCATACGGGCGGTCATGTTGATCATGTGCTGGGGGAACCAAGCGATGTTCTGCGGCTGAGAGATACCACCACGGATAACGCTCTCATTCGCCTGACGACGCTGGGTGCCGTCCTGCAAGACGTTTGCGGCATTGTTCAGAGTGAGGAGGAAAGTTTTTTCCTGATCGTCACTCATGTCACGTACTTTACGCACGGACTCCAATGCGTCCTTGAACTGGGTTTTCAAAAGTTTGAAGTCTTCGGTTGTAAGCATAGCCATACTGATTTCTCCTTTGTTATTTCCTTTCACCGGTAAGGAACACACCCCGCTTTGGGGCTAAATCGTGAACATCACGCTCAAAGTTAGATATACTGCGTATGCGACGTTCGATAACCCTTTCATCCTCATTGATATTCTGACTACTACGGCTATTGCCCATCAGTTTATCCATACGCTCGCTCCTGATTCCCTGCGATTCCGCCTTCTGTTTCCATCTGGCGACACATTCTTTTACGTTGACGTGTTTACGGGAGTCCGAAACATCAACACCATTCACTTCCTCTGTATTAGATACATTGGAAGATTTGAGTAGAGACTCGACCTTGTACCGTCTTGGTTCACGGCGTAACGTGGTCTTGGAAAGAAGTTCATCCACATTCACCACACGGGATTTCTGGGTACGACCTTCAAGGACTGCTTCCCTTCCATTATGGATACGGCCAGACTGAACCGACTCATTGCGAAGGGGTCTGGAAGTTACATGATAGTGGTTCTCTTCCACGGTCTTCGTCAGTCGGTTCATTCTGGAAACCATTCTGTCCAAGCGTTTGGAAAGCTCGTCAGCCTCACAAGCAAGACGGGAAAAGCTCTCCAGATACCGCGCCTGATAGATACCCTTGGCGATTCCATGCTTGAGGCTCTCATTCTGTACCTTCACGGCATCCTTTGCAGAAACGGCAATCTCCAGCTCACTGTGCAAACGTTCACACTCACTCTTGTAATAATCGAGATCTGCTAGAGCTTTTGCATACGCTACATTCTCGGAATTCAACTCTTCCTGAACCTTTGTATCAGGAACAGATTTACCCGATTTGTTTGTGGACTGCATGACTTCTTCCACGGAGATTCGTTTGGATTCGAGTTTCCGTCCGGTAGTCTGCTTGTTTATACCCTTACTGCGTAAGACAGCGGACAGTGCGTCATCATCGGTACGTTTGGTAAGCTCCTCCACCATTTCGTGCATACGGCTCTCGAATGCAGGAATTTTCAGGGCGTTCAGTGCCGCGACATTATTCTTGAGTTCGCTGGTCGTCATGGAAGAAAGCGATTTGCTTTCCTGCACCTTTTCCAGATGAGCGCATTTGAACCCGGGGTCTGGAACGGCATCGAACGTGATGAGATCATACTCAGTCTCGCTCATAATCTCTGTGTTGCCTTCCATCTTGCTTTCGGCGAGGGCGCGGGCAGAGATGCCGATTTTTGAACCGTAACGGATAAGGGAATCGAGAATGCGACCGACCGGAGTGTCAAGGATTGCGAATCGACCGTAAACAAGGTGGTCAGAATTTTCAGGAATCCATATTTTCTCGACGCAGAGACCTACCTCTGGGTAAGAAATGTCTATACGGGTTTCGGGATGTCCTCCTTCGCCCAACATACACTTGTTCTTGATGGCTTCCTGAACGGGCTTGTAATTGATGATTCTGTCTTCAATCAACTTGCGGGAATAGATGCGGTTGTTCTGATTGACGCGACCGAACTCCATGCAGGGGCCTTCAACAATGCACAGGGCAGAGGAATTTTTATTTCCGGCTTCGTCAACACGTCGCATTTCGCTCACAAGCGATTCAGAAACAATATGCTTGCCTGTTTCAACATGTGTCGTCATGGTGCGTCTCCATTTTCTATGAACTACCGAAAAGCATACAAAGGATTTCGGCTACTTCCTATTCGATATTCTATGCCATACGGCATCATGTGGTTTTGATACCGTTCATTTTACCACTGCATCCAACATTTTGTTCAGAAGGGAGGCAACCACTTCGATATAATCCCTCTGCAAGAAGGTGAATGCATAATAGAACGCCTGATTGTTAGCACTGTGGGTAAGGTCAGCAAAGTTCACGGTACTCTGGAAATGAACCTTTCGTACCGACATCGTGACTTTCCCTGTCTGATTGAAATCCTTTATCGGAGTGTAATGCGCATAGGACAAAACATTTGACCAAGAGAATTCCAAATCAATCGGGTAGGCATAAGACAGGTCTCTGAAGTAATGACTGACGGACACCTTGATATTGCAGGACGTGGCATTTGTCGGATAGCTCTTCTGCTTCAACTGTTCCTCAATCGCATCCGCAAGAGCGTTATTGGCTTTTTCCTGTTCTCTGGACAGGTGATGTTTCTTTGAGGCGTCACGAATCAGTTTGTCCAGCCGATCCTTAGACCCCTTGATGAACCACGTCTTGAAAGCATCCACGGACATTTTCTCCAATTTGGAGACATTGGCGGATTCTGCATTATTCACCATATAGGTCTTTAGGTATGACCAGAAGTCGTCCTGATCATAGGCGTCCAAGGCTCGGATGACGTTTGGGAGTTCCGTAGAAAAGTCCCAAGTTACTGCCTGTTTACGGAAGTTCGGGGAGACATCGTACACCAAGTCCTTTATGGCCCCCACCTGCCATGCATTGAACTCCGTATCCACCCAGAGGCAGTACAGAAGGTACAAGGCTTTTGAGAACATCTCCTTGTCCTTGGTATCCTCCAAAGGACGCATGTTCTTGGCCTGACCTATACGCATGTCGTCCTGACTCATCGGGGAATCCCCTTCCCAGTGCAATTCGTCGAAGGCATGAACCATCTCATGCTGGAGAGTGTCCAAGGCCGCCCTGTCCACATCACTACCCCGGGTACTGAAGTAGGTGTCGAAATCAGAGGTGCGAATTTTAACCACGACATTACGTGATGCACAGAACCCTTCTGAGGATATAAGGGTTTCCCATCTCAAGAAGTGATCTTTGAGTTGAAGTGTGGCCAGAACCTTATCCCAGTAATCCTCAATTTCCGCATCGCTGGCCTTTGGATTTTTACTGGTGAGGTCGTAATCCGAGAGAAGGACGAAGTACACGGACACTCTGTTGTAGGTGTTTTTGCCTTTCTTCACACGGTCTGGAACATCATCCACGGATTCGAGGAAGTAACTCGAATCTGCAACCCAACATCCGTCAGAAGGGTATTTGTCTTCACGGTATAAATTTTCCAAGGTGGCTTTTGCCGAATAGTACAAAGCCTTCAGACCGGCCAAGTCGTACTGAATACCGAACTTCTCAGGTACGAATCTCAACATAGAACCTCTCTCCTACGACATTCCAAACAAAACAAAGACAATGAAATTCGATAGTTGGGAGTTTCTGACGTAACGTAAAGGTGAAAACAAAAAAGGCACCACAAAACGTGATGCCTTTTCTAATCAGGTTTGGAATGGCCTAAAAGCCTAACGCACAGACTTACGACGCGGGCGACGTGTTTTACGGCATTCATCGGCGTCATGTGGGTCAAGCCAGACCAAGTCATGGAAAAGTTTCTCGGCGTCGGGCTGTTCACCTGTATCGAAAACTTCCCCGGCTTTGAAGCTACCGTCTTTCTGTTCAATCATAAGCTGTTGCGACATGAAACGACCGTCAGGAACAACCTTGGTGTAGATGACGCATGTATCCTCGTTCTCGTTGGAGATTTCCATGAATCCCATATCATTGATCCAAATGTCGCAATAGACGCCCTGCTCTTCCAGCATTGCTTCAATATCCGTGGCAAACGAGTACCACAGATTGTGAGAATCGTCTGCCACGGATTCCACCTTTCGGGATTTCTGGAAACGTTCCAAGCGGGCCGATTTAATGTTTCTGTTAAGTTTACGAATCGTCATAGTGCCTCCACAAGATTACATGGTGTGAATGATGTCGATGATGATGCTTTCGGCGAGGTCTGAAACGTTATCGAAGTCTGCCGTATCGTAGACCCCCATACTCTGGTTGGTGTCTGCGTAGAGAACTTCAACGCTGTCCCAGATATCGACCTTGAACTTGAGGTAATTGCGAATTGTCAGTATGCCTAGATGGTCTGTCACCATCTTATAGGAACAAACGTAACGAGGATTCACATTGAATCGACGTTTATTACGATTGAATGCCTCCACGAGAGCTGGCATCAACTCCTCGTAATCGACACCATAAGACTCATTCTTTCGACGAAAACGAGAGACACGGCGAAGAGCTTCCTTCTTTTTGGTCTTAGCCAGTTGCTTATCGACCAAGGTGATGATTCCGTCGGCCAGCTTGTCAAACTCAGGGGCATCGACATCCACATTCACCGTGATGGAATTGTTATCGTCGTCAGTAACCTTTGCCTTGTCCTTGCTGTAATCGAGCTGAATCTGAACAGCTTCAGTCTCGCCGGATTTCGGATAAATTACGACCGTAGCCGTACCATTGTCCGTAACAAGGATCTCGACCTGACCGCCTTTGTAGTAGGCCGTGAGTTCTGCGTCCACCGCCTTCATGGTATCTGTAAATCCTCCAGTATAATCAGTCTTTACCGATTCTTTCTGGAACACGCTCTCACGCTTCTGGAAACGGAAACCGCGACGCTCTACTTTGTGAGATTGGAGGTTATTCAAGATGCGCCACTGAACAGGTTTTTTCAAAGCAGACAGTTTGAAGGTCTTACCCTGTTCCGTAGAGATAACCACATCCCGGCCATCTTTTTCAATCGTCGTGATGTCATAATAGCGTCCCCACACATCATCCTGCATGTATATGTGCTTTTTGGTGATGTCCACAGAACCTCCGTTGCGATCAAGAACCCCATTGATATAAGCAATGGCATCCTTCAGAGAATCGAAATTCTCCGAACTTTCCATATCCGGAAGCACCTTGCCTTTGGTACGTTTGGATGGAACACCTTTCACATAGTACCATTTACGGCTGTCTTTGTCGTACAGGTACATATACTCAATAGACTCTTCATGCATCTGGTAGAAGGCTTCGTGAATCGTCTTCACATTATCGATCTTCACGCTAGGTTCATACTCCTGAGAGAACGTGCAGGTGTCGATTTCAGGATGAAGCGCGGACAGATTTCCCTTCTTCAAGAGGGCACGGATAGTCCGTTCGTCGTTGTAGTAGTTGATGAGGTCTGCACCTACCCACTCAAGATACCCATCATTGTGGCAGTAAATGTACTCGGCGGACTGTTCTTTGCCGTCGTAGATTCCGATAAAACTTCTTGTGGCCATAAAACTCTCTCCAAACGTAATCGTTTCTATTCCTCGGAATAGAAATCTTCAAGGTAATCTTTCAAAGCGTCCGCAGGTACCGTGGTGTCTGCAACGACAACCACATTCTCGTACACATCCGTTACCGACACATGATTCCCATACACGCTGATACGTATGCAAAGCACTTCCTCATCCTTTGTCGATCCTTCGTAATCATACGATCCGTAAAGGATGTAGTCATGCGCTTCCGTTTCGATATCCACCTTTGCCCGGGCTTCCTTGGCAGGAAGGCTATGCTCAAGGAAATCAAGCATTATTCTCTTGATGTCGCTGACCGTATCGGCAGTGTCCATGATCTTTTCATTTTTAGAAGCCTTGCGAGACGCAGACTTCCGTTCAACAATACGACAAGCCAAGCTGAGAGGAATTTTCGACAAAGTTTCTTTGGTATAGAGAACACGTCCAGTCTTACGGAAGCTCTCATCGCGCTCATACGGATTGTAATCGAGATCGTTGTTCACGCGCTCAACCATGAAATCCTCGGCAACCTGTCTCCAAGCCATATCCCACATCTTGCCTGTATGGTTTCTTGGATGGAACCATTCCCGAATCTGGATGGCATAAACGGAACGCAGGGATGAGAAGGTGTCCGGCCCGCCAATCTGCGTAACGGTATTGGAATCTTTGTCCACATCATACACAGGGGACTTCTTGGCCAGCGCATTCTGCTGAGGATCCTGTGAATTGAACATCACCATACACTGCGATGTGATCTGCAAAGGTTCGGCGGCCATGTCCAAATCCTGACCTGACTTACCCATCGCTGTGAGCATGATTTCCTCACACAACTCACGAACCGTTCCGTTATCGTTCAGCTTGAAGTCCTGCACCTTTACGTCAATGTCGCCTTTGACATCCTCCCCATTGTCGGCCTTGATGTACTCAAAGATGTCCGACAGAACGGCATCCGGGTCTTCACGAAAATACGTGCTGAGAACCTGATTGATGTCATCATCCGTAATCGAGATGTGAGATGCCAGAATTTTTGCAGGATCGCTCTTGTCCGATCTAGGATCATCCGAAATGACAAGAATCGTCGGGTACAGCATCGAACTGCCGTCTTTCTCAGTAGCCGTAAAGACGAAACGGAAGTGATTGGGGTTCTTTAACGCCTTACGCACATCCGCCTCGTCTCCAGCCTTCGCGAGATCTTCCAGAACGGACTTGCTGGGATAGAACACCTGATAGGGAGCTTTTTTCAGAATATCAGCCAATGCCTTTGCGACCATCCAGAAGGTTCCTGTATGGCTCTCTTTGACCAGACCTTTCAGACTGGCAGGAATCTTAGAGGATTCCACTGTGTATTTAATGTTCAGACTCATCTGCATGTCTCCAAGTAATTGATTTAGATTAGACGCAGTAATACGCCGATACCGTCTCATTATTTGATTGATTTGGTTACTGGTGAAGACTACTCAGTACCTCGAACAGGGATGAGTTCAGACCCTCTCTTATACCCTGCCAGAAGACCTCCACCTATCGCACACATGTTACCATTATTGTACAAGGTGCCGATTGGACGGGCATTCGGAGTTGTGAGAACCAGTCTGGACGTGTCAATGTACCCCTTTAGCGTGTCACCGTACACGATTCGGAATTCATAAGGATCAGAATCCTCTTCGGAGTACCCTGCAAACACCGCAATCTTTGAGAAACGGTCTTTACCAAGAACAGACGGAATGTAGGTACGAAGGGAGATATAGTACGTATCCGTGTGCAAGTGACAGGGAACCCAGACAGAGGTAGAGTAGTTTGCCGTCATGCACGCCGCCGTGGCCACACCGAACTTGTTATGAAGTGGGAGAGCTGGTTCTGTGTCTGAGCCAATACCGCAGTCAGTAATGATGGGCATATTTTCATCAGTCTCAAGGGACAGACGGACGGCCATATAACGGGATGCAAACGAGGTGTCCCTGTCAGCGTACAGCAAGTCATTCAGGAGATGGCCACATACAAATCCACGGAGCTTGTCCCCATCAGACATTTTGTGAGAAAACCCGTAGATTGTGTACCCATCGGAAATGACGATGTAGGAATACCACTCATCGTTTCGATTGATGTCAAGAAAAGACTTCGGAAAACGGTTTCTGGCCCCGACCGTCCCTACAAAAGGGGTTGCTTGATAAGGCTTACGGATTCCTGTGCATTTATTGGCGGCATCGAATGTGAACTCGAAGTTCTCATCACACAAAGCTGGAATGACAGAACACATCAGTCCTCCGGCATACTGCCCAGCATGAGCCTCTCCACACTCATCGGTTCCGGTACGGGCTGGGAGACACATCGAACGAAAAGACGCAGGACAGGAGGATACGTTCAAAGCCAGACAAGCCCTCAAATTCGTGGTGGAATGCTTGATAAGGACGTAGGCAATCTGTCCGTCATCATTCATGGAATCTTCCCAAGTACTTTGGAGCAACCATCCATAATCCATCATGGAAATGACCAGACCTGTCAGAACACCGCGTGCCCCGGCCATGTCAGAGGTGAATTTCTCACCTGCAAAGGAATACTCGACTCTGGTAAATTCAGGCATGACGGTTTCGCTCCAAGCACAAAAAGTTATAGGTTACTGCAAAAGACAACAAAAATCTTCTACATGGCGTCATCGAGTTCGTCAAATGTCCATTTCTCAATGACACGGCAAGGACGCTTGAGTTCTCCATTGACATAGTATGAGCAGTCCTCTTCCTGTGCCAGCTTGAGGAGATCACGGATACCTTCTGCGGAATCGTCAAGGGTCTTAAAACCGTCCTGTTGTTTCAGGCGGCCACGATTCACCGTACTCTTGAGAGAGGAAAGAACATCGGAAGATTTGTTGGAAACCACGGCATTCATAAACTCGTCGCTGGCCTCGACGAGCATCAGAATGTCTTGCGCTTCAGAGTTCTTCATAAAGTGGTACATGTACCAAACTTCCTCAAAGCCTTCTTCAGGTTTCGGCAACCGAAGGGCACGGATTTTCGACATGTCTTCACTCATGTCGAAGTAGTAATAACTGAAGTTCACGCAGTCTTCTGGGTTTCCGCGATAAGCCGCTTTTTCACCTGAAGCATACTGTTTGAGATCAAAGTCGTCCAGACCCTGACTCAGCTTGTTCACCGCCTTGGTCTTCTTCTGCCAGACAGGGCCATGACCCTGAGAACCCGGGCAATGCATGTCCTTGAGATACTCCGTCATGTCTTTGTAAGTCTTCATGCAGTAGGCATGACACATCTCATGGGCCATCGTATCACGGAGGTTGTGCAGAGTCTTGAACACAAACTGAGAACTGATGGTGATACCCGTGATAGAGGTTTGACTGATGTCGTTATTCACCCAGTTGATTACACCACTACGCTCATATCGGGTCATAAACACCGAAGTGTGATCAAAGTAACCAAGCACATGAGGCCCGGCATCACGGTACTGAATCCAGTCATCCTGCCATCCGTTGTTTCTGAAGAAATCGCCGAAGTATCGGTGATCGATGTCCCAGAACTGATCGACCAGAAAATCATGTGATTTCCACTCTTCACGACGAATGTTTTTGCGTGCCAGCTTGGGATCTTCTGCCTCATCACGAAGCATACGGGATTTGACGGATTCGTATATGCGTTTGATCATGGTTATGTACTCTCCATACAAGATAAGTAAATACAAATGGTTTGATTTACGTTGCCACAGAAACAGAAAAAGCCCACGCATCAGGCATGGGCTTTTAAGTCTAACTGTCTAAGACAGAAGAACGATTAGTACACACGGAGAACCACGTACAGTTCAACGCCTTCGGTATCGGGATCGGTCAAACCTACCGCCGTCATCCACTCTTCAATCTTGTTGCAGAAGAAGACACATTCTGGATGGTCAAGAGCACCATCGCAAGCCGAGCTGTACAACCACTCACCAATGTAAGTGTGCATCTGCTGGGCCGGAACCGTCTCGTACTCGGCATTGAGATGCGTATAGAGAGCCTGAACTTCAATGATAGCGGGGGCACTCAGGGTGTTTCCGTCAGGATTGAGAAGGCCGATAATGTTGTCGCGATAATCGTGAATCGTCAAACGCAACCCATCCACCGAACGATAGTACGGTTCAACGCTGAATCCAGCAGTCATACGGACCGGCGTAAACATCGGGGAATCATCTTCGGAATTGTATGTTACGCGGGCAAGAATCAGGCAGGTGGGGGCACCAGAAATGTAGCTACCAGACTCAATGGACAGAAGGGTGGATCGCGTCAAGTCTGTGGCGTGCCCATTTGCATCGAAAGAAACCTCATTACCAGTAAAGTGTGAGATCGTAAAATCGAGAGATTCGGAACGGTTCTGGATATTCGGATCCGTGGAGCGTTCCGTCATCTGGATGCCGTAATTGACCTTCTGGAAAATCTCGTCACCCGCTTCACCAACGCGACCACAACCGAGCGTAATACGACCATCACGGACATCAAGACCCGTGTAGTCGATAATGGTACCACTCTGTCGGTCTTCCGTAAGAGCCGGACGACGGGAATTGTAAGCCACCATTTCGGCCTTGGCGAGTTCACGCTGGGCCGCAACGTTCTCGGCGTTATGAGCGTCAGCCCCGTGAATCCATGCTTCAGGATCGAGCTTTCCGTCCGCATCATACACCGTCTGCATCAATGCAGGAAGCAGAGTTCCAAGAGGAATGTCATCACCGTCATGGAACCCAATCAGCTTGAAGAACTCATCCCAGTCTTCAAGAGACGAGTTGCCGACCGTATGAACAAACACATCGTGGCTGTAAACGGGTTCAATACCGTCAAAATTCGGATTCCCGGAATAAATCTTCGAGGAAGGATTGGTCACTTCGACAGGGGCATTGGAAGCCGACTTGAACCACATGTCGTAGTTTGACGACAAGTCACCGCAGGAATCGAAGTAGTAGCTGTACCAAGCAAGGAAGTTTTTACCAGACGTGGTTCCGCCGTATCCATCTCCTTCCATCGAACGGACGCAGAAGATCTCCTCGTGCGGGGTATCGTACTCATCAGTCCAGCGTACACGGATACCGTTGCACACGCTATTGTTTGACGAGTCTTCATAACGAAGCAATGAGGCATGAAGCGTGTCGTAGTTTACTGCGGAAGACGAGCCAAATGCCGAAAGGTATCCGTATCCTCCTCCTTCTTCAGTTGGTTTGGTTGGCGTAGGATCCATAAATGCCTTGGCAGAATGGATGTCCTGATTCAGATCCGTCTTGACATACTTATAACCCTCCTCACCATCCGCGATAATCGTATCGGCATCGAGATGGAGATTGGCCTGATCGATGACGTTACCGTCTGCATCCGACAGGATGATGTCGCCTGTATTCGAGTTGAATGCAATATGAAGACCTTCAATGCCCTCCATACCTTCAATCGCATCAATGCGACGGCTCAAGGCATCTGTCACATCATAGGTAGCATAGGCATCCGGGTTGAAATCGACCGACATGTACCCGTTCAACTTATGGATCGTGAACGACACATAAGTTGCATTTTCCACAGCATCAAGAGGATCGTTTCCGCTGGCAAGATGTTTGTGAAGCGTGTAGCCCTCGGAAATCGTAGCTACGGCAATAGGAAGGTCTTGATTGGTCGAAGGATCCGTGCGAAGAAGAACGAAGGTATTGACCGAGATGTCTTCAACAGCACTGGCGTCTGCCGCCGGGATGGCTACCTTTGCCACCAAACGAATCGAACCTTCCTTCTCACTGGGCTGAACACGGACAATGTTACCAATGAACTGACCGCTTTCGTCACGGCAGGAAACACGATCCCACATCGTGTCATTGCCCAACTTCGACCAATCAAAGTTCAGGGCCTCTCTGGATGAGAGAGGATTATTGAGAGCCAAAGGGATGACAGCAAAGGCTTTCAGATACCCCTCTACCGCACTCGTGGTGTAGAGACGAGAAAAATCCACATCGCTGGATGCCAAAAATGCTTTGGTCAAAACCGAATAATCAGCAACTGTACTCATAAAACCTCCAAGAACGCCCCAAGTAAACAATCATTTTTGATAAAATTTAGAGTAACCAATGGGTTACGAAACCCTCACCACGAGAACCAGAGAACCAGATCCTTGTGAATAGGTAAGCAAGACCCAAGTGCCTTCGAGAGGAGTGTTATCCACTGACGTATTTGTGATACCATTCCCAGTATCCTTTAAGGCCACATAGGTAAGATAATTCCCGCTAATGAACTCTCCGGGATGTAAAAAATCATTAAAATTATTCACTCTACATAGGCAAATGGCCCCAACTTCAGGATCGTGTCGCACCTGACTCTCAGTCGGACTTCCTGTGATAAACTGAAGTAACTTCGAAGTCAATGGAGTCTGTTCTATCTGCAAATCATCACAGTACATGGTTTTGCAAGCAATAGATGCAAACTTGCACCCTGCACTACGAGAACTTCCGGGATATCCCAACTGCCAAGAAATGCCTTCATCCCCATAAGGTTCCACGGACATAACTCTTTCATTGGCCGTCTCACCGCCTTGGAAACGAACATCAATCCATGCTGATTTTTTAGTCCCATTGACACCCTCAGAAAAGGAGAGCTGTGCAAATCCGGGCTGTAAAAGGAAACGAGAAGACCTGTTTTCAGAGGACGGGTCATTGCATAGAACCTGAAATACATCATTGGTTCTGGAAGTTATCGAAGACGGAATCACCTCGACGGAAGAATTCTCATAATTTGAGGAAGACTTGATGGTCACGGGGGCATCATAGTCGGCATTGAAAGCCTCTATCGTGATATCCCCTTGGTTATAACTACTTGAAGAGGTCTGAATGTGGATGTTACCATCTGTAACGGAAGCAGTAAGGGTGGAACGGTACGCAAACGCCTCACCACGGATCTGTACTGCATTGGAATCATCGTTGGACTGTCCACTATGATTTGCATACAGATCGAAGTACCCGTGGTAATTGTGATAAATTGAATAATCGCACGGATCACTATAAACCGAGTGTATCGTTCCACACTCAACAGTACTGTATGTGGTGAACGAGGTATCATCACTAGACGAAGCCATCGAAGACTCCATACCTAAACTGTGGTACAGTCTGCCAGACTGGTCTTCTGAATAGTTATCGAGACGAATGGAGCGTCTCTGGGCAGGACACCCACTCTCGGCCTGTTCAATAAAGTCTATTCTGTCCAAGTTGTTCGTGTACTCAAAAGACTCTGTGCCGTTGTAATTGGACACATTCACAGTAAGAGTATCACTGGATTCTGGAGAACTCAAAAGGATCTGTTTCCGTTTGCCTTGCATCTGATTTGACCCTTCGTCTTCGTAGGCGTCCGACACAGACACCCCTGTGCTACGCACTCCAGAAAGAAAGGTCTTCGTCCCGGAAATGTTCTGATCCTCACCCTCAGGACTTCCTGCCTTGTGGGTACTCACAAATCTGGAAAGGTCGGACTGACTTGCAACTCCGGACTCCACCACATTGATTGTAGAACCGGAACATGCCGACATTACGAGATTGACAACAAACCGAGTCACACAAGGTGCATCGAGGGATGAAGGCAAAGTTATCGAGCTTTCACCATCCGAACAGTAGGCCACAATAACACCGTCCCCCTGACCGGAATGAAGTCTACCCATGAGCGCGACACACTTCACCGCCTGTGAAGACATCGTATCGGAGTTTCCGAAAGACAGAGTAATGCGTGCCGCACTGCCTGACGAAGACGCAGAATCAATAGTGCCTTCCTTTCCGGAATACGATGAAACAATGCTCGGATCTGATGGTACCGTGGCATTACTCAGAGCTTTGGTGTAAACAATCGCGTCCGCCGCCGTGGCATGAGCGATAAGGTTCAGACCCTCTTGTGTGATGGTCTGATTTTCAAAAAGATGGTCTGCCATACGAAGTCTCCATAAGAAAGAAAAAGAACAAGTCAGGAACAGAGCTGGTCGGTACTGGTCGCCTGTTCCTGACTGTAATGAGGTCTTAGACAGTAACTTTATGATCAGGTTGGGTAGACCGTGACCCCGGAGGAATCCACGATGTCAATCACCGCCCCACAGGCATAGGTGTCTGGGGTGTTTGTCTGCAAATCTACCGACATGTTGTACGCCTCAAGAGCCTGTTCATACGGGATACGATCCAAGTACGGAATAATCGCAGGAAGCGTTCCTTCTACAAAATCCTTGGCATCCCCAAGGCCGAGTACATCCCCACTCAACTTTCTGACCAATTTAATCGCGTTCATTTTTTGTTCGTAGGACACCAAACGGACGCTGTACAAAGGTAAAGGTTCAGGAAGGACTACATCTCCATTTTTATCCACAACGCGGAACTCGGCCTCAGCGTCATAAGTCGAGTCTCCAGAACTCTTTAACGCTTCGATGGCCTCAAAGGCTTGCGTGGCGATGTCCAGCTTCGTGTTGATGTACGAAACGACTCCAGACGGTAAATTGGATGAGTTTACGCTGGCCTGACAGTCCGAAAGACCGAGGCCACACGCATCCCGTATCAGGTATAAGCAGTTGAGAAGTGCTGAGAAAGACACGACCTGAAGAGTGTAGGAATAAGGATTGTCCACCTCAGACAGATCGATGGGGGTTCCAGTATGATTCACGATGACGAGTTCCGCACCGGCATTGTGCAGATGAAGCTGTTGTTTGGTTGTAAGTCTTCCAAGTCCCTCAAGAGCTTCCTCAAGACTTACATCTGTATAATGCGGGGATACGTTCGTAGGCACCCCCTGCTCCAAAAGAGCTTGACGCTCATCGTCAGAGAACTCATCCATCGCGGACCATAAAAATCCTATCACGTCATCACCAGAAACGTTTGGATTATCACTCTGAGGATCGTAAGACAGGACACGGAGCGTATAATTCCCTTCAGAAGGATTACTCAAATTGTCAGATATGACCACATTACTTTCAAGAACATACCCTATGCGCTCCTCTCCCATGCTCGTGTACCGTACTTTCACGAAACCGTTTTCCGTGCGTCCGAGACATGTGACATGTGGACTTTGATTATCGTCGTAGTTGCAAACCCTCGTATTCTCGTCATTGTACATGTAGATGTAATAAAGATCTGAGATGGTTCCCGGCAACTGGAACTCCTGAACAAGAGGAACTTCCCGGAATTCATACCCATTGCACCATGCCATAACAGGCACCGCTTCGGAACTTCCAGACTCCCTGACAAACACCTGCACCTGATAGAGAGATACTCCATCACTGGTGTAGAGCCGTCTCTTGCATGGGTATCCGCGAGTACGAATGACATTTGAAACCAGATCCGATTCATAAGGGTCTGAAGTCTCGAACGAGCACCCGAATGGCGTGGTGTGGACTCTATCCGGAGACACAGTTATATCGCATTCCTCCTGCATAAAGGTGAGTCCGTAATTCCCTAAAATTTCTGGTGGTTGAATAATAATCAAGTGCCCCATATAAGAAGTCACGTAGTAATCCGTCGTCGTACTAGAAGAAGTGTCGTCATAAGATGTGTTCGGACGTACCGTTCTTGATACTAGAACGGGTTGCGAAATACCTGCTGGTAAATCCGGCATATCAATGTTGTGAGTGATGTTGAAGGCTTTCAAAAATACCACTTCCTTCGGCGTATCCAAGACACCCCACTCAAACTCGGAAGTGTATTCCTCAAGAGGGGCCATGATTCCGTCAATACCTTTATCACTCGTGATGCAGTAAACCCACGCAGGCATAGGCATAATCGAACCACCACTGTACACAACTCCAGCATCATTTATCCGATACCATCGAACGGTTCTGGAAATGTCAGGGAAGGTCTTGGTGATCTTCATCGAAGCCTTGTGTGTACCCTGCAACAGACCGTAGGCCCATTTAGTAGTGTTCCAAGAACTTCCGGTTGGAGGGGACATGTTATACGAGGGGTCGAATCCCTTTGGACTATATCCAGCGGGTTCGCTTTCAAAGTATGCATCTAAGTCAACCTCCATAGGATTCTTAATGTACACGGCGTACTGAGAAACGTCCTGCACCATTGGAACCAGTACAGAGGAATCTTCCTGTGCAATGAGCCTGTCCGAAATGCTCACCCCATCAATGGATTCCCACAAATAATATCCATAGTGATTGATGTAGAATGGAGGTGTTCCGGGAACCTTTGGGTCAGCCACAAACAAGGTCTCCATAGTACCGGAAACGAGGTAGCTACCAGAGTGATTTGTGTTGTTTACGGACAAAGTGTCACGCACATAATGCAAATAGACACTCTGAATACCCGGAGACATGATAATGTAACGCGTGTCGCGTCTTACTCTGTAATACGCATCGTCATCCATCCCAACATAATGGAAGCTGTCTTCCTTCTTAATATAGAAGGGTACCGTGATAGGAATATCTTTTAGAGCAGACCACATCTTGGTGACTTTGTAAAAAGTCGTGCCGGAAACTGTTTCTTCACCAAGAATAAGGAACACGGCTGAGGGCAGTTCCATGGTGCCCAGTACTTCATAACCCTGATCCGTTCGACTGTAAACCGTAAGCGTACCTACGGACATCCCATCAAAACTATGAGAAGATGGTGGCAAAGACGTTCCGTACACACTTAGGTCTTCCCTAGTAATCCAGAGGTACTTGGCGACATTATACGGAACATAGCCGGATCCTGTCACATTCACCGAAAGTCCGCTGTACGCTACTCCGTTCTGATCAATGAAATACTCTTCATAGTCACCGCTGAGGTCTCCCTCCTTAGGAAGGATGATCCTCTTTGTGAATAGATGATCGGACAAGTTGGTTTCATCCAACACTTCTCCAACTCCAGACATCGAAAGGAACTCTCGGATATCTGGACAGTGCAACGCCTTTGGTTCAGAGGAGGTTACTCCAGACTTAAATGTAGCCGTAGTAGGCTGAATGTCCTCAAGTCCAAGTTTGTCCTCTTCATCCAGCCATGAGCACAGCAAAGGCGTTGCGCTCATTACCTTATGCTCATCGCACCACCCCTTTCGTTCTTCAAAATAATAGTACGGATAATCCTCCCCAAGATCGTCATCCTTATACCACTGAGAGGTTGTGACATAATAAGGAACCTGTTCGGAACCTTCAGACACCGTACTGCCGGAGAAAGGACTCTTGTGAAGAATATGATCGGAATAAATGACAAAGGCAGAGCCATCTGACTGGCTCGTATATCTTTCAGTCTGCACCATCACCGAGGCGTCAAAGAGTGTGTCCTCAGGATTTGCACCTGTGCTTCCCTCGGTTCTAGTCGTTGTGACGATGTCCAGCTCCGTGTCACGTACAGGAGAATAAACCGTAAATACCCTGACGTTTGACAACGTGTATGGGGTATCCAAATCAGGGATGTAAACCGTGCAGTTCTCAAGATCACAATACTTTCGTGTCTCCAGCAAACCCACTTCATCCGAAAAATCCGTGATGGATTCAGAACAGTGAAGAATCGGAGCTTCAAGAGTTCCCGTGACCATCCCAAGTACGTACAAACGGCTGTACGGATTCTGTGATACGAGTACACCTCTATCACCCCACACCTCAAATTCTGTCTTAGGCAGTTCCAAACCGCCGGTCAGAGACAAATGTCTCTCTTCGACGAAACCAAACGGGGTTCTGATCGGTGCGGTCTGACCCAACGGCTCCGAGAACGAGTACACTTCAAGACAGGATATTTCGCGCCCAACCTCCCCTGCATTTCCAGAGGAAGGATCTTGACCATAAGGATCATTGAAAGAGCTTATCGAAGAAACCATCGCATAAGCCGTATAAGGGGCAGTGTCCGTCTTTTTGGCCAAAGACAGCTTGAAGGCTTGGATATAATGTACGTCCTCATTCGATGGATCCAACCTCAAAGCATAGTATCGGTAAGAGCCGTAAGTAAACGTGCCGATAACATACAAGAGCTGGCTTGGGAAAATGGATTTTGTGTTGTCCGGAACACCGTCCTCAGTCTCCCCTTCATTATCGTTCTCCAGCATTGCTTTGAACACTTTATTATGCTCAGAAACAGCAGAAGTGGTACATCCGCAATAAAATCCGGCTGAAGGGTTTATCCACACAACCTCATTAACCCCTGCTATGGGTTCCAAGGTGGGCACATGCTCGTATCGAAGTTTACCACTGGAGAAGACCTCGTCCTCGACCGTAAACTCAAAGTCGTTGGAATCCACGATGCCGACAAGCTGACCATTCTGTCGCCCGGTAATCCTGACGAGATCCCAAGTCTGTACTTCCTGAGAAGAACCTTCCGAAATTCCATCCAACGTAAGGGACTGCGTAGCATAAGCGCGACGTGGAGGATCAAACACCTCATCCATTAGTCCAAGATCCTGAGTGACCGTGACATAACGCCCGACATACTTCCGGACATTGTGACCGTCCAACTCTGTTACAGGAACATCATCCCACACCGCCTCGTCTACATCTACGCCGCGCCCGGACACCCAACCAAAATCTGGGAAATTGTTCTCAAACTCAGGCTCAACGCTTCCAGACACATAGTCAGGCGGTACTTGGAGGAAGTGGATCTTGAACAGCATCACACCGTTACGGTACGCATAGCCCACCACGTTATACTTTTGGCTAGACACGGCCATACGGCAGATCTTTTTCGTGCTGGCCGTATGGGAAGTCTGGAGATTGCATTCCTGCGTGACCTCAAGAGTTGGAAGAGGTAAGGAATCGAAATTCGTTATCCCAGAAGAGTACTCATTTAAGAAGGTGAGATACGAGGTAGGTATATCCACCTGCTCTCCATTCTCGTCACGAAGATATGCAATTCCGTCGTCCTCAATCGTCAACAAAGTCAACACTGTACCTGCCGGACATCCGTCAACTTCTTCATTGAGCTGAACATACTGAGGGTACTCTGGATCGAACACGATCTGGTAAGGTGCACCGCGAGTAATCACCCCACCCCACACAAAACCTATGTCCAGTCCTACGATAACCTCTGTTTGGTTATTCGACAGACGAATCTTGGCAAGACTGTGTGCCAAATCCAGTCCTATGACCTTCTGATTGGTTCCCTCATCCAAGAAGTAGTAATTGACGATATTTCCGTTACTGTCCAACTCCGCCGCAATGGTTCTTGCGGTTGCCGTGACATAGGCATTACCGGACAACGGAATAAACTCGGCATCCGAAGGAACGATTGGGTAAATACCCACATCATCAGGATCGAGAGACGCCGCAATGTACATAAGTCCAGAAATCTTTACGACCTCAAGCTCTCCAACCGATGAACGTATGAAACCTCGATAGACTCCCTCCGATGCATAACCACCTGTAATTTCAGACACGGTCTTGGAGGTCGGATCAAAAATTCGTCCGGAAGACTCCAATATGTCTTGACCGAGAACAGCGGTAGCCTTGATCATGCACCCGCGATTGGAGGTATCTGGAAAGTACCGAGAATCCCCATCAATCTGAATAATACGGTCGAGGTTCTGCTCACGAATCCATTTGGCCCCTTGAGGCAGGTTCGCACTAGGATTTATATGCGGTTCTTTAGGGAAACACAGACGATCATTCGACTTCAGGGAATTATCCCTATGAAGTCGAATCATGGAGATCTCATCACTGCTATTCGTGGAAACGAAGTAGGGATCATCGACCGCTTGCGTGTCTTCATGCTTGTAGTACATGTCGTCCACGATCTGTGTGTACCGTTCCGATTCCAGAGTCATTTCCTGACCGGAAATCACGGAAGGCACGAAGTCCTTCATCGAATGTGCGCTTATGACGACCAGTTTGCCATTTTGCAGGGCATAGTAAACGGTTTGCTTAATCATAAAATTCTCCTCATCCCCCAGTGATCACACGAGACATAGAAATGGCCTCTTAATTTGATTTCATGTGTGAAATCCAGCGAACGTTCCACTGACTGTATGGGCAGATTCAGCGTTGTGGTGCTGAATCGGAGCATCATCAGTCCATGTGGTATAACGTGTTTGTCAGATGGGAGAGACCCAAGGCTCCCGACACTCACTTCACCCTGACGGAGGCTGTCATGGCAGAGTTCATCGTTCCCGATTTCAAGTTTGAATCACTTTCCAAAAAGCTCAACACCATTGCCAATAAGTGCAAAAAAGCAGGTGTAGACTACATCATGGAGATCGGTGAACTCTACCCTCAGCGTTGCATGGTGCATTGCTTTTCTAAAGAGATGCATACAGAAACGACAGAAACACAGGTCATTGCGTGCCGGAAGGTAAACCTTGAACTGAAGTACAGAATCAACGGGTGGTCTGTACTTGGTACCGTCAATGTAAAAAGCGGCGTGCGCCAAACCTACTTCGCAGACGCCTCCCTGTGTCAGAAGTATGGTGATGTGGATATGGCCCACTGTGACCATTGCCATACCAACCGTAAACGCAAGGCTGTCGTGGTTCTTCAGAACGAAGAGACCCACGAAGTCAAAGTGGTCGGTGCCACCTGCTGTAAAGAGTTTACAAAGGGTCTCGACGGGGCCATGTGCTCTGAATGGTGCAGTGTGTATGACGACCTTGTCCACCTCTCCATCAACGACTGTGAGACAAAGTGCTATTTCAATGACGAAGACCTTCCTAGGAAATCAGAACTTGTGGGCTTGGACATATTCCATAACATCACCAGTCTGTCCATCGTCATCGCGGCATCTTACCTTATCTGTAAACAGGGTTTCGTGTCAGGTCAGGATGCCCGGATGTGCAACGAGTTTCCTACCAGCCACTATGTAAAGAATCTCGTGAACGCGTGCCAGAACGAGTATATCTGCTGGTACTGTGACCGTCGGGAAGACGAAATCCAGAAACCTGAAGACTTCATTCGCCTTGGTGCAAAAGACATCACGAAAGATCAGATCGACCTTGCGTATAGTGCCTTTGAGTGGTGCAAAAACCTTACCGACGAAGAGGCCGCCGAGTCTAGCTACCTTTTCAATCTCCGCACCCTGTGCCGTTACGAAGACACCATGGCCACCAATATGAACGCCGGTATGCTTACCTCTCTTATCCCAGCATATCGTCACGCCATGGATAAAAAGAGCAGAGAGCAGGCCAAGGCGTCTGAGAAGGCCAGTGAGTACATGTTCAATGTTGGAGAGCGCGTAAGCACCGACGCCATCTTTGAGGACTATTTCACCTTCTCTACCTACTCCGTGTACTCGCGATACGGTGAGGTCGTCAAAGTCGTGTACAAGTTCAATGTCACCGGAAACACTCTGGTGTGGATTACAGAGACAGCAGACCTTATTAACAATCTCCACAAAGGTCAAAACGTTCGGTTGACGGGCCGTGTAAAGGAACATTCTGAATACCGTGGAGTAAAACAAACCGTTCTGACCCGATGCAAGGTCGTGGTCGCATAAAGGAGAAACAATGAGCCTTCTAGTAAACAAATTTACCTTATCTGAAGACTTCCTGAACCGCGTCTATGAAGATCTCATTCAGGAGCCAGACCTTTCCCACATCTACCTGAGCTTCTTGGAAGATGTGTGCATTGCAAATCGCATAGAAACCGTTGGATGCTGGACGGAAAACCTGTACCGAATCGTCGCGAAAAACGACAGCTCCATGAATGATGTCACTTGGTTCTCAACCCGCGCCGACACCCTGCTGGAGACGATCAACAGATTCAGGAACGAACGAAAGCCAGTACACACGTTCAACATTGTAAAAGATCAGTATGGGGTAGAGATTCTTAATGTAATTGTTGGGGATCATGCCGAATACGGATTGCCGGTCAGAGTCATGCGTGCCCCTTATAACCCCACAGACCTTAGTAAAGGTATGCATACCACGAGCGTCGAAGAAGCCATTGTTCTTGACGTGTTCAACCAGCAGAACCTCAAATGCGTCTCCTTAAACAGCAACCTTCGAGATCTCATCGTTAGGGCAAGACTGACGGCACGATCAGAAAATCGTTCTATAAGCCTGACTGAAAATACAGTATCGCTATGCCCACAATCCTCAAGTGTATTCTGGACAAATGAACACATGGCCGTAGTAGAGCAGTGCGAACATTCCACCAGTCAGCCTATTTCAGGGTCGGTGTTTCATCTGCCATCCACGCTACTTAAAGGGATTCTCAGTGACGGTCTGGATCATTTCGAGGTTTTCACGTCTGAACCCTCCACAACGGCTCTATATGGGGTGTACGAGGGAAGACCACACATGTGGTACGTAAGAGGGTATTACTATGACGATGCCGACACCTGCGCGTACACCGCATTGTTTAAGGAACATGTGAAGGAATCTGGGTATGAAATTCACCTGAAGAAAAAAGAGCTGTCCCGTCTGAAAGAAGAAATCCAGAGATGTCGAAAGAGCTTCGAGTGTAAGAATGATCTGAAATACATCATTATGTCGCTCTATAATCAGGCTTCAAATATCCAGCTTGGAAGCGAGAACTACAATGGTGAGTTGAGTATTGGAACCCAGATTATACGTCACAACCAGAACGTTGAGAGTCGTCATATTTACAACACTCAGTATCTGCTGGACATGCTGAAGCATTACGGAAAGATGGATGTGTCGATAAACTGCACGGAAGACTTCATGGTGTGTAAGCCTGAGGGAAATGGGAAACGAACCATCCTCATTGCCGGTATGAGGGATCCTTACTGAACCGAGCAAAATGGAAACAGGCCAGAACCTCAATCTGTTCTGGCCTGTTTTTTCTTGACTTCCTTACCTACGCATTGTTGTCGATAACCTCAACCGTACCATACTGTTCGTCCGAACTCTCGAACAGATACTCCGTGTTGTAGGCATGATCCTTCCGTAGGTGCGGGAACACCGTGTAAGGAAGATGACCAACCCCTTCCCGCACCTGTTCAACGTATTCATCATACGTGCCCTGAATGTCCGGCCCAGAGCCAATAAGGGCGTAATACAAGCCTTGCGCGAGGTCTTCCACAGTAACACCGTCTCGAACAGAAGTAAGTACAACCCTATAATCCGTGGCAGGTACCGTAATGTCAGGAATACCAGAATCCGGACAACTGAACCTCGCATCACACCAGAACGGGTACAACTCAAGATCATAAGGATCATCAGGATTCCGTTCAGACGTGAGATACGTCGAAATCTTCTCCATGAGGTATCTTGCTTTCTCCAGAGGCAGATGCTGATACAAGATAACGGACGGGGTTTTGAGATAATCCATCAACTCGGACCACCCGTAACCGGAGACATCCTTGATGTAGAGAAGCATACTGGAACAGTCTGCGGCGTCGGCACCACTCAGACCGTTCATGCTTTTAATGTAAAAAATGTTGGTTCGGTCACGCACAGAAAGTTCGTCATCACCCTCTCGCACTTCCCAATGAATGAGATCACTTGTCTGAACGGTACGCATCAGAACGACAGCCTGTTCGAGGGTAATATGTTCTAACACCTTTACAGGCTGGGGGTGTTCTGTAAGAGCGTTGACCACAGCAGTGCTTTCGTAGATGTCGTTCAGAAAACGGTCTATGTCCATAATCACCTGCGAACGATTCTTTGAAATGTCTTCAGCCTCATCTGGAGAAATCCACAGAGAGTAGATGCTGTTGCTGGTATCCAGAGGACTGGAGGACATCGTGTACTGCGTTGCATCTTCATGTGGAGTACCGCTAAGTTCCTGCTTTGTAAGCTCGATCACACTTAGTTTCGCTTCACACTCGTCGTGTGTCCCTACGAATACAGTACATGGGGCATGACGAAGAATGGAATGAGGAAGAGATAAGGCGTCCAACACTGAGAAATCCGAAGAATCCTGACGACCGTCAGAACCGATGCTGATTGTGTACAGAGGGGCAGGATCTGGAGTTATCGTGGGTTCGTCGTCTTCTCCAGTCACATACATACCTATGACGTGGAAAGGGGAATGTGTGTCTAAATTTACTCGCTCGGTAGTACCATCACTGTTGATCTGTAATACACGTAAATTCACAGACGTGGAAAGGGTGGTTGTCTGTACCGGAGTAATATGTCTCGTCCGAGACTCCTCAAAAGCCGATTCAAGAAGTTCGTACATCTGGCTCGGGTAAGAATACGTGAAACCAGAGAAGTCGCAGAATCTTATGTCGTTCGGGGCATCCTGTTCACCTTGATAGAGAATCAGACCGATACTTTTGTCATATATCAAGATTCTGGAAAGGAACAGAGTACCTTCGGTATAAGAAAAGCTCCTGCCCACCAAAGTGCCGTCCCGCATAACGTGAGACCATACTACCACGGGGCCAAGAATTTCGGTGTTGTGATTTCGGTCCAGATCAGGAAGCTGTGATGAAGACATGAGTTCTTCCGTGGCATCCAGCTCAATGTCAGACAGCTTGACATATACTCCAGATTCAGTGAGTGCAAATCCATTGGAAGTGATTCTGACGACATGAACCTGCCCGGGAACCGTAATCTGTGAAGAGGTACTTT